CACTTTGAAGAAAGTGATTTGAGGGTTGCCAGTTAAGTAAACATCTTGAGCGCCGTAAGCAACGAGTTGTAGTAAGCCTCCTCCCATTTGTTTTGATACTATATACAAAGAAAAAAAATTATATCGAACGCATTTTTTGATTTAAACATACCTAAATTTCAAAAAATAACGTAGATGTTTAAAGAAAAGGTATCTAAAAAACGTCAAATATTAAATGATTCTTCTAAAAAAGACTCTTCCACATTAGATGAAAAGCATAAACAGATGATTTTAACAATTCAAGATAATCTTCATAACAAACAAGATTTACTTGTCTTACAGAATTCTTACGAAAAGGAAGTACAAGAATATAAAATAGAAATACAGATGTTATATACACAAAATTTACAAGATACAGATGCTTATATAATGGCATGGGATAGTAATATTTATTACTTAGACCAATTGAGATTTATTAAGCGAAAAATTAAGAATTTATCTGATGAAAAGAAAGAAATTGAATATTATGAAAACACGGGGTCTATATTATTTAATTATTATGAATTAATTCATCAACAAGAGACTACATTTCCGACTACAAATCCTACTACAAATACAATGTCTTCCTATCTTTTATCTTCTCAAAAAGTTCCGGCAAAAGGGAGAAGAAAGATGCTTCCTACCAATCAGAAAAATATTTTGGATGCTTTTAAAATGGGTGAACCATCTTCCTCTACAGAAGGGCATTCTTCTGAAATAGAAGTGAAAGAGGATATCATTAAAGATAAAATGACTTTGGTCAATGATTATTTACTTGCCATTGATCCAACTCATATGAAACAATTAAATGATTCTTTAACAAACCAATGTCAGCGTTGTCAAGTATCTATGAATTGTTTAATTCAAGAAGGAATGATGATTTGTCCAACATGTGGCTATCAAGAAATTTTATTGATAGAACAAAATCGTCCAATTTATCGACAATCCAATAAAGAAGCCTCTCATTATACATATAAACGTATAAATCACTTTAATGAATGGATAAGTCAAATTCAAGGGAAAGAAAGTACCGATATTCCAGAAGAGGTTTTTGAAAGGATTGTGAATGAAATCAAAAAAGAAAAAATTAAAGATTTATCAAAACTAACATATAATAAAATGCGAGAAATCTTAAAGAAACTTCATAGTAATAAATATTATGAACATATTTATTATATTATTTACCGATTAAATGGTATTCCAGCTCCTAATTTTTCACCTGAAATGGAAGATAAATTAAGAAATATGTTTAAAGAGATTCAATCTCCATTCTTAAAATATTGTCCATCCACACGTAAGAATTTCTTATCTTATAGCTATGTACTCTATAAATTTTGTCAATTATTAGATCGAGATGAGTATTTGAAATACTTTACATTATTAAAAAGTCGTGAGAAACTCCATCTTCAAGACCAAATCTGGAGAAAAATATGTCAAGAAGTCAATTGGGAATTTATCCAATCGATTTAAGAGTCATTTTTATATTGTTAAAAAATATGGATAGTATTAGAACGGATATTATCATTCAATTAAATAATTTATGCAGTAAATATCGTTATTTACAAGATTATTATAGTAAGAATGGTATTACAATTTTAAATGATTTAGAATCTATCATTACTAAATATCATGAAGAATATGAAATTGAGGATGTATGTAATACAAACTTTCAAACACAAGATATTGATCGAAATAAGATATATGCATTTATTTATCATATAAATGAAGCGCTAGGATTTTATGATTTTTTACAAATGTATCAACTTGACTATGTTAAGTATGAAGCCTTAAGACAAGAAGCATATGAATACTATTATCAATATGCAATAGATCATATGATACCATCTCAAGTAGACATAACCAAAATAGATTGGAAGCTTGTAAAAGCGTATAAAGAAAACAATCAACGAGTAATTACTCAATTTTTTAAACGAAAGTAAATTTATTTTTCACATAAAACGAATCAAAAAGAAAGAATGTTATATAATCTAAGCGCGCATAGGAAAGCCAACTAGGTTGAAGCCTAGACCTAGACCGGCACCTTGACGAGCGGAGGTGCTGATAGAGGGGGCAACAAGATCTAGAATGGAGAACATAGCGGCGGCAGTTAGACCTAGAAGTAGAACTTTGTCCCAAGATAAGGGTTTTTCGGGTAAGATGGCGGCGACAATACCGACAACTAGACCTTCAATAAGATATTTAACAATGCGAGTGAACATTTCTTGATAGTCGAAAGTGTATTCCATTTATGTTCTTATATTCTTATTAAAGAAAAAAATTACTTAAAAGAACATTTTTAAAAAAGATTAGAAACATGACTACAAATCAAACAATTGTATCCACCAAGGAAGTTGATTATTTAGATGAAGATAAAGCTCTTCGTGGACAAAATTATGTTTGTTTATCTTTTATTTCACCTGAAGAAATTCTCAAAAATAAAGATGTTTATTACTTTGAACGTTATCTAGAAAATTTTGCCAAACAAATGGATGAATTTTTATCCAATTTAATGGATAAATACAAAGAGGATGTTAGTTCGATAAAGCTCATTCGTGAAAATAACGAAAAGATTTTTAATGGTCGTGAATTACAAGAAGATTTCCTTTTCTTCAAACGTGTTCAATCAGAAACCATTGAAAAACAATTTCATGCAGAAAATAATTTCCAAACATCAGTTCGTGGTATTAAAGTACGTGGCGTGTTTGAAACACTCAAAGAAGCCCAAGTTCGTGCGGAAGTGCTTCGTCGTTCAGGAGATACCCGTTTTGATATTTTTGTAGGTCAAGTTGGTGTATGGTGTCCTTGGTCTCCAAATCCAGAAGATCTTCAAGACCAAGAATATGCGGAATCTCAACTTAATACATTAATGAAACAATACAAAGAAAATATGGAACTTCGTGATGAATTCTATGAAATGCGTAAAAAAGAAAAACTTGAAGATGCTCAACGTATTACAAAAGCGGCTCTTGAAAAGACGGATCCACTTACAATTCTTCGTAATGAAGAAGCAGCTTCTATGGAAGCCGCCACATCGCCTTCAGAAGAAACTCCTTTGAAAGCGGAATAAAACCGATCACATAAATAGAGAATGAAAGCCATTGCGGTGTTTCTATTATTTATTGGTATGTTTTTAGTTGTTCAAGGATATTATCAAGAATCCACAAAATGTCCGACTCCTAAGGTAGAAGTAAAATATATTCCTAGATCGCTTTATGAAGAACAACTAAGTGATAAACAAAAATTACAAGTACATTTCAAGAGTATGTTTGAAGATGTAACGCCTTGGTTGTTAATGCAACAGTAGGTTGGATGTTTTTCTAATAAAAATCATTTGTTTTTTTAGAGTATGATGGAAAACTTATATTTAGATTTAATGGCGCACATTCATACTTCAAAAGGAACATTGGATATATTGCAAAAAAAGTTAGATTTATGGAAAGATACACAATTACAAAATATGGTAACATATAATGAAAAAAGACAACATTATTTAAATACCATTGAAGTCCCTCGTAGAGAATTTGAGAAAGAATACGATCTGTTTTTAAAAACCCTTCAACATCAACGAGAATTATTTATGAAAAGTACACCCATTAAACGTCAAGCTTTATTAGATGTTTGGTTAAATACTTATAATGAAGGTGTACAAAATTTACAAGTCTTTGAAAAATCCATTATATACACTGCGAAAAGCTAGATTATTCTATTTGAATACAATAGTGTAGATATGGTTGGTTTTAAAATTCATTGGGGCGCTTTTTTCTTTGCACTTGCTCTTGGAATGTTATATGTTTATATTCGTGTACCGCTGCCAAAAATTGTAATTAAATATCCTACACCTGACAACGTAGGTAAAGTTGTTTATAAAGATGAAGTAGACAATTGTTATGTATATCAAGCAACAAAACAAGATAGCTGTCCTAAAAAATAAAATAAGCCAATGATCGTTTGCAAACTATATTAAATTTGCATATAGAGAGAAAGCTATAATTGATTTGTACATAATAAATTTTATCCGTTAAAAATAGAGTTAAATGGGTTTATTTACTAAAGTATCTTTAAATGACATCACAGATCGTCTATTTTATAAAGATAATGGACAAATATTTGTATCGATAATATTTGGTTTTGCATTAGCATTACTGTTCCAGAAAGTATGTAAAGATCGTAAATGTTTAATTATCACAGCCCCGGATACTAAAGAAATTACTTCTAATATTCATGAATTTGAAGGTGAATGTTATCATTATACGACAAAAGCAGTTCATTGTCCGGAAGATACATCCAAAGTGATAAAGAGCGTTTAAAATACATTATTTTTTATATTTGACAAAAAGTAATAAATGGCAACTTCTCATAGTACACCTATTACAAATATTCCAGTGATGGCAAATATTCAAGTTTCAGAAGAAACTCATGAAGATGACCCAGAGATTCAAGCTATCTTAAATGAAGTTCAAGTTCCTACAATACAAGCACCGGTTCATAGACCCATGATACAAAATATTCCATCTGTCTCTCCTATGATGTATATGAATGGACCTCCGCCAATGATTGAAACAAAATCTTCCTGGATTCAGATGGAATATGGAAAGCGAGCATTGGTGGCGGCGGTTGTAGCGGCGTTCCTCTTTTATCCCCGTACTTTCCAAATGATTTATGAAAAAATTCCTATATTAGCGAAATTTTCATCGTATGATATTCTTATTCGTACAGCTCTTTTAGCAATGGTACTTTATTTATTTATGCTCAAAGTACAAATTTAGAGTTCATCCATTGCGGTTTTTGAGTAACCTGGGAAAACATCTAATCCTTGGGCCCCATAGACTTCTTCACCATAAACACCTTCAATTCCTTTATAATCTTTTTCGTAAGCATCTTCTTCAATAATGATGTTTGTTTGGGCGTTTCGTAAATGTTCGGGAGTGACAAAGTTTAAGATATCTTCTTCTTCTTTGGTGCGATAGCCCCAAGGTAAGCGAATATTATACATTTTTACTATTAAAGTAACCATTGCAAGTGCTAAAATAAATCCGGCGACAGGATCCACGAAGAGCAAGATAAATAGAATCACAACAGATAATACATATAACCATTCTTTCTTTAGCAGAACAGATAAGAGTTTAAAGTCAAGAATAGCTATTAGTATAAGGATCAATAGAGCGAAGGCTCTTAAAAATTGAAGCATATCTTCTATAATACACATATAAAAAATGTCTCTTACAGGGAAAAGGTATTTATCGCATCGTGGATACGCCATTGAAAAACAAGGAAATGAAGCATTAGTCGAACAATTGAAAAAAGAACTAACTGTAAAACCACGTACCAATCCCATGATGTTTCAAGAAGAGGTAACTGCTTTTCCTGTTTATCGTGAAAATCAGCAAAAATTGTATCTTCCTAAAAATTTTGGATTGGATAGATTTGGTGTTCCAAATGTCCTTCAAATGGAAGATGGAGAAGATTGTCCTAACTTGATATTTAATGGAATCATTCGTCCCAATCAAGAAGAGCCTGTTCAAGCTTTTTTAGACGCCACTCATGATAATAAAAAGATGGGTGGAATATTATCACTGCCGTGTGGTATGGGAAAAACAGTAATTGCGTTACGTTTATCGTCACAATTTAAGAAGAAAACTCTTGTTGTTTGTCACACAGAGTTTTTGATGGATCAGTGGATTGAACGCATTGAACAATATTTGCCGACCGCCAGAACAGGTAAGATAAAACAAAAAATATGCCAAGTTGAAGGAAATGATATTGTGATTGCAAGTCTACAAAGTTTAGCGATGCGAGATTATGATTCTGCTATTTTTAAAGACTTTGGATTTGTTGTATTGGACGAATGTCATCATCTTGGTGCGGAAGTGTTTAGTCGATGCTTGCCAAAAATTACATGTAAAATAATGTTAGGTTTATCTGCGACACTGAAACGAAAAGATGGACTTTCAAAAGTATTTGAATGGTATCTTGGAAAGCCAGTATTTACAATTAAACGAAAAGATAGTGAAGTAAAAGTACTTGTTGAACGTTTTTATGATCCTCATCCAGAATATGGTCGAGAATTAAAATTATGGAATACAGGTAAACTAAATGTTGCACGAATGATCAATAAAATATGTGAGTTTCCACCTCGTAATCATCGAATCGTTCAAGTATTAAAGAAAGTTATTGAAATAGAGCCTAATCGTAAGGTATTGATTCTAAGCGAACGTCGAACTCATCTCCAAGATTTAGAATCATTACTTAGATTGGAACAGTTTGTTTCTATAGGTTATTACGTAGGAGGTATGTCAAAAAAACAATTAGATGAAGGAAGTTCACAAGATATTATCTTAGCAACTTTTCAACTTGCAAGTGAAGCAATGGATATTCCAAAGTTAAATACACTTATCTTAGGATCACCTGTTTCATCCATTGAACAACCTATCGGTCGCATTCAAAGAAAGAAAAAAGAAGAACGTGAATATATTCCATTGGTTATTGATATATTGGATGAGTTCTCGATTTTTGAAAGACAAGCAGCAAAACGGATTGCTTTTTATAAAAAGAATGAATATGAAATTGTAGATAAAGTTAAAGATCAAGAAAACCAACAAGAAAAAAGACGTTATACACTTATTAAAGACGATGATGAAGATCAATAACTCTTTTTAACACGAATATCAACTGCATTTCTCTTTTGTTTTTGAATCAATCTTGGATTATAAGCTTCATCATCTTCTCCTGGTTGAGAAACACCCATTGATTGTCGTTCTTGTTCAAGAGCCTGCATATCCCATAATTCAGGAGAACATACTTGGAAGTTTGGGTGATCTGTTGCTTTATACCAGTATACTTGATCTTCTAATTTATTACTTTGAACTTTATTATCAATAACAAGACATTCATAATTTTCAGTTGTTTGATCGAGAACACTATTAAAAGCATCAAAACTATGAAACATACCAGCATACTGTTGATAAATACGTTCACGTTGTTTAATTTGATTTTCACGTAAAATGAAAACATAATCTACATTAGCACGTAAATGGGGTGGAATACCTAAAGGATATTGCATAGTAATTAAGAAAAAAGTTTTTACATGACGTCCATTCATAAATAAGAAACGTATATTTGGATCACTCGGCCACGTTTTATCATATAAACAATCATCTAAAATTAGGAAAGCTCTTGGATCGAGATCACTGCGAGCATATTTTTTTTTTTCATTTGTAAATTGATCGGTAATCTTACTTTGACGATCTACAAACTTTTGAATGATTCCAGGTTCATATCCATCATAGATTAACATATTTGGAACAAAATTTTCAAAGAAGCGATTTGCACGTTCTGTAGGTGAAATAACTACACCTACAGGAAGATTACGAAAATGATACATAATATCTTTTACTAAGAAACTTTTACCTGTATTACGTTTTCCAATAAAAAGGATTACACTATCATCTTTTATATTACGTACATCAAATTTTTTTAACTCGAGTTTCATCTTGATAAAAATAAATAAATAAAATCGATATTTCTAAACGAATCTTTAAAAATCTGGAAGACCAACATAAATATCTTGATCGATTTTACTGAGATATGTTTTCTTTACATCTAATATTTCTCCACCGGATTGAGAGACATCATTTTCTTTCCAAAATAAATGGAATAAAATGGTTGTAATAATAACAGAAAAGAATAAGAGAATGGTCTTTGTACCGAATGACGAAGGAGGTATTTCTTGACGTTTTGTACGTTGGTCGTCTAGGTAATGAAGGATAAGATAGAAACAAATAGAGACCACTAAAATTATATAATACATCTTATTTTTCAATTATAAAAACATTCTATTTAAAAGAACGCATTCTTAGGTCGTGAATGTGTTCTTTTCTTATGACGAATTAATTCTTGAATATGAATCAATTTTTTTGGAGAAGATTGAGGGGCTTCTTGAATCACGGGAATAGATTCATCAGAAGAAGATGCATATTCTAAAGATTTACGAACAATCGGTGTTTCTTCATAAATGGTTTCATGTTCTGGTTCTAGTGGTGGTTCGATAAAAGAAACAGATTTAGTATCTTTATTATTCAATATATCTAATATCACAGGAAGTGTAGGTTGAGGACTTATTGGTTCTTCTTTAATTGGTTCTTCAAGTATAGCTACAATTTGTTTATTTTCTTCGATTGATTTAATTTCATTAATAATTTCTGTTTCTTCTTGTACTTCTTCGCTAGATTCAGATTCTTCTTCTGAAGTTTCTTTTTCATCTTCAATAGAGGATGATTCGTCGTGTTCTTCAGTGTTTTCTTTGATATCTTCATCATCTTCCTCAGACGATTCAGATAAATCATCACTACTTGCTTCTTCTTGTAGTTTTAATAATTCTGGTGAAGACATATATTGAACCATTAAATCAATAGGTAAAGTATCCCTAATAACACTGCGAATCTTACGACGAATAATTATTTCAAATTGATAGAGATGGTTTTGTTGTTCTACAGATTTTACTTGATGATAGAACAAATAGGGTCGTTTCCATATGTCTCTAGCAACATGAATTAATAAACGATGTAAAAATGTATCTGCATTAGGTACTTTAATTTGAATCTTATTACGATGTTCTTGGGGAAGACCAAGTAAGACGAGTTTTATAGATAATACATAAATTGTTTTTAAGAGTTCCACAAAGTACGTGCATTTTGTTTTTTCTAGGAAGTCTTCATAAAACTTTTCGACTCTTAATTGGTTCCAAGAAGGAATCTTTGCAATTTCTTTTTGAAAAGTTTTTAAGACGCCTTTGACGATACCTTCTTTTGATTGACATACATCTTGATAAAGAGATTGATAGTGACGATAAATGGGTTCATAAATAAGATCAAATAAATGATCTAGATATTCTTCTTTTTGTTCTCGAATCAATTTGATGGACTTGGACATATTATTAGCTATATAGAATATTTACTGCTCTCTTTAAACGAAGTTTTTTATAAAAATATAATATAGAAGATGTTTCCGTTTACATTTAGTACTGTTAAAAATACATTCTTTATTACCTATGTTTTGCTGCTTACGACCGGTTCTATTACTTTTATTGAAGCTTTAACAACTAAAAACCCGATTATACGTCATATATTAAACTTAGAGACTGTAGTATCCATTGTTGCAAGTTTTTTCTATTCTCAATTTGTAACTCTGTATGTAAACTCATCAGGTATTACAGAACAAACAATAAACTATGATGACCTTATAAAATCTCGTTATATTGATTGGTCTATTACAACACCTATTATGTTATTGGCACTTTGTCTCATACTCGCTAATAATAAAAATCGCACATTATCCTTCACGACATTCATGATAATCTTATTATTAGATTATGGTATGTTATGGACCGGTTATTTAGGCGAAATTAAAGCATTATCTAAGGACGTGGCATATGTGATAAGTACTATATTCTTCCTTGCATTATTTGGCTTCATTTACTTCCAATTTGTTGCTGGAGAAAAAGCTTACGATAATTATGTTCTATTTGGTATCTATTTCATCGTATGGTCATTCTATGGATTCAATTATTATTCAAGCAATATTAATAAGAATATTCACTACAATATTTTAGATCTTATTGCCAAATGTTTCATCGGTATCTTCTTATGGATTTACTTGGTTAAAGTTCTTGATTTTAGAGCTTCTCAACAAAAAATATTTTAAACAATTTTGATATTATTTTTAAATAGGGTTTACACTGAGATTGTAAGGATTATTTCTTAATTGGCTGAGAATATCAGGATCCAGACGGTCGACTTGTTCCACCAAGCAAGCGCCTTGGGGCGTCTTGGTAACTTCACATGAAGTAACTTCTTTAGCAGTAGGTTGGTAAATACGTGTTACATTGTGTTGTTCACGAGCAGCCATATAATCTTGAGTTAATTTCTTAATCTCCATATCAATACCATCCTTAGTGAGACCGACATAAGCACCGCCGGCACCTGGAGTATTACCACTCTTAATATTCATCATTTCACGTGTACCATCAATTTCAGCATTATAGTCGGCATCGTAGGACATTGGAGTATGTTGAGATACACTACCCATAACATAACCATATTGATTAATATTTGTAGAAGTAGTTTCACGATTGGTACGGCGAGAGATTTCTTCTGGATCATAAACAAATGCTTTATAAACATGTGAATTTACATTACGTGTAGTTTCAAATGATTTTAATGTTTCACGATTTGTTGTACGGGCATCATCTTCTGTTTGAACGGGAATACCATCTGGACCCTTTGCATTAAGAATGGTAGTATCATGAATTGTTGTTTCTTTAATAGTTGTACGTAAAGCATGTGTAATAGGATCATATGTGGTTGGTTTTTCAGGGATTTGAGCGTTCATATTACCAAATATACGTGGGGCGTCCACCAAGTATTCTTTGGGTGTGCGTTTAAGAATATCTGTAAACGGTGCCACAATAGCTTTAACAACAGCATTTAAATGACCTTTATAATCCACATGACTATCGACACGTGAAGTAGGTTTAACAATCAGTTCAGGACGTTCTGTTTCACGAATAACAGCACCAGTTGTATGGAGCCATTGATCTTTTGATTGTTTGTAGTAAGTATCGGGACGATTTTTAGAGAATGTACCTTCAAGACCACGTGTTCCACCGGTTTGCATTTTTTGAGGTCCTTGAAAAGGGAGTTCATAAGTACTCTTTGGACGTGATAAGGGACGTAGTTGATCGACATTTTTTTCAACAGCATAATCCAATGTACGAGTTTGTTGGAAACCGCCTTCACCAGCAGCGGTAAAACCTAGATTTAAACCTGGACCCACACGAACTTGTTCAATAGGAAAATCATTATTTCTTTTAATAGGAGATTCAATATGAGATACATAATAATCACTATTATCTTTCATACCACATACGTTTCCCATTTGTGGTGCGGGTTCAAAGAAGCATTGTGTTTCTTGTTTATGTTTAAATAAATATTCACCACGACCTGTAGAATTTTCTAAATAAGCACTGCTAGCGAATGGATCAGTATTTTGGGTAATATCTTTACGGAAAAAGGGTTGCATATTGTTGTGTTGAAAATTTTCAATTGGAATTTGGTTTCCATTTAGGGATTCTACATAATTTCCAGAAGGTTGTGTTGTTTTTTGTTCGGGTGAAATAGGTAAAAACATATCTGCATAAGCAGGTCGTGGAACGACGCCTGTTTCCATAGGTCGTTGAGATTTACTCCAATTATTAAGGGCGTTATCGAATTCTTCTTGACGAGTTTGGATATAATGAGTAGATTCATAGATATTTTTCATAGAAGGTAAATCAGCTTTTTGTGCGGCTTGATTTTGAATGGATTGAAAAGTATCGCGATCTTGCGATAAGGCATATCCTAAGCCTGATAAAGCAGCGCCGGCATAAGTTTCCATAATATATATCTCTATTATTCAACAAAGGATAAAAAAAGAAGGATTAAACACGATTTAATTAACAAGCATGAACTAAATATTCATGAGTAACAGTAATTGTACTATTTCCACGTTTAATTATTTGTGGTTTATCCAGTTTAACCTTGATAGCTGAATAAGTAAATTCTTTATGAGCGGATCCTTGTGTAGTTTCGCGAAGAGTGAATTTAAGTTGGCGTTTTTTACAAGATTTTAGAAGTGCACGGCCAGCTTTGCGGGCGGCTTGAGAAGGAATTTTACCTTTATAACGACCACCTTCCGCTTTATCGCATTTAGCAGTGCATTTACTAACTGTAAAAGAACGATTTGATTCAGTCATATTAGATTCTATTTTTTATAAAGAAAATAAATAGAATCTGTTACATGTTCTTGAGTTGTTCGCACGATCTCCATGAAACAGCATTTGGATTACCAGGAGCTGCTGCACCAAAATTTGCAGGAGGTTTCCAATCTTGAAAAGCACTTTCAAGGTTTATGGATGTTTGTGGAGGATGAATGGATGTTTCATCGACTAAATCGGGAATACATGGTTTATGGTTATCTTTTGACATTAAACGATTACTAACTAAATAATCAAAAGGTACTACCGCTTTCTCTTGAGGATCATAGCATAACCATTCCCAACGATTCCATCCAGTGCCACGTAAAGTGCATGGAGGATTCGATAGACGTGTAGCTTCCGTAGGTGCGGTGCAATCACGAGGATTTTGTTTTCCTTTAGCTACACAAGCATTTTTAGTAGCTGGAGTTGGTCTTCCTGGATAATATTGTTCGGCGGCACATAGAGTATTTTTATAGTTTAGACCACGTAATTCACTATTGACATCAATGGTAGAACCAAATTCACAAAATCCAGGTCCCCAATTTTGCCAACGAATAGAGGGATCGCTTGGAATATCACGGCCGCATTCATCGCCGTCATTCGCTGGGGTTCTTAGCATATACATACCTGGACCAATGGATCGCTTTAATTTTTCTTCATAGGCACAAGCATTAAAGCCAGAAGCTGTTGACATTATCCTTGATATATAATACTAAAAAAATAATAGAACGATTTTTATTAATAAATAATCGTTTTGTATGGAAAAATAATAATTATAAGATTAAATTTAATGGAATTTACCACCATATCCGCAACGATTTAAGAATTCTTTACGACGAACATAATCGCGTGTAGGTTCACCACCCCAAGTCCAGGTAGGAACAACATGATTAGGATCTTGAATATCCTTCATACATTCGACCAAAGGTGTAGGATTATAGAGTTGTTTTTCCATAAGAGCTTTTTTGCAAGGTATAAATATACCTTCGACTTGTTCGTTGTTAGTACCTTGTTGTACGGCAAGTTCTGCACCTGGATCAGATACACCAGGTTTTAGGTTAGGGCAACCTTGGAAAATACGTTCAAATAATTGAAGTTTGCAACGGTCATGAGTTAGGCCGGCTGGATTAATACGTAATTTTGAATCTTCATCTACTAAGCAATCATCAGTAAAACCATAACCTACTTTAGCACGTAAATTGGGATGATCGTATTGAAAGTTTGGAGAACGCATACTTGGAGCATCGCAATCGACAGGTAAATATTGGTAAGCAACCCAATTATAAGCATTTACATTTTGACCATCTCGAACAGAGCGAGCACAGTTATCAGTGGAATAGTTTTGAGAATCTAAAAAAATACGTTGTTTTGACGACATAAGGATTTCTCTATACCTTTAACAAAATATTATTTTTAGCGTAGAATGTAGCGATAATTGTTTTTACATTCTAATCCATTGCCTTCTTTACACGTTGCAGGTTCTCCATAAAGCCATTTTGCAAAGCCTCCTTGATCGTTAGGAATAGTAGTTGAAGGAGCTGTATAAAATTCACGTGCTGAAAAATCTTTTCCCCATATATCATTCACATCTTTAAAAACATTTTTTTTAAAGTTTGCTTCCACACGGTCTTTTACACTTTCAATATTACAAGCAGCTGGACGTTCTGCATTGTATTTAATATCTACAATACTTGGATTCATAAATGGATTATTAACAGTTGTTCGTGTACATAATTTATTATCTATAATATCAAGAGTTTTATTTTCTAAAAATTTTTCAGCTGTTGTACGATCTCTTTGTTCAAATTGATAAATCACATAAGATATAATAGCGGCAAGTATACCAATAAATAGATATTTGACATTCACCATAACCAATGATAATACAATTGATAAATAAAGGAAAAATCTTAATAGAGCATTTAATTTTTGTTCAAGACTCATTTCTTGACTCGGTAACATGATGTAAAAATTTTTAGAAGTTAATAAATTAGGTAAATCTTGATACCATATTTGTTCACTCATCTTCTACTACTTCGCTTTGATTATTATTTTCAGGTTGAGCTTTTTCACGGATTTTCTTCTTTAAGCGTTCCGACATTTGTTGTTTACGTGCAGTATGACGCATACGAGAACTCGCTGAACCTTTTTGTGCATTGGACATATTTTTACTTAAATTGGAAGGATTCATTCCCATTTTTTGAAGTTGTTGAAGCATGGATCCAATATTTCCTAAACCTCCCATATCACCAGTATTCATTCCAGGTATCATATTGGGTAATTTAGAAACAAGAGAAAGTGCGTCTTCTAAAAGTTTTTCTTGTTGAATTTCACCAGACGCAAGTTTAGACATCATCTTTGTACTCACCGAACTAACAAGTTTTCCAAAACCACTATCTGGATTCTGTAAAGAACCTAGAATATCTAAATTACCAGATTGAAGAGAATCTTGTAATTCATGAATATTTATATCACTCATAATTTCTTTTGCCAATCTACCGATAGAAGTACTTTCTAATTCTTTGAGTTCATCTTCTAATACAGAAGAGGTACGTTGTTTATATAACAGACGAATACTTAATATTTGCTTTATAATAATATCATTTTCAATCATCTTAATCTTTTCATCAAACTCAGGTATCATAAGATTTTTAAGAACATCCATTACTTTATCGACTGGTAAATCTGTCGCTCTGAATAGATTAAAAATTTTAAGATAATGATGAAGAGTATAAACATCTTTAAAAACTTCAAACACCATTTGTAATGTAATATCTTGATATAAGACAAGTGATTGGAATTCTTCTTTAAGTTCCATTTTTAATACTTCTTCAATATTTTCATAATCTGTCCAAAAAATATTTAAGCTATTTACTGTTTGAATATAGTCTTTTGAAAGTTTATCCATGTTTAAGTAATTTTTTTTAATTGCACGAAGCACATCTCGAGATGATTTACTGGTATCTTTTTTATCTTTTGCATCATTTTTAAGCTTTTTTAAAAAATCTATATAATATTGATTAAATACATAAATTCGTTGATCTTCCATATAGATTTATATAAAGAAAAGCATTAAAACCTTTAAATGAATAGTTATTGATATATTTTATTATTAAGATTTAATATGACTCTTAAATATTTCCAAATTATTGTACGATTATCCTCATTAAGATCTTTCCAACAGTATTTTAATTTTCCAAAAATATCCATCATACCTTGATCACCGCCTGTATATTCTTTATAATCCTTTTCCATAAAAAAAGTTTCGTCTTTTGTTTCAATTTTATCACAATAAGGAATTGCAACATATTCATTAAAAATACGACTTATAAAGTAAATATCAGTACTAATGGCTGATTCCACTGCAAATTTATAGAGTCGTAATTCTGAATCACGGGGAAATACATTTACTAATTCTCCAATCATATCGCAAAACATCTGGTTAAACTTCTGTAAATAATCCATTTAAAGTCGATTTAACACTCGGTTGATGCTGGAGGTAGTGTTGTATTGTTTAAATGATTTTGAATATCTAAAGCTCTTTCAGATTGCAAGACCGATAAATCTGGCATTTTTGGCTTACGATTAGATTTATCTTCTGTTATATAATCATCTTCTTTAGGCGTTTTAATTGTAATTTTTTCATCAATTGACGCCCAATTATATTGTTTATGTTGATCGTTTATATCCCCTGAAGCATCTTCAATATATGTAAAATAGTCACCAGAAGCATTATTTATAAATCCAAAAGCAATAGGATTATCATCTATCAATTTATCTGTTATTTGTCTTGATTCTGTATTAATTTTATTTTGTTCAATGGTAAATATAAATCCTTTATTTGGAAGTAGTAAGTAGTCAAATAATTGTTTCCCAATCAATACTTTTTTAGATGGCAGCATCATTAATGCAGGTACTACATGAACAACTGATGGTACTTTCATTCCTTTCGACAAAAGTTTTTCAATATTAATTAATTTAAAATATTTTTTTGCTTTATAGCGTTCCAATTGATCCATTAACATTTGTGAAGCATTACAATGATTACTATAAAATAAAATCATTCCTTTATAAAGTTAGCGATTTTCATTAGAACCATTTAGACGCAAAAAATGGGTTAAAAATTGAAGTAGATTTTAATATATATTCAAATATAGAATGAACTCCTTTCGCTTTACAAAAGTTATAAAGCCTCTCTCTAAGAAAGAACAAGAACACATTAAACTTGCAAATCGTTATGAATTTGAAATTCATGACATGGATCTCGCAATTGTAAATGGAATCCGTCGTGTTATTCTATCTGAGGTCCCAACACTTGGATTTATGGGAGAGAATGACGTAAGTATTCAAATCCATAAAAATACAGGTCCTCTTCATAATGAATTTATGACACATCGTATTGGTCTAATTCCAATGCATTTTACAGAAGAAGAAACAGAAGGATTTGTTGATAATGAATACCAATTTACTATTAATGTTAAAAATAATCAAGTTAATCTACTAAATGTAACTACATCAGATATGAAAGGAAAACGCAATGCAATAGAACTATCACCTATTGAACTCAAACGTATTTTCCCACTACATCCAATTAGTAAAATGCCTGTTTTGATTACACGTTTACGTCAGGGAGAAGAACTCTCTTTTACAGCTACAATTGTTAAATCAACTGCAAAAGTTCATGCTTCATTTTCACCTGTTTCTCTATGTAGTTTCTATTACATACAGAATGATGTACTCAATCAAGATGTAAAAGATATTCTTCAACGTGAACGTAATTATCATAAAAATGAATATGGAGATCCAACCGCACTTCTATTCTCAATTGAAACTGAAATTGGTCTAACACCTAAATATCTTGTTGCAAAAGCTCTTGAAATTCTACGAACAAAAACAGAGACGGTAGATCGAGAACTTGAAATTAATGGAACAGAAAAAGTATTATTTGAAAAGAATCCAGATATTGCGGATACTTACGATCTTCATATTCAATTTGAAGACGATACCTTTGGAAATCTATTTCAATCGCTTGTTTATAATGAATATATTCGTGCTAATAAAAAAATTCTAGATGATAAATTTACAATGTCTTATATTGGCTATTATGCTCCTCATCCACTTGATCCAAAAATTGTTATTCGTATGACACTTAAGAATGATGAAGCAATTTCAGCAACCCAAACAGAATTTAAATCAGCATTTAAAACATGCCTTCGATTGGTAAATCATACACTCAAGGATGTTTATGATGCTTGGATACGTTTTGATTGAATATTTCTCTTAGAAAACCAGTAGAGGATGTCATCCATTATTTATATTGATGAAGAATTACCAGAAATCACGATCCGTGAGGTTATTTCAACAGATGAACTCCTAAATGTCGCTGGTGATAAAATTGGTGTCAATATCCATTCTACAACTGATTTATTCGATCAAATCATGATTCTTTTACAAAAAATGAAAACCGAATCAGTTATCCCTCTTCGTCGTAAAGTAGAAGGATTCTTGCAAGTACATCAAATGCTTTTTGAACCGACTGTTACTGAGTTACCTCGTTCTATTGTACCAAAAGTTTCTATTCAACGAAAAGATGTATCTATCACAGATCCTTTCTTTGAACGATACGATCAAGCTATTAAAATTGGAAATTATGCATTACGCCGAGAAGCCCTAGATAAAGCTTTTTTAAATTTAGAATCTATTGATACTACACATCTACCTCAATGGTCTCCATCTGAACAAGCAAATCGTCCACATGAAATTGAATTGGAAACAGAAGATCGTTCTATTGTTTTACCTAAAGATAAATTACATGGAACAATAAAGAAACTTTATACATATAAAGGTGTTCATACTGATTCTAAAGCATTTCAACAATATAAATTGAATGATAAAATTTCTTCTAATAGAAAACCTTGGCAAGAACATACGGTAACAAATTCAACATATGAAGAACAAGTAAAATCATTGATTCATCCTCCTTTAAACGATTCTTTAAAAGAATACACTGATATGATGGATTTATATGGATTATGGAAACATTTTATAATGTATGGAATTGATTTAGATACATATAATGAACAAGAATGGAAACAACTAATAGAACATTTAGAGACCCTCAAACAAAAAGATAAAGATGTTTTTGAATTTCTAAAACCTCTAGAATATACTCCTAAAGCACTTGAAATTAGAGAAGTTGGAGGTTATACCTTTTATTTAGTTCAACAAGATATAGTACGTCGTATTTTACCTATTGTTAGTCAATTACAAACACGCTTATTAGAACTCTATCAAATATTTTTAGATGTTACACCAATGGTTAAAATAGATTTAAATCATCTACCAAAAACAGCTTATGAATTATTATCAAATATTGCAGAACAAAAATTAGATCTCTCTCAAACTGTGGATCTTCTTAAAATAGCAGTGTTAAGTCAACGATTAAAAGATTTGGGTACTTGGATGCAAACCGTTCAAAAATGGAATATTGATGAAACACTTATTGATAAACAAGTTACTTCATATCAAAAGACATTAAGCTCTATTAAAAATGAACCTCATATTCCCTTTTTATCTTTAACTGCAGAACTTAAAGATATTAAAAGAGGATCGCTTATTTCATATGAAGTAGATGAGAGAGAACGCCGCTCAGATCAAGCACTTGAAGTTTCTATGGAAGAAATGTTGCTTGAAAAAGAAGATCCAGATGAAATTGTTTTACCTGTCTATGAAGATGCGTTACCGATGGATTTAACCGCATTGGATGAAAGTCAAAAAGAAATTCAAGAACCTGCTCTACGAATGATTATTGAATTACAAACTGCATCTGGATTGCCTCTTGATATAGATAAAACTTATCAACAATTATCTCCTATATTGCGTTTATCTAATATATCAAAGTTAAAAGCTTTGTTACCTGGATTAAATGATAATATATATACAGCATTAAATGAACCAGATTGGGAATCTATGGATGCTATGATTGAAGCAACCGTTCCTCCTACAATGTATCAAACAACCAAACAAGCATTACTTCAAGTTCAAAAAGAATTTATTGAAGAAATAGCCCAATTTTATAATGCTTTTATTACTTTATGGATTTGTGATTTACAACAACGTGTATTAAACCGAACTTTTCATTTTGATATATGGAGAGGCTCTCTCAATTGTATCCAAGTATGGTCTCCATATGGTATACCAATGGAAGGTCTTAAAATTAAGAAAGAAGGTATAGTGAATTATTTATTATGTATCATTCATGATTTAACACTGACTGAAGGAACATATTGGAATCGTTTTGCACTTAAACAATTACGAGACGATATATTAGCAAAATGGATAGAACGGTTTGAAACAGATTTACAAACTGTTGTAGCAGTTCTTCAAACTCAATTTAAATCTTTCGAGAAAGAAGTCGTAAATCGTGGTTTATTAGAAAAGGGTGAAGATATAAAAAAGAAAATCATTGAGACGGTAGAGCAAAGACAAAAGAATCGTTATTTATTGGATTATATGCAATTTTTGAAAAATTTACCATCTGTACTAATTCAGTCTAGTATTGCCAAAAAAATTCATCTAGGTTGTTGCTTACAAGCTCTCAATGATCGTTATCGTTCTGATTATGATTGGGCTCATATGGTAAAAGAAGCATATCGTATAAAAAAACTATATGCAACTCAACGATTTGGTACAGATGAACGTCCTATATTAACAAAAATTTTACAAACATATACACCTCAAGAAATATTAAAATTGACTAAACCTGATGATACAACAATCTTATATGATAAACTAGAACCAGTTCAAGTTTCTAGTATGTATGAAAAAATAAAACCATTTATACCTGTTTCAGATTATAATATACTTCAATCTGGTCTTAGAAATATTATTCCATTGATTGAAAAATATATACGTAGTTATGAATATACCTTAAAAATTTCTTCTAAATTGGAAGAGCTATTAAATAACTTTACAATGAATGATTTGCTTCAAATGCATCGTAAAATCGTTCAAATTCAATATCTTTTAATAAAAACTTTGGTATTTAGCAAAGAAGATACAAATTATTTATTTGAAACTTTTGATGCATTGCAACCTCTTCACTATGAGATTTATGCAATTTCTGGATATTTTAAAGAAGTCCAAGAGCAAAATTTAAGACGACTCCTTCAATATTTTATAGCACGACAAATATGCTTTCCAACCAATCCTGAATTTTCTCAAGGAAATGTATTGATTCTTAAAAATATAACAGTTTCAGCAGATTTACTAAAGACTTTTTTAGGAAACTTCCATAAAGAATTGGAAGTTTGGTTACAACAGAAACAATTCAATCGTCAAGTCGATTTTGCTGAATATTTGGCAAAAGAACGTGAACAAGAGAACTTGCAAAAATTAAGAATTATTGATCAAATGAATCCAGAAGAACGTCGGTTGTATGTTGATGCGAAAAAATTAGGTATTGATGAATTACGTGAATACTTAGAACGATATAAGGAAAAACAAGAAAATATAGAATGGTACGAAGAAAATCATGATCCTATTGAAAGAGATGGTGAAGAAGAGACCTATCCTAAAGATGGAGAAAATGCAGATCAACAAGATTTAGATAAGTTTTATGATGATAATGATTATTGAAGATAAAGAGGTGTTGTGCGAATAGTATCAACACCGGCTTTTTCCATATCTCTTAATTGAGCAGCAGTATATTCCGGTTGTTCTACAGTTTGAATATAGTTACTATATTTAGCTCCTGTAAACTCTGCAGCAGATAAATCAACATTGGTATTATTTATATCATTACCAACCACAGGGAATAAAGCAATTTGATCTTCAAAAATTACGCCTTTGACCCAAATATCTAACACATTAATGGTCCAACCTTTATTTTTTTGAACATGAGAAACGGAACGAACATGTTTTCCATGGTATTTACCATCGCGATAAAGGATAAAATCAATAGTAAGTAAATAATCATTTGGAATGGTCTTATGAATTTGATAAGAAATTAAACGATCATGAACTATTTGAATAGGGTTAACTACTTGTACGGAACCATCGGGTAAATCAAAGTGACTTGAACTCTTAATGTTTTGATCAATATAGCTAACTGTTAATTTATAAGCATCTTCAATAGATACTGGTAACGTACGATTGAGTGGTTGTTCTTCGGTATAATCTTGAGTAGGGATGCATTTTTTCATTAATTTAAAAGTTTTTTTAAGAGCATCGGTATAAGCATTGTTTTCAAGTTCATAATTATATGCCTTTTTATAACGCAAATTGAGTTGATTGGTTAAAACAGAATGAATAGGATGACGGTCACGAATATCTGGACTCATATTCGCATATTGAATTGTTGTATTGTATCCAGGATAATCTTCTTCAAATGCTTCATAATATTTGGATTTTAAATAAAAACCGATAAAGGCCACCACAAATAAAAAGAGCAGGGCATAATTCCAGTATTTATAGAACATCTATATCTCTATACATACTTGCTAAATAAAATCAATATCTCTTGAAATTTGTTTATGAGAGTTGGATGGTCGTTGGGAGTTTATATTTATCTCTATTTTCGGTATCGTTTTTAAAAACATAATCAGGTGATTTTAAATGAGTATATTCTTTTTTAGGATATTTCTTTTGTAACTCCACTAAATGAACTTGTTCTTTACAACAATTTGGATCAGTTGGATTTCTACATTGATAACAGAAAGGAGTATATTCTGCAAGATCACTGTATTTTGTATAACTCATACGTAATACACCTACTGGAAATTCACATATACCTGTAGATAGACATTTTCCATATTCATTAGGATAATTTTTATTCGCTTGATAAAAAGGACAATCTTTATTTTTTTTGCATGGTTTATCCCAAACAGTTGGATGTGTTTTAGGCTCTCCAAATACATCATATGGAGAATCACATAATCTTCTTGAAATAAGACGTTCATTATCACCAACACAAGAATAATCTTCTGTATCTTCTCTTGCTAAACGTGTTATAAATGATTCATTAATTTGTTTAGATGGAAACATTACACGATAAAGACGTGTTCCAAATAATTGAACGGTTGAAGTATCTATTTGAATTGTATGATTAATTCCAAAAATAGAGTCTACTGTGACTCTTTCTAAGAAAAGTTCAGGATATGTAATACGTGTTCTTTCTAAGTCAAAATCATTTATATTAAGTAATACTAAATTCTGCGAAGCTAGTAATTCTGCAAATATAGATCCAGGAATAACATAAGCAACCAATACATCCAATTGATTAAAGAGTAAATCTAATTGTTTAAGATATTCTAATCCAATATATTCTAATTTTGCTCGTGTACGATATCCATATAGGATTGAACGAATCATATTTTCTTCAATACGATCTAAATATCCTATTTTCTTTCCAGTCCAATCAAATCCACATTGAAAATCATCTTTTTTTTTTGGATGTGTAAAGATACAAAAATAGCCTTTCTGAAGTGCACTCTTTTTAGCTTTCGGTAAGTAAGAAGCAATATCCACTGAGTCTAGAATAAGTTCATTTGAATTTTTATAGAGGTCAATGGATTGTTGACGACCGAGTTGTGTAAGAACATAATTCCACCCAGATGCTGGAAAAGTAATTAAATTTGCGTCTGTGATAGAACCTTCATAATTGAGTCGTTGTGTCGTTAAAATATTTTTCTTAGATTGAAACGCTTCTCTTGATAGGTAAATGCTTCCAAAAAATATACATATTAATAAAATTAATATAAAAAAGATTTGTTTATTTAAATTCATAATCAATAAGAGCCTCTTACTTTTGATAAAGAGAATTTACGTATGTTTTGATTTTAGAGATTCTTCTTGAAGTATATGAAAATCTGTTCGTAGATAGTTTAGATAATCTTCTGCAGATTTAATCTTATCTACTGTATTTTGAGTCCATACAATAATAAGCGCTCTTAGTTTTTGAATAATTTGTTCAATGGGATAAACGTTAATTGCTTTTTTAAGTGCTTCATGGCGTACTTCAAAGGAACCACAAAGATAATATCCATAATCAGAAAGATGTACTTTTGATTTTCTTAGAAAATTAATAGCGTCTTTTACACTCATGGGTTCGGTATTTTTTATAGAAGAAGACAATGTTGATTGATTGGAATCTTTTACTTGTTGATGATAGAATTCCATCATATTTGATTTAATTTGACATTGAACCGCATTAAGTTCATCTTGAGATTGTTTTACTTTTATGAGAGATTGTTGGATATTTTCTTCGACGTTTATAAAATGTTCTTGTATACGATTCACTGAAAGAAGAGATTCTTGCATACGAGAATATAGATCCATATTATTCATTTCTACTAAATAATAATTAAGTGTTTAATTCATTTTTTATTCTATCTAGCTAATAAGAGATATGTTTGTGAATCGTTGGCAAGTTGCTATTTTAATGTATATTATCTTAGTAGGATTAATACTAATTGTTAAACCTGCAATGATGTTTACAGCAGATGGACGTGTGAAATATTGGAGTTCTCAAAATACAGAAGAATCCAGTGCTTTTTCACCTATGATTGTTTTCCCTATTTTAGCGGTTTTATGTTATTATTTAGGAGTATGGCTAGAAGTCTTATCAACGAATTAATGGAACAACTATTTACCATAAAAAAATTAGAAGACATTATTGGTAATTATTTACCTATACAATTTGTTAAAAAATTTATTGAAAATATACAAAATCAAGATAAATTGATTGTAATTGGACCCTCTGGAGTAGGTAAAACAAAATGCATTGAATTAGTATGTGAATTATATGGATATGAAGTATGTAAAATAGATAGTGATAATTGTGAAGATTCTAAAGTATTTATAGATCGTCTTGAAAAACTGCATCAATGGAAAACTATTTTGCAAACCTTTCAAAATACTCATAAAAAACGTATTTTAATATTGGATGAAATGGAATCATTGATTCAAATGGACAGAAATATACCTTCTTATTTGATAAAATTTTGGAATCGTACTGAAACACATATGCCTTGTATTATTATAGGACAGTATCAAGCTGAAAAAAAAATTGGTGAATTGAAAAAAATGTGTCAAATAATTCATTTTTCACGAATTCAAGAAAAAGATATGTTTCTTTACCTAAAAGATCGTATCCCTAAAGGAAAAATAAAACTTGCTGATTTAATGAAAACCGTTGAAGTTGCCAATGGAAGTATATATTCAGCAATTCAATCTATTTTAGAATACGAACATCATTTTGTAAAAAAGAAAAATAATAAAAAACATTCAATGATAATAAATAATGGACAAGATGATATATTAAAGATGGAATATATATTTAGTTATCTTAATCACGAAGCAATAGATCAAGTACTTCATGAAGATTTATGGATCCATCCTCTTAAAGTATTAGAAAACTCTTCAAAAGTATATACGACTGAACAATATGCATCTTTTATTCCAAAATATTTAATATTTGAAGAATGGATGTATATTCAAAATCAAAATGAAGATCTTCCAGCAGGTTATTTAACAGAGTTGATTTATCAATATAATCAACAATTATATGACTATAAAAAAAAATCTATAGGTGCAATAGAAATGGATTTTACAAAATTATTAAGTTATATATCAACTCAAAAAAAATTACATCGCTCCATATATAATAAATGTAATAAAGATCTTCCTATTCATGAGATTGGATATTATTGGATTCATACTTATTTACAGCATAATAAAAAGTCTAAATAATATATTTTTTCTATTCTTACATTAATAGGACCTTATGGCTGAACAATCCAATACAATGAACCCCCCTCCATATTTTCCACAAGTTTCAGGAATAGTAGATAAAACATCTACCGTTGCAGAAAAAGTATCTCAAACAGTTACAGGTACTGTTTCTTCAAGTATTCAATCTATAAAAGAATTTAGTGGTAATTATGGTGTCACTATATTTGTTGCTATTTTACTTGCGATTATAATTTTATTTATTGCCTATATATTGTATAATTATATTTCTGGTATAATTGCTAATAAAATTTTATGGATTGTACCGGAGTCTAAAGTTCCTATTATAGGAACAAATTATAATAGTTTATCTGGGGATGGTATTCCTACACAACTTAATGGTCGTCGTATGACATTTATGTTCTGGATTTATATTCATGACTTAAATAGAAATGCAGGCTCTTATCGTCATATATTGCATCGTGGTGATCAAACCATTGAAGGAGCTTCTCCTCTTGTGATGATGGATAAAACGCTCAATAAACTCTATATTCGTTTTGCTGGGTCAAAAGAAGCTCAATTAGGTAGCTGGGATGATATCATTTTAAACGCCAAGAAACAAATTGCAGTACCTAATGGTTGCACAGGTTCATGCACTTCCGCAGAACAAAACAGTATAAATGAAATTACAGATGGAGATGCTATATTATATGATTTAGCCACACATGGTATATCTGTTGACTATGTTCCTCTACAACGATGGGTACAAATTACGGTAGTTATAAATGAAAGTATCAATCAAGGCTCTATGTCACTATTTATGGATGGAGAACTTGTGAAAACACATTCATCATCTGAATATTATACAACAACAACAGGAACCCGTATATATTACAATTTCCAAAATCTAAACATTGAAAAGAAAGGAGATATCTGGATTGGTGGTGATGCAACGAATTCAAGTGCTGGAATTGGTTTCTCTGGCCTGATTGGCAAGGTTATTTTTACCAATTATGATATGAATACAAGGGAAGTTTACAAGAATTACTTAACAGGACCCATTGACAATCTAACAAGTAAACTAGGATTACCTGCTTATGGAGTACGTTCTCCCATTTATCGTATTGGTTAAATAAACTTTATCAACTTGTTTTTCCAAAGGATTTATACAAATAATATTCAATAATTTGACGATTAGGAAAATCATATGTAATATATTCATAGCCATATACGTCCAAACGATCACTATATTTTAATACATTGTTTACAATAATTAAATTAAAAAAATGGAGTAGTCCTAATATTTCTAATTGTTCTGATAGAATAGAATCGACTGATAATGGTTGTAAACTAATACTACGTATTGAAGAATTACAATTATCTTCATTCATAATTCTATCCATCATTTTATTCTGTTTTTGCTGAACTTCAATATATTCTTTAAATTTATTGGCGTGTGATTTTTCAATAAACAATAATAAAGCTGTTTTTGTACAAGATATATCGTAATTTTTCAAAAGTATATCACGGTGAATACCATAATAAGTACCACGACTTTGAAGCGTATATAGTTTATAATGATGTTGATGAATATATTTAGGCTTGTCTGCCTGAATTTTATATTTGATCATCATTCTTTACTTTTTATATTGTTTTTTCTTTTTATATACTAAGTGTGAAGATGATATTTCAAGTGATATTTGCAATTTCTTTGGTTATCTTACTCTTTATTATTGGATTTTCAATCTATAATATGGAGTTATTAAACGCAATTCGTTCCAGTGGAGTCATCAAAAGTAAAGTAGAAATTTTCAAAGGAGTTAAAGATTTTAAACAAGTCACTGGAGAAATGTATAATACACAAGATAAAAATAGTGCTTCTTATCGTGAAATTATACCTTCTTATAATCAACAAGCAGGTGCTGAATATAGCTATAATTTCTGGTTATATATTGATAAATCTCAATATGCTAATTGTAAAAATTCAACAAGTAATAAAGCAGATCCTGGTTTTACTACAGATTCTCTTGCAGATAAAAATCAAACAATCCTCTTCATGAAAGGTGTTCCAAAATATACTTCCTATGAAAATATATGTACAGTTGAAAAAAAAGATATAATGATAAAGAGTCCTCTTGTTAAACTTGAGCAATGTGGTAATAACTTAACCGTTGAATTTAATACCATGCAAAGTACAGATGCAATTAATGAAAATTCACCCAATACATGTAGTACAAATGGTTCATGGAAAGACGCAAATAGTCATAAAATAACTCTTTCAGGTCTAACTTTAGGAGATCCTGGTCAACGTTTTGATCGTAAATGGAATATGTTTTCAGTTATTATTCAAGATACTTTCCCAACTGATCCTTATCCCATTCGCAATAAAGTACGTTGTCGTATTTATGTAAATGGACTTCTAGAACTTGATCGTTATGTAGATGGTAAATTAAGTACAGCCGAACAAAATGATAAAACACCAACCGTTCTAAAATTCAATAAAGGGCATCTCTATATTAATCCTGAAATATCCATTGCTGTACCACGTGCAGGTAAGGATCCTTTAACTTTAACAACATATCGTCCAGTGGAAGATTATAAACTTATGATGGCGGACTTAAATTACTTTAACTATGCATTATCTCCAGGAGAATTAGATGAACTATTCAATAATGGTTTTGAGAAATCCTTTGCCCCAACGGCAGGTGGAGATAATCTTGATACAACATACTTTACAATTGCAGAAAAACCAACTAAAAAACAGTTGATTTCGTAATTAATCGTATCTCATAAATACCAGATTTTTTAGATGTATACAGTTTGCAATAGGGTTTAAAATGGGTCATTAAATAATCACAAGAAGCTTTTGAAGATTCAATACGAGAATAGGGTCTTGCTTGCATTCCTCCAGGTGTTTTATAATAATTTGTTTTTGGAACAATACGATTAAATCGTAATACTCCTTTATCTTGAACGAAATAACGTAAGGTACGTTCTACATCTTCTTTTTCTTCTAATTCAAGATATAATTCATTCATATGTTGATTAATACATCCCCAAAATACTCCTACACAAAAGCGTAAATTAGTTGTTATTTCAGGTAAATCTTTCATAAAAAAACCATTTTTTACAGGATAAATACCAAATATATGAAGATTATGTTTTCGTAAATTATTAAAGGCTATTTCGATGATTGAATGAAATTGTTGTTCAAGCATTTTATATAGAGGGTATCGCTTACAGGATTTTAGGTCTTCAATGCTTAGATCTTCTTCCATAAAATATAGATCTTCAATATCATCATCTAGTTGGATTAATTCACATCCTTCAGGAAAGTATAAACGAATATAATTTCGCATATGATGAAGTCCAAGGGGGCCTATTTCTAAATGAAGTCCTTGATGAACATAAATATCTAATGATGCCTCGTATGCTTTTTTATCATCTTCTACAATAAATACATATACATTCTGCATAGGAACTTGAAAACGGGAAAGCATGTCCAAAGTTTTAGAGGGGAGTAAGGAACTTCTTTGATAGGAGGGAATTGCAAATAAAGGCATTTTGTATGTAGCTATATTTTTCTAAGCTATTTATTCATTGGATATTTTAACGAATACTATTACTATTTTTAATCTTTAACAATTATTTTTTATAAAAGTTTTTAACAATCAAATATTCTATAGCTACATTAAAACAACTAAAAACCGCTAAATTCTCTCTAAACATCAGAGTCTGAAGATGAAATGAAAAGAGGGGGTCCTTTAGTTCTTTTTAGTTATCCAATTTATATTCCAAAATATTAATCAAATATTCTATAGCTACATTAAAACAACTAAAAACCGCTAAATTCTCTCTAAACATCAGAGTCTGAAGATGAAATGAAAAGAGGGGGTCCTTTATCCAAATTTAAACATTCATACATAAGTAGAGTAGTAATTATCATTATGGCTGGAGGTGTTATGCAACTCGTAGCCGTTGGTGCAATGGATCAATTTATTACAATTTCTCCAGAAATGAGTTTTTTTAAACAAGTTTATAAACGTCATACAAATTTTTCCATGGAAAGTGTTCGACAAACATTTGGATCTAAACCAACTTTAGATGCTGCAGGAAATATATTTACATGTCGTATAAATCGTGTTGCTGATTTATTAAGCGATATATATTTTAGTTTTAAATTACCTGATATCTATTCCTCTGATAAATTTCGTTTTCGTTGGATTGAAAACATAGCTCAATATATGATTTATAATTGTACTGTGCGTATTGATACTCAACAAATCGATCAAATTTGGGGAGAATGGATGGATATATGGAATGAACTTTCTTTAACAAATGATCAACGAGAAGGATATAATAAACTAACAGGAAATACTTACGAATTCAATAATCCACAATCCTTAAACTCTTATGTTGTCGTTGATAATAACAATATTACATATGCTTATTATCCAGAAGGTATATCATCACCTTCTATTCAAGGAAGACGTTTCTATATACCGATCCCTTTTTGGTTTACTAAAAATCCTGGACTTGCTTTACCACTCGTTGCCCTTCAATATCAAGCAATTGATGTTACATTTGAATTAAGATCAGTTGAAGATCTTTATCAAGTATACGATTCATCTCAAGGATTATATATAAGTCCAAGAGAATATCGTAATCGACATCCAGTTCAATCATTGCAACCATACAATAAAGATATAGATGATATTTCAGGTAGTTCAACAATTGGTCAATCAATTGAAACCGTCAGTATTCAGCGTTTTTTAGTACCAGTAGGCAATACTTATACAAATGTAAGTATGCCTATTGATATTGATGCTTATTTGGAATGTAATTTCATCTTTTTAGATGAAGCAGAGCGACGTTCAATAGCTTTAAATAGTCATGATTATTTAATTGAACGCATTTTTCGTATTGAAGATGGAGGTATTAAATCAACAAAAACAATAGATTTATTGATTCAAAATCCAACGAAAGAGATCATATGGATTTTACGTCGAGATGATATTTTAACAAAGTATAATGATTGGATAAATTATACGGATAGTATTACACGTGTTTCAAATAGTCCTATATTAAAGACTGCAAAAATGATATGGAATGGTATGGATCGTTTTGAAGATAAACCTCCTGAATATTTTAATTATGTCCAACCATATCGTTATCATACACGGTGTCCTAGAGAAGGTGTTTATGTTTATAGCTTTGCGCTATATCCAGAAAAAGTACATCCTTCTGGATCATTTAATGCTTCTACTGTGAATAAGATTCAGTTATATTTTTCTACACTTTCTCCTTCTAGTTATACATATGATGTCGTTGTTTATACACGCTACTATAATGTTTTTAGAGTGATGAGTGGTTCAGGTGGTATGGTTTTCGCAAATTAAAATCTGGGAAACAAATAGAAATGAATTTGATTGTATTAATAGTCGTTACTTTTTTATTATGGCTTGGATTTATGTTGTATAAAGCTTATAGCGGTATCATTGATGAACTCAAACAAGTACGAGAAAAATGTGTGACAACTGGATCGAGTCAATCAAAAGAAACGTTTAAAACATCCTTAAATGAAAAACCAATTGAAAATGAATTGGAAAAGATTCCAAGAAGTATGGTGAAAGGATTAAGCAACTTATTAAAAATAATGGCTTAAAGAAAGATCGTAGTTGGCTTAAAGTTTAGAATTCTTTTTAATATAGACTTGAAAAATGGGTCGTGTATCTGGAACTACTACCACGCGTAAACGAAAAACAACAAAAAAAGAAGAGGTTAATTTACCAATTGAAAATGACCATGTGATCATTCAATTGCCGATTCATACAGATAAGATAAAGAGTTTAATTGAAGAAGATCCTATATTAAATTTATCTTATTGTCCGGATATTATTGATCCAGAACCATATTGTCCTAATAATCAATTTATATCTTTGAATGATTCTTTACAAACTCATGATGTTAAAGATTCTTATAAAGAAATGATTAAAATGGAAGTGGAACAAAAGATTGAACATCATGTACATCAAAATTGTTGTTATTGGTGTTGTCATTGCGTAGGTGCAAAAGAATATGGAATGCCGATTAAATACGATACCTATTACAAGACGTTTACAACATTTGGTAATTTTTGTTCATTAGAGTGTGTTGCTGCTTATAATTGTTCAAATCATAATGGTAGTGATCGTATGTGGGAGATTCATAGCTGGATTCAAATGATTGCTCATAAAATTGGATTCGATACACCTATTCGTCCAGCGCCTTCGCGTTATCTTTTAAAGATGTTTAATGGACCATTTACAATTGAAGAATTTCGTAATACACATAAATCTAAATTAAAAACGTATATTATGAATATGCCTCCAATGATTCATATTTCATCTCAAATGGAAATACTTAATACCTCATTTATTGCACAAAAAAATTCAATTACAACTACTGAATCTGACAAAACAAAATTATCTCGTAAACGAGCGGTGGTCGATACACAAAAAACATTAGATTCAAAAATGAATTTAACTGTTAAAAAAATTCAAGCTTCAGAATCCACTTAAAGAAAAATTTGAATTAGTTTAATGTGATGTCCATCATCAACTATAACGATCATTCTGTATTGTTATTCAATATGACAACAGAAACAGTGATTTCTCCTTATCGTGTATCAACTATTACCTGCAATGGATCGATTCGTAAGCAAGATGAAATAGAATTTAAAGTTGATCTTACCAAATTGTATGATGGAATGAAAGTGATTGAAATGCATAGTGATGATATTGGATTTATTTATGTGATGGATCGAGATGGAAAAAATGAAAAAGGAATCTTTCCTCGTAAGAAGCGAAAAGATTCAAAAAAGAAAGAAGAAACAACTACATATCGTCGCTTTGATAATGCTATTTCAACATATTATAAGCTTCGTGATGGATATTTTCCAAGTGTTAAAATCTTTAAAAATGGTACTATTCAAATGACAGGAATTAAGAAAATTGAAGATGGTGAAGAAATTCATCAAAAAGTATTTGATACAATGAAGATTATTTATGAACAAGATTCAAGCATCTTTAGCAGTCCATTAATTTATGATAACAATACCTTTTATGTAAGAATGATTAATAGTGATTTCTCTGTATCTTATCACATTCGTCGCAAAGATTTACATCATCTACTTATTTCAAATCAATATCAAAATAGTTGTAGTTTTCAACCAGGCACATATCCTGGTGTAAAACTACAATATTTCTGGAATCCTGTAATAGGTCATAAGAATGGATGTTGTAATTGTAAAGAGGCAAAATGTTTTGGTAAAGGAAATGGCAATGGTCACGGCCAATGTAAAAAAGTAACAGTATCAATCTTTGAAAGTGGAAAGATTTTGATTACAGGTGCCACTAATTTTGAACAAATTAATGAAGCCTATGATTATATTTGTAATATTCTAAAAGAACATGCTTCCATTATTCGTAAGCATTACATTTAATTATGACATTTAAAGGTATATTTATCAGAAAAGGGTTGATGATTAGGAAATGTTTGAGTATTATTTCCAGGGCGAGTATAACCAGGAATGATATGAATTCCTTGGGGAGGAGGATTTGCACTTTTTAAATTTTCGGTTACAAGCACATGAGCTTCGGGTACAACAGGAATATTGCGCCATTCTGCACCAATCGGTGCTTCTTTACCTGAATATAATCCTCCATTAGGAAGACGGGATGGAATAGATATAGGAGCTTCAGGATCAATATAACTATAAGATAGAGACATACTCGCTTAAACATAAATAATATAAATATTTACTAGAATATATGGAAGAAGTATCTAGCAGTATTAAAAGAAAACGTTCTGAACCTGAAAATACAGAACAAATGTCTTCGGAAGAAATTATTGAAATAATTGAAAAAATAGATGATTATAAAGGTTCATCTAAAGATAAACAACGTTTCTTCCGTAAAATCTATCCTGATTTTGTAGAAAAATATCCAGTCTTATTCGAGATGAGTACACAAAATGATTTTGATATTAATCGTTTAAAATATATGCTCAGCTTAAGATCAAAAGTTGAACAATCAAAATTAAGTCAATATGATGCTTCTGCACATGTTGGTCAAATGCTATATGATTCTTATGTAAAGGATAAAATTATAGATACACCCCCAGATAAAAATATTTAAACAAATTCTTCTTCTTTTTTTCCTTTCTTAGGTATATTATCCAATTGAGTCGTATAGCTATAAAGAACTAGCACAATAACGACCACAGGTATAATTGAATAGAAAATTGCACGTACTAAACTCCAAGTTGTGCATCCACCTACAGTAAGGCAATCTGTATCATATATAATAAGTAAAAACATTAAAATGAATAAGATGATACTAAATAATCCACTCCATTGGAAGGCAGATTTTTTACTACTTTGAATGATTAAAGCAATAAATAATAATACGGTAATAATGGAATAAACAACGGCTAAAAATTGAGAGGGACCAGAAGAAATGAACATTTGTTATAATTTATATATAGAAAAAAAATGAAAGTTATTACTTAAACAATAGACTCATCTTTACAATAAGTTTTATTCTAAACCTTCCAAATGTCTTATCAAATCCTTTCTAAAGAACATCCTATGCTAACCGAACTCCTTTGTGAAGTCCAAGAAATTCACAATGGAACTGTTTCCAAAGCTGAAACCCTTATGAATGTACTTGTTAAAAAACATTATTGGCCTTATCTTCAAGTAAAGTATTTTTCAAGCCAAAGTTCCCTCATTCTACTCCATAATATTTATAAACAAGACCTACCTATTTCAAACAAAGAACTTTATGATGAATGCCGTAGCGTTGTACTTGATATGAATGCACCAGAAGAAAACCAAATTGTACTATCTCTATCTAAAAAGGTTCCAATTCGTATGAATGTGGAACAATTTGAAGAAGTACCTTATGAATCTATTAAGATGATGGAAGTTAGCTATGAAGGAACAATGGTATATGTGTATCATCATGAAGATCGCTGGTATATGAGCACTAGTACATGTCCATCTGTAGATCGTTCACGTTACTTTAATCCTCATAAGTCCCATGGACAAATGCTTGATGAAGCACTTCAAAAACTATTTCCAACAGTGGTTGTTTCAGAAGATTCTCGTTATGAAAAATCAAAACGACTACGAGCCAAGTTCTTTGAACAACTCGAACCCATGAAGAGTTATAGTTTTCTATTGGTTCATCACGAAAATGGTCATCTCATGAATTATACAGAATTGTTCGGAGAACAATATGCCGTCCTCTTTCATCTAAACACAAGGGATCGTATAACACAAGAAGATTCCAAAGAAGTTGTACTTACACTCAAAGAACTCGGCATCCGTTATACAGAGAAATTCCCTTCACGTCCAGTGGCTCTATATACACTACAAAATGTAACACCTCCTATGTATGCGATTATGGCACATACAGATACAGAACTCTATAAGGTAAGTACCAAAGAAATGCTTGAAAAAGAAGAAATTAATCTGGGACATCCTAATTCATGGATGAATCTACTATGGATTTATATGCAAAATAAGCCACATCTTCGTATGGAATATTATCTGGAGATGCATCCAGAACTAAAAGAAAAGATGGTGGTTCAAGATTCAAAAGGTACTTTTCTTGCACCACAGAAAGTAGTTGCAAAAGTAATGACGAGTATGAGGGATATTCTATTTAACTTCTATCGTGCAACGACCTATTATTATAAGAATACGAAAACATATCGTATGAACCGTGAATATGATCAACAACTGGCACCTATTCTACGATTCCATCTTGCTCAACTGCGCCATCTACAAATTACCTATCATACAGAAGAGCCTCTTACACGCCAAGCCGTCCATCATTATCTATGTCATCACCAAACAATTAAAAATATCCGCCTACTAATGGATGCATTTACAAATCAATCTATGACCCCAATGGATCAATATACAGCAGATAGCTTCTATATTCTCAATCAAGCACTAAAAAATAAACTCTAAATAAACCATTTACTTCGATTTCTTCTTATCTATAGTGGGTTTCTTCTTGGCTTTCACTTCTTTTTTACTTCATCTTTCTTTTTAGATTTACCTCCTTTCACAGGTTGAACTTTTGCTTTTGATTTTGTTTTTTTATTACCCCCCGCTGCAGCAGCCGCAGTAGTCATTGGAGTACTTAAAGTGACTGGTCTGGGAATATTTTGGTTTTGTAATGTTTTACTAAATGGCCTTTCCAAAACAGTTTGATTTGTTATCATTGCAGTTATTTTTTGATTCGATATAGCTATTTCTTCTGGTGTAGCTTCTCCAACAATTGGTAAACTTATATTAAATTGTTGGGTAAGTAATTGAAGTTGCATATATGATACAAATAAGTTTTGAGCGATATCTTTTTGACCTTGAGATTCTGCTTCATAAATAGCTACTATAAGTTTTCCAAGTGTTTGATCGACGATATTATCTGGAATAATTAATGAATCTAATTTCATTGATTGTAATTGTCCACCTCGTTTTGATTTAGAGATTTTCTTATGACGACCTCCTTGTTGAGGATTATAACGATTTACTAATTCTGTAAAATACTTTTCAAGATCAATAATACCCTCAATTGTTTTTTCTGGATTGCTACTTAAACCAATTTGATAAGATTGATTTTCTATATTTACAGCCAAATTAATAGGTTTAAGATCTTTGAACAATTTTAAAGTGATATTTTTGTAATATTCAATAGGTTCTCCAAACAAAGGCATAGGTAAATTATCTTGCATTATTTTTGTAACTTCATCTATATTATCTAGAAAACCAGATAGTGAATTTACAAATGTATTTAAATTTCTTAAGCTTAATTGAATATTATCATCCGTAATAGTTTTAAACAATGTATTTGGATGAGGAATCATATTATTATTAAATAATTGTCTAATTTTACTTAATTTATCATTTGATGGCAATATTTCTATATTTATTTGATTAAATTCCCATATGAATGCTGTTGTAAATTTAACAGAAGATATATCAAATAAAACTTTTAATACTACGGTAATATATTTTACATATACAAATAGACCTCGTTTTATAATTATTTCTCGATTTAACCATTTTGGATTATAATGACGTGGTATACGCTGTCCAGGAGTAATTGGAACAAGTATATCACTTTTAGTAATAGATGGATTTAAAGGATATGTAGATAAAACTCCTAATATTTGTTGACATTGATCATTTAAATTCTTTATAAAAAATTGCATTTTACTATCTTTTATATATACGTTTATTGTACGAAGATATTGATTTACATATGTATTATAATCTTCTATTGCGACTTGATTATATACTTCGAGTTTTTTTTCCATTTCAGATTTGTTAAAGTTATATAATGCAATGATTCGATCTGAACGATCGTTGTCACTTGGCGTTTTTGATGTACGAATAGATGGATGATTATAACCGATTGTTGCTAATAAAATTGCCATACGATCATTGCTAACAAAAGTTTGTTCCAATAGCTTGGCTAATTTAACTTGTAATAAATCTCCTATTCTTTTTAAATCTGTGAGTGCTAGAAGATATAAATTTATATTTTCAGTAAATGATTGAATATCTAAACCATAACAGTATTTTATGATATCATTAGAAGCATATAAAATATCAGATGTTATTGGTTGAGTTGATTGATGAAAAGCAATAATCGCAGTTGTTAAGTTTTCCAAACCAGCTCTTGATTTAATTTCCATCATTTTATGAATATCAATTATTCCAGTTATTCCAAATGCACTCCATTCTAATGTCATATCATCAGTTGTAGTATAAATTTCATCAAAGAAAAATAGTTCACCATCCTCTTTTTTCAATACAGAACGAGAAGCTATTGAAACTTTTTTATTACATTCATCTCCTTCATTTGTAGTTGTACGATCATATGCTTTTCCAATTGTATTTATTCCAAATCCACATAAAAAAGGTGATAAATACGTATAATCCATTACATATTTTGCGGAAGATAGTGCATTTATTTTTTTTATAAAAGAAGGAACCTCTGTATAAGGTATTTGATATTCTAAATGTTGATTAGGAACATTTGGATAATAATTAATTTGAATAGATTCTTCACTCGCTGATATAGATTTTGGTTTTTCTCCATAGAAAAATTTTAATAAATAATTTTCATCATAAGATTCTATTCCACATGTATCTATGGATAATAAGGAATTCACTTTAGTACATATGGTAACAGCAGCGGCATTTGTATTGGTAGTTGGTAAGATAAATCCTTGTTGAATACCATAATTTAATTTATCTCGAATTCTATCTCGATCACAGAAATCATGAAGCGTATCGCCTTTTCCTAATAGTTGGCGATAGGTTATTGCGTCGCAACGAGGGGTTTCCATTTCTTTCGTTTCCTTATTTAAAAGAAATATAAAAAGAACATTAGTATTTACATGTTGGTTTACGCAATAATCTCACGTTCTTCCATCTTACGGAAGATTACCCAACGATTCAAGAAACTAAATTGAGTTTGAACAGGGTCTTTATCCAAAGCTTTTAGATCATTATCAATAAAACGATTACGATTTGGATCATTGTCTATCATCTTTTGTTTGAGCATTTGGAACATATCTCCAAAGAAACCATCCTCAACCACTTCCAAATTATATTCTTTGGCTTTCTCTTTGAGAACATCGAAATGAACCAAATATTCTAGAATAAATTTATTGGTATTTTCCAGATAAACATCAATCAAACGACCATATGCATTTGCTTTATTAAACGATTTATATTGTTTTTGAATACACCAAACCACATTTCCATCTTTAATACCCTTCGCAAAACCTTCTTTTTGAATCAATTGATGGACTTTAACACCATCCATAAAGGTAGTAATAAATTTACCATTAGGTCTCAAATTAAAGGATACATTACGAAGAAATCCTTCCAACCGATCTTTGCTCTTACAGAAATAATGGATCGCAAATTGACAAGATACCACATCAAATTTACGTGACGCTTTCCCTGGAATACGATGAGCATTTAGATAATTAAATTTTTCAGTTACTTTACCCATATACAAGAGTTTAAGCAATGCCTCAGAATCATAGTCTTTACCTTTTGCTGCTTCTCCTGTTTCCAATGGTAAAGCACAATCTCCTACAACAAAGATTGCTTGAGGATAATACAAACGTTGCACTTGACGATGATTTTTCAAAAACTCCTTGCGTTGATATAGATAACGACCATATGAACCTTGTGGACTTTCAATATTATTTTTTACCAAATCTACTCCAAGAATGAAATTATAACGATGATCTCTCCAACGAGGTAGATCTCCTGCCATACCACATGCCAATTCAAGCAAACTATCTCTACGTTCAGGTCGTGAATAGAGATACGATTTAATACCATAATTATGGAAATTTAACATATGAACGGATAACATATGATTGCGTGGAATATCTCGAGCATAATAAACATCATTGGTTCCAAGTAAGCGTTCTTCAATATCTGTTGGAATTTGATCTACCGTTACAGGCAATTGTCCTATAATATGTTCATATGTGACAGGATCATGAATATTTTGCCAAATATTTAGAGCAACCTTCAAATCGTTCGCTGTCTTACTCATAGAACCTGTCATTCGATAAGCTCGTGTTTTATCTTCACGCACACGGTTCGCTTTCCATCGCATGGATGGATGCATTTTTTCGTTTTTATCATATGCAAACTCAACAATTGTATTATCAATTACAATCGTATGGTCTTCTTCTGTAATACATTGTCCAGCACTATTCACAGGTATGAAAGCCATACTGATCGCTGGATGATAATTTACAATCGGTTTAAATAGTTTAGCTTGATATTCTTCATCTTTACTTATCATCTTTTCTTTTTGGAAGGTATATTGAACCCCTTTCCAAACAGGAATCTCTTCCCATTGAGAGGCGTTGAAACCCGTAAAGAGTTTAAAACGACGATATTTTTTATTTGATACAGAGTCAATATAGTCCTCTTCCTGTTGTTTTACCAAGAAATCAATAGTATTTTGTTCTGCAGGTTTCCACTTTAAAACACGATCCCATGCAACACTCTTTCCTTTGAGTTTTTTAAATTGATTAGGATAATATGCAAACACAGGTAGATCAACGGGTGTAAAAATAAGGCCATCAATATCATAACGGCGTTTTTTATTTTCTAAAATTTCTTTACACTTTTGAAAGAGGTCTTTTCCCTCTTTAGCATAATGTTCTTTGAGTTCAATACGTAGATTGGATTCCTTTGTATTCCAATAATCAGTTTGAAGCATCATTTTCATTTTTATATAGCGATTCGGTTTTCCTTCTTGTATTAAAGGTATCTGCATAATGCTTTCATTATTAATGAAATAAGCATCGAATACGGCAAAGATATCTGTTTCATTATGACCTTCTGTTAGCAAATATTTTGGAATATATTCTCCATCTAATAGCGATTGATGAAGGGTAGATGCTGTTACAGAAATACCAGTTTTTCTTACATTAAATGTATTATTAATTAGATAGACTTCACCAATATCATCTACGTAAAGCAACATACGTTCACCATCAGCTTTATCAGTCACAGTGTAATTTTTTAGAATGCTTACAACTCCATAAGCAGTATCTGGATCAATTAGATTTTTCTTTTCAAGTGTAATGGGTTTTGGAGCCAAGAAAAAAGGCTGAGGATTTTGTTTTTCATATTTGTTCAAATCACGTACAGAAGAAATAAGATGAAGATACTTCGTAATTATTTTATTTTGTTCTTCAAGTGTCATCAAGTAATCTTCGTGTGTAATATTTTTCATCAAAAATAACATATGACGAATCAAATGCGATAAACGTTCTTCTGGTTTAATAGACTCTTTCTCCGATAATTGAAGATAAACTTTGACTTCTTGAGGTTGGCTATTCAAATCTGCATCACGCATTGTACCAAATGCATCTGGATTAGATTTTGTAAATTCAATAATATAACGCCCTGATTTATGTTGATAAACATATCGTTTAACTTGTTGATAATATTTTGCAATATTCAACCAATCTATTGTGGTTTCATCAACTGTAAAATCCAATTCACGTTGAATCGTTGATTGAATATTTAATGAATAATGCTTATCAATATTTTTTTCTTTAAGGATTGTGATCTCTTTCCATGTATGTGGAACCACTTCAAAATATTCATTTTGACAATATTCAGAAATATTTGTCAAACCTTCTACAAGCAATGTCATTGAACCATCCACCACTTTAACATATAAAATATCTTTCTCAAGTTCAAGCTTTATGTCTTTATAGGAGTTTAATTGCTTTATTAGTTGTTCAATCATTTTAGCAGACCATGGTTGTTCTGGATAATTTAGATAAATATTCCAGTCCCATTTGTTTTCAGGGAGATGTTCTTGTTGTTCTTCCAATATTTGAACAACCTTTTCTCTTGAGACATTCATTCCTGTATATCTAAAACAAGATTTCTTTAATAAGATCAATTTTTATCTAGTACTTCAAACCATTGACCTTTTGAATTTCGTGAAAGTACAAGCGCTTTATCTGTATCTGGATGATGTTGAAACATCTCACCTTCCATAGTAATTGGACAATTCAATAGGAAGGCAAATAAAAAGCCACATGCATGATGATGAGCTTTTGTAAATTCTGTTACAGACTTATCCAACATTTCCAAGATAGGATACATTTTTCTTCCTGTAAATACTTTACGTACTTCAGGTTGAACCATAAAGGTTTTCAATTGTTGAATAAGAAAGTGTACATTTTCTTTTTGATAAGAACGAGATGTTAGATGATGATCACTATCAATCCAACGACACAATAGCATCCACAAACTTTCATTATAAGACATAGTTGTTATATCATTTATTTGTTTTATCATTGGAAGAAAAAGTCTTTCAACTTTTTTTACAGGATGATGACGAATATCATATATTTTACATTGTTGCCATTTTTCGGACTCTTGTATGGATGTACTTTGTTTCTGTTTTGGTAAATATTTAACAAATTCATATAGATCGGGATAAAGTGTCCAATCCATGAAAAAGAATGTTTAATTATTAAAGAAGTTATTTGTTTATATATCTTCATTTTTTATCATCACAGGTATGTCTTTACATAATCGTTCTTTATTTTGAAGTAATTGTATTTGTGTAACATTTTTTGAAAATTTTTTTTTTAATAAATAATACTTCATACTTGAAGAAATACGAGGTAGTATTTTCTTTGTTTCTGTGATAAGTACTGAATTTATTCCTTCCAAATCAATTACTGGAATCGCTTCTTCAATATCTTCTGTCAAAATAGTTTCATTAAAATTTTTATTTAAATCATCATAAATTGCTTCATATTGATCTAGAGATTTCTTAGATTCGAGACAAAATGTAATAAACTTTTCAATTTCTAATAAAATATCCGGTTCAAGCCAAGATAAATTTAAAAATACACCATTATTATTAATTGTATATGAACATTTACGACGTTGAAAAATTTTAAAAAGTTCTTCCGTTTGTGTAGAACTTAAATTTCGTATACGCATTTCAATACGTTTGCATCTTTCTTGATTCATATATAGTTTATCTACAACATATTTTCTTAAATCTCTAATCTTCATCATTGAATCCACCTCCAATTTCTTCTAATTCTTCATCAACACCTTCAAAATCTTCCTCATCAAAATTATCACTATACTCTTCTTCTATATCACTATCATCGTCATTCGACTCTACTTCAGTTTCTTCATCTCCAGCTATCTTCTTTTCAACCTCTTCTTTATCTTCTTCTTCATCATCTCCAGATGGAAGATCTTCAAAGACTTCTTCTTCTAGACCTTCTTCAACCTCTTCATCTTCTGTTGCAACCACTTCAACCACTTCTTTTACAGGTTGGACAGCCCGCCCAATAATAGAAATTTTACGATCTTTCATTTGATACTTTTTACCCATTACTTCAATATGAATCATTTCACCTATTTGAAGTTGATCTAGATTAATATCTGATAGTATACCAGCTGATTTAATAGGTACTATAATATCTAATATAGGAAGTTTTTGATCATCCAATTCTACGTAACTTTCAGCAAGAATACCCAGTTGATTTTTATTTTTAACAATCGCTTCTACAATGCTTCCTTGAACTGGATTGCATACTTCACCCCTACAAAGAACATCAAAACGAATACTACCATTAAAGTAAGCTTTTTGAAGGCATGCACATGAACGTTTTATAATTTCAATAGAGTTAGGTTTAATGTATCCAAAACGACTACATATGCCTTCATATTCATCACGTATTTTATTAAGTAAACGTTCTTGAAAAGTTGCGTCCATTTCAACAGGAAATAACTGAATATGTGTTTTAAATTTAATCGGAACGAACAACATCTTAATCCTGTCTAATAAAAATATAAATGTTTCATTTTTTAAGCAATAAATTGTTTATTTTGGTTTATATAAAGCAGGCATCCATAATTTTCCATCTTTCAATAATTCATACATCAATTGGAAACATATTTGAGAAACATTTCCTTTTATATTTTTCTTCGTATATTTCATTAACTCTGATTCAATTTGTGGTTTCTTTAATCCAGTATCACATACAACACCTGAACGCTTTCCTTTTTCATTGTTAAATCCTAATTTAAATTGAAAACGATAAGGACTTTTTGGATCTTTTGGATTTTTATAACGTTGGAATATACCAATTGTATTCACAATCTTCATTTTCATTGGATTTGTGAATTCATAATAAACCCTTTGTTTTTTAATACGTGAAATTTCATTTGTTGTTGCTTCGCGAAAACTATCTTCATCCCAAATAATTACTTCAAATGACGATTCGTTACTAAACAAATTCACATAGCCCACATATGGAGAAGGTGTTTCAATCGGTAATTCTTTCTTTAAAATAAATGCCCCTTGAGCTTCTAAAATACTGAGAGCTTTGGATAACTTGGGAGATAAATTTGCTGTCGGCGTTTGAATGATTTGTTCTGCAAAAGATCTCCAACAATCTGAATCCAAGGCTTGGAACAGTTTTAATGTAGCGATAGGAATAGATTCCTCTTCCAAAGGTTCAAATATTTGCACTAAAGAACAAATAATTGGTTCAATCATTGCCATTTTATCTTCTTCACTCCATTGAAGTCTCTTGGCAGAAGGTAATGTTGTATCTAATGTTCCAACAATAAATTGATTATTATGATATAAGAGAACCATCTTTCCCCATAAAGGATATGGTAATAGGGTAGATTCTAATACTTTTGTTGATAATTCTCGATTTGGATGAATAAATGAAAGGAGTTCTTCATAAGTATAGCTATTTATAGATTGTTCTTTATAGTTCTTTTCAAGAAACTTTCTTAACTTCTGTTGAAGAGTTGGAATAAAGCTTTGATAACTTTCATAACGAAAACTTCGTGTATCTTGTGCCAAATCATTTGTTCCTTTACATTGTATTTCATCTTTAGAAAGATCTCCATATTGATAAGGAAGTTGACGACCTCGAGAAGTTTTTAAAATTACTCTAAATGGAAATAAAGATTTTGGGAAATAATTAATATTTTTCATTAAGCTACAATCCAATGAATTTTCTTGAATGATTTTATCGACTTCTTGAATATGTTGATATTTAATTGAAGCAAGACGATAGGCATGTAGATCAGACGTTTCTTTATGATTATCTGGATAAATCGTTGTATGTAAAAATACGGTTACATTTCGTTGTTCAATCGGTAAAGAAGAGTGTGAACAATTACGAATAGCACGACCAATCGCCTGTTCTTGATTATTTAAATGATACCAAGGATCTAAAATATGCATTTCACGAATATTCTTAAAGGAAAGACCTTCTCCTGCAACCGGTGAAATTACAACCACTTTAATTTTTTCACCGTTTTGATTTTCAGGAGCGTTAATATCATTTAATAAATCATCAATATGAGTAGAACCCATAATTTCTTTATCGGTTTCGCCAGATAAAATACAATATGTTGGTTTAATAATGCCAGCATATTTAACAGGTTGCGTTGCTTTATTTTCCATTTTTAAAAAATCACGCTCTTTATAACGTGAGAATCCTAAGTGTTCTAACATTATAGCAGTTGGAACAACACCTCCCCATACAAACATTGTATAAATTATTACAATCCCTTTGGAAGAGGAAATCAATTTGGCAAGAGTTGCTAATTTACAAGCATGTTCTTGTAAATGTGGAAGGGCTGGATCAAAAATGGATTCGTTTTTTTTAGAATAAACATATTGAATGGGTTCAAGTTCATCTACACGACGCAAGACAGCAGTTAAACCATCTTTTCCTTCTTGATAATCGTATTTATCTTTTCCTAAATGTTTCTTATAAGCACATATTTGTAGTTGACGTAACGTTGCCGTAGATGGTTTTCTTTTTTTTGTTTTATAATATGCAAGGGCTTCTAATTGAACTCTACCTAATGGTGATGTAACCAATCCATCTTTAATAAAATCTAACCAGTTTTGTTCATATTTAGGAATTAATTCGTTTGCTAGGCTAATTGGAGGAATGTTTTTTAAAAATGATACTTCATCTTCTGGTGGACTTAAACGAGTTGCAAATGTAAATGGATTATTTCCTTTAATATATGAGATATAAGTTTGACTGAGTTGTTTACATAAATTAAATAATTTTACATTTGGTTTACCTGTTTTAGTATAAAAATGGGGAAGATTGAATGGATCCAAAATATTTTTACGATGATCGTTTAATAGCAATAACGATAATAACCATAATATTTCTTCAGATTCATTATACATTGGTGTCGCAGATAATAAGACAAGACGATTATTGCTACCTTGTTCTAAAACATCTATTAAAGGTTCCACAATTTTTTTTCTGTGTTCTCCAATAAACTCCAAGTTTCGTAAATTATGAGCTTCATCAATGATGATCACTTTATTTTGAACAAGTTTTGCTAGGGTCCCTTCGGCTTTATACTTTTCAATAATATTTGCAAATTGATCGTAACCAAAGAATTTATATTTAGATTGAACCATTTTATGAAGTCGTTTTAATAAAATATCTTTAGGTAATTGAGATGCATTAGGAATTTGACGATAATAAGCATCTCCCGTACATTGATCTCGTAAATCTTTATCTTGACTAAAAAGATATAATGTACGAAAGATTTCTTGTTCAAAAGAACCTTTTAATGCTTTACGAGAAATGATCCAAATATTTGGTTCATCATACAAACGTTGTTCTTGATTAAATGCTTCTGCAATCGTAATTGCACTACAAGATTTGCCACTACCTAACGCATGATATATAAGTAAGCTACGATAAGGAGAACGTTTTGAAATATATTGACTCACAAAATGTTGATAGTAAGTTTTTTCAAATTTACATAGTTCATTAACATTTTTTTCAAAAGTTTCTTTATCTTTAAAAGCAGTCATATATGGAATTTTATAAATCCCATATTCCTCCATCTTTGCAATCTTTAATGCAAAAGATGGATCTTCCAAGTTAGGATTGACCTCTTTTACCATACTTACACTTACCCTTCAAATAAGAAATTAATCCAATAACTATAATATTACATCTGACAATTAATAATAAAAATTACACAACTTTATGATATAAAGGTCTTTGTATATAGCTATGCATAAGAATGAAAGTTGCTATATTACTTTCAGGACATATGTCTAATTTAAAACAATGTTATGAAAATATATATCAAAATATTATTTTACCGAATCAAGCAGATGTATTTATTCATTCATGGTATGATGAAAACCATTTACAAAGAGATTCTATTGATCGTAACCGTAATTTAATTCTTCAAAAAGATGATCATTTACATGCAATCAAATTATATCAACCTAAAAAATATTTATTTGAGAAACCAAAAGATTTTTCAAAAAATTATACTCATTTACATGTTCCAAATTCTTTGATTTTAGCTAATAAAAATGGCAATAAATTTGAAACAATAGAAGATGCAAAAAAACATATTATCCGTTCTAGTATGAGTATGTTTTATGGTATTTATAAATGTAATGAGTTAAAAGAAATATATGCAGAAGAACAAGGTATCACTTATGATTTTGTGATACGAGTTAGATTTGATGTTCAAGTATCTGGAATAATTGATGTAAATCAATTGAATAAAAATTATATTTATTATATTCCATTGGGTCAAAAAGATGAGCTTGTAAGTGATTGGGTAAATGTCGCAAGTAATTTAATTATGAATATCTATACAAGTACATTTTTAAAGATAGAATATTTAAATACATTTATGTTTTTACCAAAACATCAAAGAAAACCTATCACTATTTCGCCCTCTAATGAATGTATGTGGGGGAATGAACATTTTATTCGAGATGTTTTAGATATGCATCATATTTCATCACGACCTCTAAATCTAAGTGCTCGCCTTGTTTATTAGTTTAAATAATATACTTCCACACGCCATTGCATCTCCTAAAGCACGATGTTGTTGAAAAAACGGTTTGTTTGTGCATTTATAGTACAAGTCTGCCAATTTAGACCATCGTTCATTTGGATTTAAAAAGTCTTTCATAGTACATATTTTAGAAATATTAATAAATGATTCTACTGTTGAAGGTGTATATCGTAACCATTCTGCTAATAACACGTTATAATCAAAATCCATATTATGAGCGACAAGATAATTTGCATCCACTAAATCTGATGTAAACATACTTAATACAAACTCAATTTCAATTCCTTTTTTAATAGCTATTTCTTGAGTAATGCCATGAATACGAGAAACTTCATCTGGAATAATAAAATCTTTTGGTTGGATAATAAAATTTTCTTTTTTTAAACAAGTTCCTTCTTCATCATAGAGCAACCAAGCGATTTCTACAACACGACATTCATCCCAATGTTTTAAATATTTAATGGGTGATGCAATTTCTTTTGAATTTTTAACTTTATGATAAGGAGGTAATCCTGTTGTTTCCGTGTCAAAAACAAGATATTTTTTCATATGTAATTATCTATATTATTTAGAATAGGTTTGTTTAAATCACATCATTTAATCGTACAATCGAGTAGAGTAAGAAATAGGGCTATATACTTCAAGAGAATTCATTCGTGTTTTACAATTATTATAGGCTGAAATAAAGATTGATTCATTCAATATAGGTTTGCGAATATTTTGTATTGTACCAATCCGTTGATTTTGACTGTTTATTTTAGATTGAGATGGATTTGATAAATAATATTGAATATTTTCAGTAATTGCATTTAAGAATAATGTGGATTCAAACAATTCTTTCCAAGTACGATCAGATTGTATTTTAATAGCATTCATATAAGCATCTAAATTTCGTTCAAAAATATGTGGTTCAATTCCCATATTTTGAAGATTTTCACGATAGAGTTGTTTGAATGAAATTGTTATATTTTTCATTTTATTATTCAATGTATCTTTAATGCTACAAGATACAATGATTATATGGAATAGTTTATATTGAAATAATTCATCATCGTCAAAAGGTAATAATAAACGATTTATATCCATAAAAATAGGAATTTGTGAAGGTGTCGTAGGCGTAGGCGTGGGCGTGGGCGTGGGCGTAGGCGTAGGTGTGGGCGTGGGCGTGGGCGTAGGTGTGGGCGTGGGTGTGGGCGTGGGTGTGGGCGTAGGCGTAGGCGTGGGTGTGGGCGTGGGTGTAGTTGCGATGCGGATGGTGGGCGTGGATGGTGTAGATTTTTTACATGTATAGGATATTTTCCATAATTTAAATATATCGGGTGCAGGATCTTTTCCCGCAAGTTTATTATTTACTGTAAAGCTACAACTACTTTTGTCTTTACATTTTGATAAATTAGTAATATCTCTATTTGATATACCTTGTCCTTTACCAGTATCAACATATGATTTAGTACCATATTTTATTAAATCAACATCTATAATTTTTTCACCTGCTGGACATTTTAATACGGCTATTCCATTCTCTTTACCTTGTAAAATACTAGCAAATTGTTCTTGTACTTTTAAATTAGTCATTATTCCTTGTAATAAAACAAGAGCAATAATGCTGCCATAAAATATATACTTTAAAGTATTCATTTAACATATAAAAAGAAGTTTTATTTAGATAAATCATATTGCTGAATTACCTGTTTATGTGCTTGAATAAAAAGTTGTTTACGTTCTACATTATGTTCCCTTATTTTTTTTAAGACGTCTTCTGCTGAAAACCATTCAACTTGACGTACTTCTCTTGCTTGATGTGGATTATTTGGATCAATTATAATGCGTCTAAATGGATTTGATGTAAGCGTTGCAATGTAATAAACATGACGATATTGAATATCATTGGTACCATAAAAAATTTCTTCATATGAAGAATAATTTTCTAAAACATTAAGTTCATTAGGTTTAAAACCAGTTTCTTCGCAAAATTCACGGATCGCACAATCAACATCTTTTTCTTTCAATCGTCGTCTTCCTTTTGGGAATCCCCATTCTGGTTCGGTATATTTTGTTTCAACCGTTTTCAATAGTTTATACATCGTAATAAATTGATTTTGAATATAAAATCCCTTACGTAGTTTAATAAAGCGATCTTTTGCATCTAAAAACTCTTGAGTTTGCTTTGGAATATAAGGTTGATACCATACTTTATTCCATAAATCGTCGAAATAATCTACAAGTAAAAGTTCACGTTCAAATGCCGTCATATTGCTCATTAATCGCTTAATATATTCAATATTATTGAGATCATATTTTCCACGAATAAATTCCATAAAAGATAAACTGTCACGACGTTGAATCATTAAATATTCAATCTTATCTTCATTTATACGATAACAAATAATACCAAAACTCATAATTGGTTGAGGACATGATTTATAGATATGTCCTATTCCACCACAGTTACGACATGTGTGTTGTTGTCTATGTATATAATATGATTCCTTATTTGGAGTCTCTTGATACATCCATATCCTTGAATGTATTAGGGGGTATTATTTTAAGTACTTTCTGTTGTTATAATATAGATGGGTATCTCACCGGATATTTGGGGTCCAAACGCTTGGACCTTTATACATTTAATGGTAATATCTGAACATGAATCTTTTGATATAGGACGTTTAACGTATTATCAACAGTTTTATGAAGTATTAACACATTTACTCCCATGTGAAAAATGTCGCAATCATCTAATAGAAAATTTAAAAAAAAATAAAGATTTGAGTACGATTCGTACGAAAAAAGAATTATTTAAATGGACTGTTGATTTACATAATGCAGTAAATTTGATTTTAAATAAATCTATTTGGGACACTGAGAAAGCTTATACTCATTGGACAGCGGTTGCAAATGGAGAGATCACTGTATTTGGAAAAGAGTGTCCTAAAAATCAATGGAAATATATTGCTTGGACGTGTATGTTAATTATTGTTTTATTAGTATTTATTGGTAAGGTGCCCCGCAAGAAGTAAATGTTTCAACGCTAGCAGCTACATTGTTTGGTTCCGTTTCTTCTGTAAAGGCAACTTCGGGTTCAGGTAATTCAAGTTCATCACCCATTGGAGGAGCAACTGGCATGGTAGGAGTCATCATATCAGATTCTTCCATTTCATCTTCTTTATGTTCTTCGAAATATTCTTCCGCCATTTCTTGGAAGCCTTCACGAGTCATATAGAATTTTTCGATTTCTTGCATTTGTTTGTCTGCAGAGAAAGAGATTACAGTCATGACCACCAATAGAACGCTGTATAGAATAACTACGGCAGAAATGAGCCAAGCATATCCAGAACACCACCAACGTTGATTACGGAAACCAGCACCTGTAACTAGACAAGTGAGTTGGAAGAGCGTCACTAGAATAGCGGGTAGAGATAGAAGGACCAATAGAAGGACAACTATGAGTTTTTGAGATAAAGGGACACGTTCTTTACCGAAAAGAACGGAGAGAGCAACAGCAGCTAGAGAAACTAAAATTGCCATACCTGCATATTTGGATTGAGGAACACCGAAGAACAAGCTTAAAACACCGGCCATGATTATTCTATTCAATGTGAAAGAAAATAGTTTAAGTTTATAATAACAAAAATACATAAAGCCAAGCCAATAAAATTTGAATAAGTAAAAAGACTTTTATATTAATTATGGGGATTCCCTATTATTTTTATGTCATTGCTCGTTCTTATGATGATATCCTTCTTAAAAAATGGCCGAGCCATTTAAGATGCAAACACTTTTTCTTAGATTTTAATGGTTTGATGCATCCCGCCAGTCAAAAATATCTCAAGACATTGGATTTAGAAAAACTTCCAAAAGACATAGAAAAAGGTATTCTATCTTCTATTTGGAATGAACTGCAACATTCTATTTCTATTGTTCAACCAACGGATACCGTTCAAATCTATATTGATGGTGTCGCCCCTATTGCAAAGATGTTTCAACAGCGAAAGCGTCGTTATATCTCTATTTTTCGTAAAAAAATGTTGAATAATTTTGGTCTATGGGATTCGAATGGCATTAGTCCCGGAACAACTTTTATGACTCGACTACATGCGTCGCTAAAAGCACATATTCGTTATAGTAAAGAATCTTATGAATATTATCTAAGCACATCAGATGAAGTAGGTGAAGGCGAACATAAGCTCTTTGAGCGTCTAAAACGATTATATACAGAGTCAAACGATATTAAGATGATTCATGGAATGGATGCTGATTTGATTATGCTATCGCTTCTTTCACATATACCGAATATTTATTTGATGCGTGAAGATCCAAGGACAGATGAACCTCAATATTTAAATATCGATGCATTACGTAAAGGGATTCTAAAAGACTTACGAAACCAATATCAATGGAGAATTACAGAAGCTGTTATAACAGATACTTACTGTAAAGAAGCAAAAGAAGTTATTGAAACGTATATAGTGCTTTGTTTCCTACTAGGAAATGATTTTATTCCACATCCTATTAATATTCATCTTAAAACAGGGGGTCTTGAAAAAATTCTAAATCTTGCGAAAGAACTATGGAATGAAGGTCTAACATTACTTGATCTAGAAAAACATATCATTCATTGGACGTTTATTGCAAAAATTCTAGATGATTTTAGCAAAACAGAAAATGAAGATGTATTTAATGCAGTCACTCAATATTATCAGAAAAAAGCTCATTATGAAACCGAAGAGGAACGTATCGAGCTTTATCCTATTCTACCAGAGTATCGTGATCCACTCGCCACAGAGCTTTTATACAAAACAGATCCTAAGAAATGGCGACTTTATTATTATAAACATTTGTTCCACACTAGTCTCAATGATACTAAAGTTATTGTGTCTTCTTGCGAATTATATCTAAAAGGTATTCTATGGACGTATCATTATTACAAGGGTCTTCCTAAAGACGATCATTGGTATTATCCTTATACTTATCCACCAACGATTCGTGATCTAGCAAACTTTACTCATAGTCATGTACAAACTTTTGAACAACTTCAGAAGTCTTGGCTAGAACAAACTATACCAAGATACTTTACTCATCCAATGGTTCAACTTCTTTCGATTCTTCCAAAAGAATCTTGTGAATGCCTCCCACCAAAATATAAAGAATATATGCTTCAAATGCCAGAGATTCAATATCATTATCCATCAACTTATCGTCTTCAAACATTTATGAAAACACAGCTATGGGAATGTACACCGGTACTTCCACCTATGGATATTTCTATGATGGAACGAGTTATTAAAATATAAATTCAACTACCAAGGTCTTACTTCAGATCCATAAGATTCATCTTGAAATACCAATCCTCTGTTACGTTTAGTCCATCCTTTTGGCATATTAATTTGTTCGGTTGGGAAAAAACGATAACCATTCCATACATACCATATAAAAGGAAAATCGATTGCATGAGTCTTACTGAAATGCATTTTAAACTTCATCATATCAATAATCATACAATCAATTGTATAAACACCATCTGTTTTGTTAAGACACATTTCATATAATTTTTTCGCACCATTGTAAGTAACAATCATTGCATGTGTACAAAATACAGGGCCGCAATCAATATGATAGCTACTTTCAAATTCAAATTGTGCTCCAAGGTAGAGAACATCAAAATCTTTGGGTGTTAATTCAAAATATTTGGGAGCAAGTATATTCCATTGAGAATGAAACAATACATCGTCTTCTAATACAGTGACCCATGGAATACGTTCATCAATTATTTTCTTCCAAATCTTCATATGGGATAAGAAACAGCCTTGTTTACCTGGATATTGAACAAACTCTTGGTCCCATTCTGCAAATGAAGGATTTTGATAGAGATTCCAATTTTGTTCAAGAAATATTGGATTTTTACCATCGACTGCTGAGATACGATGAACGTTTGTAAATCCAGCATTTTTTATTTTTTCTTGTGCAGTTTCCCATCGTTCAGGATTACGATTAAGATTTATTACATAACAAGGTCCTTTAAGAATATCTTCCCATACCTGGGGTGTCACCATGGGTTCAAAAGGTATATAATGATAGTCTTTTTCGATATTATAGCGCATTTTATAAATATAGTTTATTTATGTTTATATAGAGTATAAGTATAATGACAGAAGCATCTACAAGATTATCTGCACGACCAAGTCGTATAGATATAACTGATCGTGATTGTATTTATTGGCAAGAAAATCCTACAATAAATCCAAGACCTAATGCAACTGGATTAAATCAACCAATTACACCAACCAGTCAACCATATAAAACATATCAAAAAAATTGTTTTGAACTTTTTATTAAAAATATATTTAATGGTATTAATCCATTAGAACAATTAGAAAAAAATATTAAAGATAATACATTTTTAAACAAAGATGAATTTAATAGTGAATTAAATTCTATTAAAACAAAAATAGAATTTGCATTAAATAATTCTGTAATACCTATTAATGAGGCTGTAAAAATAGCCTATTTAAAATATATCACTGATATAAAAAATAAATTAGAAAAAATTATTGATAGAAATTTTACAATTAGAACACGAGCAACACGTCAACCAACACTTCAAATAACCCCAACAACATCTCCATCAACACTAGCGACAACGGGATTTGAAACATCTTTTACATCAAATAAATGGATAATACCAAAAAATACATCTATCGATTTAACACCTTATATGAGTGAAATACAATTAAAAACACCATATCCAAAATATAAATTACAATCTGTTAGAGATACACGAGGATATTCTATTATAAATGATCTATTGATTTATGTATATAAATATATTATAAAGGATGAAAATCATTATGAACCTAATTATAATAATAAAACTTTTATATCGAATTTAACAATATTTATGTATTTATTAATATCAATAGATGTAAATTTAATTCGTTATGAATATTATCATAAAAGTTATAAAACAAGTATTCATTATGTTTTAAAAAAATGGAAGCATATTTATGGTGATAATTTTGATTATATTTCATCTTTTAAAAATGCATTATTATTATTTCTAGATTTTAAATTATCAAAAGCTATAAATAAAATAAATCCCAGAGCAGATACACGAATATTACCTTTAACAGAAAATGAATGGCAATCATATATTTCAATGATAAAACTACAAATGATATATGATTTGGAATTAGAGGATACATTTGATAGAACTGAAAATCATACAAAGTTAATACAAAATTTGAATTCAACTATAGATACCACATTGAGGCGCCCGGAGGCGCAAACTATACTTGAAGTATATGAATATACACTAAGATTTATATTAACAAATGTTGATTATAATGAAATTAAAGAAATTAAACCAAGACAATTAATATATTCAAGATTTAATAAACGTCCGTCTTTACAAAAATCAAATGAAGTTATTACAGAAATAGATAATATAAATCTTACGACAGAAGATATTCTTGATAAATGCAAACTATTATTATCAAACGTTCATACGTATTATAAATCTTATCAAGAAAAAATGCAACAAAAATGTTCGGAATTATCAGAAAAATGCATTAATTTAAATAAGACTCGTAAATTACTGATATCTAAATATCCAATTCGTGTACCAATAGATACTTCAGATAAATCAGTTGAAGATATAAATATTAAAGGAATAAATCGTGAGATAGCTTTGGCTACATTATTTAAAAAATGGAATGAATATAAAGAACCATTAGATAAACAAGAATTTTGGTTACGTTACTTTAATGTATCTTTTAAAGGGGAAGAAGGTGTATTTATAGGTCCAGGAAGAGAATTAATTCAAGTATGTTTAGAAAAAATTCAATATGATTTAGGAGATGTATTTATTCCTATAGATGATTCCTCACGTCGTATAATTATAAATTCAAAATTTACTCCTTCTAATAAATTTTTAGAAAATTCAAAAATAAAAGAATGGAATTTAGAAGCAAAAAAGTCAATATTACAATTTTTAGGTGGATTATTCACAAGAGCTTTATTATTAAACATTGAAATACCATTTTCATTTAGTTATTATACAATTTCATACTTATATTATAAAAACAATATTCAAGAAGATACATTTGGATTTTATTTCTTATTAGATATGCCAAATGCGTCTAAGGATTATTTTAAATTAATGGAAATAGAACCAGAAACGGTTGAATATGTAGGATTAGAATTTAATGATACTTATCCATTAATTGAAAAGAATGAAACGATTACAAATAAAAATTTACCACAATTTATTAATACAATTGGTAAATATATTTTATTAAATCCGGCTGAACCAGAATATCAAGAGCTTTTAGAAGCTTTTTCAAAAGGATTTATACTTAAACGTGAATTTTTAATAGAGAATGGTATTACTATTCGTTATTTAGATAAATTATTAAATGAATCTGGTGGTTCTATTAATGAGAGAAATTTAGATAAATTAATAAACAATAAATTAAATATAGAGACTTCTTCAGTATTAGAAAACTCTACTGAAGAACAAGAAACAAAACGATTAAGATTAATTGAACATCAATTACAAATTGGAAAATGGTTTGTTGATATATTAAATACAGATGGTAGTGATTTTCCATATGAAAAAGTAGGTATTGAAAAACCATCTACTTTAGAAAAACAAACTGAGTTTATGCTTAAAGATTTTTTACCAAAATTATTTTATTTCTGGACCTCTAGTTATAATATAAATATTTTAGAAAAACATATTCTAAAACTATATGAGAGTGATATTTTAAATAAACTACCTACAGCACATACATGTGTTAAAACAATAGATATACCATCTTCTTATAATTCGTATGAAGAACTTTTTGAAAAATTAGCAATAGCTGTTTATAATACACAAGGGTTTGCCTTTGCAGGTGGTATGAAAAATATTATAGATAAGTGTATAAAGAAGGCTTTAAAAACGAATATTTTAAATAACGACTATAATAAATCTTTACGTATGAGTTTAATAACAATTATTAAGTGTCATAAACTATTTACGAAAGAACAAAAAAAGAATCTCATTAAATATATTGAGAATGAAGCGATTGATTTTAAAAATGCTACGAAAAGTAAAATATCTCAATGGAGCAAACAATTATGTAAACAAGTAAAGAAATAAAATGTTTAGATATAAAATAGATCTTTATTTTTGTTTGTTAATAATTCTAAAAATGATTTAAAAATAAGACTATATGTATATTTGTAAGACTCTATATCTTACAAATATGGTGTCTCCTTAGTATAGTGGTTAGTACAAACGGCTGTTAACCGTTAGGTCATCGGTTCGAATCCGATAGGGGACGTCTTATTTTTGAAAGATTTCTAATAAAGATTCTTTATATTTAATAACATTGTTCGTTTTGCTTTTGTTGTTGTTAGATATTTTTGTTTACCGCCTTTTGACATTTGAAATATTACTCTGAAAGGCGAGCGGTAAAAAGTAATCTTCAATATAATTATAATTTCACCATACCAATAAATTTTTTATCATGATTTATAGTTTATTTTATACATTTTTTTGTAATTTGGAGCGGCACCTGTATGTTGGGTTGCCTTTCGTCAAAATGTATAAGAATATTGTATTCACATCGCAAGAGTTGCCCTATCCGTATGAGGAAGAGCTCAGAAGGCGCCAAGCCACAATTAAACGTAAAATGAAGGTCGCCGACGATTACATGCGTCAACATGTTGGCCGACGACGTGGGACACGGTGGACGTTTGGTGTGGGTGGCACGCTTGCAGACGCCAATTAGGCGGGTTGCGCACACTTCACCACTCAAACGTATACCTTCTTTTTGTCGACACCCACGACAATGTACTTGCCACCACGTTTGCCAATGCGGACCTTGTAGTACTTGCCGTTGTGGCGATGACGAGCGCCACCTGCAGCAACGGGGACAGTGACGGCAGGCTTGTTCTCATCCTCCTGGGCAACGCCCTCGACAGCCTCGACAGCCTCCTCGGCAACGTCCTCAACAGCCTCCTCTGCAACAACAGGGACCCGCGCCATCCCCGGAATGTTTGCTAGGCCTTTCCGGGCCATCCATCCCATCCGAGAGCCCGGTCCTGTGCCTTTACCATTACGAGAAGAAGACGCTGGATTTTGACGACGAAGCATCTTTTAATAATACACTAAGAAAAAAATTACATAACTTGTGTTGTCCCATTTGACCACTTTTACATCCATAACATGTAAAGTAGGCGCAGATCGCAAAATGGTACGCACCATCACCGTCGAGCCCTACATGCCCTTCGAGGACTATAATTATGTTTAAATCTATTTAAAAATAACTTTACTTATTAATTTGGGCAAAAGACCCTTTAGCCACCCATAACTCAGTTGGAAGAGTAGCGGACTGTAATAGTATGCCTAAAGTAATCCGTTTGTCCCTGGTTCGATCCCAGGTGGGTGGACATCCTTTATTTTTATTTATCTTTTCTTTATACCTCTACGATGTGAGTTCCTTCTGGATAAATATCATTTTCTATTTCCATATTAATCCATTTAGAAGGCATATAAATTAGTTTTTCTGCATTTGAATTTAACCAACCCGCCCACCATCCAAAGGTTGAATTGCTACAAATTCCACCTTTTCTACATCGTTGCATCAAATAAAAACATGCTATTTCATCTTGTTCATTGAGTGTAATAAAGTTAAAATGATATTGGTGTAATTGTTCAATTAAATCAGGATAAATATGCCCAATTTTATTAGGTTCATTGGAAAATAGAACTATATTTGATTGAGGGTCCTTTTCTCCAATCTCTTTTAAACATGTTTCATAATATTTGTTCAATCGAATAAAGTGCTTTTGATTGGTTAAATAATCTCCTAACCGAACATGTAAGAAATAACTTTTTTTAATAAACGATAATATTCTTAGATAAGTTTGTTCAAGATAGAATGTAATATATTCTGGTTCTTTTAAAAGCTCCAAGATATCCATACGATAATCTTTAAAATATTTTTCATTTTGAAAAAAACCATAAGATATAACTATCGACTTATTTTTAAAATCGGGTAGTTCTTTATCAACATCTAAATAAGTAAGAAATTTATCATGAGGTTCTTTATATTCTATTTCATATGATATTGGATCCATATGATACCAAGGTGTTTGCATAAAACGCTTTACTAACCAATCATATGTTTGATAACTATGATGACTTTGTATTTGCCAATTTTCAAAACGAAACATTGTTTCATATTTACGAGCGATTGCATATACAAAAATCATTTGAAAAATGCGATTACATACACCTGTTGGACCAATAATAACACCTATCATTCTATAAAGTTTAATGATTTTATGTTTATATAATAAGATGGATGATAAATGGCTTCAAGAGGAAGAAATTTATCTAAAAGATCTATCTAAATTATGTCAAGAACTTTCATGTAAATTTAAACGCTATCATGATATTTATAGAGAACGACAAGCAAAGTTTAAAATTCCAGCCATTGTTATTTCTTCTATAACTGGGATTATTTCATTTGGTACATCTAATTTTCCACCACAATATAGTAATTATGTATCGATTGGGGTAGGAATTTCATCCTTATTTATTGCATTACTTAATTCAATTGAATCTTATATGAAAATTGGGGAAAATATGTCGGGATCTATTCAAGCTTCTATGAGTTTTCAAAAATTAAAAGAATCAATTGATATTGAACTTGCTTTACCTGAAGAAGATCGTACTTCAAAGGGTATTATATTCTTACGTGAATGTTATTCTAAATACGATAAGATATGGGATCTTGCCCCTAGCATTCTTAAAAATGTACGTTTTATCCGTCCAAGTTATGAACCAAAAGCTCAAATCAGTGTAACTTTAAAACAAGACAATAATACATCCGATATTGAACAAACAGAAATGACCATTAGTGAAACATTAGAAGAAGATCGTGTGGATTCTCCAAAAAATAAAAAAGCGAAAACTATTTTTTTCGCTTAAATCTATTTTGGTAGTAAAGTTAATATCTCACGATATAATTGATACGCTTGTTGAATTGTCAATCGTTTTTCTACTTCAGGTTCAATTAATCCTAATACCCATGCTTCGTATTTTTGTCGACATTCTATTGAAATACCCGATAAATCAACCATATGATGAATCATAACACATGTCATTCCAAGCGCATATATATCAATACGATCAATGTATTGTGTCATATCTTGGATCCATTCTTTTGGATTTTGTTGATATTTATATAAAATTATATTTAATTTTTTTATAATAACTTCTTTTACTGAAATACCCATAGGTTGGTTTTGAAGTAAATAATATTCATAATTTTGTTGGATATTTGGTCCAAAATAAGATAAGTATTCATCCCAGAATTGAATCATTTCATTTGGATCACATACGGAATGACATTTATTCATATAGTAATATGTTGCAAATAGATACTCCGGTGGATATGTAAAATAAGGATAACTAATACGTTCATTTTTATAATAGTTATAAATTTCATTAAATGGAAGGGTTAATCCAAAATCACTAATTTTAGCAACACCATTATGGATAAGAATATTTTCTGGCTTAATATCTTGATGAACATGCTGATTTTTTATCATGACATAAATACCTAATAAAATATTATTTAAAATACGAATCCAATATTCAATCGGAAATTTTTGATTATATTGAATCGAATATTTAACAATTACATTAATTAAATTATCTCCTGCATATGGCATTGAAATTTGTGGAAAACGATCAACGTTTGTAGGTATATTTTTACATTTTTGAAAGGCTTTGTTTTGCTCTACCGTTTGTTTTTTACTCATACAACTTTCAATTGGCACAATCAAATATTTACCTCTCGGGTCCCATTTCGCAATTTTTCGTGCAATATTTTGTTCCATTTTAAAATAGCGATCGTATTTGGTAAATACTTTGCTTACCATAGGTTCAGCTGATGGAGGACGATATCTTTCTTGATTATAATCACATGCTACTCTTGGAGATAAAACACATCCAAAAGATCCTTCACCTAAAACTCGATCTTTTTTTTCATTCATACTTATTTTGTTAAGAGAAATTTAATCCATTTTGTAAAAAAATCCTTTCCAGATGCCATATGTTTTTCAGGATGAAATTGAATTCCAATCCATTTCTTATTTGGTTGATAACCTATCCATATTTGTGAATCCTTTTGTAACACTGGAATCCACGAAGTAGGTAATTTAATTATAAAATCATGATGACTGAATTCATACTTTCTTTTAGCTATATTAAATGGCTCAAAAATCTGTAAAACTTTTCTAAATTCATGGAGTTCTCTATCCTCATAAGAATCAATCTTTCCTTTTAAAGTATGAACCATCCATTGATATCCAAAGCATATACCTAATATAGGAATATCCAAATCCAATATTTTTTTAAGTGACTGTAAAGGTGTTTCTAAAATACGATGATTTGATCCTGATAAAATAATTCCATTGATATTAAGAGATTGTATTTTATTTATTATATTTCGTGTTGTATAAGGTAAAACGGTTATTAGAATTTTTTTATCAATAGTTTTAAATATTTGAATCAATTGAGATATAGTTGAATAATTAAGATCTGTATAAAAATCAATGATACATAAATGGAAAGACATAAGTTATCTATATGAATATGAGTTTATTTAATTAAAACGATTTCTTATTCACATAATAGATGGGATGCCTTTTTTAGGTTTAATCATATCGAGTTGTGCTTTTTTAATACCAACTGTTTTAGCATATCGTAAAAAGAAATATATCATGGCAAGAACATGTGGAATTTTAACTTTAACAAGCGTTTTATATCATGGAACACAACATTTGTTTTTTAAGACAATCGATATTTTTTATGCACATGGGGTGGCAGTTGTGTATACTTGGACGAGTATTAAAAAGTACGTTAAATATCGCCGCTTATACGATATTTTCATTTTATCAGGTGTTGGTACTAGTATCTATATATTTTATGATAAAAGTTGCAATAAAGATGAACCTTATCAAGACCATTGGCATATGGTCATGCATTTTATCAGTCAAGGAGCATGGATCCTTCATGCATTAGATTCTAAAATCTAAACCATTTAGTAAGGAATGGAAGCAATCACTCAATTGTATCCAAAAGATTTGGAATTGTCTATAGAATCACTTTCTTTAGATCAATCTCTTAAAAAACAGTTAGTAGAAGAATTTATTGATAAACCTTTTATAACAAATGAATTAAATAAGTTATTACAAATATCTACTTATCATCAAATTCATCAACAAGGTATAATATTTAACTATATTCCTGTACACTATTTATCAGTATCTTTAGTCAAAAAAGTCGTTCGTCGTATTATTACATTAAAGCGTATTTATAGATTAACTGAACCGATTTCAATTTGGTTAATACCTTTGTCCTTAAAACGATGCTTTCCTCAAAAAGGAGAACGTGTGTCAGCAAAACATATTAATGGAGGTTACACATATCTTCATAATAATACGATATATATATATCGTTATGAAGAATTTCCAAAAGTCATACTCCATGAAGTGCTTCATCATACTAGATTACAAACAGAATGGACCTCTAAACAATGGATGCGTCTATATGACTTTTTAGGAATTGATGAAACAAATTGTCCAACAAATTGTCAAACCATTTTACAGCCAAGTGAAGCCATTATTGAAGTATGGGCGATTTATTATCAATGTATATTTTTAGCTTATGAAAAACAAACACCTTTCCAAACTTTTTATCAACAAGAATTGGAGTGGAGTCTTTATCAAACTCGGCGATTGCTTAAGTATCATCAAACCTATTTTTCAAAAGGATGGAAAGAAGATACTCATGCATATAGCTATATTGTATTAAAAACATGTTTGTGGTATTATTGGGATACTTTTTCAAAAATAAAATTGCCTTACAATGATCGTAAATTAACAGATTTTTTTATCCAATATCTATTTCAATCTAATTTTCAAAAAGCGATTCAAGATAGTAAAACATATCGTTCAAAATCATTTTGTATGACTTGGTTGGGTAAATATTGAATGAAATTAATGTTTGTTTTGTTTAAGGATGGAAATTTGTAAATCCTTTGATTGTATCAAAAATGCAGATTTATCAAATATTACAAAGCGAACATATTTAGAACGTCTTCGGTATATAATTCAAGATACAAAAACAGACTTATATACAATTTTAACCAATCCAAGAAAATATCTTGAGTGGATAAAAAATCATTCATCGTCCTTACAAACACAAAAAAGTTATATCAGTGCGATTTTAGCTGTCTTTAAACATACTCCTGATATGAAGAAAACAGAACAAAAGTATTATTACGAATGGTATCAAGGATTTAAAGAGATTCATACACAAATCGATCAAAAATATAAACTTAATCAACCTACTGAAAAGCAACAACAAGCGTATGTTCATTATATTGATATCATTCGTAAAAGAGATGAATTAGAAAAAGGCTCACGTGAGCGTTTACTTTTAGCAATGTATACCTATTTACCTCCTTTACGAAGTGATTTTAATCGAATTTATATCTATGATAAGAAACCTTCTTCTTATGATCATAAAAATTATATTCGCTTATTTGATACAACGCCTAAATTGATTTTAAATGAATATAAAACAGTTACAAAGAATGATTCTTTTGATAAAGACCTTCCTCCTGAATTAGTAGATGAAATCAAAGAAAATTTAAAAAAAGAACCTCGTGAATGGTTGTTTATGGATCGTGAAAAGAAGCCTTATAAAGAAAATTCTTACAATCGTTGGGTCAATCGTACATTACAAAAATTATTTCATAAACCGTTAACTATATCATTAATACGTCATTCTTATATTAATAGTCTTGATTTTAATAAAATGACCATTGTAGAAAAAGAAATGATTGCAAAAGATATGGCACATACTGTAAATACTCAGGACCGATATCGTCTTATTTTCAATTAAATTATATTTTTAAAATTATCATTAAAATTTTTAATTTTTAGAAAATCATTTGTAGTTGTCGTTGGAATAAGATCCGGATTTGTAAAGAATGCATAAATGCGATTGTTTTGTGAAATAAGTTTTTGGGATTGATTTATAATTTTAGAAGGATTTTTGCGTATTAAAGTAAGAAAATTTTTTAATATTTTTATGCGATTAGTTTCAATTTTATTAAGAACATTACGATTTAATTGTATACGGTTTGTAGCATAAATATTTTTAACAATAAATGGACGTATATCATAGGGACGATATTGAATAGAATCATTTGAATAACATTTCCATATATTATTAGCTGTATTACCAATAATACGAAAATTAGCAATTTGTGTATTATCCACTATTTGTACATCCTCCACTTTACGATAGAGTACATAAACATTCTTCGGCGTTGATGAGGTACCTATTGGTGTATATACACGAATACGTAAAATATTTTGTGTATTTAATAAATCCATTTGTATTGGATTATGAATTTTTAGAGGATTATTAACTGCCTTACTATTATCAATTAGAGGTTTCTTTTTATTTTGAAGATCTGATAAGAGTGGAATTGGACATTCGTTTTCTTTTTTACATTTTACATTAAATATTGAGTAACATTCATCATAATTCTTACATGCAAAATAACTTGCAACCATTGTATTATTTATTTCTACAACAATCGTAGATTCAACTGGATAATCTAATATATTTGTTGAACTAAATACTAATTTAAATTCATATTTACCAGGTGTAGTGATATTAAGAATACCATTATAATCAATATAAGTAGATTCTGTTGTAGATGTTGTGATTGGGATTGTTAAACCATTTTTATCTGCTAATGTAATTCTCATATTTTCTAAATAAATTGGTAAATCTTCATCAAATATAAAATCAGATAGACTATGAATACGATAATTATCATATTTTGATGGAATTAAATATTTTTTAGTAATAAGACCATTTTTTAATATTTCAGTTGTATCATATAGTGAATCTTCTATATTTTGTATATAAGTTTCAAGTTGATTATTTTGTTCTTGAAAAATATTTCGTAATTTTTCAATGGAATAAGTTTTTATAGTACTGTAAGGTAATATATTAACAAGTTTTCTAGATGGATCTGTAAGTTTCCAATCAGAATCAATCATTTCAGTTGGAAGATATATTCCAAATGGATAATCACGAACATTTAATAATGTATTATCATATCCTATAAAGGTAGATAAATTCCACGTTGTTTGTACGGAAGTTTTTAAATTAAAAGGTAATTGAGAAGGTACCATTAAGCGATTACAATAATCAATATAGAATCTATATATATAAGTATCTATAGATGTTTTTGGACGCAATTGAAGTCCTTTACCAGATAAAACTACATAATCAAACCATAATTTTTCAATAATGTTTAAATCAGGAGTATTGTAATCACCCATATACAATAATTGATTACCATTTACTGGACTGGGACGTATCGTACTAATTGAAGTAATATTTTGTAAATTCGAAGTAAAACCAATTTCAATACCATATCTCGATGTAATTTTTGTCAAATTTAATAAAGAAGGAACATTTTTAACAGCAGCATTTTTACAGGAAGCATCTGGATCTAATTCCCAATTTTTAAAATATATTCGAGCATATTCTGGTTCTGCTTTACTATAAGGTGTAACACCTGTTATATTTTTTGGATTTTGATAGAATGGATTTTTATCGGCGGCGGCAATATTATGTTCTCCAAATTGTGAAATATATTTATTGTATGTATTTGCAACATCTATTGGATTATATAAAGCAGTCGGTGTATTTATTGGAATAACTTCTTGATAACAAAACGCCCAATCTTTTAAAGAGCCGCGTTTTGTTATGGTTTCATAAGGAATTTTTTCAGGTTGATCTGGATCTTCAAGCCATCCTGGAAACTCTTGTTTACATACACCTTTAAAGTTATTATTTTCTTTTAACTTACGACGTTCAATTGCAATTGTTCTTAATAATTCATATTTTTGTTTTTCATTTGTATAATTTGTTGCCGTTGATAATGTATTTGATAATAAGGTTGCTTGATCCATAAAAATAGTTTGAAAATCTGTATCAGGTAAAGCATAGTAACCTTGATCACAACCTTCTTTATCGGTTGTAAAATACATTACACAAGGTCGTGATGGAAGTCCAAAATCTTCCATTGATGGATACTTTTGTAAGAGTATCCATGATAGAAGTAATATTAAGAAAACCACAAAACTATAAATATAAATCATATCTTTTACCTCCCATTGTTGTATCCATGTGATTATAACTAAATAAATAAAGGAAGTACCTATCAATGCACGATTTTGCTGTTGAATCCCTATCATTAAACATAATAAGATGAGAGACAATAGAACTATATGAAACATCTTACTTATTAAATCTCTACCTATTAAACAGATTATATTAACCTAACTTAAGATGCCCATTGAAGACGTCGACTATTTAAAAAAGAATAGTGAAAAACAAAATTATATCTTTTTGGTCAATAGTAAAGATCGTGATAAAGAAACTTTTCAAACCCCTTCTGAATATGTTGTAGATTTTACAAATCCTTTTACAAATGTTATAGGATTAAATGTTATAGATGCAGCTATTCCACGTACAATGTATAATATAGATTATTACAATAATACATTTTATTACTTTATTCATAGTTCAAATTATGATATGAATCAAATTTCAGAATCAATGTTTCAAAAAACAACATTGGATCCAGGAGATTATACCATTCAAACTCTTGTAGATACACTTAATAAAACTTTATATATGCCTTTAAATTCCAATCTAAGTTCATGCAATGTGTATATTACTGCATCTACTCTCAGTAATCCACCAGATGTTAAAAATCGTATTCAATTTGATTGTCCTTATCCATTTATGTTTGATATGAAACGTTCCACTATTGCCGAAAATTTAGGATTTGATCTTTATATTCAAACAGCTGAAAATCTTAAAAGTGATTTAATAAAAGATTATCAACCTTTTTTTATTAATACATATCCAACAATTACGGATTCCAATGTTATACAAGTTTATAATGAAACACGTAAAAAGAAAACAAAAGATGAAATTATTGCAGGATTACCATTATCATATACAATTGCTCAAACATTAACAGAACGTATATATCCATTTGGTACAAATCTACAATTATATCATAGTGTAGATTTACCTTTTTCTCAAGCTAAAGGAACTAGTTATACTATATTTGAAGGCCCCCGAGGAGTTATTAATCAAATTCCTTTAACTTCCAAAGTTGCTCAACAATTTTATGTATCAAGTGAAACAACCTTAACACAATTATTTGTTGCTTTTTATACAAATGTTATTTCAACCAATCGTTATGGTGAATTTGAACTACGTACAGATAATAACAATACTCCTGATTCTTTACTTGCAGTAAGTAATTCAAATATAGCTATAAGTTATGTGGATGGAACTCTTTCTGATTCATCTAATTTAACATCCCGTCTATATGCCAATAGTAATTATTGGATTGTATTTAAGGAAAATCCAAATATTAGTGTATATTATAATGATGTTTTAACTGAAAAGACTACGTTCTTGGTATATAATGGTTCCTCATGGGTTCCAGCACGGGATGATTTAACAAATAAAATTTATTATCAACTCTCTATGCAAATTAATGTGACGGATGACTATCATCGTATCAAATCTCCTGGTATTTATTCATTAATTGGAGAACCTTATATTATTATTCGTTGTAAAGAAATTGAAGAAAATAGTTTCCGTTCTTTATCTTATATGAAGCATCAATTAGGTATTGCAAAAATAAAATTAGGTATTGTTGGTTACCGTGAAGAACGATTGGATTTTGCAAACATTCCTTTACGTGAGTTTCATCCCATTGGACGACTATCACGTTTGACATTGCGTTTTGAAACAGCTTCTGGACAATTGTATGATTTTAAAGGAGTCAATCATAATATAACTTTTAGTATTCAGTATTATGAACCAAAAATAAAAGCAGATTTTCAAAAATCTATTATTAATTCAAATTATAACGGTAACTTTATAGATTATATGTATAAACAAGAAGAACAAGAGGAAGAAAGTGATGATCAAGATATTGATTATAACCGTGATACATTAGAAAGTTATCGACGTGCTGAATCAAGAAATTTACCTTGGCAATTTGCTCAACGCAATATTCAGCAATATTATGATTTAAATGTCGATGAAGATCAGCTTGAAGAAGAGGAGGATGAAGAAGAATCTTGATGAAAACTTTGAATGAACTCTCTAAACTTCTTACGTGGAGGAATGTATCGCTTACACAATGTATGAAACGGAATCTTTTCACGAACTGCTATTTCATAAAGCAATCTTTTATTTTGCTGTACTATACTATTATATATCATTTCAAATATTTTTTCTGGAATTTTCATAATCATTATAGAAATAATAAAAAGAATCTCAATTTTTATAAAGTTAAAAAGTTGCAAAATCACGTTCGCATGAAAAACCTTCTACAACATCTTTAGTCTTCGTAGAAACATTATCTTGCATTTGATTTAAAAAACGTTCTACTAAACTTTCTGTTACTATACCCGCTTTCACTAATTTTTCTAAATCTTCGTTGGATACTTGATCTTTTGAAATGGCTTCAAATAATTCTGTTTCTTTTTTGGTAAGAGGATGTTTTTCATTAGGTCTTTCTTTGGTTAACATTTCTCTCACAATCTTAGAACTCTTTAGTTCTTGAGCTTTAGGTTCGTTGTCTTCTTCTTTGTCTTCTTCTTCCTCTGGTTCTGTATCAAAGGGTTCTTCGGTAGTTTCTTTATTTTTAGAATCTGTATTCATTTTATCATTTTTTAATTTTTTTTGAAATAATTTAACTGCTTCTTCTGGTTTAATTTTTTTAATTGTTTCAATATCTTCTTCGGTCATTTCTTTTGCTTCAAATCCTTCATAAATAGAACTACAACCGAAGAAGAGATTTAACATGAGTATAACAAATAAAATGAAAATAATTACTAGTAAAACATTATTGGATAGAGCCAAAGCCATTGGGATATCAATCTTATTTTGTAAAAATATTTTTATTTTTTAGATTCCGTTTAAAACGTTCTCGGCGAAGAGTAATAATACCTTGTTGTTTTCCATAACATTCTAAAGAAAATTTATTAAATAGTTTCTTACGACTTAATAAATTTTTAAATAAAGCTGCTGTTAGGAATTGAATGATACATAATAAGTCTGTTGATTGTCCGGCTAGATACATGGCATAGAACATTGTCAAGATGGAATGAATACTTAAAATAGAGTTGTTTTGTAATTGAAGAACAGAGAGACATGATTTTGTTTCAAATACATATAAACATTTTTCTTTTTCATATGCGAATACACTATAAGCAGGTAAAAATAGATCTCCTTTATAACGTTCAATAACATGAAGATTTTTAAATTGATCATGTATTTCTTTTTCAATGATTTTTAATGGACCCTCATAAAATGCATATTGAATGGGTTTTACATTCGGTTCCACGGTTTGATGAAGTTTTAAATAAATAGGATCTTCCTTTAAATATTCATATATAACATCCCATCCAAAGGAAGGCATCTTTCGTTCTTGTATAAAAGTAAGTAGATTATCATAAATCGTATTTGGTATTGACAAATAATAATTATTTAAATTAAATTTACAGGGATAATTTAGTGGATAATATTCATAGAATTTTAACATACGTTCATATACCTTTGGCCAACGATGCGCATCATAGGGTTGAGATGAAATTGTATGAATCGTATACTTTAAAAATTCAATATTTACGCTAGGAATATTGAACGAAGTTGATACTGCATTTTTCTTTAAAATTTTAAAATCTTTTTTAGATACCTGAGTGATATCCAAAAGTTGTAATCCTTGACTATATACTTTGAATGTATTTTTATGAAGTGCTTCAGATGCTGTAATTAAATCAATATGATGTTGTTTTTTAAAATATATGATTAAGGCTTTAATAATACCTTTTGCGTCATAGGTAAAGAGGTCAATATCTGGGAGTTCATATTCCTTATAGAATTTGGCTTTTTTTGGTAAAAGATCATTAATCGCACTACCACCGTATAATAAGATATCATATTTCTTTAAAAAATTAACACATATATCATATAAGTATTTATATTTATTATAATTATACTTTTCAATTTCTTGATTTTTCTTTTCTGCAATTATTGCAATGCGTTGAAGTTGTTTTTCTAAATTTCCCTGAAATTTTTTATATAAAAGACGATCCATCTCTCTTAATAATAAAAAATATATTCCTTGAATAGAACAAGCCTATGTTTGAAGGAACTGATTTAAATTCTGCCTATGGCATGATGGAAACCCAAAACTATAATATGGTTGCAACTCAACCAACCACACCTCAATTCCCAGCGCCTCCTGAAATGACGCAACAAGGAAAACCTGTTCGTCAAATGGTTTCTGTTCAACAACCAGGAGAAGTACCTTATCAACCTCCTCCCGTAATGTTTGCGAAAGAACCAGACCTAAAAACAATTTCTTCTAATAGTTTTTGGGATCGCATTTCTGAAAAACGCTTTGAAGTATTAAAAGTATTTATGCTTTCATTAATCATTGTATTGGCTATTTCAATGGACCATGTATGCGTACATTATCTAACCAATTATATTTCAAACTCACTTCTCACCTATACACAAGAACTATTAGTACGTATGAGTTATCCCATTGCTGTTTTACTTGTAATTTGGTTCTTAAAATCAATGTAAATGCAATTAGAGTTCTTCTTTACAGGATTTTTCTTTTTATACGATAAGGGAATAGATGTCAACCATTTCACCTCCACAAGAGGATAATTTTATTGGAAGGTTTTTAAATAATCTTCAAGATAAACTACAATTTATATTTAATGATATTCAAACCGATTATCAAACAATCCCTGAAGGCTCAGGAAAATCCTTTTTAAAAAAAGGACAATTGGCACTTATATTTTTATATATAGTTGTCACTATTTTGTTAATCGTTTATGCCATATTCTATCGTATAGACAAAGCAAAATTATCTCGTATTGAATTACCATACAATATAGAAACTATTTCTTATCAGGCACTTGACTTTACACATCCAAAATATAAAGGTAAATATCAATATTTTCCAATTCTCCTATTTGTATCCATTATATTAGTATTAACTATAAGTGTATTTATTTTATCTATAATTAAATTTACAAATTTTAAAGTGAAAGCATTCTACTTTATGATGGCAATTATATTACTAATCCCTGTAATTATATATATTATTCTCTATGCAAATATTTCAAAATATTTAAAACCACGAAATGAAGCGAAAGAAAAAATCAATGATATTTTCTATAAATATATGATTGATGATCTTAACGCAAAGAATATACTCTCAATAATCCCAGATGGAGGAAGATATAGTAATTTCCCAATGATTCAATCTTTAAAAATATTAGCAGATCAAACAGGTACAGAAACTGAGAATATAAAAATACAAAAATTAACAAAGGCTATTATTACATTTACATTATATAAATATTATATCCAAAAATCAATGGAAGATTATTTATTAGAACGTGCTCTTGCAGACACTTTTAACAAATATTCCATTAAAAAAATAGATTATTGCAAGTATTTACCAAATACATTACGTTCTTTAACAACTTTTGATATTAGTAAAATTGTTAATTTTACCCCTGAATTATCAAGAGTATTTACATCAAACAGTCTAAATATAGCAAAAAAATCTGCGAATATAATTTTACGAGAAGTAAATGGATATCTTGATAAAATACATGTAAATGAAGATATTATCAAAAAATTTATTATGACAAACACTATCATATGGATTATCTTCATGATGATGATAAGTATTATTCTTATAGCTGTTATGAAATTTCAACCTAATACCATCTAGATTTTTATTTACAGATGATTTTCTTTTTAGATGATAAGAGAACAACCATTATGTTAGATAAAACAAATGATTGTATAGATGATAATTTATTTGTGCTCGTATACGGATTAATAATTATTGCTATGTATCTTGTTACCATCGTTTATATTTCTCTTTCATTCGAAAACTATGCAAAATATAATAAAGACCGTCAAATAATGAAGGATGCAAAATATTACGAGGAAACATTTTTATATAAATTTTTAAAATATATACGTGGTGATGGTAAAGGTAGTATTGAAGCTCCAATGATGGATGTTCTTGGTAAACAAAAAATACCTAAAGAATACGATCAATATGGAATACATGAAGCTCATAAAACAATTAGTATTAATTATACATTAATGATCACATTTATGTCATTAATTGTCTTACATTTTATATTCTATTTAGTGGTAAAGTATATTGTAAAAAGTAATATTTGTGGATTAGATTTTCAACTCTATGGTAAAGTGTTTTTCGTGGCTTTAATTCCAATGATAATTACAATTATATCAACTATTGAATTCTACGATAAGAAATTTAACCAATTATTAATTAGTTTAAAATTTACTAATAGAAAAATTGCAAATGTAAATCGTATTCTTATGAAAAATATTACAACTGATCGTTCATTTTTAAATGCATTAACAATGAATGATTCACTCAGTTTAATACTCATTCTTCAGCAACAAACAAATGAAGAAAATTTAAAACGATTACTTATCACACAAAGTATTTATTCAAGTATTGTGAATTCAATTGATGCATCTTCTTCAAATATTCAAGATATTAATGATATTTTTAATGACCCAAATACAAAATCAAGTGCAGACCTCGTACCTTATTTAAAAATTGGATTAAATTTAGAGAATATTTTAAAAGAATACCAACAAAATAATAGTCTAGGAGAAGTATTTAGACGTATTTACCCAAATGAAAGTTCAAGAGATAATTTAATAAATCAACTTGAAAGTAGAATAGATGCAATACTTGAAAATATTACAAGTGAAATAGGTAACCTAAATACAGATTTTCAAGAAAATGCAAATAAATATATGAAAGGAGTCTTAATATTTAATGTTTTTATGTTATTATTAGTGGTAATTATTATTGGAGCTTTGTTAAAATTAATGATTTCACCTGAAACTTTTCAATGGATACTTACTAAATTGAATGATGTATTCAATAAAGGATCTAAATTATTGATTTTAATCATACCTATTATTCTCATCTTTATTTTAACTAAATAAAGTTTCTTTTTTCATTTCTATACATTAAGGAACACTAATGCTTATACAATTTTATATTGGAACAATTGTGTTATGTTTTATTCTTTTAATCATATATTTTATTTGGTATACGAATATGATTTTAACTCTACATAAAAATTTGGAAAGTGCTCAAAAAGGACAAATTGAATGTTTGAATGATCCCATAGAGATTGAAACTGTAAGATATAAAATGAAAAGTTTATACAAAGATGAAAGTATAAAAAATACATTAATAGGTTTTGCTATTCCATTAATTATATTATCATGTTTTATCATCATAATAGGACTGTATATTCAATATGGAAAAGGATACAATCAAATATCAATCTTGCCTGGACTTATCCTTCTATTATTTGCAATAAGTATAATTGCAACGTTTAAACAAGAAAATTTTACTGAAAATACAGTTTTGAATGAATATGATATAAAATATACAGCAATTAAAGATAAACTCCAAAGCATTGTAAATGACAATTATCAATCAGTTTCAAATTTACCCGAAGAGATTTTAAATACATTAATACAACGATTTATTGACTATAATTCTTTACATCAAGTGGTAAAGACACCTATTTATTCAAAATATGAAGCATTAGATATATTAAAAAATCAATTATCAATTCCTTATGATAATAGTATTAGTGTAACAGAATTAATGAAATATCTTAAATTTAATACAGATACTTCTCGTACCGTTAAAGGAGTCGATGCAGATGGAAACGTTGCAGATATTCCAGTTTATTTAACAGATATTGATTATTTGGTTCGGTACAGTGATACACCTGATTTACTATTTAAAAATGATTTAGCTGGAACAAATACATATAATCCATATGAAACTTTAAAATCATCTTTAAAAGTTCATATAAATGTTATTATTGTTTGGACTATTTTATTAAGTTATCTACTATTCCATTTAATATATCGCAATTATGGAAGCGAAAGTCGTTTTGTACAACTATTTATATTGTTAATGATTTTATTTATTATTATTATTTTAATAAGAGTATATATATCAGATTTCTATTAAATTTTTTAACTTATTTTATCTTCTCGTATAATAATAGAGTTTTATTTTAATGGCGTCCATTGCAACAGGATTAAGTGTTGGTTATATAGGAATTGTTATACTTATAGTTTGTATTACATGGATTATTTTAATTAAAATTGGTTACGATTTTAATTTGGCTTATAAATTGGGAATGATTAAACAGCATAGTTGTGGAGAAATTTATTTAGAAGGAGAAACACCTCGTTCAAGTATTTATGATTATTATACAGGCAAAAAAGATATAAAAGCTATAAAGAAAAAATTAGAAACATTATTTCGATTATTCTTCGTTTCTATACTTTTAAGCATTATTCCAGTCATTATATATTTCTCATATGTAATCATTAAAGCAAATACAATATCAGATCGTATTACCGCAGGTATCATTACAGTTTTAAGTATTGTATTATTGAGTATATGGAATGCTTTTTCAAAAGATACATCTAAATCAACTATAAATCCTTTTAATAATGTTATTTATGCATTCGGAAATACCATTACTGTATCAAAAGATCAATTGATTGGTACACAAATTAGTTTATTAATCCCTATTCTTATCACATTTATCTTAGCAAAACTCTATGGAAATTTTTCATGGTGGGGTGGAAATAGTCCAGAATTAAGTTTTCCAAGTAGTATTGGAACAATATTGATTGTTTCATGTATCATTGTTCTTATCTTACTTCCCTTTATTAGTACTCAAATTTATGATTTAAATGAAAATATTGAAGATTATTACAGTGATAAAATAGATAAGATTAATGAAGCAGTTACTGAAGAAGTCGATGGAAATACAGAGGCCAATAAGAGTGTACGCAATTTAATTGCACGTAATATTCAATCATTGGAAAATTTAAGTGAAATTCCAGATAAGAATAATTTACAAGGTTATGCAAATGAGTATTATCGTTATGTTGTACATACACCAAATCTTGCAGAAATACGAGCGGTCACACTTCCTACTGAAATGAATGAGATTATTGACCCAACATATTTTAAAAGTGAAATTATTATTAAACTCAAATATGATTTATTGGCATATTACCAATCAACAGATAAAAGTACTGCGATGGCTTTTAATATTCGTCCTTATCTCAAAACCTCCTATCAATCAGCAATTAATGAAACCACTGGTCTTGCAGTTGCTGGAAAAGAAAGAGATCATGCAAAGATTCGTGAAATTCTAACATCAGGTGTAATAAATAATGATAGCTATAAGTTTATTAATGCTTTACCAGGAGAAGTCCAATCCATTCTTATTGGTTTACGTTCTAATACACAAATGGAAGATACGGCTCAAAAATTCTTTAAATTATCCAATATTTTATCTATTTTACTATTTACAATTATTTTCTATGGAATTTTCCATCGTTTGTATGCCAATAGTATCAATGGAAATGTGCGACAAAGTTTAGCATTGGTTGTATTGATCCTTATGGTGGCACTTGCTTTTATTGGCTTATTCCTTCAAGGAATCTATCTATAAAAAAATCTATAAAGTATGTTAAGGAGACTTATGCCAAGTCTAGATGATAAAGTAAAAGAATTTGGAATTCGATGGAAAGATTTAACTTCTCTCGGGTTGCCAACTTCAGGATTAGGTGAACAGTTATTATCGAATGAGCAACTCTATGAAATGGATCCAGACCGTTTAAATTTTTATTTACAATTTTTATCAGCAATTACTGGATCAAATCCTGATATTGTAAAAAAAGTATTGGCAAAAGAAAATTTAACACGTCATCAACGTGAACAAATGAATGATAGTATGCGAAAAGTTTATAAATATTTCCATAAACAAAAAGCAGATCACGATAAACTTATGCGAACTACTACTGACAAGAAAACGGACGCAAACGGAGCATCTTATTTAGAATTAAAAGATATATACACAAGTGATAATTATCCTACGATTACAGATATAGATCAAATATTAAAGGTTGAACAAATTACAAACTTAAATAAAGACCCTAAAATAAATGCTTTAAAAGGTAAACTCCCATTTATTCAATCTTTAAATTTAACTGATCAAGACAATTTGAAAGTTTTAAAAGATGCTCTTGAAACATTTAAAAAACAAAAACAAGATCTTATGACGTATCGTAATGAAATGGATCGTATAAATGAAGGTTTGAAAGGAAATATATTAACGGCAAATAGTACAATTCAACCTGCTGTATCTATGGAAGAATTACGTAAAGTCCAAGGTGGAGGTGAATCCATAGAAGGTGGAGCTACCTATAAAGATTTCCGTAAATTGTATGATGCTGAAAAAGATCCTGAATTAAAAATCAAAGATGGCTATGATGCAGATACAGATAATTTTGATAAAAAAGATCCTAAGAGCACTGATTTTAAAGTAGTTAATGAAGTAACTGGTCGTAAAGCTTTACCAACTGAAAAAGTAACCAAACCCGTCGTGGATGCTTATATGACAAGTGCAAGTTTTTCACCAGAAGTCGAAAAAGTCACAATGGGGGATCGTATAGTTTTCATATTAGCAACTTATATTATTCGTGGTATAGCTCTATTCTTATTGGAATGGGGAGTTTATACCAATTTTATTGATAGTTTTAATAAAGCTTTTGCCTTTTACTTTGGAATATATGCTTGTATTTTCTTATTGCTTTATATTCTCGTTAATGCTCGTCAAGATGACTATGTATTCCGTATGCTATTTTTCTATATAAACACACAATCTGAAAATAACAAAGGTGTATTACGTATTATTGTGCATCTATTATCAATTTTAATGTTATTCCCCATTCCATTCATTGTAAAAGAATTCCGTGAATTTAAGAAAGAAGGTGTCTTAACTTTCTCTGAAAAACGAACCATTGTTAATGCGGTAGGACGCTTTACTTTATTCATTTGGATATTTACATCTATCATCGCTTTAAGATTCTAAAAAATTTTATTTTTATTGAGTAAGTGTGTAAAGGACTTATGGAAGATAATCTAGAAAAATCAGTGTTGATTGATCATAATATTTTTTTAAAAACATACCGTGCTACTGAGAAAGATTATGATCAATTTAAAAATGATGTAAATGAACAACTTCGTTTAGGTCTTCAATTTGATAATGAATCAACAGAAAATTCTTTAAATACATTAATTCAAAATTATAAAGCAATACGAGATGGCCTATATCTAAATAAAGCACAACAAGTATCCATTAACTATAAAGATGAATCTGGAAATGTAACGATAAAACCTATTTTTCTTACCAAAGATGAATATTTAAAATTAAAATTACTTTCAGCCATCGATGATCAAGATAAAACTATTAAAGCTTATCAACGCCTACAACAACTTATAATTAACAATCAATTTCTTTTAAAAGATAATCAGTTAGAACCTACTATTTTTACATTTGAATTTTATCGTGATCGTGTATTAGGATTATTTGATACACTTCAAGGTGATTTACCAAATAAAATAGACCAATTATTAAAAGGTTATCAAAAATCCTATGAAGAATCGATGGAAACTTTGGAAGATTTAGTTACATCTACAAATCCATTGCGTAGCGGTTATTATCGTATGTACAATCAAAGTCCAGAAGTACGACAAACAGTAAATGCTTTTAAACGTGCTGTGATTGAAAAAGCTGCAATTGAAGCCAATGATAGTAGTGAGTTTAAACAAATGGAATTGGGATTAATGAAATTGCTTCAATATGGTTCTTTGGATCCACGATTACGTAAACAAATTCTTGCACTAATTAAACAAAATTCAGAAGGAGTTGTGAGTGTTACAGGAGGTGCTGTTGAAAATTATGCGAACGAATTAAATAATTTATTAAATCAATGGGGTATTACCATTCAACAGATACAAAAACCCATCATTACTGCACTTGGGGATGCTATTAAAGAAGGTTGGGATAAAATTACAGATATTTTCAAACGAGAACCAAATACTCCTACTAAACCTCCTGAATCTATTGTTACTGATAACTATTTGAATCAACTTGAAACAGATTTATCGAATATCAGCGAAGAGGTTACTAAAACAATTGGTGTGCTAAATCCTGCTCTTCCAGAAGATCAGCAAAAACTAAAGATGTATGAAGAATTATTAGCGAATTTAGAACTATTACTTGGTTTAATTATGGATATTAAACTTGCATCTGTTAAAACAGATACTAATTTAAAACCGTTTTATGAAAATTTAAAGAATGCTTTACAAAATGTGATAGATGAAACCAAAGAATTGAATAATACCAATCAAGAAATTGCAGAATTAATGACTCCTATCGCAAAAGCTGTTGAAAATATAACGAACTTACCTGAAGGATCACCTATAATACAACAAGTTAATCCATATGTAGCAATAGAATTAACGCCCGAGCCAGATGTAAAAAAATTACCATTAGAACCTGAACAAATTCAAACATCTGTAATACCACTACAAACACAAGCACCTATAGTAGAAGAAATGCAAGCACCTATAGTAGAAGAAATGCAAGCACCTATAGTAGAAGAAATGCAAGCACCCATTATAACGTATGAAACATTAAGTAAAACACATGATATTATTAATGTACCTGGGGATGGATGGTGCTTTTTCTATGCTGTAAATGGTGCTCTTGGTAAATCTTATACAGGTGAAAGTGGTGAAAAAGAAGCTGAAACATTAGTTAATCAAATAAAGCCGTATTCGAATTACAAAGGAACTAAAGAAAATAAGATATGGGCGACCGAGTTAGAAATGCTGGCAACAGCTAATGTTTTAGACAAGTGTATTTATATTTACTTAAAATATATTTTCAACAGTGGAACAAAAATTCGTTCAACCCCATTGATATTTTCAAGAGAAGGTATTAAACCATGTGAAGAAAACTCTTTGTATGTATTATTAGATTTGGGTGAACTCGAACAAGCATTGCCAGAAGACGATTTACAATTAATGACTTATTTAAATCAAAAAGGATATGTTGGTCGTCATTTCTCTTTCTTTAAAGAAAAAGAAACACCCAAACAAGAAATGAGTACTTTACCTCCAATGACACCTATTGGGCGTAGTCCTGAGCAATTACCACCTTCGCCACAACCTTTGTCACAACCATTAACACCAGAAGGCTTTCTATCTATGTATAATCCAGAATTTGAACCTTCTACAAAACAAGCTATTCAAAAAAATATTCGTGATTTATTGAATGCTAATTCATCTAAAATATTTACACAATCTGATCCTAAATTTACAGTTAAAGAATTAAATTATTTAATTGATTCTACATTATCACCCACACAAGAAAAAATAGCAAAACTTTTAAGAATTGCATTTATTGTTGCAAATATTCAAGAAAACGCAGAGTCTAATGATCGTGATATGGATGGATTAACATCTGGATTCTTCTATAAAATGATTCATTATTTTGAAAAATCACGACCTGTAACTGCCTATTATGTAAATTCAACATTAATAGTTGATCCAACAAAACAAGTTCAAATTGATTTATACTGTATGCTTGTGGATCAACTTTATGCACTTCATTCTAAACCAGAAGCTATTTATACATATGCTGCCAATACTGAAGGAAGAAACTTTCAATCCATTGATTCAAAAGGAACAGATTTAATTCTAGTGGATACAATTTTACCTAAATTTAATAAAGATGGACTCTATCTACCTGCTTATTTAGGAGCCGTTCAAACTTATACCAGTTTAGAAAGCTATTTACAAGATTTAGGAGATACAGGACTGAATGTAAATAGCTTATTGAACAGTAATTTTTCAAACTTGAAATCGATGGATAATCCTAACAATCGTAAAAACTTTTTAACAGGATGCATCAATTATCTTGTTGAAAAAAAAAACAAAGGAGTAGCAAAACAAATCATATACAAACTACTCTTTGGTAAAGATAATTGGGGTATTTACGCCGAATTAACACTTTTAGGAGGAGATATAAATTTATTTGAAGAAATTAAAGATATGGATGGAGGAGCAAATGTTGAACAACCTATTCAATTAGATAAACTAAAAGAAGCCATTCAAAAATTAGACGAATATCGTAAAACTTTACGCAGTACCCAAGAAGAACTTAATAGTTGGAAGGAAAAATATGTAACTTATAATAAATCTGTTGATATTACTAAAAACTTTAAACCTGATAAAGTAATTGATCAAGATACTATACAAACCTTAAAGCGTTTCTATGAAGATTTAGGTTCAGCTTATCAATCTGTAATGGACGCAAGACAAGCTGAAAAAATAGCTATTGATGATGGAGAAAGACAAATAAAAGAAGCTGCAGCTGTTGAAAAAAAAGAGGATGATTTGAAAGAAAACATTGCCAAAAAGAACGAAGAACAAGAACAGGCACGAGATAGTGCAGAAAAAGCCTTTAAAGATGAACTTAAAATATTCTTAAAAAATACATTTGCACTTACTGAAACTGAAACAAATCTCCCTGAAACCATTAATAAGTTTGTAAGTTTATTGAAAAAAGCTCTTCCTGGACAGATTTCTATTTCAGCGCCAAATTTAGAAGGTTTAACAGAACAGCTTTTATCCATTCAAGACTTAATAGAAAAACTTAAAATAAACACTGAAAGTGGTAATTATTATATTGACTCTGAAATTGTAAGTATATACGAATTCTTAAAAGGAAAATCAGCTGATTTAAAGAAATTTAATACCGAAAGATTCAATGCAATGGATAAAACGATTCGTGAGATCTATCAATTTATCCTAACAATAAATAAACCTTTAGAAATCAAAGAAAAATTCAAACTAAAACGTATTGAATTTGAAGCCTTATTGGATGGTGGTGAAAATATAGCAGATGAACAACGTTTTAAAGATCTTATCATTGATCCTAAAAAGAAAAATATTAAAGGTCTTTTATCTACCATTAAAGATATTAAGCGTCTGTTAGAAACAGATATTGATTATTTCACTAGTTTATTTCAACAAAAAGCAAGCAGTATTCTCAAAGAACAAGACTTAAAACGACAACAAGAAGAATTACAAGTACGTCGTGCTCAACCAGGTCCTTTTGCATTTTTTGGTCAACAACCCGATGCCTTTCGAAGAAGAGAACAATCAGGTGGATTTGAACTTGATAAAGAAAATCGTAAAAAAATAAATTATTATTTTGGTATTGAAAAAAAAGAAAATAAAAATGAAATTTATGAACAATATAAAGATGTTCAACTCTACTTAGATGCTTTTAGTAAACTCGTTGATAGTTATATATATTCATTAAATACAATCACGGATCCGGCTGCGGCTCTTGCTTTATCTGGAGATAAATCATTGTTCAATATGATATATGAAAAATACATAAAATCATCTGAAGATGAAACCAAAGGAGAATTTATTGCCTCTCAAGAATTAGCACAAGCTTTGGAAACAAATAATCTTGTACCACGAGATGTGTTACGTGTATCTATGAGAGATAAATTAATTATATTATTTACAACTTTATTCATGCGTCTTATCACGTTATCAATTGTTGAATATATGATTGAAAAAGGTGTGTTAAAAAATCTAAAATATACTTTATTAGCTTACTTAGGTTCCTTTAGCATCCTATTTATTGCGTTTACTGCATTGGTAAATCTTGATATGTATCGTTTACGTATTGTATTTAACTACCTCAATTTCCACGCCAATTCAGATAAAGTATATAGCTATCTTATCCTTCTATGGACTTTTGGAGCCATTATATATTATATTATTACCAATGTGAATCAAGATATTAATGTCACCAATACAAGTGAAGATGTTAAAGCACGATTGATTTATCGTATCCAAGTTGTATCTTTAATTGTATGGCTATTCTTGATGATTATGGTATTTATCTTCTAAATTATTTATAAAGTGTTTTATTTTTACCATTAAATACTGTCATTGGAGGTTGTTCTTCATACCATCCATGACGCAGTTTTTGATGTTCATTGAATTCTTTCAAATGCTGTGAACAAAGAGTCTCATTTGCTAAATGTTTTCGTGAACATTGCCCTCCTAATCCACGATTCCATATACGTGCTTTACATCTTTCATATATGATTGCTGTCTTACGTGGTTTTGTTTTTCGAATAACTTCAATCTTCGTTGTTTGATTCGATATAATATTTAAAGATTCTAAACAGGTCTCTTTTAATTCTTCTAGTTCTAAGCTATATCGGTCTGCAATTTTTTTCAACCATTCCACTTGCATCTGTTGAAATTCATGTTCTAGGATTTTAAATATGTATCCTGGTAATTCCATATAGAGTTATATCATTATAGTTAATAGTTTTTATATTATATATATTGTTCAATTTTTCATGTAGCGAAAATATAGCTACATATAAAAAGGTTCAGAACGCTAAATTCTCTCTAAAGTTATGGATCCTAACATGAAATGAAAAAGAGGGGGTCTTTATCCCAAAGTAAAAATCCTATAGCTACATACAAACAACTAAAATTCTATAAATTCTCCCTAAACTCATGGATTCAAACATGAAATGAAAAAAATACATTAAGATTCCAAATCATCTATTCACATATAAAAGCTGTGCAAGTGACTGGATAAAAGAAAGGCTTATCGCTAAATGGACAATACCATTTATTGATAGTTTTCTTTTCAATTACTTTTAATCCTACAAGATTTAATAGTCGTTCCCAATCTGTTGCGTTATTAAAGCATTCTATACATTTACCCCAATCAGATTCTGCGTGATTTCGTATATAGTTCCATTCCTTTTCTGTCTCAGGTGTATCTTCAAGAATAATTATTTTTTTACATGTTCTTTTTAATTCAAATAATAATTCTTTCTGTGTTCGAGTATGATGTAATACAAATGAACATATACCTAAATCAAAGTGTTTTTTATTAAAGGGTATGTCTTTTCCATTAAATAATTGTGGTTTCATACAAATACCTTTATCTACAATATCCAATGCTGTAATTTTTTTTCCTTGTTTTTGTAATTTCTTAGTTGTACAACATGTTCCACAACCTAAATCAAGTATGTTAATAGCAGTTGGAGCATATTCCATTACAATTGGATAGACTCTATTATTACATTTTTCTCGTATCAAATAACCAATTATTAATGTAATTAAAATAAAAACTAAAAAATATAGCAGCCATTTTATCATTTTACTATATGATACGATTTTTACATTTGAATCGGTGTATGTGTGCTTGTAGTTAATTCCATTAAAATAGAGTATTGTTGGGTAAAGTTCATTAGAAAACCCTTTGTTTGAATAGGCTGATTTACTTCAATACTAGAAGAATTTGTATTTGTTATTTGTGCAGTAATAGTTTCGTGTTTTTCAGTGATAATTCTTATTGTATCTCCAATCATATAATTTTTTGGATGTTGGCAATATAAGAATGTATGTTTAGGTACATGAGATGCTTCAAATCGTTCATATTCTTCTCCATCTTCTCCCATATCTAAGGATTGTCCATCCATCGTTTTTAAGATAACTTTCCAAGGTAAACTCATTCTGCGAATATAGCCTAAGCTTTCTAATGCGGGTTTATAAATTGCAAATAAATGGCATGTATAACTTGGAATCAATGAGATCTCTTGGAACTCAGGTCCAGAGGCTCCTGAAAGTTGAATTTTTAAACAAGGTGCTTTTTGTAAAATAGATATGGGGCCAATCCAACATGCAATTTTAATTAAACTATCTTGCATTTTTGGAAATGGACCATTCCATATAAAGGATGAACGCTGAGTACTATAAATCCATTCTCGTTGCCAAGAATGAATAAAAATTTCTGTTCCTATTTTGGGAGGGGTAGGCATATAAATAGTTGTAATTGCATTAGGAACGGGAACGGAAACAGGTACGGGGGTTATTGTTATTGGGGCCGGAGGATTTACACCTTTTATTTCAGGCAATTTTATTTGAAATGTTTTTCTTTGAAGTTCTAATCGTTGAACTTTATTTAAAAATTCAGAATCGTCTGGTAGACTCGCTGATGCGGATCTTTCGATTGAGGAGTATCCTTCTTCTGTGGGTATTATATTTATTTCTTGAGAAAGTACATATTCTTTTTTAAAGTATTCTTTCAATATTGATAGCGTTTGTTTATTTAGATCTTCAATAGAGAGATTTTTATCTCCATTTCGATATATTTGAATCATATATGTTTCTAATAGTTTACGAATACTCGGTTCATCTAATGCATCATATATTTTAAATTGATACTTATCTGTGAGAAATCGATTTAATATTTGTAATATATATTGAGCATTTTCTTGAGTAAGATAAGACATCTATTTTATTTAGTCATGGTTTTTTTAAATTGATAGTATGGACGAAAGAAAATAGAACGCATCTTATACACATCATCATCTGTTATTTTAACATTGACCACATTTTCTAATTTAACATATTTACGCTGTTTTAATAATGTCATCCATCGTATTAAATACATCATTGAAAACATTCCACATTCTGAATGGCCGTATTGGTGTCTAACTTTATTGTATTGCACTTTAAAATTGCGCTTGATTCCATGTGAACGAGTATATATATTTCCTTGCTTTTGCAAGTCGTACATAAATTGTTCAACTTCTATAGGTGGTTTTCCACTATAGCTATCATAATAATAAGCTCCAAAACAAGATTGATTTGGATCAATACATATAAATAAAGCTACCCAATGTGATCCAGGTTCATCGTGTTTATCTAAATTAACAATCATCCCAATATAACAAATTCCTTTTTCTAATTGATATTTCATATCAATATTACATGTTTCTTCATATAAACATTTATTATTACTAAAATAATCTTTTTTACTAAAATCTACGGGAAATACACCTAAAAATTTAAAATTTGTATTTACTTTTTCATATTGTTCCATGACAGCTTCAATGTTAAAATTAGTAAGCCAAGTATGGGGATTTTGAAGCCAATCTTTTGGCATTTCTGGACGTACAGAATCTTTTATATTTTCATCATTGTTTAAATGAAGCTGTTCTACCCAACAAACTTCTTTTTTATCTCCGCACATCGGTTTAAAGCGTTCATTTAACATCATCCATAATTTATGATGGGTCATTTTCTCTGGATGTTCAATAGGATGCATTGAATGAAATCGGTTCCAACTATAGGTCATACGAAGTAGTGTCTTTTTATCAAAACAACTCTTAAACTCTTTATAATGTTCCTCTTGTTTTGGAGAACAATAGGCCATATTCGTCTAATTTTGGTTAAGAATAAAAAATGAAAAAACGTCTTTCTAAATTAAAGACCAAACTGTGTATGGTACCTCTTGTGATTGAGGTTCTTCTATAGTTTAAGTACGGCCAATAATTTAAAAATAATCCGGTAAGTACTTTCAGGAGATGGCCCAAGGAATCACCCAAGATGAAGTAAAACGATTTTTGAATAAATATCACACGAAGAAAGGTAATGATTATACACATACATCAATCGGGAATCCTAAAACTAGCCTATATGTCAGTGATGAAGAATATAATGAATTTATGGAGCAGTATCGTAAGCTTATAGTGAAAGGAGTTTCACTTCATTTGACAGAAAAACCCAAAGATCCTAGTGCATTTCGTGTGGATATGGATTTTCGATTCATTCTTACTACACCAAAATCAAATCCACTGCCACGTATTTATAAAAATTATAATATTGAGCGTATTGTGACACGATATATTCAATTGCTTTGTGAATATCTGCCATTGACTCAAGAACATACCTATGCCTATGTGATGGAAAAGTCTAACCCAACGGAATATAAAGGAAAGCTTAAAGATGGTATCCATATCATTTTTCCAGAAGTCCTAGTTTGCCACAAATTTCAACACTTTATTCGTCATCGTATTTTATCTGAAGCAAATACCCTTTTTGAAGGACTACCTTTGACAAATCCTTTTGAGAATATCATTGATGAAGCGATTATTGATCGAAATAATTGGCAAATGTATGGCAGTTGTAAACCAGAATGTGAAACTTATATTGTCACAAAAATTTATCAATATAATATTAATGAAAGTCAACTTCTTGAAGTTGAACTTCCTTGTGCCAATAAACAATTAGATTGGGTGGAACGTTTATCGATGCGTAAGCAAGGAGTATCTATGTCTTATCGTAATGAGAAGAAAGATGAGATTGAAGAATTTATTCGTGTCATATTGCCTTCTAAAATAAATCGTCGTAAAGATTCGCTTCATCAACAAATTTTTGGAAACGCTATTAATTTGATTAAAACGACCATATGTGATGAAGAGCTTGATATCGCTCGTCGTTTAGTAAAATGTCTTAATAAAGCTCGTGCCGAAAATTATGAAGATTGGATTAAAGTAGGTTGGACATTACGAAATATTGACTATCGTCTTCTTGAAAATTGGGTAATGTTTTCTCAAGTCTCTAATAAATATGTAAGTGGTGAATGTGAAAAACTATGGGATCATATGAGAATTGATACACTAAGTATGGGAACACTACGTTATTGGGCTAAAAAAGATAATCCAACAGAATATGAAAAGATTGATGAAGATAATGTCTTGGTATTGATTGATCGTGCAGCAGGTACAAAAGGTGCTGATTATGATGTTGCTAATGTAGTATATACAATGTATAAACATCAATATCGATATACTGTCAAAGATGTTTGGTATGTATTTCGTGAAGATAAACATCGTTGGGAATGTTCCAAAGATGGTCTTCAATTGCGAAAAATTATTTATCAACTTATCTGTCAAAAGTTTATGAACCGTTCGACGCACTGGAATCAACAATCTATTCTTCATCCTGATGATGAAGAACGATGTCAAACAAAAAGCAAATCATGTCTTGAAATTGCAATGAAACTTAAGAAAGCTGGTTTTAATGATAGTATTATTAAGGTATGTAAAGTACTATTTACAGATCCTAAATTTGAAGAACTATTAGATTCACGTCCTCATTTGATTGGTTTTGAGAACGGTGTTTATGATTTGCGTCTTCATGAATTCCGTGAAGGATTGCCAGATGATTATATTTCCTTCTGTTCCACACGTCATTATATTGCTTACAATCCTCAAAGTACTGAAACAAAAGAAATTGAAACGTTTATGTCACAAGTGTTTACCAATTCAGTGATTCGTAAATTTGTTTGGGATGTATTTGCGTCTATTTTGGATGGTGGCATTCGTCACGAAAAATTCTATATCTTTACAGGATGTGGATCAAACTCTAAAAGTAAGCTACTTGAACTTGTACAAAAAGCAGTGGGAGATTATTATTGTATTCTACCTATTTCACTTCTTACCCAGAAACGTGCTGCTTCAAATTCAGCACAATCTGAATTGGAACGCACAAAAGGCCGAAGATTTGCGGTCATGCAGGAACCATCTGAAGGAGAAAAACTCAACATAGGTTTAATGAAAGAACTATCAGGTGGTGATACAATCCTATGTCGGGGTTTATTCAAAGAACCTATTCAATTTAAACCTCAGTTCAAAATGATTATGACATGCAATGAACTTCCTGAAGTACCAAGTGATGATGGTGGTACATGGCGACGTATTCGTGTCATTCATTTTGATTCCAAATTTATAGAAACACCAGACCCAAATAATTCAAAAGAATTTCCAATTGATACCGAGCTTGGTGATAACTTTGATCGTTGGGCAGATACTTTCCTATCTATGATGATTCAACATCATAAACAAAATGATCTCAAAAATATTATTGAACCAATGGAAGTTCGTATTGCAACTGAAAGTTATAAGAAGAATAATGATATCATTGGTCAATATATATCAGAACGTATAGTTCAAGATGAAGAAACTGATGATGTCGTAATGCTTCAAGCCGCTTATACCGATTTCAAGATTTGGGTGACACAAAATGTACCCAAGGGTAAACGTATTCCAGATCGTATGCAATTACGAGCATATATGGAGAGATTTTACGGTGCTTATCCAACAGATGGTAAAGGATGGCGGGGACTTCGTTATGTTTCTAATCACCAACAACAAAATGTAGAATAAAAGCATCTAAAAAAATGAAAGAAAGTATGTATATAAAGCAGAGTTCAAACAATGGATATTCAACGTATTATAGTTCATACAAAAGAACTTCTTGAACTACGAGGAGAAGATATTGAATCTTTTCAAAAAAAAATAGAAGAATTTGAGATAGGTCGCTTTTTAGATGAAGTTATTCCTATTTCTCTCAAAAACTATACGATTATCTTTACGATTTCAAAAGATAGTTTTAAAGAATGGTGGACGTCTATCCGTAATATGACGGTCGATGAATTAGAAAAACTCTATGGTACAAAGCGCTTTATTCTAATTGTTCATGAATACCCATCTTCCATAACATTTCAATCACTTCAACAAAAAGATGTTCAACTCAATCAACATCAAGGATTTATTCATATCTTTCTAACACGAGAACTTATGTATAATCCAATGAAACACTTTCTAGTGCCAAAACATGAAAAGATGAGTGAAGAAGAAGGAAAAAAACTAATGGAAGACCTTCAAATTAAAACAAAATCACAACTTCCTTTGATTCAAAAAACAGATATTATTTCACGTTGGCTTGGACTAAAACATGGAGATATGGTAAAAATTACACGGTATAGTGAAACTTCTGGAGAATATTTCTATTATCGTTGTTGTATATAAAGCAAATCATCTTAAATCCTTTTATTTTACTATATTCTTTTTCTCTTTTCTTTTTAAGAGAAACAATGACTATCAAAGATGATATTGCTTCAAAATTGGAATTTATAAATAATAGTTATATTGAAGAAAAATTACAAACAGAATTAACAGGAAAATATGCAACAATCTATATAACTGCTCCTGAAAAAACAAAAAATGCACAAGGTACAATTATCGACAATCCAAACTATTTCCGGTTTGTTCATGATATTTTTGATTATCATCATTTTATCTCTCAAAGTTTACCAGGAACAGTTAGAAATGTCGCTGTTCCTGCAATGAATTCAACATTATATAATAAAATTTATATAAAAAAATCTGATAACAATATTGGTTCTACAAATTTTAATAATATTAATATTCCTACTAGTATTACAAACGCATATGTTGGTCTTGACAATAATCGTATTAAATGGAATCTAGGAAATGATGAATTATTAAATTCTGAATATAATTTTTCAATTTTATTACAATCATTAGGGTCCGCAACTACAGGTGCTACTATTGTTGCTTATGGAAATTCATTTGGAGGTAGAAATATTAAATTACTTGATATCTTAAATCGCCTACGTGTTGCTTATAATATATTAGATGGAGATACATTTGATAGCTATCGTATTGATAAAACGAATAATCAAACAAAATTAACAAAACCAGTTGCGTTATATTTAATTAATACAAGTACAGGTAAAAATACAATTGTAACAGATATTAAAACCTTAGAAGAAATGGTTTATCCAATAATTGATTTAAATAATGTAAATCCAACTCTTACACGTTTAGATGTAATCCGCCGTGTTTTATATATGTATGAAATGTTGATACATATTTATATTTCATACTATCTTCTTGAAAAATCAGCTGGTACTCCTTACAGCGTGATTGCTTACGATATTGCTTATAGTTCTACTCGTATATTAAATGCTCGTAATTTGGTAATAACAGATGTTGGTAGTTCTGTTTATCAAATAAATGCTGATATAGGAGAACGTATTAATAAATATAAAGTTTCTCAAACAAATATTGAAAAAGAAGCAGATAAATTAAAAACAAATAAAATGGATTTACGTGTAGAATCAGATCGTCTTGCTATAAATAAGAGTTATATGAATAAAAATAAAAGCGTTTTTATTGCTTACTTTGTGCTCTTTATTATAATAGTAACTGTATCTGTTTCCATTCTTTCCACTTCTATGTTGTCCACCAATATGAAACGCTTATCAATGGGTATCCTTTCTGCAATAAGTTTGATTGCAATTGTTGTCATGTATATTATAAATCGTTTTGTCTTAAAGGAATATTTCCAAATGCGATTGACAACACCAGATTTATCGATAGCATCTATTATTGAAAAAGCGACATGGGAAAATGAAAAAAATAATTTAATTGATATCATCTTAGACCAAGTAAATGACTATTTATCAAATAGCATAAATATTGTATCTTTATTAGCAACTTATAAAGGATATGGGGATATGAACTTTTCAACTAATAAAGAACAAGCATATTATGAGAATATCAATGCAAAGTTAGATGTTGAAAAAGATAATATTGCAACAACAAATCGTATTATGATTCGTGAAGGAAAAATAAGTCGATATCGTGTTTATTATTTCCTTGAATTATTGGTAACAATTACGATTGCTTCACTCTTAAGTGTTTATATACCATCAACAACTACATTTGCAACTATACTGGCATCTATTCTAATTATTACATTCACTTGGTTATACATTATTAATGTAAATAATCTGGTTCGTACTGATGGATCTAAAATGTATTGGGGACAACCCAATCTAAAAGAATTTTAAATTAAAAAAATAAATATTTATATTACAAGTCTTGATATATTATTATAATAATTTTTATATATTGGTTTTTTTTGTTGATAAGGTTGAAAACCTGCTTGTTCTAACCAATTCTTATTGTAAATATTAAATTGACTATATTCATTGAGTAAATAATAGAGACATATATTATATATAAATAATAGTATTAAACTCGTCAATGGATTTCGTGAAGATATATAGAACATGGCAAAGAGAATCATATTTTGTATGAATGGATGTTGAATCATTCGTTTTTGAGCTTCGGTAAAATTAAAATTAATAAATCGAGCTCCCACTTGAACTAAAAACACACTGGCAGTGTTTAATATATTTGGGTCCATCTTCTATACATAGAAGATAAATTATAGAGAATATCTACCTATAAAATAGCTATCTAATAAAATCATCATGAAAATTAATAAAAGTAATCCTCCAATACGAAGATCTTTATAGAAAATATAAAGAACACCAATCATTAAGAATAAAAATATCGATGGGTATTGAAAAAGATCCATTAAGAATTTAGGATAAGGTTGACTAGGTTTAAATGTATATAATAAAACGAATCCTGCTAAAAATCCAAGGGTCATGCCATATATTATTTCTGCGAAGTCCATCTTTCTTTCAAAAAAGAAAATGTTTTAGATGATTAGAGGAGTTCTTTTATGGCTCAATATTGTACGCTCCAAGAAGCATATAACATTCCCAGTTTTTCAAGAAAAAAGAAAAATTGTATGCCATTGGATCCAAATGCATCTGCAGATCCTTATAATCCTTTTACAGAACAACGTGGTCGAGAACAAGCAAAAGTGATTAAAGAATCTTTTCAAAACACCAATACTCAAGATGCAATGGGTGAAAATGAAAAAGTAACTTATAAAGGTTTAAAACAAGATTATGATTTTTATTGCAAAGATTATAATATATGTGCTTTAGAAGGTTTTACAGCTGATGAAAAACCAAGTGGAAAGATGTTTAATCAAAAAGTAACTTCAATGTCTAAAGATAAATGTCCTCCAAGTGAAGCTCTTGCTTATGAATATCCTATTTCAGATGGAGATAAAGCTAAGTTCCAAGCAGCTCTTAAAGTTGCATTAAATCAAATGGAATATCCAAGTGTTTCATCAGAAAACTTAAATGCGGCACAGGGTATTCCCCGTAAAGGAGATATATCTAAAGTTAAAGGATATGTAGATGAAGAATTAGAATCCTATATGAAAGTACATGAAATGAAAGCTGCTCCAAAAATACAGCCGATTACGGAACAAACACCACCTACTGAACTTCCTGGCTTTGATACCAAACCTGGTAAATTAGCACCTTTTTCAAATGATGTTCAACCTCAACATGGAAAGACATATCTTCCACGTAACTTTACTCAAACTAATGCAATTTGGATGGATTTATTATTATTTGTCGCAAGTGGTATTCTACTCATATTCTTACTTGAACAACTCTATAAAATTGCTTTAATGTCGGGAATGAAAAAGACTATTCAGGCAATGGATACATTAATTCGACTTCAACAAAAGAGTCACTAGATATAACTAAAATGCACTTCTTTTTTTGGCTCTGTTTTTGTAATAATTCGAGGTGGTAAAGTTACTCCTCCAGGGAGTGGTAATTCATTTGGATAGGATGGAGCCGGTAAAGCTTTCGGGGCATTTGCTTTAGGTTTAAGTTCATTTGGATCCCAAGATATGTAAAGTACACAGATTTGAGGTGGCGGTAAGATTTGAATTAAAAATCCTGATTTTCTTAATTGTTCTACGAGGTAATTCATACAATGATAAATATTATAAAGAGGATAGCCTACCAATAATCCGGGAACTTCATAAAAGGTATTTTGACCTCCAAAACTACTAATAGTACGAATTCGGCGATGGCATATTTCTAAAATTTTATCATAACTCGATTTTTTATAGTTTTCCTTTTTTCGCTGCATGTTATACAATTCATTTAAGCTTATATGTGGGGGCATAATCAAAAATGAAATCCTAATCTAAAGGAAGAGATATTTATATTTCTAATGAATGCAATAAACCCTTATACACATATTGTATTAAGTGGTGGCGGCATGACAGGACTTGCTTATATTGGTATTTATAGGTATTTGATTCAATATGATTTATTTAAACACGTTCATCATATTGTTGGATGTTCTATAGGATCCATTTTTGCTTGTTTATATGCTCTCAATTTAACAGTAGAAGAACTAGAAAATGATATATATGATTTTGTATTAAATTCTACTGCAATGGAGTTTCCAATAGATAATTTATTTCAATTCTTAGATAAAAATGGATTATTTTCAATGGAAAATCTACATATAGTTTTAAATAAAATTTTTGTGAAAGCAGGTATTGAACAACCAGAACAAATGACGTTTCAAGAATTTTCAAAACGAACTGGAAAAAATATTTATATTGCAACAACATGTGTGAATACTCGTAGTTGTAAAGTATTTTCGAATATTCATACACCTAATCAATTGCTTACTCCTGTTATATGTGCTTCCTGTAGTATTCCATTATTATTTGAACCTATATTGATACAAGATGAACTCTATGTAGATGGTGGAGCAGTAAATGCAGTACCACTTGACTGTATAGTTTATCAACCAATTGATCATATATTAGTGATATATTTAGTGATAGATCGTATATGTCAAACAACTGAATTGCTTAAAGATCCTTTACTTTATATGATTCAAATATTAAATGCAATGTTATATAGTCGTACATTAACCAATATAAAATTATGTGATAAATCAAATATTAATTTATTGGAAATCAAAGATGGTCCTATTTCATTTATGCCTATAGATATTTTAGATCAACGTGTTCGAATTCATATTACCAAAGAACAATATGAGCAAGTTATCATGTATGGTTATCGTTGTATATACGAATGGTATAAAAAAAAACAATTTATTGAATTTAAGTAGAATTTTGTTTGATAAATTTAACGAGTTCTTCTGCTTTGCGTTCGCCTTCATAATCGATACGTTCTCCACCTTTTATTTTTAGATAAATGTGAGGGAAACCTTGAATTTTTTCTTTGATAACCTCATCACGAGCTTCTTCAGCATTTACTTTACGAACTTCAACATCTATTTTTTCAGTTTTAACCATTTCTACAAAACGGTCCCATTCTGGGTTAAACTTTTGGCACCAACCACAACCAGGTAGATGGAAATATGATAAAACTGCTTTGGATTCAAAACCTTCATATCGTTTCATAAAAGTATACACAATGAGGGCGAAAACAACAAGAAGTAGGAATACAATAAGACCTTTTTGGAAAGTTCCGTTCATATAATTGGTTCTACAAAATAGATATATTTTTAATTCAATATTATATAATATTTTTCTAATAGTGCGTGTTCTAATCCTTGATAAAGTTTATGCAAACAATATTGTTCTTGAAGACTCAATAATTCTTGAAGAATCATACAATAATAATTTTTATAAATATAAGAATTAAAAGCTTCAATATAATGAAAATATTGATCGAATGTAATTAGTATTATACGATAAGAGCTTGTTTCAAAATTATGAAGATCCCATATATTGCGTAAGATGCATACTAGAACATCTAATTTTTTTAATTCATAAGAAACTTGTTTTAAATGCGCTATATTTCTACAAACAATGATACTACGATATATTGAATATCGTTCATAAATCATATTCATCCATAAATGAATAGATTCTCCAGGATATTGTGGTAATTGAATCCATTCGACACAATCCATATAAAAGTAATTTACTTTATTAGGATAAGCCAATAGTTCTTTATATGGAAATTATGGACGAACCAACGGTCATTCCTTTTTCCAATATGTTAAATGGTTTAAATACAATTCTCTTTCAACCACCGAATCCCATTTTACAAGACATTTTGGCAAAATATCCTTGTTTCCAAGAGAAAACAGAAAATCGTTTTGGAACTTATTCTAAATGGAATCATGGAACACATCTTTCAAAAAAAATATCTAATCAATCTTCTTTGAGAGAGCGACCTAAAATTGGTAATAAAGACATCAGTAAAGAAGCAATTCTTAAAAAAGAACTTCAAAGTTTATTAAATAAACTTACTCATCAAAATTATGATATTCTATTAAAACAACTCAAGCGACATTTTCATATAGATCATATGGAACTTTTTATGGGTATATTATGGAATGCAATTCAATTACAACCTGATTTTCAAGAATTATATATCCATATGCTTCAACAGATTTATCATTCCATTCAAGATGAATGGGTAGTTCTTTTAAATACCAAATGGAACACGATATGGATGCAATATATGGAACATCATCAATGGAAGCTTCCTTATGACCTTGTAGAACGATCTCATAATTATAATGATTTTTGTGATTATGTTAAAGAAAAGAAACGTTTGATTTCTGTCTCACAAGCATGGGCTCGATTGATTAACTTGGGAATGATTCAAACAGAACCTTTTTACCTACTTTCTCAAATATTACAACATATTCATAGAGATATGCAAATTGAAAATCCAATTCATAGTATGTGTATAGAATGTTACATTGAACAATCTAAAGAATATTATAAAACACTTCGTACAAATTTACAAAAGAAAATTCCAGATAATGTTTATCGTAATATATTGGATATAAAATTACTTGACTTACCTAAATCGTGCTATTTTAAAGTCGTTGATTTCATCGAATTAATAGAAAAAAATGAAATTCCTACCTTACGAAAAAACAATTCTATATATGAACTAGAAGATGATGGACTATAAAGATATAATAATTAGTGAATTGGGTATATTACGAAAAAAAGAACAACAAGAAGGAAATACTTTTAAAGCGATTGCTTATTCTAAAATTCTTCAACAACTAAAATCCAAACCAATGATTCGATCGATAGAAGATTTAAAAGATGTGAAAGGTATTGGAGAACGTATTCAAAAAAAATTGGAAGAAATCTTTGAGACAGGACAGCTTGAGGCTGCCGAAGAAGCTCGTAAAGATATTCGTATTGAGATGATTGATACATTTATGAATATATATGGTATAGGTCGTGTAAAAGCAATTGAACTTGTAAGAGAAAACAAAATTACATCGATTGAAGCCTTACGAGAGGCAATAAAGATACAACCGAATCTATTAAATACAAATCAAACAATTGGATTGACTTATTATGAAGATCTTTTAGAACGTATTCCACGAACTGAAATGAAAAAACACGAAAAAATCATTAAAAATATTATCACTAAGGTTTCAAAAAGTTTGGAAATTGAATTGGTTGGAAGTTATCGTCGTGGGGAACCTACAAGTGGAGACATTGATGTATTAATTAAATGGCCAATGACTCAATCCATGGCTGAAGGAAAATCGACACTTAAAAAAATTGTTGAAGAATTAGAATTCCATCCTTATGTGATTGAAAAATTGGCATTGGGAGAAAAGAAATTTATGGGAATTTGTCAACTTCCGGGAGAAAAGACTCGTCGTTTAGACATTTTACTCACACCTGAACCAGAATATGGATTTGCAGTAATGTATTTTACAGGTTCTGATAAATTTAATATAGAAGTTCGTCGTATTGCTTTAGAGAAAGGATATAGTATGAATGAACATGGTTTTACACCTAAAGAAGGTATTGATGTAACACCCTTACTTTTAAACGAAACAGAAATTTTCAACTTTCTTGGTTATCGCTATATTCAACCAAAATATCGTAAAGCAGGCATTCAATTTAAACGATTTCTAGTAAAAAATTCTTAAATAACATTAGAACATAGCTAATATGGATTTTGTTAAAAACTTTGCGAATATTGAAACACTTGCTTATACCCTCATGAGCATTTTAGGTATTGTATTGATGGTTACTACCTATATGTACATCTTAAAATTAGAACGTATTGCATGCCAATGTGCGGAACATCCTTACCGTAATTTCATCAAAAATTATATTCTATTTGCCATTGGTTTCTTAGTGGTAACGACATTTGTTCCCCCTGCAATGGCTGATAAATTATTTGGAGCAAACTTAGCGGTTGTTTATAAACTCATTCAAGTCCTTTATGGTTTCGCAACAGTGATTTTCTTTATTTATGCTTTAATATATGTTCGTTATCTAGTAAAGGAAAAATGCAAATGTTCTGAAGATATACGTCGTGAAGTTCTCTATTACTGGTCCATTGCTGAAATTGTCATCATTGGTGTTGTCCTTGTATTACCATGGATTTCTAAAATTGTTCTAGGTAGTTTAGGTGTAATGATGACTGCAACAAAAGACCTTTTAAGCAAAGAATCAGTAGTTCGTGAAGCAGCAGTAAACCCATTCAAGGCTGCTCGCAAACTTCCATCTTCTTTAAATAAGACCATTCGATCTTTCCGCAAGTAAAGAAATCTTTTAAATTTGTTTTTTCTGTAATTAGTATAAATGCCTACTTCATGTCCTCCTAAAACGATTCGTCGTATATCTTATTCTGCCACTCGCAGTGCAACCGGTACAACTTATAAAGTTGCATCTTCTTGTATAAAAGATGTCGGTAAACCAGGTAAAACGCCTAAATCCCAACGTATTACAAGATCTAAAGACTTTGATTTAGGTACTTATGGATATAAGAACCTTGATGAAAAGAAAATAGATGAACGTCGTGATGTTCTTAAAAAAGCGATTATTAGTGTCAGTACTAAAATGAATGTGAATGAACACGAAGCATCTGTAAAAGTTCTTCGTGAAATTAATTTATTGGCCATCTATAATCGTAATACCAATCCAAGCCTAGCAAAGAAATTAGAAGATGATAAAGAATGGATTATGAAAACATACCACACAAATACTCGTAAGTCAATAATGGCTTAGAGATTTAATGTTTTTTTACCATTTATGGATCCAGGTTTGCGACCACGATTAGAAGATTTACGTGCAATGCCTCCTAAATCGGCAGCATCTTCAATAATAGATGTTATTTCTTCATCAGAAATTGATAGTGTTTCCATTCGATTGCTGGTCATTTGAGGTTTCATTTGAATATCATTACTAATTGTATCAATATTAGGTCCTCGCATCTTTGTTTGATTATTGGTAGAAGACATGGGAGGTGGAATATCACGAGACATATTGCCGAAGTTACCCATACCGCCTCCTAACATACTTCCTAACATTCCAAAGAGACCTCCTCCCATTGGTGAAGGAGCAGCCGGTTGGGGTCTAAGAGGAGGTTGAGGTGATGTTGGAATACTACCGGTTTGCATACCATACATTTGATTAGCGGCGGCTTGTTGGAATTGTTTCATTAAATCTGGATTGGATTTTAGTACTTGTTCTACATCTGGTAAAGGTTGTTGACGGAACATACTGCTTGTTAAATGGAACATGAAGGCACTGCCTGTCAAGCTAAGAAGTAAACGCAATTCAGGTGCCATTTTCTTTCCAGATGATTTATACTTTTCATGCAATTCCTCAAAGATATCATCATAGTCGTTGAGATTTTCATGTACTTGTTCTGACCAGCCATCAAGTTTAACATCAAATGGATCAAAACGAGTATTTAAAAATTCAATACCTGTAATTAACGCCATTAACATTTTACGTTGAAAACGAATGCTTGCATCCACTTCTTTTTCACGTAAAATACGATGATATTCACTTCGCATTTCTTCAAAATTGGATTGCATACTAAATTTGCGAGGAAGTGAATAACCTTTAGATTCTAGACGATCCATTTGATATAGAATTTCTTTCTTCTCATTCATTTCCGTTTCTAAACGAGATTTTTCAGCAGTTACACGTTGTCCAAAGACATCTTGACGACTATCATCAAAACTATTAAAACGAGGTTGTCCCATACCTTGAGTTGGATCAGTATCTCCTGAATCCGATGATGAATCACTTCCACTATCCGATGAAGAATAATCAGAACCATCACGACTCGAAGAACCTGAAGATATCGATAATACATCAGTACTTACTTTTTTCTTATTGATTAAAGAATCCATTCCTAGACTAGGACCCGCTAATCCAGAAGGAGGACTTTGATACATCGGTTTAGATATGTCAAAACTTGGTTTCATAAGTGTTGAATCATCTACTTCAATAATATGATCATTGGTCGACGAGCGCATAATAGGATAATTTTGCATCCTTATTAAAAATCTAAAGGATTTGTTTTTAAATCAATGAGACGCAGAAAAACGATATAAACAAACAATATAAGAAGTCCATTATGTTGATTTCCATCGATGTGGGCATTAAAAATTTGGCTCTCTGTATTTTAGATAAAGTTCATATTCATGAATGGAGAGTGATTAATTTGACCTATGGAAACAATCTATGTACTTCTATTATTCAAGCATTAAATGAACTACAACTACGTTATCATTCCGCACATATTGTGATTGAACGACAAATGACTAAAAAAATGTTAAATATTCAATGTTATCTTGAAATGTATTTTCGTTTAAAAGGCCATTCTGTAATTATTTATAGTCCTAAACATAAATTGGCTGGTACAGGTAAAGAGAATAGTGGAGGTGGTAAATCTTTTTATCAGGCACGTAAGAAAGCTGCTATTATATTATGTAAAGAATGGTTGGATAAATACCCTCAAGAAGGATGGATTCATGAATTATGGAGAACTACAAAGAAAAAAGATGATATATCAGACGCTTTGATGATGGCAATTGCTTATCAATCCAATCCAGTTTTAGATACAACTCAACCAAAAGATATAAGAGCACGTAAACCAACAGCACTTCAACAAGCACGAGGCAATTATTCAAAATGTAATATAAAATTTTTCTTACAAACGATGAAAGCCCCTATTATCGAAGTTGCAATTGATAAGAAAATCATGAAATCCATTTATAAGTTTTGGCCAACACTTACAGATTGTCTTCGAGAATTAAAATTAGAAAAAGATATATTAACTTCGAGTTAATGCTTTTGTTTTTCTGATCGTTTCCATACAGCTTCTTGCAATTGTTTAACAACATTTGGAGAAAAAGCTTTTAGATGATTTCTTATAATTAATTTTGTTAAATAAGGGAAAAATACATCTTTCATATAAATTTTATTTCCTTCCGTAATTTGTTTGCATTTAAGTGCAAGCCATTCATATTTTTTATACATTAAATGATTTAAATCATTGCTTGGGAAGAACGGACATAATAGACCAGAATTAGTGAGGGATAAAATATAGCTACGAATATTAGGATGTTTTAAATAAGCGCTTGGAATATCTTCTAATAAATTTTCAAATACGATATAATTATAATCTGGACAAAGGAGTAATTTATTTTGATGATCGATATAAACAGAGTTGTTATCAATTATTAAGATTCGATTTTCAAAAAGTTCATCCTTTTCTTGTTTAGTAAGTGGCGGATTTCTACCAATAGATCGTAAAATGCGAGGAAATATAGCTTGAAGTGATTTTCGATAATTTCCTCCAACATCTACCGTACAATCATCACGTGTAAAAATAGGACGTTGAAACTTAATTCCATGTGATTTTTCAACCCATTGAATTTCTTTATACGCCCATATACGTTCACTTGCTGTATAGACATAAAATATAACTTGATTATTAAAATACTGAGTTATATCATGTATAAAATTTGAGAAGCCTGGACGAATCAAGTTTTGCGTGGGTAAAAAAGCTTTGGGAATTTTATTATTATTGGGTCGACCTTTTAAACCAAACTTTTTAAAATATTGATGCATTGCGTGTTTTTGAGATTGATAGTCAACTTGTCCAGCAATTGTTCCATCCCAATCTAGAATAATAATATAGGGTAATCCATCCATCCGTTCTTAACCATAAAAAAGAAAGTAAAATGAATTTCCATCGTAATAATAAGATGTTACTATCTCGAAATTATCAACCGATTTCTCGTGGAAAAATAAAAACTTGCATTTATGCGATTCCACCGATTCATCAACCCATTATAAATATTCTTTCTAAGGATCAAGTATTACCAGAATTTTTAGATAGCTATAGTAAAATATGCCAATTACCTAAATTTATAGAAGGACGTAGTTTTCCTCAGAAATGTTTAAAAACCCTTTATATTCCTTCTATTGATCAACAATATGAGATTTTACAAAGTCTTAATGAATTGAATGAAAAAATAAATATTCATGAAATACAACCCTTTCTAATATATTTTATGGCCCATCAAGAAAAAGAAAAAGCAAACGATTTTTTAGTTGCTTATCAACAGTATCAACATGCTTTAGACTATATGATAACTACTTTGCAACAAATTGGCTTTTAAGCAGAGCACATTAGGCATTCTTCAGGATTATCACGGCGGCAAGCTGCCACGGCTTCTTCTTGAGAAGCATTTCCAAGACGTTTTGCTTTTTCAACCGCTATCATTAATTTTGGATCAATTGTAAACGCCATTGTCTTTGCTTTTGGACGTGTTCGTAGATAATAAAGGCCTGTTTTAAGTCCTTTTGACCAACTATAGAAATGCATATTGGTAAGTTTCGCAAATGTTGCATCTTCTATATAGAGGTTTAGTGATTGGGTATGGCAAATATAAGGTGTACGATCCGCAGATTGTTGAATGGATGATTTTTGACTGATTTCCCATACAGTCTTATATAGCATACGGATTTCTTCTGGAATAATTTCAATATGTTGAATACTACCATCTCCTGCGATAATAAGGTCTTTCATTTCTTTATTCCAAAGACCTAGTTCCATAAGATCTTTAATCAAATATTTATTAATAATAGTAAATTCACCTGCGAGAGTGCGTCGCTGATAAATATTTGAAGTGAGGGCTTCAAAAGATTCGGTATAACCCATAATTTGACTGGTACTTGCAGTAGGCATCAATGCAATCAATAGTGAATGACGTATACCATACTTCTTAATATTTTCTTTGAGGGTATTAAAATCATACAGTTGAGGAGTAACTCCATGCATATCAAATTGAAGAATACCTTTTGCGGCGGGACTTGTCTCAAAACTGCTATAAGGACCTACTTTACGAGCGAGTTCCATTGAAGCTTCCAAACTAGCATGATACATTGTTTCTGCAATATCTCGGTTGAGTTTTGCTGCCTCATCACTTTCATATGGCATTCGTAGCATCATATAAACATCAGCTAGACCTTGTATACCAATTCCAATGGGACGATGACGCATATTGGAACACTTGGTTTCGGGGGTAGGATAAAAATTGCGATCAATCACTTTATCCATATTATAAACTACTTTTTTGACTGTATTATGCAAAAGTTCTAGATTAAATTGCTTGACACCTTCAATTGTTTTTACAAAAGATGGAAGTACCATCGATGCTAGATTACATACACCATATTCCTCTTCAGAACTGTGAATTAGGATTTCACTACATAAATTAGAACATTTAATAACACCTAGATTACTTTGATTCGATTTTTGACATGCATCTTTATAAAGCATATAAGGACCCCCTGTTTCAATTTGACTCTTTAGAATTTCCAACCATAGATCTTGAGCTTTAATTACACGCTTTGCTTTACCTTCTTCTTCATAGCGTGTATAAAGATCATCGTAATCTGATCCATATACATCATCCAATCCAGGTGTTTCAAAAGGACAGAATAGAGACCAGTTTCCATTTTCTTTGACACGACGCATGAAAATATCTGGAATCCAAAGGGCAATAAATAGATCACGGCATCTTTCTTCTTCTGCACCTGTATTACGACGAAGCGCAACAAATTCAAAGACATCTGGATGATGAGGACTCATATAAACTGCAGCACTACCATTTCGCTTTCCTGCTTGATTTACATGTAGAAGTGTTTGATTTAGAACACGTAGGAATGGTGTTGTACCTGTAGATTTTCCATTGGTTCCACGGATGGTAGAGCCACGACTACGAATTTTGTTAATATTGATTCCAATACCTCCTGCAAATTTTGAAATCATCGCACAATCTTTAATGCTATCGTACATACCTTCAATACTATCTCCCTTGACTTCCAATAGGAAGCAAGAACTCATTTGAGAATGACGTGTTCCTGCATTAAATAGGGTTGGTGTTGCGTGTGTATAGAGACGTTGACTCATTGCATCATACATATCAAATGCTTCCTCTAGACAATCTCCATGAATTCCAAGAGCCACACGCATCCACATATATTGAGGACGTTCTACAATTTTACCATTTACGCGTTGAAGATAAGCACGTTCAAGTGTTTTATAACCAAAATAATCAAATAGGTAATCTCGTTCGTGTTGGATATAGGTATCGATTTTTTCTTTGTTTTCTTGAACAATTTGGTACAATTCATCGCTTACCAATGGCATTAAATTACCATTTACATCCTTACAGGTATACAGTTTTTCAATAGCGCCGCTAAAAGTTGCAGGTGTATTTTTTTGTATATTGCTAATAATTACACGAGCAGCAAGAATACCGTAATCTGGATGAACTGTAGTCATTGTACTACATGTCATTGCAGTAAATTCATCAAGTTCAGAAGTTTCAACACCATCGTGAATACGAGCACATATTTTTTGTGCGACTTCATCCGGTTGAACACCACTTAGATTATTCGAAAGATTTTGAATACGTGCAAGCACTTTATCAAAGGAAACGCTTTCATAAGTACCGTTACGTTTTAGAACTCGCATCTTTGTTCTAAATATAAAGACAAGGTTTTAAATAGACTTGATGATATAAAAATAAATTTTTCATTTTTTAATTAGGGCTTGGGCAAACGTCTGTCCAAGTAACGTTATTGTTTACACTACAATCTTTTATATAACGGCAACGTAAACTATTCGGTTTATCTGGATCAGCTTCTATATCGCGTTTATTCATATATTCTGGATACATACGTCCACATGTCATTGCAACTGAATTATTAACAATATTATTTGCAGTTAAACCATCTATACGATTAAAATCAACTAATAGGTTTGTATAATTTTTATCAAGAGGTGTAACATTTGTTGAACTAAAAAGCGTATCTGTACTAATATTTTTTATATTCGGCGGTGCTTGACAATAATAATTCGTCCATGGTTGCCATTTTTTATTGATAAGTTTTTTCATTTCAGGAGTTACCTTTTTTAATTCCCAATAATCAGGACATATAAGGTTATCATAATTATTATATTCTTTTTTTATAGGTTTATAAGTTAATAATTGAATGAGTAATAAAGTAATTACTAAAATAACACCTCCCATAAAGGTTACAGTAAAACCAAAGTTTTGTTGAAATAAGAAATAACGCCCACTTTCAGAAAAAATACCAATCAATCCAAATATTAAAATAATAGTTCCATAAATAACCATTGCCGTAATACTACCTTTAAAATAATTTGCACGTCCTTTATCAAATGCTATCTTCTGTTCTTTGGTAAGAGGCTTTGAGGCCGCCGTTAAATTGTTCATAGTTTCTCTTATTTTTAAACAAACATTTTAGTTTCTAATGTTTTAGTTCCTTTTTGAGTGACAAATGATCCATAATCCATAGGCATTGGTAATGTACTTGCATCTTTACGATATACTTGATATTGTTTTAGATTACTCAATACTTCATTTACTGTCCATTCTAATACACGACTATTAAGTTCTTTAACCTGTCCAACAATATCTGTAGGTAAATTACGACCATATTGCAAATAAATAGAACGCATAACAATTTTTAAATCATGGTCGTTTTGACGACCAATTACATACTGTTTATTTGTACGTTTATAAATTGAATAACGAATACCATCTTGTAAAATATCAATATTGTTGGTTGAGAAGAAAAGATTACTGACCGGAGTTGGAGAAAAACCGCCAATTAATGCTTCTGCGTAAAAAGTTTTATTATTTACTTCTTTACGTTGAACTTCAGGAATAAGAATACGAGAAGAATCTGTTAAAATATTAATACGGCCATTAATAGATTGTCCTGGTTGCATTGGCTGAACATCTGCAAAAGCATTCATACTTTATATCTCTGTAAAAATGATATATTTTTATTTGCTAAAATTAAATGGAAACCTGGCTAACTTTACAAATTCCTAAAATTTTTAATAAAAATAAGATTACTGTCAATATAAATGAAGCATCTGAGATTTATTCAAAAATAGGTTATCATGTTGCAAAACTTATGGACAATATTCTTGCACTCATCTCAACTCAATCTATTATTAAAGATCCAAAAGCCCATACTGTATTACCTAGACATGTACAATATATATTAGATTATGTTCAAAAAACATGTTATCCCAAACAAGAAATTCAAAAAGGTGGTATAAAAAATCAAGATTTGTGGATGATTATTTCTTATAATATCATTGAAACAACAGAATATAAGGAACTATTTCCATCTACTGAAATAGTAACACGACTCATGGAACTTGGATTAAATATTTCAAATCATACACTCAATATTGTAAAACGTATTTTAAATATGCATGTAAACTGTTTGATGATGGACTTCTATGAGCGACAACCTATTACCTTAAAAAAAGTAGAAAAAATATTTGGTCTAAAACGCCATAGTGTATTTTATTAAAAATTGAAATAATCTTTAGTTAAAATAATATAAAATATATTAAAGCATTTAATACCGCTTTTAATATGACAATCATTACAATTGATGGGAATATTGGTGCTGGAAAAAGTACACTTCTTAAATATATTGAATCTCATACAAACTATCTAATTGATCTTGAACCCGTTGAAATATGGGAACCTTTCCTAATAGATATGTATCAAAACAATAAAGATGCTTTTGAATTCCAAGTAAAAGTATGGCTCGATCGTTGTTATGCATCTAAATATTCAAATAATAAAATTACATGTGTAGAACGCTCGCCTCACTTTCAATGGAATGTATTTTCAAAAGCGAATTATGAAAATCATAAACTCAATGATCGTCAAATTGAACTAATTGGAGAACTTTATAAAAAACCATGCTATATACCTGATATTTATATCTATCTAAAATCTGATCCAACAAAATGTATGGAGCGTATTCATTATCGTCATAGAGATTGTGAAAATGCAATTAATATATCTTATATTCAAAATCTTCATCACCTCCATGAAGAAGCCTATGAACGACTTCATCATTTATTCAAAGTCGAAATTGATATTGAAAATAAATCAATTGAAGAAATTGGTATCGAAGTGATTTATATAATAGATATACTTCTACATACTAGAACTAAAGCATGTGTAGTATAAATAAAAAATGAAGGTTTAATATTAAAAATTGACATAAACATTCTTTTCTCTTTTTGTATCAGGACAACCTATTCATGGCAAAAGATATACAGGAAAAATATAAAAAACATGAACTACGTGACCATATTTATCAGCTACCTGATACTTATATTGGTTCTGTTGAACGTACAATTCTAAAAACATGGCTTTATGATCCTATCAATAAACGTATGATTGAAAAAGAAATCGAATATGTGCCAGGACTTTACAAAATTTACGATGAAATCCTTGTAAATGCAATCGATCAAAGTTCACGTCTAAAAGCAGAAGTTAAAGCTGGTAAAAAAGATGTAAAACCTCTCAAACAAATACATATTGATATTGATCGCAAGACAGGTATTATTGAAGTAATCAACGATGGTGACGGTATTGATATTGAAAAACACGCAAGTTATAACAATGTATGGATCCCTGAATTGATTTTTGGAGAACTTCTAACATCTACCAATTACGATCCAGAACAAGAAAAATTATGGGGTGGTAAAAATGGTTATGGTGCAAAGCTAGCAAATATCTTCTCAGATGAGTTCATTATTGAAACAGTGGATCATCGTAGAAGTCTTATATATAAACAACGGTTTTATGAAAATATGAAGAAACGTGAAACTGCAAAAGTAAAAACCAGTACAAAATCACCTTATACAAAGATTCGTTTCCTACCAGATTATGCTCGTTTTGGTCTAGATGGTCTCACAGATGATCTATATGATCTCTTCCGCAAACGAGCTTACGATGCATGTGCAACAACTGATTCTACTGTATCTGTTTATTTCAATGATGAAAAACTAGAAGCCAAAGACTTTGAAAAATATGCAGATCTTTATATTGGAAACAAAGATGAACGTCCTCGTGCGTATGAGAGCTGTAGTGATCGTTGGGAAGTTATTGCTACTTATTCTGAATCCGGACAGTTCGAACAAATATCCTTTGTTAATGGAATTAACACACTTCGTGGGGGCAAACATGTAGAATATCTTACCAATCAAATTACGAAAAAACTATCAGAAATGGCCTCATCAAAGAAAAAGAAAGAAGTTAAACCACAACATATCAAAGATAATCTTACAATCATCGTAAAAGCTTACATTGTAAATCCAGCATTTGATAGTCAAACCAAAGAAACACTTACTACCCAAGCTTCTAAATTTGGATCAAAATGTGATCTAAGTGATAAATTCTTTGATAAACTATACAAAACAGGTATTGTGGAGAAAGCAGTTAGTCTTACAGAATTCCATGAAAAAAAGAAAGTTGCTAAAACCGATGGTAAGAAAACTGCTCGTGTTCTTATCCCTAAATTAGATGATGCAAATCGTGCAGGTACCAAAGATAGTATTAATTGCACACTCATCCTTACTGAAGGAGATTCTGCCAAGACGATGGCTATTGCTGGTCTTAGTGTGATTGGTCGTGATTATTATGGTGTCTTCCCTCTTCGTGGTAAGATTCTAAATGTAAAAGACGCCAATCTCAAGAAAATTGCAGAAAATGAAGAAATTACTAATCTAAAGAAGATTATCGGTTTGGAACAAGGTAAAGATTATAAAGATCTTAGCAGTCTACGATATGGACGCATTATGATTATGACAGATCAGGATCACGATGGTAGTCATATCAAAGGACTACTCTTCAATGTATTCCAATCGATTTGGCCCTCACTCTATAAAACAGAACGATTCCTCACATCAATGCTAACGCCTATCATCAAAGTCACACATACCAATGGTGAAAAGATTTCCTTTTATAGTATTACTGATTTTGAAAACTGGAGAAAAGCAACCGAAAAGACAGCCATAGGTCTTCGTCCATGGACCATTAAATATTACAAAGGTTTGGGTACTTCCACCGCAAACGAAGCTAAAGACTATTTCCGTGATATGAAAGTAACAGAATATGTCTATACAGGTAAGACATCTGATGAAAATTTGGATCTTGCCTTTAATAAAAAAAGGGCAGATGATCGTAAATCTTGGTTGATGAAATATAATCGTGAAACCATTCTAGATTATAGTCAAATGAAAATCCCATATGAAGAATTTGTGAATAAGGATCTCATTCATTTCAGTAATCGTGATTTAGAACGTTCCATTCCAAGTCTATGTGATGGTCTCAAAGAATCTACACGTAAAATTATGTATGGTTGCTTTAAACGTCGTCTCTTCAACAAAGAAATTAAAGTCGCTCAATTGTCAGGCTATATTTCAGAAGTAAGTGCTTATCATCATGGTGAAACTTCACTTCAACAAGCAATTATTGGAATGGCGCAAAACTTTGTAGGTACCAATAATATTCATTTGATGCAACCCATTGGTCAATTTGGTACCCGTATTCAAGGAGGTAGCGATTCAGCTTCGGCTCGTTATATTCATACACTCCTCACGGAAATGGCTCGTAAAATTTTTAGACAAGAAGATAATCCTATCCTAAATCGTATGGAAGATGATGGAAAACCTATTGAACCTGAATATTATATTCCAATTCTACCATTGGTACTTGTTAATGGTGGTATTGGTATTGGTACAGGATTTTCAACCAATATTCCTCAACATAATCCAAGTGATGTCATTGATCAATGTATGAAGATTATTGAAGCCCTTAACAAACAAGAACCTATTCAAACAAAAGAAGATATTGAGTCTATGTACAAGGTCATTGATAAAACCCGTCTTGGTTCTATTCAACCTTGGTATCTTGGTTTCAAGGGTACAATTACACCTGGTAAAGAAGGCACTTATCAAAGCCGAGGTGTTTGGAAATGGCTAGACGATCAAATCCTTGAAATTACTGAATTGCCGATTGGTACTTGGACGGAAGATTATAAAGAATATCTAATCGCAATGATTGCAAACAATAGCCCTATCCTTAAAGACTTTGAAAATCATTACACAGATAAAAATGTTCGTTTTATTCTAAAATTCTATCCTGGTGTTAGACCAGGTGTTGAACTCAATCTAGAAACTGAGTTTAAATTGGTATCATCTAAGAATTTAAGTATGAATAATATTCATCTCTACAGTGAAGCTGGATCTGTACAAAAATACAAAGATACTCAAGAAATCATCAAAGAATGGTCAAAAGTTCGACTTCTTAAATATTATGAACGCAAGAAATATCAACTCAAAGAATTGGATAATAAATATAAACTCGTTAGTTCAAAAGTCCGTTTTATCCAAGAAATCATTGACAAACAACTTCATATTATGAATCGTATGGAAAAAGAAGTAGAAGCTGAACTAACAGAACGTGGATATCCCAAACTCGTTGAACGTATTCAAGCAGATGATGAAGATGAAACACCTGAACAAGTTGCAAAACAAGTTGCCAATTATGATTATCTCATCAATATGCCTATTCGTCAATTAACCTTTGAAAAGAAACAAGAACTCGAAAAGGAAGCTCAGCGTCTTGATATGATGATTAAAGAGCTCAAAACAAAGACCATTCAACAGATTTGGAAAGAAGAACTAGAAGACTTAGAAAGTATTTGGGAAACATATCGTAAAGAAATGGAATATCAATATGAAAATGATGCTCCTATGAAAGAAATAAAACTTAAAAAGAAAAAATAAATCATACAAAGACTTTGTATTAGATAAACTTACCTTCTTTTTTCATTTCATGTTTGGACTCTGATGTTTAGAGAGAATTATACAAAATATAGGTGTTTTAATATAGCTATAAAAATATAACTTATTAAAGAATACAAATTTATAGATCATTAAAAATTGGATATGAATAAAAACATTGGGATTAAAGACTCCTCTTTTTCATTTCATGTTCAGACTCTGATGTTTAGAGAGAATTATACAAAATATAGGTGTTTTAATATAGCTATAAAAATATAACTTATTAAAGAATATATAATATAAAATAGTTAATAGATACAAGAATGATACAATTTCGTAGCAAATCAATCATTGCAGATATGGATGGTGTGCTCTTCCGTCATCCAAAATTATTTAAAATGGTTTCAGATAGAGCTACTGGATTTGTAAAGAAATCTATCAATCCATATATGAGCGATCAAAAAGCTAAGAAAATTAATGCTGTTCTTTATAAAAACTTTGGCCATACGGTTTTGGGACTAAAAGCAATTTATAATCCAACAGTAACTACAAAAGATTTTTGTGATTATGTATATGATAAAGATTTTTTACAGAGTATGCCTCAAATTGAAAAAGAGAATCCATTTTATGAAGGTAAGATTGAAGTTAAAAACCTTGTAAATAAACTTACTCAAAAAGGCATTTCATTCTATATATTTAGTAATGCTCCTGTAAAATGGTGTAAGACTGCTTTAAATATGATGGATGTTGATTTGGATTTACAAAATATTATTGGTAGTGATTCTTATATTTATGGAGACCAAATGTTATTAAAACCAGAAAAAGAAGCGTATAAAAAGATTACAGAACACATTTATGAAACAAATGGTCATCCTTATAAGACTCAATTGATTTATATAGACGATCAAATGAGTAATTTAATACCGATTATTGACCATCCTCATTGGAAAGCAATTTGGTATCATCCAAATAAAGATCATATTTATACAGATAAAATCTATGGAATTGAAGAACTCGATCAATTGCACCTATTGCTATGACATTTTTTCTTCTTCCATCCATTTTCGTGTTAGATTTACTAAGATTAATTTAATCCGTTGTAATATATTTTTATATTCACTACTTTCATATTCCATTTCATTTACATCCGTAATATGATTTCTAAAAGGTTCTAGTTTTAGATATAATTCTTTTACAAGTTTCATATCATCTTTCATTTCGTTGACTTTGCTTAAAGCAGCTGTCGTCATATGATGAGTAATAACAGGAAATACATCGTCATCATGAGCAAATTCCCATTTACCATCCCCTACATGTATTTTACTGTAAGTACTATTGGGATTGGTTTTATGAACGATACGATTTTGAGGATTTTCCATGACCGTTCCAATGAATTTATTAAAACCGATAAAAGGGGTACTTGAAGCGTTCAATAAAGCTTTCATAGTAGCTTTTGTTATTTGATCACATACAAAGTCAAAATTCTTATCTCCTGATTGAGGGAAAGTTAGTATATTTACTATGTTGTTTTGGGTATTATTATTATTCTGATCACCGGATACATTATTAATTGTAGATGCCACTTGTTGAGATATAGCTGTTGGCGTATCTGTGACTGGAACCAACGATTTGGAATCAATTTCTTTTTTGGTTTTACATATCTTATAATGTTTAAAACGTGAAGTATCATGCGTAAACGTCTTATGGCAATATTCACACGAATACTTATCTCGAATCCCTTTGCATTTTTCCATATGCTTCGTTAAATACCATTTTGCATAGAGGCATTTGTCACACTTTTTACATCTATATTCCTTATCATTCTGTATGTCTATTTCATTACCATTATTATTAGGTACATTACCAGTATTATTATGTATATTACCAGTATTATTATGTATATTACCAATATTATTATGTATATTAACAGTATTATTATGTATATTATCAATATCAATATCACTATGTATCCTTCTCATATGTCGTAACATATTATCCCTACGTGTAAAATCCAAGTAACATATAGAACATGTATAATTAAGGGGGGTGGGAGGAGGTAAAGAGGACATACTATTAAAGGTAAAGAAAAGAATTGTTTAAATAATAATATACACCGTAAAAACGGAGGGGGAGGAGGAGGGAGGCACCGGAAAATTGCGGGGGGGGGCGGAAAAAAAATAAATTATTTGAAAAAAATTTTTCATTTCATTTATATTTACAAAAAAAACAAAATTTGTCCGGACTTAAACATTTCAACTAGATACGATTATAAACATGCCTCTCTATGTGAGAAAGTTACCCTGTGCAAATGGGCTTATGATTGATGAGAAACAAATTCCTAAAAATATGGCCATGTACAATCCAAGCAAAGCAGGCCCTTATATATATATACGTCAAACAGAATATATGATGTCTGGTGAAGAAAATAGCATGTTGATTCATGATGAACGTACAGGAAAAGTAACACATATTGATACTCCTTGGAATTTAATGCCTAAAACAGTGAATTTATTTCGTGGGATTGAAGATTTAAGACTTTGTGAATTTGAAGGTCGTATTTGGTTTGGAGGCACAGCAACTCATATTTCAGATAATATGGACAATGAATTGGTGATTGGCTATTTTAATAAGGAAATGACCAAAGTCGAAAAAGTTCAAATGGTGGATATTGGTGTACGTCCTGTTAAAAATGTCATTCCTTTCGTATATCAAAATAGATTGATTTTATTAGATATCTATTTACGTAAAATTTATGAACTTAAAACGAACGAAGATACAAAAGAATGGTATGTTGAAACTTTTCAAACACTTACACCGGCATCAGGTGTTTCTAGAGAAAAATATCGTGGTTCCACAGCTCCCATTCATTTACATGGTTCCATTTATGGATGCGTGGTTCATGATATTATTTTCAATGATAATAAACGTTTAGTAACACGTCTTAGTTACTTGCATAATTGGTTAGAATTTGATATTGAAACAGGACTGATTACATTTATTTCGACATCTTTTTGGGCGGCCCATTGGGGAATTGAATATATTAGTGGAATTGATCGCAATAAAGAAGGACAAATTGAATTATTTATAGGAATTCAAGATAAGCTTCCTATGAAATGTGTCACAACTTTATCTGATTTACGTATTGGTAAATAATTTTATTATTTTTATTTAAAACTTTATAAACGTTATATTTAGAAGATTAATGGGGTATGAAGTTCGACAAATCTTTGACATTGTTAAAAAATAATTTTATGACTGAACCTCTTCGTCAATCCATTTTGCCGTATCGTTATTGGAAGAAATACATTAAAATACATAAAGATATTTTAAATCCAAATGAAATCGTAGCAACACTCGACCAACAGTGTAAAGAAGCCGAACAACAATTTATCCAAGAACTTTATATCAATTTATATCACCCTAAGTCTTTTTTTAAATGTTGTTCTTTAAAACCAAGAGTATATCCTTATGACATTTCACATGAATTAATTCAATTTAGTGAAATTAATCGCTTAACACTGTATAAAATTTGTAAAAAACTTCAAAAAAATGGTGCTTCTAATTTACTTCAATATTATTCTAATGCAAATTATAAATTTATTGCTTCTCACGAACTGCAGTATTTAAAAATGAAAAAACAAAATCCAAAAGAATGCCCTATTTGTTTTGAAGAAAATGCAAATCCTTATATCATTCTAGATTGTGAACATTATATGTGTTTATCATGCGTATTAAAAATGACAAATACAGAAACAATTAATGCGACAATTTATAATAAATTATATATAGGTCTTGAACGTTTGAAACAATGTCCTTTTTGCCGGAAAGCTCAACCTTTAACAAATATTTCAAAATATCATTTTTATCCAAATCCTCCAAAATAGTTATTTAAAATTTTTTTTGTTTGTTTTGATATATAACGGCAGAACTGGAACATCTACGCTTATTGAAGTTTAATGATGATAAACCTTTGTCTTTATCCTCTACCTCATTGATGTATAAAAAAGAACAAGATGTTTATGATACTATTCAGTCATTTTTAAAATTAACCCATCATTGCGAAGAAAGCATTTACTTTTTAGATATTGGTGAGATTGAACGGCATTTTGATTTATGGCAAGAGCGTTTTAAAGGAATTCATCCTTATTATGCAATTAAATGTAATCCAGATACTGAATTTATCAAACGCTTAGCTGAACTTGGTGCTAATTTTGATTGTGCTTCTATTGCTGAAATAGATCGTGTATTATCCTTAGGAATTTCACCTGAACGTATTATTTTCGCAAACCCATGTAAACGACAACGTGATATTGTTACTGCTTATCAAAAAGGAGTTCATATAGTTACTTTTGATAATGAAACCGAGTTGATTAAAATTGCAAATGTATGCCCACAAATGAATGTAATGCTTCGTATTTATGCCAAAGATCCAGATGCTCGTTGTCAATTTGCTCATAAATTTGGTGCAGATGCTTCTCGATGGCCACTTTTATTCGAAACTGCTAAAAATCTTGGAATTAATATTACGGGAGTAAGCTTTCATGTAGGTTCTGGTGCTTCTTCTCCTAAAGCATATGCACTTGCGATTAAAGAAGCACGTGATTGTTATGATTTAGCAAAAACATATGGATATGAACTAAAAATTATTGATATTGGAGGTGGATTTACCTCTCATAAATTACAAGATATTCCAGAAGCCATTTTAGAAGCAAAAGAAAAGTATTTCCCCACAGAATTGGGATGTCAATTTATAGCAGAACCAGGTCGTTTCTTTGCGGAGACTCCAGGGTATTTAGCAACCAATATTATTGGTATTCGTAAAACAGAAAATACACGTGATTATTGGATTACAGATAGTCTTTATGGTTCTTTTAATTGTATCTTTTACGATCATTATACTCCAGTTCCTGAATATATTAAACAATCCAAATACAAATATTTTACTACATTATATGGTCCCACGTGTGATGGTTTGGATAAGATTTTAGAACTTAAAGAATATCCTGAAATGGAATTGAATGAATGGATTCTTTTCAGAAATATGGGAGCTTATACACTTGCAGGAGCATGTAATTTTAATGGTATTCCCTTTTTAAATACACACATTGTATATTTGCTTCAAAATAAATCTTCATAAAAAAGAAGAAAACCTCTTTGTGTCCTATGCAAGCCCATCCAAGTCAATATCAAACTCCAATTTACCAAGATACACCCGTCACACATTATTCTGCTAAAATTGCATCTCCTAGTCCAGCTACACAATATACTTTTCAAAATAAAATACCTGTGATTCACTCTGCCATTTATTTAACTATTTTATTTGTTGTTTTATCAAATACACAAGTACATACTTTTCTTAATAATTTTTATGGTATGTGGACGAGCCAACCTAATGGTTTATTAGATGAATTAGGATTTCCTACTTTTAAAGGAACTATTTTGTTTGGAGGGCTTTTCTTTATCAGTACATTATGGATAATAAAAAAATAATAAAATGGTGAGGGCGGGATTCGAACCCACGAACCATTTAGGAATCGCTCTTGAGGCGATCGGATTTGACCACTTTCCTACCCCACCAAGGACATTTTATTGTCCAACAAGTTTGAAGAGAGATTATTATTAACAATATTATATTTTTTTAAACTTTCATAGTTTTCTTAGCGATAGTTGTTTTCTTCTTAGGAGGAGGGGGTGGCGGAGGTGTTGGCTCACGTTCATCTTCATCATCTTCATCCTCTTCTTCTTCTTCTTCCTCTTCAGATTCAGATACAACTGTGACTGGAGATGATTTTGATGGTGTAACTTTTAGATTTTGAACAGCAGCAACAACATCCTCGTTTAGATCTTCGTCGTCGTCATCATCATCATGAGCAACGGCTTTCTTTACAACATCTGCTTCTTCATCACTATCTTCAATCGTCTTATAGCGAGCAATACGACTCTTTTGGAAGTAACCATTAATCACTTTCCATGTGCAACCATACTTACCTCCCGCAAACCATAGACCAACAAGTTCAATAGTAAGACGTGTCTTTGCACCTTTAAGAGTATCTTTGAGTTCCATAAAATTTACTTCATTACCATCCATATCATAGCTATCGAAACTAAAGGTGTCTGTTTCATCACGATAAGGGAGTTTTGCACGGAAAGTTGGTGGATAACGGTTAAGAAGTTTGCCTGTTTCTTTATCTTTATCAAAACGTAGATTGGAAGAAAATAGCTTGGCAACTAGAGCTTCCATATCTTCATAACGATCGTTGAGCCATGTTACACGATTGGCAAAGACATCTTTTTTGATTTTTGATTCAATTTCCTGAAGCTTATCAAAGAAGTTTGTGAGAGGTTTATTATCTTCCTTACCACGGAAACTAACATCAACTACGTAACGAGGTGGCTGTTGTTGTTGTTTTTTTGTGTTTTTATCAAATACAACATTTGCTGCATCTGTAATACCATAAGGCATATGCATTACAGGTAGTTGTAGAACAAGACGTTCACCGGCATAATTTAGACGAACACTCTTACCACCATTTGTATTTTTCTTTGGTGGTTGATAGGTGATTTTAGAAATATCAATATGTTTAGGGAGGAAAGGAGTATAATCCATGGCTATTACTTGTTGTTTATATAACAGATGTGTTTAAGTACTTTATAATATTTAAAGTACTACGAGAACTCGTGTCAATATACAACTTCCAGAGGAAGAAGACTAACTATCATAGATGGAGAGTTTCAATTTTTTTTCTGATGCCATTTTTTTGATTTAGAAAGAAAAAGCGTTCTTTCGTTAAAGTATGGTAGGGGTATGTGTTTATTTTTCACGTAACCGAATGGGACATCGTTGTCTTCGTTCATGTAGAAACCAATACTGCTATGCACATTCCCGTCAATATCAACTTTTACAACAATATTTAAACGATTATTTTAAAGTTCGTATCTATTCGCTCAATGATATCTATTTATATCTTGATGATTTATCATTAGATATTGTAAAAGTGATTGTAAGCTATCTCACAGATCATTCAACCTTACGACATTATTTAGTAAAATTACAATTGATTCTGCCAAATAGCCATTATACAAAACAACAATTGCTTGAACAAATCTTATTGTATCATCGTAAAGTACACTATGTTTATAAACATGAAATTTCTTTACGAACTCTTCAAAAAAAATGGCTTATTTCAAGTAAAAAAGGTCCTTATATACCTCATAATGCAGTGAATAATACAGACCCTTTTACACTTGAACCAATAATCGAAATTGACTCAGCACTTTTATTTAGCTATAAAGATTCGCAAAAAAATATCTATGTATTTAGAGGTCATGAATTTGCCCATCATATTGATATTAATGGCCCCTATAATCCACTCAATCGAGATGATTTAAGTAGCTATACCATTTATCGTTTGCGATGTTTTATTGAAGATTCTTCTCATTTACATACATTTGAATATGTATGGAATACACCAAAAGAAGCTTTTTTAGATGTACTATATGAATATGAAAAATATGGAATATATACTTTATTAGATTGGTTTATTCAACTAAATATTGCTCAAATCATTAATATTTTTATTCTATTCAATGAAATTATGATAGATCATCAAATAGATCTATTTGATATTAAAATGCTTGATGAAGCACTTATTAACCATCACAATCAAGAAATGGCTCAAATGGCTCTTGCAATTGAAATGAAAAAAATAATTGAATTGGAACATCCAAAGAAGTTTTATTTTATATGTAGTCTATTCATTATCATTGCAAAGGTTGATAAAACAATTGGAAGAGCATTACCTAATTGGGTTTGGTTAGGAACTAATATTTCAAATAATGAATAAAATTTATGCTTGAAAATTTTTAACATTTGTATTAATTTTTTCTTCCAATGCATCATTACGTTTGCGTTGTATTAATTTGGGTAAAATACGGTCAATTTCATTTGCTGGAATAAAATACCACATTCGCTTCCTTATTGTATCTGTTGTATTTGCCTTTGTGTAACTAATTAAACACTCATTACCATCTGTTTGTATATATTGACGATTATCAACTGCTAATGAATTATATTTATCTTTTACACGTGTAACTAATTCTAATAAATTTCCTTCAAAACGGAAACGTGACATTTTATCATAGTTTTCAGTTTTATCATTACATACAATCGATTGATAATTGCCACTGAACTTTTTATTACGATTATCAAGGCATGTATATTCTGGACAAGGAATCGGTGGTGGATTATCTACACAAAATTTAGGAGAACATACCTTCTTTGTTTTCCCAGTATCCTTTATTTCTGTTTTAATAACTTTTTCTGCAGCGAAACATCTTGATTTATATGAAGATGTAAGATTATCAAAGCCCCTATATGTCGGGGTTCCGGATCGAAAATTAGTACCTGTCTGCGTCCAAGCCCATGCGAGATCAGGTTCATTTTCTGTAAATGTTTTAGAAATTCCTCCATAGTTGGCGTGTTCGTAAAGTGTTATAGATGTACCTTTTGGTACTTTAATAGAACTAGCGGCGTCATTAAACAAACCAATCCATGGGTTTGCAGTGCCCGGGACGATTCCAGCAGTCCCCGCTGGGTATTTACCCCTCGCCTCTCCCAGTGATTTGTTAACGTCAATATCATAAGATATACCTGTATAGTTAGGATGTTCATATAATTGAATTTTTCCAGAACATTTACCATATGTTTTCACAGTTTCATATATAGGTACATTTGAACAGTTTGAATCATATTTTTGACACGGTGGATCTATTATTTTTGAAGCACAACCATTATTTTCATCACATTTATTTTTATTAATTGAAAATAATGGGTCCATTTCAAGAAATGCATCTAGTTTGCTTTTAGAATCCTTGCAATTATACGCACAAGTCTGTGATATATTAGTAAATATAGGTTTATCAAAATCATAACCATTTCGTTTATTAGTAGTTATTTCTTTTGCAATTATAGATAAGTCTAATTTAGTGGTAATTGAATTAAATTTACCTTTTACAAATGAACCTGTAGTAGAGTTTTCCAATAGGAAATCCCCATTATTATTTAAAATACGATAATCAATTTTGTCTTGTAATATATAACTTGAAGCAGTATTTTTATAAATATTTGTAGGCAACATCCATTGGGCGATTTTTGATTGAGTTATTGTATTCCATTTTTCATAATCATCATCACGTTTTTCTTTTTCTTGCTGCATATCTATTTTACACCATTCATTATCATAATTATTATAACGATCATCTAGACGATATTGTCTTGGAACCCAAACTTGCTTTGCATTATTTTTATCAACGGGTTGCATAACCAGTGTTTTTCCATCTGTTCCAATACCTATACAGAGTAAACTATCATAATTAATAATATAATAAGAACGGTTTATACATATATGTTCATAATAAGATAATGTACCTGTATTACTACATCCTTTTAAAACAGGTGGTTTTAATTCTGTAAAACCAAATACAGATGATGATGGTATTGGAGAAGCTACTACTGCAACTTTTATATATGTAGTTACAATATTACTGTTATTATATATATTGAGATTAGTTCGTGATAAAACTGCTTGTTTTAAATCTCTACCAAATAAATTTTGTAAACCTATATCTATATATTCAATATTAAATGTATATTTTCCATCTGTATCTTTATAAGGTGGGCCAGCAGATGTATATTTTAATTGAGCGATAGGACGATTATTTGTAGTTGAAATTAAGAACCCTTCTTTAGATATATAATACTGTATATTGTTATCATCTTCAATAGTTCCAATATAAGCATTAATATTGGAAAGTTTCATTGGTATATCTGTTAGATCATCAATTAATAATATAGTATAATTTGTTCCATTAATATTCATCTTAAATTTACTACCATTATAGAAAGCAGGATATTGTAAGTTGTTTTTATTTGTAAATATTAATGGATAATATCCATTAGCATTCAATTTAGTTTTTGTAGGATTTAAACTAATAGTACCATAAATCCCATATATATTAATTAATTTTCCGTTTTTATCAATTTTCCAATATGTATTTTTCATATTTCCATTTCCTTTATAAGTACCTTCCAATTGAGGAATTATAGGATATTTTATATCAAGAGGACGATTTTTTTCTGTGAAATCATTTCTGTTTAGTGATTTTAAAAATATAGATTCTTCTTGATATTCACTGATTTGTTCAAATGATTCAATAGAAGACTTTTTAAATGCAAAATTATATATCCAATAAATAATTACAATGAATATAAGTATATATAAACCTCCAATGTAATAATTATTCATATGATAGAAAAATCTCTTAATTATAAGAAAGAATATTATGAAGATATATTTTGAATAGGCATAGGATTTTTTGTAATGATGGAACAGTTATATAAATCAATAGCATTTGGATCAAATGCTTTGATATGAACATTCTCTCCAAAGAAACTCGTACCTAAACTTCCATTTACACGACGAGAAGCTTCTTCACTATTGATTAAATATAGATTACCATAATTATAAAGATTTAGGTCATCTTTATTATCACTTAAACAGGTTGCTTCATAAGGTGTTTCTTGGTTTAAACAACCACATGTTTTATTTTCTCCCTGTTCATAACATTTTATAAAGCAAGGTCCTTCAAAAGAACGTTTATCAATAATAGAACGCATATTGCATTGTATATTCTCCCAATTACGATATACAAATTGATAAGATTTATTATAGGTTGGAAATAATAAATACAATAATATATTTACCTTTTGACGATTAACTGTTCCAATTTGTGTAATACATTTTTCTTGAACAGAGGGTATAGAAGCTGTTTTTTCATAGTCAATTGAATAACTTGTGTTTTCATATGCTTTAGCATTATATTGAACACTTAGATTACGAACATTACAATCTTTATCAATAATACGTAAATAGGGGGCTTGAAAAATTAAAGCGTAAATAGGACCATTTAATTGTGTTAAGCTATTTTGACTATAAAAACGCTGTAGATGTTGCATAATACGTGTTTCTACTTCTGCAAAATGTGTAACTTCAAAGAATTCTTTTTTTACTGGGAAAACAACATTTTTAAATAAATTTACTAGATTACGATCAAATGTCGTTAGATCATTTCCTTCAATTTTAAATTTTAGACAACGATCCATAATTAAAAGTTGATTTTCAAATTCTAATGGTTTTGTAGAGATAGACTTAAGATAATTGGTTTCTCCGGCAGCAGAAGATTGATATAAGAGCGTTGTATTTGTTTGAGAAGGCTTTAATTTTAAAAAATCTTGTTGAATCGCATCTGCAAAATATTCATATCTTGGAACAGCAATTAAGACAGCAATAAACAATAATATAAGAACACCTAAAAATTCATAAATCTTCATTGCTTAACTCTTATAAGAATAGTAGAAAAAGAAAACCGACTCTTTGTTTATACCGTAGGAACTGTCGTTGTAGTTGTTGATGGAGTAGTTGTAGTTGTGGATGGAGTACCCACAGGTGTAAGTTGCAATTCTACTTTTTGTCCATTGATCATTCCATACACTTTTCCTTCTAATACAAGGTCTTTCTTTAGAATCAAGTCTTCTTTGGCTTCTGTTGGAGCATCTAAGATGAGAGAAGCGTTGGCACCAAAACCAGTTAAATAAGTATTTCCTTGAGCATCAGGGAAAGCAACACAACGTTCTGGAACACCACCACAAATTTTAAATTGTTTTGTGAGTTGAACGTCTTTAATAGTCATACCACTCAAAACATTAATATTTTTAATCAAATCAATATTAGGACTTGCAACTCCTGATAATCCTGAAAGAGGAATATTGCTATTACCACTTTTAATATCTAATAATGAACCAAAACCAGTTTCAATACTACTGACTTTAGTATTAATGCCATTTAAAGATGCGTTAAACATTGCCATGGATGTACCCATTCCCGTTAAAGATGTATTTATAACTGAAATGTTAGAACCATATTGGGTTAATTGTTTATCTTGCACATTATTCGCATTATCATAAGTATTTTTGATATTCTTATTAACGGCATTTACTTGATCTATAACAAATGATAAATTCGATAAACGATCTTTTTTTTCTGTTAATAAATCAGTATCTACTTTTTTAAAATCTGTTTGATTATCAATCTTATGTTTGTCAAAATCCATATAAAAATAGATGGAAACGCCAATAATGGATAGAATCGCTAACAATGCGAGTAAAAGGGATGCGCCCGCTAACATATCTCTAATTAACATTCACGAAAAAAATATTATAAAATTTCTGATAATTTAATCTTCTAATTCTCGTTCATTTTCCATTTCATCTTCTGGATTTATTAATTTATCTCGATTATTCCACTTAGAATCTTCAATATAAATTACTTTCTTTGTGTCTTGTTGTTTTTGTTTTTCAACCATATGATCTTCTTTATATTCTTGAATCAAATCCACTTCATCATCTGAAAAATCAGTCATTAAACTATTCATATTATCATGTTTTTGTTCTTCTAATTGATTTTGTTCTTTTGTACCTCCTAATAATTGTTCTGTGGCTTCATCATATTTTTGACATTGTATATCCTCATCATCATCATCACAATCTAAACGTTTTTCTCCTTCATCTTCTTCTTCTTCGTTTAATTCAATATTCTTTTGTTTTTTATCATCATCTTCTTCGTTTAATTCAATATTTTTTTGTTTTTTATCATCATTTTCTTCTTGCTCCATTCCACCTTCCATTTCTTTTTCAACTGATTCAAACATTTCCATATTTTCTGCTTCTGCTTCTGATCCATAGGCATCTAAGATTTCTTCCTCATTCATTTCCATATCCACCATATCCGTAATAAATCGAGGTGTAATACCCATTGTTTCTAATTCTTGAACTAAGAGTTTAAATGCATAAGGTGTTTGTATTACTGAAATATCAGAAGATATACAACCTATACATTCATATAATTTTTGTGAAGGAGCATATCGAGCAATACGACCACATAATTTACAAACTGCCCATGTATATTTATCTGATCGTTCCATCATACTTTCTTTCACAAATTGAGAGAAACCATATGATAATAAAACATCACGTTCCATTTCACCAATACGCAAACCACCTTCTTTGCCACGACCGGATGTTGGTTGTTGGGTTAATTGATCTTTTGGTCCTGTATTACGATGATGTATCTTATCTGCTACCATATGTTTTAAACGCAAGTAATAAGTGGGTCCCATAAAGATATCTGTTTCAATCTGTTGTCCCGTACGACCATTATAAAGGACTTCATTTCCATATCTTTCAAAACCATGTTCCTCTAATCCATCTCCAATCTTTTCCAAATCTAAAGGAATAAATACGGATCCATCTCCAATCATACCTTCCATCGTACATACTTTGGCAAAGACACATTCTACTAAATGACCGATCGTCATACGACTTGGAATAGCATGTGGATTTATAATAATATCCGGAACGATACCATCTTTTGTAAAAGGCATATCTTCTTCTGGAACTATCATACCAACGACACCTTTTTGCCCATGACGACTGCAACTTTTATCTCCGAGTTCTGGTCTTCTTATTTTACGAAATCGCATCTTACATATACGATTATTATCATCGGCTGTTCCTGTACGATCCATGTAAATCTTATCAATAGTTCCGTAATGATGAACACCAGATGTAATAGAGGCATTGCGATAATTTTTAACCATAATACGTTCTACTTTTAAACCTTTGCGAATTTCTTTTAATTGTTCTGTAACTTCTACCATACCAATAATAGCTAATTTTGAACCTTTTGTTACAAATGATTCATGTAATGCAATTCCATTTTCATCCAATAATTGATAATTGGAATCGTCTTTAAGTTGATCGATTTCAATCTTTAGATCTTGTTTCAGTTTAATTGGATTTGCAAACATTGTATATTGATTTTTATTAACGGAGCTTTCTTGAGCTGAATAAGACTTATAAGCTGTTAATTGAAACATACCACGATCAATAGAAGTCTTATTAATAATCACACCATCTTCCTGATTATATCCAGTATTTGTCATAATTGCAACAATCGTATTAAATCCGGCTGGAAGTTTATCATTAGAAATATAATGGCTATTTTGTGTTGTAATAATTGGTTTTTGAGGATAATGAAGAATATAACTCATCGTGTCAAAACGCTTAGAGAAATTGGTCGCATAAATACCAATGGCTTGTTTGCTTTGAGCTCCATAGAAAATATTACGAGGTGCTTGATTATGATTGGCTAATGGAATATTCGTAGAAACTACACTTAAAATGGTAGAAGGATGAATTTCTAAATGAGTTGTAAAAGCAGTAATATTTTCGACTTTCATTGCCACCATTCGTGTATCTTCTTCTTCAATATCCACAAATTCAATACAGCTTTTAGTTTTTTCTAAACTTTCAAATAATTTTTCTTTAGACAATCCTGAAAATTCTTTCATTTCAAAGGGAGATTTATAGCTACTTTTATAATACAACTCTTCACTCTTTTCTGATTTAGGGAGCAATGTTCCAAAGAGTAAGTCAAACCAAGTGAGTTTATCTGTATATTCAGGAATTTGAGTCTTTTCATCTTGGACAATAATTAATGGACGACATGCACGACCTGGATCTGTATGAATACGTATTTCATTACGATCAATTTTCCAAGCAATTGAAACAAAAGCATTTATGAGTCCATTACGTCTTAACAAACGGAAACGATGTGTAAAAATATTGGGTTCATAATGACAACCAACCCAACGACCATTTATAAATATTTTTGTTAAAATATGAGCCATAGCAGATGTAGTAAATTCTAAAGGAATATAATCTAAATCTCGTAAGCAATTTTGTGTTTCTTCCATTAAATGTTCTGGGTTGGTACCAAAAGATACTTGTGCCAATAAAGCAAAGTTTTTCAAATAACCAATCGATGCTCCATCAGGACTTTCAAATGGGCATATAATACCCCATTGTTGAGCATTAAGACGATGAGGGCTTGTAATTTTAATACTACGATCTAATGGTGTATTAACACGACGTAAATTTGACATAAAGCCAATATAACTAATACGTGATAAATCTTGAACTTTTTCTTGATTTTCATCTTGTTCGGTGGAACCCCATAATCCTTTTAACGAACGTTTCATACGTTCTGTGATAAAGAAGGGTGAAATAATCTTTTGAATATTTTCTTTACGAATCATTTCTTCATAATGACCAGTATTCTTCGTAGGACCATAATGGTATTCTTGATCCATTAAATCCCGGCAATTTTTACGGAAACGTTTATAGATATTATGAAATAGTTGAGAAAGTAAGAAACCACTTAAATCAATTCGTTTATAACCATATCCATCACGATCTGCTATGGGTTTTACTTGTAAAATCATTTCCATCATATAATGAATGAGGTAACCTAAAAAACGTGCTTTCATTGCATATGAATTACCCATATTTGGAAACATATCCTGTGTCAAAATACTATGAACATGTTCATGACTCTTGAAACGTACATAATTCTTTAAACGTTCTACTGCATCCAATTGAGAAAAAACACGAATGTTTTCATCTGTACAATGAGAAACTGAAGGACGAATAAAATCCATATATTCTTGAGGCATTTTTGTAACATCTCCAAAAATATGTTGTAATATTTCTTTATCACTTTCAATACCAAATGCACGAAACAATTGAAAGATAGGAATTTTTGTAGCCTTTTGATTCTCAGGATCTCGTAAATTAGGAAGCGATACTAAAATAGCACCTTTATATTTTTCATATTCTGGATTCGTAGAAAAGGTTTTATCTGGATGAATCACATAAAATTCAATTGTCTTTGGTAAAAGTGCCGTTTCACCTGATTCTGCAGTGCAACGTACCCATCCTTTATAGCTATAATTAGGAAGCTCATCTTCATCCATTATTTTAGCTTTTTCTAAGAAGAGTCGATTGGTCACCATACGCTCTTGAGAAATAATCACTTTCTCTTTTCCATCTACTATAAAGTATCCTCCCTGGTCAAAAGGACATTCATCAAAGGATTGTAATACTTTGGGGCCTTGTTGATGAAGAATACAACCATCTGAATGAATCATCAATGGAATTTCACCAAGTAAAATATGACTAAAATGCTTTTCAATAAATGCCTCTTTTCCAGCAATAGTATAACGAACCATAATATCTGTATAGAGACGAGTTGAATACGTTAAATTTTTAAGACGGGCATCTTGGGGTGTCATAATCACAGGATTACCATCTTTATCCAATAAAGTAGGACGATCAATATAGATTTTATCTCCTTTTTCATCTCCAATAAATAGTTCTACCTTTAATTCCACATCTTTTTCATTATTATTGCGAAATTTAACCATCGTAATCGGGTTATATGAACGGATAACATCTGGAATATAACGTCTTAAAAATTCACGATAACTGTCAATATGATGTTTCGTAAAAGGATAGAAATGGTCTTTAAAATAAATATCTAAAATTCGCTGTGATTCCATTCCAATCTATATACTTTAGACATAATTTTGTCGTTAAATAAAAATAAAATATCTTATAGACTCTTTTTAAGTCTATCGATTAAATAATCATTCGAAAAAGTAAATCCAATTACTTGAATGGATCTATCTTTTTCAATATCATCAATCATCATTAAATCCAATAAGTGTTCTACACAATAATTAACAATATCATCTTTTTTCCAATCTTTAATATATAGTTCATCAAGTGGTTTTTCATAATCTATAGGAATCATTGAATCGATTTCCAAATGATACAACGTTTTATAATCAAAACTATTTTCTGGAAAAATTCCATACATTTTTTTATGAGATTCTAAAATATTCCCAATGGATAAAGCATCTTTATTTCGAAACAGTGATACCACAGTTGATTGATAATGATCTTCTTTATTTCGAATATGTACTATATAGGGTGTATGATCCAATTTACTATGTAAAGTATAAAAACGCACATCTGGTCTTCTTAATAAAGCACCTGATAACATAAAAATATTAATATGTATATATTTATTTTCTTTTAGATAGAAATTTTTACACCCTTGAACATTAAATCAATTCACAATGGATTTGTGAAAGAGCTTCAGCGATGAGAATATTTTTTTGCATTTCATGAGCTTCTTGTAGCAATTCAACATCCATATTTTTATTTGCTTCATCAATCTTTTTAATGACTTCATTATAATCTGCAAGTGTTTTAGCCAAACTATTCTTAAAACGTATTGTTTTAATTTTTATTCTTAGACCATATTCCATCCAAATTGATTTATATTCAGGTGTGTATTTTTTAAACATTTCACACATCACTTTTTGATAGGCTTCAGTCAATGTATTTTTTGAATTTTTCTTTATCAATGTATAGGTTTCTTCGCAAAGCGTTTGCTCATTATGGACCATATGGATTTTCCCAATGAACTGTTTGGATTCTTTATTTTCGGTTACTTCTACTGTAAGAATCGGTGCATATTTCGTAACTTGGTTATTTTGAATCAATGCAAGTATTTTTTTCTTTGTTCGCTCACCCGGTTCTTTTTTAATACGAAGTTTCTTTTTTGTTAGGAAGGGTTCAAAGAGAAGCATTTCAACTTCTTTTTGACGAAGGGCTTGAATACGATTTTGACGTTTCTTTTCAGAATCTTTATAAACCTTGGAAGTCTTAAGCTCTTCATCGACTTGTTCCCAATGGTTAGGTGGATTTGAATAATTTGGAAGTTGTTCCACACACAAAGCAAATAGCTGACAAATTGGTTTGATCAATTGATTTGTCATATAAAATTGATAATCTGGAACCAATTGATTTTGACGAATATAATCTGGATGCTCAATACGATCTCCTTGTAGTTTTACTTCTATTTCAGGAGCTGTTTGAATATAAACAAATGGAATACGATCATTTACTTGGGGCTTGTTTCCTGGATCTCGATCAGTCATACGTTCTGCCAATACTTTATGTGCAATACTAGTTGGATTTTTATAATTCGATCTAAGTGTTTTACTAATAATCAAATCTTCTAGTGGATATTCATTATTTACAAGACGTTTTAGCTCTGTGTTTAAAAAGTTTACAGATTTTTCAAGATCTGTTTCATTCAAAAGAATATTAATAATTCCACCATAAATTTTCTTTACAATGGGTGCATAATCACGACGTTTTAGTGCAATACCCATGGATTTTTGTTTGGGTTTCTTATAAGCATCGTCTTCGTACAAATTTCCTACATAACGTTTTTTTGAAAAGATGATGAAAGGATAGAATGTCTTTTCATATTCCAGAGTTTGGGGTGCTGGAAGAATCCTATTAATAGCAATTGAAGCTTTTTGACCTTTTTCAATCGCTTTGGCAAGACCTTCCAATCCTTTGAGTTTATTTCCATGTTCATCCACAACTTTAAAGCGACAGAAGATGGAATCTGTATTATGTACAATCATTTGTCCTACACCCGCAGCAAAGTGATGATTTTCGGTCGTTAGATCATAGACATAACCTTCGTATGGAATTTCATACATTTTTTTAATCGCATTTGGTTTTTTTCGTTGAGATTTATTTGTAAGAGTGATACGGAAGATATCTTGTTTATCATCACGTGTATTAATGGATACTTTATAACCAAGATAGAATGCCAAGAGCGCAATATGAGATGCACTCAACATGGATTTTTGATCGATTCTTATATAACCGTAAACATCCTTATCACCATCTGAATCATATAGACCACGCCAGAATGCTTGTTTTACATTGAGAGGAGCATCAAAGATTTCCTGGGGAATGATTTTAGAATATTTATCATACATTATTGAACGATACATTTGAATAAATTCTACCAGATTTCCATATTTATGATCGCAACGAGGAGATATCTTATCTACCCCAGAGCTTTCTTTTGTTCTCATAATTACCCATGAAAACTGTGGATAAGCTTTCGAACACAAGTCAAGATACTTATTCAAAATTGCTTCATTTGAGTTGTTAAGAGCCCACGATGCCTTTTTACCAGATTCACAATCATAATAACCACAGCTACCATCCCCGAAAAAGAATCCCATCACTTCTGCTTCAGCTTCTGTAAATGTTTGATTGTCCTGTTTGCATTCAGGATAGGGATGATGAAGCAACGTTGTACCGATAGAAACCTCTTTTGAAGTTACTGGATTTCCATTTGAATCAAGAAGAGAATGATCATCCGTAACATCCACAACACCCGTATGAGTAAGCACTCGCACGATTTTTTTATGTGGTGCTAGAATGTGACGGATCACGCATTTCAAAGGTGTCCAACCTTTATCCGTCCAAGTCTCAATCACATTCAATTCACATGCTTCTTTGGTTTGTTTTCCATCCTCCATACACGGGATCCAAGCAGAGTTTCCATATTTATCAGCAAGTTGTTCAATCGTACATATATCAACGATTCCTTCCGCTGTTCGAACATAAACAGGTGTATAGGATGTTACACTATCACCATAAATAACTTCTGCATGAAATTCTTCTTCTACAAATTCCTTTGCGTGCATAATACGCTCACGACCTGTCGCCGTTGTACAAGCAGCAATATCTTTTAGATAAATTTGACTGGTACGACTACCAATCTGTCCATAAAGTGAGTTGGCAGTCACTTTGTAAGCCAGTTGCATTGCATCTAAAACGGCTTGTTCAAATGGATTGTAAGTAGCTTTACGCTCCAATACAATATCCTTTGCAACGGAAATAGAAGTATTATCTTCAACATCTTGAACTATATACATATCTTCCTTTTCTTTAATCAGTCCTGTATAAGTTTTATTTGCTGTAATAAGTGTTTCATATTCCATTTTCTTACGAGTGACTTTACGTTGCTTTAGAAGCATTATTAGAATACGAGGAATAATGCCTTTTTCACCATTCGGCAATTGAACAAATTTACAGGTTTGTTCTCCAATCTTTGTCTTTTCATCTCCAGTTCCTTCATAAATATCATATGTAATCGTCTTATAGTCAATACCTTCAAGACCATCGTATTTTGGATCATTTACATAGCAATCATGAGATAGATTTCGTTCAATCATCGAAGACGGATATAGCGATGCAAAATCCAAGGTTACAATATAATCATCCAGATACATGCCTTCTTTTGGAGGAAGGACAATCGCACCTTCATATCCTACTTCATCAACTTTTTCATTATTTTCACGCCAATTGGATAAAACCGGAATGACGAAGTTATTTTTACGACATTCATTGGCCACAAGTGAGAAGATTTTAATGCCTTGGCCCCGCATAAACAAGTAACTGAGAGGAACTGAACAGACATTCCCCATACCAATATTATTTTCTAGAACTTTAAGTTTGTGAAAAATACGATTCACAAGCGCACAATCCTGAATACAATATTCTGCAATTACTTTACGATCTGTTGATGTTCCAAGATATTTCGCAAATATTTCATTAGGAGTCAAATCATTTTTATGGTCTCCTAGGAATATTTGCGCAACAGAATCCAATTTGTAAGAGTCTAATTTATGATCACGTTGCATGACTTTATACATATCAATACATACAATACCATCCAAATCGAGATAATACATAACGTTTTCACCAAGAGCCGATGAAGTCAAACTTTGTTCGATAAGTTGACAATTTCTTTCTGCAAATCTTCCAAAACCAACACCAAATTGAGTTAGACCAAGTTCTTGAGCTCGATCCCAAAGATAAGGCATATCAAACCCGAAGATATTGTATCCAGTAAGAATATCTGGATCAAGTTGTTGAATTAGCCCTTTCCAAGCTTGAAGCATATCGCCTTCATTTTCATAACAATTTACGTGAACGCCTTCAATACGATCGCATGATTTGAGTGTATGAATATGACGATAAATAATATCATCACTTCCATAACGATGAACAGTTGTACCGATTTGAATAATTGCATCTCCTTGAAGTTTAGGAAGTGCTTTAGATAGAATACGATTGAGGTCATTTTCATATTCTAGTTTCATCTTTGACAGCGCCACTTTTGGTTGTTCTTCTTCCTCATCGTCTTCATCTTCATCATCCATAGTATGAATTTTTTTCATAATTGCAAATATATCTGGTAATATAGAATTGAGTTTAACACCAATTGTTTCTGTATTAATTTTTTGAAGGGGATAAAGTTGATGAAGTATGCTACCATTAGGGCATATAACTTCATGTATATACGATTCTAGAATGGCTTCTTTTAATTCTTTTATACTTATCGCTTCAAATCGTGCTATTTGATAAAGATCTTGAGCTAATTTGCGATAATCTTTTTTGGATACTGGAAAATCGCCATGACTACTCGTACATTCCAAATCAAAAGATACGATAAGGATTGGAGCAGTTTTTGTACAATTATATGGTTTTACCATACGATAATTCACACTTACAGTAAAATTCGCTCGTGAAAAGGTATCATTTTCACAACCATTTGCAATCAGTTGATAACTTCCTCCAGGCAGCTCTACCCAACCACATGGTTGAATATTTTGAACGTGAATAAATCTTAGGAAAGGATCAAGATTAGATTCGTAAAGAGGAAAGGGTTCTTTGAATTTCTTCAAAAATTCAATAGGAGGGCTTTTTAAGAAGAAGCGAAGCGAATTATAAAGTCCAAGACTTTTTACAGAAATTTTTAGAAACCAGAAGTCTTCATTATTGGTAAATCCATAGAACTCTTTTTTTTTAATTGATTCAACTGATACAAGATGTGATTGTATTTTATATGGAATAATATTTCTCATACGATCAGTACGAGGATCTTTATATTTATGATTTAGCAGATACATATAGAAGTCATTTGCAAAATCTTTGAAAGACTTTGTTGTTTGAACGATGATATTTGGAATACGAACATAGAAATAAGGAATAAAGTCTTCAACTTTTACACATACCGAATGTCCTTCTTCAGTACATCCAAACATATAGATTTCATAAAGAGAAGCTTCGTCTGGATAATCAATGGGTTCCCCTCGTTTGCGTGCATCCGCTAGAATCTTTCTATGAGATTTATCAGCCTCTGGAACAAACCAATCATACACTTGGAAACGTAAGGGTTTTAGAGTGTTTTCAAGTCGTATATTGTCCTTTCTGGGGAACTCCATGATTTTCTTTAGAAAGATGAGTTTAAATCCTAACTCTAGAACAAATCAAATTTTTCTCTGTTGGTGATATAGAGTTTTACAGTCGTTTATGGAAGGTGGAACCTTAATCACGTTTATATTATCTTTAGTATTAATTTATTTAATTTGGGATACCTATTTTTCAAATGAAGTCGAATATGTACGTTCTAATGTAGATAATGAACTTTATTTAGTACGTAGCTTACCTGATAAACAAGATGCAGCGAATTTAATTGCAAAAATTCGTAGTCGTTTAGAAACATTTGTAGATCATTTAACAAATGAAATTAAAGACGACGAACGTGTAAAACGTATTCAGGAAAATTTTCGTTCAAATAAAATAAGCGAAGGTTCTGAAAATGCAAAATATACAAGTTATTCCATCAATAAAGGCGAAAAGATTGTTTTATGCATTCGTTCTCGAGATGAAAATAAAAAATTAGTTGATTTAAATACGATGATGTTTGTGGTTCTTCATGAATTGGCTCATATTGCAACTATTTCGATTGGACATACGCCTGAATTTTGGGATAATTTTAAATGGATTTTAAAAGAGGCGGTTGGTACAGGTACATATGTCAGTCAAGATTTTAGATCAAAACCGGTTGAATATTGTGGAATTCAAATCACTGATAATCCTCTTCAGCATAATTAATACTTCTTAGAAAATATGTGGGTCTAAACACCTGTGCTTCCAAATCCACCCGCTCCACGTATTGTTTCTTCTAGATCAGCCATTGATGAAACAATTTCAAGCGTAGGTTTATAAATTCGTTCGTAAATCATTTGAGCAATACGGTCTCCTTTTTTTACAATGAAGTCTTCATCTCCATTATTCATAAGGATCACTTTAATTGTTCCAGTATAATCACTATCTACTACACCTGCAAAAACATCAAGCCCTTTTTTAAAAGCAAGACCAGAACGAGGTGCTACCCGAATATAACAATCTGATGGAAATTGAACAATAATACCAGTTTCAATAGCTTTCCATTTATGAGCGGGAACCACATCTTCTACACAAGAGCTTAGATCATATCCTGCACTACCATATGTTGCAGAAGTTGGGAAAACTGCGTCTGAGTGTTTTAGAAAGACTTTATAAGACATCTTACTAATTATAAATAGGTATATATTTCATTTTTTAAATTATTTATGTTGAATAAGAAGATATGGAGAAAGTCATTGCAAGCAAAATTGCAATTTTAATTGAAGAAAGTATTTTAAAAGGAGAAATATCAAAAGATTCTCCAATGAAACTTATTGCGAAAGGTATGGAAATGTTAGAAATGTTTCCAAATATGAAAGGTGATGAAAAGAAAGCTCTCTTAGTTAAAGCTATTGAAAAAATAGCTGTGGGTGCTGATGGTGTCGCTGGTACGGATGATGATATTATTCCAAAATCTGTTGTAGATGCGCTTAAAACGATACTAGAAAAAGATTTAATTGGTGATATTATTCAAGTCATTGCTGGAGCGGCCCGTGGTGAATTTAATTTACAACAATCTAAATTGATTGTTGTTGAAACTGCAAAAGTTACAAAAACATGTATACCTACATTAATGACTTGTTTACTTAAAAAATAAATTAAAGATAAAAGAGTGAGATATAAAGTATGGAAGACATGAGATCTCCTTTATTTTTTAATGATAGTTGGAATCTCTATTTCCATGACCCAGATAATTCGAATTGGGATATCCATAGCTATATATTAATTGCTACAATTACTACAATGGAAGAATGGATTCAAGTCTATCAACAAGTAAAAGAATTTTGGAATAAAGGGATGTTTTTCTTTATGCGAGAACATATCCAACCTATTTGGGAAGATGAACAGAATCGTCAAGGTGGTTGTTTATCTTTTAAATTATGGAAAAATGAAGTACCCATTCATTGGTTTGAATTAGCTTCTAAAGCCTTAGGAGAATCATTATTAAAAACAGTAGATGATTGGACGACTATATGTGGTGTATCAATTTCTCCAAAAAGAAATTATTGTATTGCTCGTATTTGGATAAGTGATCAAATGCATGGAGATATCGATTTATATGATTTAACAATTCCCAATTATAGCAAACTCATGTTTAAATCTCATGTAGATAACATTGAGTATGATCAACAATTAAATTAAATATTTCTTACCAAAATGTATATGAGTGATAATTATTTTTTGATATATATAATAATATATAAAACGGATAATAAAGGAATCTTTTATTTCTAAGAAGGACCTTTGAATTTTTTAACAACTTTGCAACAAAAGTTCCCCCCCCCCCGATACTCACTTGCTCACTTTTGTCCGTAAGAATTGTATGGATATATACGAATATACGATACTATATATGTAACGATTATACTATAAATATTTACTCAATTATAATTATAAAATTACTCACTAAATAAATACCATAATGATATAAAATGATATTTTTGAAAAGTACAAATGTTAGCTTAAAAAGTACAAATGTTAGCTTAAAAAACGAAAAAGTGTACAAATGTTAGCTTAAAATGTAAAATCAAGTACAAATGTTAGCTTTAAAAGTACAAATGTTAGCAGGTACTTTGTTAGGATAATGATAATGATTATTATCATTTTAATAATAATTGTCTTACTTGCTGTAATAATTAGATGAGTTTTATAAGTGAGTAAATGTATGAGTTATATAAATCGTCATTATTTAAGAAAAATATGTAACTATATGATTAGAATATGAAGAAATGCTCATATTGTTCCTATGAATCTAAGAGACAGTATAATTTAGATAGACATCTTTATACAATCCATTGTGATAATCTCAAAGATATAGATACAAATGTTAGCATAAATTGTACAAATGTTAGCCCAAATAGTACAAATGTTAGCTCAAATAGTACAAATGTTAGCCTAAGTGAGCAACCAAGTGAGGATATTTTCAAGTGTAACGGATGTTATAAGGATTTTTTAACAAAACAAGGATTTGCAAGACATCAAACTCGTTGTAAGGCCATATATGACTCACTCCAATGTAAACATTGTCATATATTATTTATACATCGTTCTAGTAAATCAAGACATGAAAAAAAGTGTGAGTATCGTAACAGTGATTGGTTGATTCAAAAAACAACCGATTCTACAGTATCTTCTTTACCTACGAATACAACGATTCATAATACGACAAATAATATTCAAATCAATAACAATCAACATATTCATATCAATCTCTTAACTTATCCTCCAAATGGTGAACATTCACGTGAATTTGACTTTTTGAGAGATCATATTACATCAATTGATATTCAACGTATATTCGAAAAAGCAAAACCAGAGATTGGTTTCAGTAGATTTATTTATTCCATTCTTGAAAGACCTGAAAATCGTATTGTTCATAAGACCCATCCAAATAATAATTATAGTAAAGTACATATTGGTGATGGAAAATGGTCACTTGAATTAGATGAAGATGTTTATACAGTAATGACTCATTTCTTAACATGTGCAGCATTACAAAGTACGGAAGAACATAAACAATTTATGAGACATATTGAACAAAAAATAAAGTCTTACTTGGATGATGTTAATACACAAAATGATGAAAATAATAATTATACAAAAGCAATGCAACGTGTTAGATTGATTATAATTAATTTAACAAATAAATGGAAACAAGAAGGATGGATGCAACCAAGTTAATCTAAAGAATAAATACGTATTCTTGTAATAGAATGAAATATTTATCTCTTTTGAAATATCCGTATGTTAATACCCTTTTACAGAAAATTATAAAACATACATCTTCGAGTCAATTGCTAATAGTTAAACAAATGATGGAATATTTTTGTGCAAGTGAAAAAGATTTACCCAGTGCTATTACAAAAATGAAACAAAGTCAATATCATATTATTCTAGATTATGCAATGGAACAAAATAAAAGGGCGTCTATACAAACAAAAGATACAATTTTAAAAAATATGGAAAGACTTGATTCAATGGATTTTATAGCATTAAAACCATCAAGTTTATTGGAACGTGATTTAGAGAGGATTTTAGATATTTGTAAAGAAAAACGACAAAAGATAATGATAGATGCAGAAGAATATGAATATCAGCAAAAAGTCCATCTCTATATTCGTACTCTTCAAGAAAAATATAATACACGACTATTTCCATGTATTTATAACACGTATCAATGTTATTTAAAAACGACATATAAACAAATTATGAATGATATTGAATATTTTGATAAAATTCAACTTCCGATTGCTATTAAATTAGTTCGTGGTGCTTATTTAGAATATGAAATACAAAATGCCCAAAAGAAAAATTTACCAATACCTGTATTTGAATCCATTCATCAAACCAATGTATGTTACAATCGTTGTATGCTTCATACGATTCAACACGCAAAAGAACAACAAGTCTACCTAAATATTGCTACACATAATCCTAATAGTATTCAATTAGCAAGACAATATGCAAAACCATATGATAAACATATATGTTTTAGTCAGCTAAAAGGAATAAGAGATGATTTAAGTCAAAAATTATTATTAGAAGGTTATATTGTTTATAAATATTTACCTTATGGAGAGTATTCAATAATGGTGCCTTATTTATTAAGACGATTACAAGAGAGTAAAATGAATTTTACAACAATTGATTACTTTTCCAAAATAGTTTAAGCATCTTGGGGGGCTAAACAGAGCTTAATTTCTCCAAGAGAAGCAACACCATATTTTAGAATAATTGGGAAACTATTTTTGAGATAAACTTCTACGACATTATTTAGATTGGTACATTTTGTAAACATTGTTAGATATTTGAGACTAAAAATACCTTGGATAATTTCTTGACTGTTATTGGTATTAACAATATTAAAGTTTTGATTGTTTTCTGCACCCAAAATGGTTTCTTGTTGGACACATTCTCCTCTGCATTTAAAGTAAATATTATTTTGGACACTACAGATTTCAATATGATCTGCTAAATTATTCATATCACGAATGATTTTTTGTAAATCTACAGAAGGCATTGTAATAATTGTTTGGAAATCTACTGGAGGAATATTGTATTCAAGTGCATTAATATCTAACATAGCTAAACGATAAGTTGTACGAATATTTTTATCTGTATTTTCAATGCGAATGCCTAGGCGATTACGGTCTTCTTTTTCAACAAATAATGTTAATATGTCTCCATTACTAATGGTTTTAATCAACATGTGAAGTTTTAGAATATTAATGCCAACAAATAGTTTTTTTTCACAGAAATAGTTTTCAAAACGATCTGCATTAAGTTTTAGATGAACCATTACTACATGGGTTGTATCCATAGCTACAATTTTAAGTCCGGTTTCATCAAATTCAAGATTGACATCCATAAGGATTTCTTTTAATGCATCAATTACTTGTTTGAAGGTAGTAGCTTGGACGGTTTTAAGTTCAAGAAGATAGGGAGAGGACATGCTTCTTATGTTATTTGACAGCGATTCGTTCTTTAAATCATTTTTTCAATACTGGATTTACAGAAAGATTTTTATCAAGTAAAGAAGCAGATATAACAGGTACTTTTAATACGCCATTTTCGTCTTGGTAGCCGTTGTTTTTAAGTTGTTTAAGATGATTTTGCATTTGAGCATCAATATAATCATAGGTTTCACGACGAATGTCCCATTCAGTTTTAGGTTTTTCAATAGGTACTTCTAAATCTAAAAGTTTTGTAATAGTTGCCATAACATCAGAATTGCATTCTTGATAAGTCTTAACAATCAATTCCATTGAAGCTTCGGGTACATTTTGTGAAATAACAGTATAATCTGACATGATATCTATTGATAGAAGATATGTTTAAACGGAATATTTTTCCGCAACTTGATAAGCGATTTCTTCATAAGGATGTTCATATTTTACGTCAATATCTACAATTTGAGTATCTTGGATATTCTTAGGAGTTAATGTACTATAAGTTTCAATCATTATAAAATTATTTGGATGATAATAAATATATTCATCCACATCTGGATTAGAACGAATACGATAATCATTTATTCTTTTTCCAATAATTTTATAATTTTCTTCTTGTAATTTTTGTTGATAACGCATTTTATATTTTCGTTGATGAAGATGAACTTTTTCGTGAATCAATGTTTTTGTTATAGAATAATTTGATTCATTAAGTATAGATTGTGGTAAAAATATAATATCCATACGTGTATGTGGTAATCCGTTTTCATAATAGCCTTTTGTAAATGCAAGTTTCCAAGGGATTAGATTCATTTCTCCTAGTTTAATGTAGCTATCTGAATAATTATTAAAGAAATCGTTTGCTTGAGATATAGAATTCATCAAAATGGATTGTTTATCTAAAGGGATTGTAGTAACATCTTCACTGATTCGTTTAAGATAATCTTTATGATTATTGGCGTGTCTTGCATATAAATCAGCAGAAGACATATTTTTAACGTAATGATCTGTATCCTTTAGTAAAAAAGCTTTTACATAAGATATATCGAGAATTTGTATTATATCTTGATTGGTATATGTTTCTTTATAATATGATAAAACGAGTGTAATAAAAAATATTCCTCCAAAAAGAAATAGAAGCTTATGAGTCATATAATATTATCTTTATTTATACTAAGAACATAAAATGGAAGAAGCAAAACTTATGCAAAAATTTTTAGGAATGCTTGGTCAAATCAAAGTATTTCATTGGGCGACCATGAGCTACGCCAAACATAAAGCCTTAAATAAATTGCATGAATCTCTAAGTGATTTAGTCGATCGTTTTATGGAAGTTTATATTGGAAAACATAAATCTCAACCACTAAAATCCTTTAAGATTTCGATGGATGCTCAATCTGACAGTTCTAATTTAATGAAATATCTAGAAAGTGAACGTGAATCGTTACGCATGATGCACAGTCAATTAAAAAAAGAAACGGAACTTCAAAATATTTTAGATGAAATGATGGGAGCTTTTAGTCAAGCTATTTATTTATGCAACCTCAGTTAAACTCCATTTACCTTTAAGAGGATTAAATTGATAACGAGTTTCATATAGAAAATGAAGAATACCATGAATACCAATTGCAAGAGAAATCAATACAATAATTTCAACAATTTTTCCAATTTTCATTTTGTCAGCATTCATTGCAAAGAGAATGAGTGCGATTGCGAGAACAATACCACTAAAACCGAGGGCAAAGAATGATGGATACATTTATTCTATTCAAATAGAAGAAAAATGATTTATAAAAATCTATTTAAATCATAAGACCTAGAAAAATACCAATTAAAATATATTATTATATATTAAAAAATGGTTAAAAAAACATATGATGAAGTTAAAGAAATTTTTAAAGAAGAGGGTTGTGTATTATTAACTACAGAAAATAAATACAATGAAATGAGTAATATTTCTAGAAGTAAATTTGAATATATTGCAAAATGTGGACACCAAAATATAGTATTTTTAACTAATTTTATTTCAAAAAAATCAGGTTTAAATTGTAAAAATTGTATAAATAAAAATATAAAAGATAAACTCAAAAAGTATCCAAAAGAAAATAGTTTATATCAAGAAAATGAAATATATAATTATTTACAACAAAGTTTAGAAAATGATTTTGATATAATAAAAACAAATGAAGGGTGTCTTGCTGATTGTATTATTAGACCTAAATTTGAAAAAAGTGATAAATGGTTAATGATACAAATAAAATCAACACAATCAATATGTCATAATATATATACATTTTCAATAAATGATAAAATATATAGAGATTGTATTATAATATGTGTTTGTAATGATACAAAAGATATGTGGCTTTTTGATTGGATAGAAATTATCGGAAGAAAAAAATTAAATATTGGTATAACTAATAAATCAATTTATTATAAAAATAAACAAAAATCTATAGAATTATTAATAGAAAATTTATATATAAAATATTCAATTTATAAAAAATATTTTTTATCATATGCTTTACAACCAATATCATACTATCAACAACGTGAACAATATTTTAGAAAACATAGAGAATCTAATATAAATTATTTTGATTATAAATATCCACATGTAGAAGGATTAAAACATGATTTTAGTATAAATAATTATAAAATTCAAGAAAAAGTTTCACGTAAAAGAAAAGATAGAAATGGAATGTATATAGTCGATTTATATACTAATAATGGTAAGACTGATAATAATTCTAGAAAATTTCAATCATACTCTCAAGGTGATAATGATTATTATTGGATTTGGATAGAAGATAATAAAGATATATTTTATATTTTTCCTGAACACATACTTATAGAAAAAAATATTATTAATTGTAAAAATAATTTTAAACCAAGTTTAATTATAACAAAAAATAATTGGACGAAAGAATATGAATATTCTATAAAAGATAAGGCTAAATTATATATATTATTTGAAAATTAAAATAGTGTCCATTGCGGGGCTCGAACCCGCGACCTCTGCGTTATAAGCACAGTGCTCTAACCAACTGAGCTAAAAGGACACTATTAAATATAAAAATAAAATAGTTTAATATATACTATTACTATTTCTTTATATAATTTTTCTATATCTCAAAATCAAAATAAAGAGGTTTTGTACCATAAACATATTGAGCATCATCATGAACTAAACCAGGACGTTTTCCTTCATTAATAAGACGAATTACATTTTTTATAATTTCAGAAAAGCTTTCAGCATAATGAGGATGTTCTAACATTAAATGAATAGCTTCTAAAAGTTCTTTTTTATCATCATCATATACATGATTGAGCATAAATTGAAATAGATTTTTATAAGAATCTTTGATTCTTTCATGCATTTGTTGAATTTGTGTATGATAATTTTGAATTATTTTTTGAAATTCTTCTTGTTCTTCTTTATATTGTTTTTCTAAATCTGTATAAAAGTTTGTACATATTTTATTAAAATTGTCTTCTGTTAAATGAGGTACATTGTTTAAAGGGTTTTTTAATGGTATAAAACGTTTTTTACGAACATATATTATATCATTAGATTCTTCCATAATTTTTATAATCATCAATTTATTTTTTTAAGTCATATAAAAATTGATTTGTAAAAGCTTTTATAAATAGCTAAAAATGTCATTATCAGCAGTGCTATTATCAGGATTTTTTATAACTCAGTATTTATCTGGATTACTATTTTTACCGATGTCATTTGATTGGAGAAATATTAATGGAGTAAATTATCTATCTCCACTTCGTAATCAACATCAAATAGTAGAAAATCATACTCTATGTGGTATTTGCTGGGCAATGGCAACTACTTCAACAATTGCAGATCGAATGAATATTTATATGGGGTATTCATCAAATCTAAAAAATTATTTATCCGTACAAAGCATTTTGGATTGTATTCCTTATACAGACAGTTGTGAAGGAGGGAATGAAATTGATGTTTATAAATATATTATGGAATATGGAGTACCCCATGAAACATGTAATGTATATAGAGGATATCCACAACAATGTATTCGTGATATGGAATGCTATCGTTGTAATTATCATGGAAAGTGTCATTCCATTCAATCATATGAGAAATTATATATAAAAGGCTATGGTAAATTGATAAATGCATCTGTTTATGATATTAAACGTGAAATTTATCAAAATGGTCCAATTACATGTGCAATCAAAGCAACAAAAGGTCTTGAAGAGTATACATCAGGAATTTATAAAGAATATAATACAAAAATAGATCCTAATTCTAATCATGTAGTAAGTATTATTGGTTGGGGGTATGAAAATGATACAGAATATTATATTGTAAGAAATTCTTGGGGATATCCCTATGGTGAAGATGGTTTCTTTCGAATTGTTACAGGAAATTATAGAAATGGTACAGGAAAATATTGGAATCTAGGTATTGAACAAGATTGTTCGTATCCACTTATGGGAGAATGGCGTCGTTCTTAAAGTTTCAAAACGATTTAAAAAATACATACTTTAATAGATTAAGCCTCCTTAACTCAGTTGGTAGAGTGTAGGACTTTTACATATGTGTATGCCATATATGAGGAAATCCTAAGGCCGTGGGTTCGAGCCCCACAGGAGGCGGGGGAAATGGTGGTTGCGTAGTGTAATGGTAACACAACTGTCTCCAAAACAGTCAATATAGGTTCGATTCCTGTCGTGACCAACATTATAGAGAATTTATTTTTATTTGTTTATAAGCGCTTGTAGCTTAATTGGATGAAGCGTATCACTTCTAATGATAAGATTGTGGGTTCGAGTCCCACCAGGCGTACAAAAACTTAACCCAATAAAGAACATTTTGAACCAAAATTTGTCACAAAAAAACTATCAATAAAATCAATCCATGTAAGAACATCTGTTATAGCTATATTAGAACATACATTTTGGGCGATTTCTTGATAAAACTTTAAACATTCTTGGCGATATAAATTATAACCTTCATTTTCTAGTTTTCTATAATGAATTAATGTAGATGTTCGAAGACACCAAAAATAGATATGAATACAGTAGTACAGTATAAAAATTTCAGGTAATTCTTCGTTTAAAATTGTTTGAAACTGTTTAAAATAGCCAAAATTGACTTCTGTAAAAATTTGAAAGAAATCTTTCATCGTATGAGAAAGATAAACCTCATTAAAAATATCTTTTTGTTTTAAATAATTAATTAATTTATAAACGTATTCTTTTTTTTCGGGATGATTAATTATCAAATGATCTAAGTCATAAATAGAAATCATTTCATTATCACAACATTCTAATAAAATATCTTGAAGAGTTAAATGTAAAAAACCCATAAAATAATCATGAAACCAATAGAGTTCCATTAATAAATGCTCTTCAAACATTGGAGCGTAAACTATTTCTGTTAAATCATTTTTGAATTGAACTTGTTTCATAAATTCCTAGCATATCTATCTTAATATGGATTTTATAAATACATACCTTGAGGAAGGTCTTGTTTATTTATTTGAATATATTTTTGGATAAAGTCATATGTTACTATAAATGGAAATGTGAGTGTTTCATCTTTTGGTAAATAGCGATATATATTAATCCAACTTACAATACATTCAATTCCTCGTTTAAGATTACGTACACCTTCTTCATTTGGAATCATTTCCATAATTTGATAAATAATCTCTTTTGGAAATTCAATTTCATGAGGTTTAAATCCATAGTTTTGAATGACTTTAGGAATAAGATAATCTTTAGCAATAATATATTTTTCATATTTTTGATAACCTTTTACATTAATAGTAATCAAACGGTCTTTTAGAATAGGATTAATAAGAGATTCATCATTATAACTAAATACAATCAATGCACGGGAGAGATCTAAATCAATTTCTCCAAAGTACCTATCATTAAATTTTTCATTTTGCGAAGTATCTGTAAGATGTGTTAGAATTCCAATTATTTCTTCTCCTTTTTTTGTATTTGAAATTTTATCTAGTTCATCAAAGAATATAATAGGGTTCATACATTGTGTACGAATTAACATTTCTGAAATTTTACCATAAGATGAACCTTCATATGTAAAGGAATGACCTTCTAAGAAAGATCCATCACTTGCCCCCCCAAGGGCGACAAATGCAAAGGGTATAGAGAGTGCTTTTGAGATACCATCTTTTATAAATGAAGTTTTTCCAATACCAGGTGGACCAACGATACCAATACAATGTCCATTTGCTTTTGGATTTGAAATCCATTGTGCTATGATGCGAAGAAATTGACTTTTAGCATCTAAATGACCATATACTGTATCATCTAGAACAGTTTTTATATGGTTAATAAAATTACAGATAGATGTTCGTTCACTTTGATAATTTACAGGAAGTGTACAATATTTTTGAATAGGTAATTGACAAACATTATTAAGCCAATTACGAAGTTTGAAATATTCACCATGATATTCATTCATTTTTTGAAACTGTTCCAATTTATTTAGAATAATGAATTTACTAGAATCATCTAAACAAGATGTTAGAATCTTAAATCTAAGAGGGATAGATTCTTTTGTAATAATTTGTTTCATATGTATTTCAATATCTATTAATTTTTTTTGTTCTATTTGATCCAATTTTTTAAGATAGTCTTTTTCTTCTTTATTGTAGCTAATTTTATGATTTTCTATAGGCGCTATTTGTTTTTTATCTTGATTATTATTACCATATAAAGGTACAAGTAAGATAGATGTAGATGTACGATAATTTCGACCCAATTCAGTAAAATTAATTATTTCATCTTCTGTTTCATCTTCTGTTTCATATTCTTCACTCATTTCAGGGTCATAATCTGGATCTTCTTCGTCACTTAGTTCATCTTCTTCATCAGGAGGAGGATCGTTATATGAATGTTTAGTAATACTTCTTATTCGTAAGTTATAAGCCATATATTACTTACTATATTTATAAAAATCAATTTTTCTAACTTTAAAAAAATGAAAAACTATAGACATATTTGAAATAGATTTAAAAATCTCGCACTTTAACAGAATAAGGTAATATAATGTCTATTCACAAAGAATTATGTTATGACCAGAAAATTGAAAGAGTCAAAGGAATTCAATTTAGTGTCTTGAATCCAGATGAGATTGTGCGGGGTTCTGTTGTAGAAGTAACAAAAACAGATACGTATACTGGAAATGACCCAGTGCCAGGAGGTCTATTTGATCCTCGTATGGGTGTACTTGAACATAATGCCTTTTGTCGTACGTGTGAACAAAAAAAAATTTTCTGTCCTGGGCATTTTGGTCACATTAAATTAGCGAGACCTGTTTTTCATCCTATGTTTTATGAAATCACACGTAAACTATTGAAATGTGTGTGTTACCGTTGTTCTCGTATGTTAATTTCATCAACTCAGGCAACGGAAGATCTAAGAGAAACTATGAGAAAAATTTTACAAATAAAAAATCATCAAAAACGTTGGGAACAAATTTTCAAACTTTGTAACAATAATACAAAAATTAAACGTTGTGGTGATGATGGCGCTCCTGGATGTGGAGCGAGACAGCCATCTCGATATATAAAAGAAGGAACATTAAAGATTATGGCAGAATGGAAAGAACCGAATGTAGAAACAATTAAGAAAGAATTTACAGCAGAAGATGTACTTACTATTTTTCAGCGTATTACTGAAGAAGATATGGAGATATTAGGTTTCAGTGTTAAGTTTAATCGTCCAGAATGGATGATTTGTACGGTACTGCCTGTGCCGCCGCCTCCGGTTCGTCCTTCAATTATTGAGGAGAATGGTCAGCGTCGTGAAGATGACCTAACACATAAACTATGTGATATTATTAAAACCAATAATCAACTGAAAACACGTATTGAAAAACCAAATGCAAATGAAGAACATCTTGCGGTTATTACAGGAGCGTTACAATATCATATTGCTACACTAATTGATAATCAAATTCCTGGTATTCCTCCAGCCCAACAAAGAAATGGTCGCAAACTAAAATCGGTTGCAGATCGTCTCAAGAAGAAAGAAGGTCGTATCCGTGGTAATTTGAATGGTAAGCGTGTGGATCAATCAGCACGTTCTGTGATTACACCAGATCCTTACATTAGTCTGGATCAATTGGGTGTACCCATGAAGATTGCAATGAATCTAACGTTCCGTGAGACAATCAATAAATATAATATGGAAGAAATGAAGAAATTAGTACGAAATGGTCCAGATATGTGGCCAGGGGCGAAGGAAGTATGTAAACGTGAAGATGGTAAAACTTATACTCTAAAATATGGTAATCGTGATAAGATTGCTGAAGATCTAGTCGAAGGAGATATTGTAAATCGTCATCTTCGAGATGATGATTATGTTCTCTTTAATCGTCAACCATCTCTTCATAAAATGTCAATGATGTGTCATCGTGTCAAAGTGATGCCATACCAGACATTCCGTTTGAATGTATTAGTATGTTCGCCATATAATGCTGATTTTGACGGGGATGAGATGAATTTACATATGCCTCAAAGCATTCAAACGATGTCTGAATTGAAGGACTTTGCCAATGTACCTTATCATATCATTGGTCCAAAAGATGGAAAACCTGTCATTGAAGTGATTCAAGATACCATGTTGGGTTCTTTTCGTCTCACAAAAGAGCATGTCCGTATTAATGATAAGACCTTTGCCAATCTACAAATGGTAAATTCTTACTTTGATGGTGTACTACCGAAAAAAACAGATGATAAAAATCATCAATATTCTGGACTCCAAGCCTCTTCTCAAATTCTACCTCCTGGATTTCATTTAGAATTAAAAAACAAACTCAAAGATAAAGTAAAGATTGTAAATGGTGTTCATCAATCAGGTATTCTTGATAAGTCTATTTATCATGGTATGTCAACAGGTATCCTTCCTGTGATTTATCATGATTATAGTCCATTTGAAGTACGTCGTTATCTAGATAATCTTCAACGACTTATTTGCCGTTGGCTACTAACATCTGGATTTAGTGTTGGTATTAGTGATCTTGTGGTAGACGTTACAACAAAAGACAAAATCAAAAACATTATTACATTAATGAAAACCAAAGCCTATGAAGAAATCGGTAAAGTTCGTCAAGGTCAATTGGAGAATAATTCCATTCAAAATAACCAAGACTATTTTGAACAACAAATGATCGGTATTCTAAATGGTGCAACTAGTGAAATTGAAAAGAATGGTCTTGAATCTGTTCACCATTCGTTTAATCGTATGATGAATATGGTTCAATCTGGATCAAAGGGTAAGCCAACCAATGTTGCTCAAATGATTGCTTGCGTCGGTCAACAAAATGTAGATGGTAAGCGTGTTGCCTATGGTTTTACAGATCGTACCCTACCTCATTATTGTAAATACGATGATGGTCCAGAAGCACGAGGTTTTGTTGGAAATTCATTCATCAGTGGTCTAACACCTCAAGAAATGTTCTTCCACGCTATGGGTGGTCGTGAAGGATTGATCGATACAGCGGTCAAAACCTCGGAAACAGGTTATCTACAACGTAAGCTTGTTAAGGCGATGGAAGACAATAAAGTTTACTATGATCAAACAGTTCGTACTGCAAATGAAGGAATTGTTCAATTTCTTTATGGTGAAGATGGTATGGAAGGTACAAAGATTGAAGCGCAAAATCTAAACTATATTGATATGGATCTATTGGATATTGACAAAGAACACCGTATGTATTTTGAAGAAACACTTAAAATGTATCTCACAGAAAAAGTGTTTACAGATACGATGAAGAGCTCTAATATTCGCAAACGTTGTGAAGAACATTTTCAGAAACTCCTAGAAGACCGTCTCTTCTTGATTGAAAAAGTTTTCAAAAATCAAAAGATAGACCGTATTACCTATCCAATTCCATTTGAACGTATTATTAAGAATGCGGTTCATCGTATGAAAGATATGGGTTTGGATAATCTTCCTTCCAATCTTTCTCCAGAATACATTTTGAATGAGATGGAAAAGCTTATTTCAGGAAAGGTATGTCTCAAGGTGACGAGTGAAAATCAAGGTATGAAATTTCTATATATTCTATTACGAATGCATCTATCACCAAAACCAATGATATATAAATATCATATGCAAAAAGAAACATTTGATTGGATTGTAACAGAGATCCGTCGTTATTTCAAAGAAGCAATTGCGCCTGCGGGTGAGATGGTTGGTATCATTGCCGCCCAATCTCTTGGTGAGCCCGCCACGCAGCTAACTCTAGACTCTTTCCACGTATCTGGTACAGCAGCAGCCGTAAAAGCAACATCTGGTGTACCCCGTCTTAAGGAACTGCTCAGTGTCAGTAAAAATATTAAGACACCTACACTACAAATTTATCTAAAACCAGATATTAGTCATACGGTGAATCCAACAGAAGATCAACAAGGAGATATTAATGATCCTCGTGTTTATGAAGCAAAAGAACGTACATTGAAAGTACTCAAACAATTGGAAATTACAAAACTTATCAACCTATTAGATACGACTGAAATTTTCTGGGATCCACCTGGTCAAAAAGGTATCCAAACCAATATTGAAAATGATAATAAATACCTTGCTATTTATCGTGAATTTACAAAATTAGATTCTTCACGATGCCATTCAACATCTCCCTGGGTACTTCGTATGGTTCTTGATAAAACACGTGTTTATCGTGCGAACCTAACCATGCTTGATATTTATATGAAAATATATCAAGCATATGGAAATACCATTGAATGTCTTTTCTCAGATGATAATGATGAAGAATTAATCTTCCAAATGCGTATCAATGAAAATGCATTGAAAGATATCGATCCAGAAGATATGGTTGCTGCTCTAAAGGCCATTGAATATAATATTGTTCGTACCATTTTACTAAAAGGTGTAACAAAGATTAATAAAGTATCCATGCGTGTATATAACCATATTGATTATAATAAAGATAAGCAACAATTTGATAAAATTAATGAATGGATTCTAGATACAGATGGTAGCAATCTTATTGAAATTATGGCAAATCCAAATGTTGATCCTTACCATACCTTTACAAATGATATTCATGAAATCTTTAATGTACTCGGCATTGAAGCTGCGCGAAATGCACTCGCTAATGAAATTATGGAAGTTATTAAGGAAAGTTCTGTTAATTATCGCCATCTATCTCTACTAATGGATACGATGACATGTAAGGGAGCATTAATGTCAGTTGACCGTCATGGTATTAATCGTGGAGATGTAGGTCCTTTAGCTAAATCTTCTTTTGAAGAAACAACCGATATGCTAATTAAATCAAGTATCTTTAGTGAATTTGATCGCATTAATGGCGTATCTGCAAATATTATGTTGGGACAATTGCCACCTTGTGGTACAGGTGATAGTGAAATTCTATTAGATGAACAAGACTATATTTCATTGGTCAAAGATCGTATTAATTATATTCCAAGTGCTGGAGCAGAAATTATAGATGCTTGTGATATGGAAGCTCTAAAATTTAATCTACCCAATGTGCAAACTCAACAAAAGACAAAAATGTCTGAACTCCCAGAAGTCACCTTTGTATAAACAATAAACCATGTTTCTATCTTTTTTATTTAGTTAAATATATATGTATATTGAACAATTTAAAGGTATAAGAATGGGAGGTGTAAGTTTAAATAGTGAAAATCCATTAAGAACATCTATTTTATATGGACTTTTGATTGGTATAGTAATGGGACTGTTTTTTAATAAAAAACAAAATAATGTAGACATAATAATGACCGTAGTAAAATATAGTATTATATTTGGAATATTTATTTATATTTTACTTATATTTACACGTAAAATTATTTTACAAATCAAATCCTAATTTTTGCAATAAGTTGAAGCCATTCTTCAGGTGCTTCATTCATTTGACGATAATAATATTTATTTTCTTTTTGAATGATCCCATATTCATAATGAGTTTTATCTTTTGAAAGTTCTTTATATAAAATCAATAATGGACGATATTTTGAATCGATTCCATCATAATTTTGAATATATTTACAAGAAGATACTAAATCATCCCCTTTCTTTTCAGCACTTTTGCCTTTGATGACAATAAGAAGATTAATTCTTAATAATTGACTAATGTTATAAAGATCAATATCTTGAATCCATAACTTATCTGGATGATTTTGTAAAACGGTCATCCATATTTGTTGGAGTTCTGATGTTGATTTTGTTTGAATTCCTTCGATAAATTCATTTAGATTTCTATATTTTCGTTTTAAAACAGTTCCCCAAGCATTACGCATTGCAGGATCTTCAAATATCATAGTGAAGTGATTAGATTCTTCTAATAGAGAATAGATTTGTTTATTGGTATATATTTGTAAATCATCTTGACTAAATGATAAGTATTGTTCATGTGCTAACCAATTAAATAATTCAAAGAGAGAAGAACGATGATATTCTTTTAATATTAAGATTTTATACTCTGTCCAAATATTGCTTCGCCATTTTGTTGGTAAAGATTCAATATAGCAAAGTGAATCTATCAACATTTTGGGTAATTGAGTCGATTCAAGCAAAGATATGGGTGTGAGTGTTTCTTGTGTGGGTTTTGGTATAATATTTTGACGATATTTTAAATTTGCATTTTTTACTACAGAGATATCTTTATCTTCAATTGTTTTTTGTGTAAAAATCCATTCGGTTGCTGTTTGGTGTAATTCACTTGGTTGTTTTAAATAAGGTTTATCCAATAATAATTCATCATATTGTTTTTGTAAAAGAACTTTATCTTCTAATGGAAGTTCTTCTAAGATGACACGAACACGACTTGGTTGTTGTAAATGTTTAAACAGTTCATAAAGATATTCTAAACGCTTTGCTCGAGTTTTATCCATCCAAGGTAACACCATAACATCATATTCTTTTAATAGTTTTGTTAATATATATTTTTTAGTTTGATACCATTTTTTACGATCATATTCTATTTCTTCGATTGAAAGTTGGAAATCACTTTCAACCACAAGAGGCACTTTAGGTAAATCTTTATAAATCACTTTTGGAATAACCAAAAGCGTTTCAAGACGATGTTCTGTTTGAGAACGAATCGTTCCAATTTGAAGTCCAAGGCCGAGCTGTTTAATCTTTGATTCAAAAAGGCGATATTCTTCCGTCCAAACACGAATATCGTAAGTTTTTTGTTGAATATCTTCCCAATAGATAATTTGTTTAATTGGTAGAAGTTGTTTAAAATACAATAAATTTGAAATTGCTAAAGATTTTGGTAAATCAATCCAAATATTTCCTACAGTCATAAGGGCAATAATACGATGGTTATAATCTAAAACAACTTTAGATGGAAGAAACGCTTTTTGTTGAATAAATAAGATATTTTGAATCCATACATATAAAGCATACAAATTTTGTAGAATTTCATCAGAGCCATCATTAAATGTAGAGCATTGTTGTAAAAAGGTTTCTATTTTTTTATATTTAGTGAAAGCGATTCGTTGAGTAATATTTTTGGATGGATCTACGATAACTAAAGGTTCATATTCATTATCTTGTCGCAATAAGAGTAAGAAAGGAAGAACTTTTGAAGTTCCCATAAACCATTGCTTCATCTTATAAGCATAAGGGCATTGAATTGTGGCTAAACTTTGATGGTCGCGATTCCATACAACTAATAAAATACCTAAATGATGTAATAAATCATAAAACAATTGTGGATTTTTCTCATCGTCTTGTTTTAAGTATTCGAAGAAGTTTTGATAAGATTGATGGATTAATAATTGCCGAGCAATTTGATAACGGATAGAAATGGGAAGTATATCTATTTTTTTATTTAATAACATGTCCCAGCCATCCAATTCAAATAATTTTGTATAAGTTGAATGTTTTTTGAGCCATTGAGCAAGTTGTTTACAAGCACCTGGATTTTGTTCAGGAAGAATAGGTTTATCAGATACAAATGTTTGATAAACTAAACCATTTTCAAGGGTTAAATATGTGAGTGGATCTAGATGTTTTTGAATATGTTGAATCAATGCTTCTTTCTTTTCAAGACCCATGAGATAAGCAATACTTTCCATAAATGTGTCTTTGCTTGTAGCTATACCTCGACGTAATAAACATTCTTGAGATTTAACTGTATTACGACAGAGTTGATAAGGAACATTTGGATAAATAAATTCATGTAAAGATTGTGGTATGGTTCCTAAACGAGCTTCTGGAATTTTTTTTATACGATCAATAATATACGTATCATCTTCGAGTTCTTTAAATTGTTTAGCACTAGTTTCTTTAACTTTAAATTTTTTAGTTTTTGCCTCTTTTTTTAGGACAGGTTCTTTGAGTGGAAGTTTGAAGCAACAAGGTAGTTGAACGTTGTTATATCCGCGTTCTTTTAAGAAACCAACATAATGTGGGCGATTAATATCGTGATACCAAGTCGTATGTTCATATAACAACATAGGTTTTTCATCTTCCAATGGACATGTACCGTTACGTTTTTCATATTGTTCAGCAGATAAAGGAACTTGAGATTTTGGACACCATACACGAGGACATATATATATATTTTTATGTGCTGGGTCACTTCCGTGTTCAATAAAGTTATCATAACCGTCTTTATATGGAGAAGCATCAATTAATTCCTTATGTTCTTTTGTTATACCGATCGGTTGACGTAAATCAGCAACTTGACACTTACGAGCATAATTCTCGGTCAATGCGAAAATATTTGGATCAAGTTGTTTGAGATGGGTATTAAAATAACGATGATATTCTTTACCAACAGCGCCGCCAAAAGAAAGTTCACTACTTGGCAAAGAAAGTGTAGAACCTTCTTCTAAAGGAGGCAAAGGAATGATTGGTTTATCTTCTTCCTCTTCATCTTCGATTTCAACAGGTGCTTTAGAAGCTATAGGTGCTTTTATTTGTTTTAAAGCTTTTTCACTTTGTTCCCAATGCATTAAGGTAGCTCGTGTCCAGAATAAAGCATTCGTTATTTCTGTAAAAGAAGCTGCATTATCAATTTGTATTTGAATACCCAAAGGCACAATTGATAAATGCATGATAAGACCTAAGTTTTGAATATCTCTTTTTTTACGTTCTGCAAGTGCAGGTTGATCGATTTCTTGTTGTATTTCTTCAAAATAATCTCGAACTTCTGCTTCATCAATACCGTATGCTTGTAAATCTAAAAGGATATCTAGAATAGGAATATCCAATGAGAGTTTGCTTTTAATATATTCACGAATATTTTTAGTTTGACCATATCGTTCAATTCGTTTAAATTGAACATCTAATATATTTTTTTGAATACGATTCTTAGTAGGAACTTTATAGATGGGTAATAATGAAGACATATATTTGGATATAGATTTTAGATTAGTATTTTGAATCAATATGGATGTACGTAGAGAAAGAATATCAATTTCTAATGAAATTGAAGAAATATGTAAATAATGTTGAAGATAGGATATAATCTTATGTATATGTTGTTCTAGTCGTTCATAAGTAATATTTTCTGAAAAATCAAGTTTGTAAGTAATATAAAGTTGATATTGAGCGTCAATTCGTATTTCAGCATATAAATGAGACTTTTCTTTAAGGAATGCATAGAACACCAATTGAGAAAGACCATTGATATTTGCAACATTAATCCATTGATCGAATAAGTCCATTGGGATTGTATGTTGTTTATGAACCTTATAGTAAATATGATTGATATCATCTAGAAATTGAATAAATTGAATAGTTGCATTTGCTTTCAATAAATGAAACGTTTGTTTTAGAGATAAATAAGTTGATAGTGTTGCTTTAAAAGATGCACGGTTATAAATACATTGACTATGTTGAGTAATATCTTTATGTTTACTTTCAGATTGATACCATAATTTATTAAGCAAAGATTGTTCGTTAAGATATCCTTTAATTGTATTAGGGGTTAAAGAGAGTGTATCTTTTTCACTTGGAAAATAGTAAGACATTGAAACGGGATCTAAATTTAAATCTTCAAAAAATATGATATTTAAATGTGTATATTTTAAAATTTGCTCTCCTAAAAATTCAATGGAAGCGTTTTGTTGAGGATTCGATTCAATCATGAATGGGTTTGGATGATATCCAGTTTCTGGTTGAATAACGTTAAATCGTAAAGATTGAATCGTCCACACATATGGAACACGTTTTGTTGTTTTGCGATCTAAGAAGATACAAATTTTATGAAGGACCGTTAAAAGTGAATCATCTATAAACAAAGCTTGGTATACAAAATGAGGTTGTTGAACAGATTTAAATTGATTGAGTTGTTGAGGGGTAAAGAAATCTTGGAGGATAGAGTCATCGTACGATTTATTTTGTTCGAACAATTGAAGTTGTTCTTTAATCTCTGTTGATAAGGATGAATTTAGAAAGAAATGATCCACTGAATGGTTAGCATCGTTCCATTGTGTGATTTGAATAATAGATGGATCTTTTGGATACATTTTATGACATTTTTCCATATGGGGAAGCTTCTAAACAGAGTATATAAAAATATACGTCTCTATTAGAATGCAACAAGGTGGTAAAAAAAAAGATAAAAAAAAAAGTGGTAAAAAAGAACAAAAAAAAGGAGCAGGATGTAGCTGTAGTCAAGGAGGCAATAAAAACAATAAGTGTAAATCACCTACTTGTGGAGGTAAAAAAGAAGTGAAAAAATATGTTCAATCAGGAGGTTGTGGCTGTGCGAATATTGTTCAATCTTAATTAAATGTATAATAATTATACAATGTTCCATTTGTAAAACCTTCAACAGTTGTGGAAGTACTTGTTAAACACGTATTTTGTGTTATACAATCATTAATAACATCACGATTATTGAGATAGAAGTTACTGTATGCACTTACTATTACTGGTAAATGAACTGACAAGCCATCTGCGCCTGGTCCAACACCATATTTTCCAGTCCAAAAACCAATATCATTCTCCAATTCATCTAATTCAGTTTCACTAATCGAATAAGTAATTATTTTCGGATTCGCTTTCAAATAAATATGATATTTCATAATGTCGATCATAAAAGGGTATTTTTTGAAAATTACATAGGGATTTTTATTACTATGTACTTCTTCACTGAATGCCATTGTAGCCATTGTTTTCTGATTATCTTGCGCAGCTTTATATGCAGCTTCTAACATTGTTTTATATTTTTGTACTTCAGGACTATATTGTTTTGGTGTTGTATTGGAAGAAATTGTTAAGCAAGAATTATCTTTTAGACAAGTATCAATGGTTGCACGATTGTTAGTATAGAATTGATTAAGTGATGCCATTGACAAAAATGCGGATATATGAACATTATCAGAACCATAACGATATTCTGGTTTTGTATAATAGCCAATATCTTTATGAAATTCCATAACGCCAATTTGGTTGAGAGCGGCTCGTTCAGCTGATTTTTCATATGTATATAAAGCTAAAATATCCACCATATAAGGGTATTTTTTGAAAAAAGCTTTTGCATCTGTATTGGAAGATAATTCTGTATAAAATGCAGTTGTATTCATTTCATTTTTCCATTTGGCAAAGGCATCTAATGCGGGTTTTAAAATCGAATTATATTTTTCAATACCTTGACTATAGGGTTGTGTACTAGAGGTTATTGTAGAAGATCTACTAGAAGGTGTAGTTGCAACTGAATAACTTGATTGTGGTGTTATATCTGATGGTTTTGGAGTTATTTTTTGGGGAGTAGCTTTAATTTTGCTACCGGTAGGACATGAATTAGGTACATCAATATATTCTTTATATTCAAATTTAGGCATAATTGAGCCAATTTGTGTATCTTTGGCTTCAGCAAGAGTGGTACCTAATAAATCACCAAAAACAACAGGGCTCACAGAATGTTTTTCACCAACTGGAACACATATAGGAGGTTTTCCAGGTGTTAAATAAAATCGCGTAGTATCTGGATTTGTGGAAGTATTATTATCAGATTTATAATTGTTTTTAGAACCATCTTGATTTACCATTGTACCGTTTGCATCTGTCATCATTTGTTTTTGTATGCGTGAAAATCCTTTTTCTAAAAGGAATGAAACCAAATTACTACCATCTGTATCCGTGATTCCAAATAGATTAGTATTTTCACTACCTGAAGATTTTGGAAAGCTCTTATATTTCTTACCAAGGGGAGTAATTGTTTCTGTTTTACGAATGGCATCTGCATCTGCACTTATTTTTAATTCATTGAAAGTTCGTTTATAGATATCTAATAAAGTATCTTTGGATAATTTCTTATTTGCTAAAAACTCGGTTTCAAAATCAGGATACTTAGAATTTCGTAACATTGCTACAAATTTATAGGGATTATAGTCAAGATAAACGAATAAATCTTTCAATGGAAGTAATACGTCAGTGATTGGTTTTTTTTGTTGTTCTTTTGTATAAAGCTCACGAATGTATTGAATGAGTTCTTTTTCTTCAACCATTCTTGAAAGTTCAGGAGATAGACCATTTTTTTGAGTTTTAATTAAACGTTTGTATTCATCGCTATTGTAAAGGCGTATTTCCAATTCGTGAATGGTATATTCTTTACGATCAATTTCTTTGATATGTTTCGCAAGTTCTGTAGCTGTTGGATTACGGTTTAATACTTTAGAATATGTTTGAATAAGTATTTGAGTATCATCTGTAGATAGAAAGGTTTCTTTTTTTTTAGAAAGTTGAATCCATACAAGGATTGCAAATGTAAGTGGAAGAATGACCCATATGAATTGCATCCACGACCATTGACAAGTCATCTTTATAGAAGCCATTATAAATATCCTTAACAGATTTAAATATTTTAATTTTCACAGCGATACTTTCAATGATAAAATTATGGAAGTAATGTAATAGGAGAAAAATGAAACATATAATGGTGATTGGTGGCGGAATTGCTGGAATGTATACGGCTCTAAGATATATTGAACGTGGAGTTTTAGTTACCTTAGTTGAAAAGAATTATCAATTAGGTGGAAATATTAAAACAATACAAATAGGAGAAACTCTATTAGAAGCAGGTCCATCAAGATTTAATAAGAATCATCGGCTTTTACTACAATTACTTCAACGATATGGATTACATATTTACGAACATAAATCCGGGCGAGAGTTTCGTCCAATATTAGATTGTAAACGCCAAGTAATAATAGATCCTACTCCAGAATGGATTCAAAAGGTTTTATCATATTCTAAAAAAGTAAATTCATCATTATTAAAGAACATTACATTTAATCAATTATGTGAAATGGTATTAGGTTTTAAAACTGCAAAACAATTAATAGAGTCATTTGGATATAATGCAGAATTTTTAACATTAAATGCTTATAGTGCCGTTCAAATATTTAAGGAAGATTTTATGAATAAATATCCTTATTATTCATGTGTTGAAGGTTTATCTGAATTAGTAAAACGTATGGAAAAAGAATTAATTGAAAAACAAGTCACTGTTTTAAAAAATACAGAAGTTCATAAAATAAATTTTAAAAAAGAGCATTATTCTATACATTTAACCAATGGAAATACATATGAAGCAGATCATATTATCTTTGCTCTTCCAAAATCAGCGCTTATGTCAATGGATTTTTTTAATGATTATGCAAAATCTTTATTTAATACAGTTGTAAGTGTATCTCTCCATCGTATTTATGCTAAGTTTGTAAAATCATGGTTTAAAGGTATTGTTAAATTTACAACAGATTTACAATTGAGACAATTTATTCCAATAGATGAAGAAAAAGGTATTGCAATGGTTTCATATTCTGACTTATTTGATGCAGATTATTGGAAAACATTTGCAGATCAAGGTTCAGAAATACTTGAAAGACAATTAGATAAGCAGTTAAAAGAACTTTTTCCTAGAATAAATTTGCCCAAAATGGAATGGGTTACATCATATTATTGGAAAGAAGGTGTTCATACTTGGATACCTAATATTGATCCAGAACAAATCCGAGAAAAGTTAAATGAAATATATCCAAATATAGCTATAGTTGGAGAATCTTATAGCTTAAGACAAGGATGGATTGAAGGAGCTTTAGAGACGGTTGAATCTGTCATTAAACAGTTTGAAAATAAAACAGGAGGAGCAACAATGAAAATGTATACAAGTAAAGAACTCAAAGATTTGATTAAAAAAGAACCTTCACGAATATGGGTTTTGTTAAAATTACCCATGGATTCAAAGACACGTATTATTGATGTGACAGAATGGAGTCAAATACATCCTGGAGGAGCGGAACCTTACATACGTAATATGTATAAAGATATCACAAAAGAATTTTTAACCATTAATCATCACTATGAAGATATTTCTCAAAAAAATATAAAACAACATGTATTAGATATGGTACATAAATATACAATTGGATATAAAAGTGATTAAATATAAAGATTTTTAATGTATTCTTTCATATACTTTTGTTCTCGCATTTCTTCATTATCTGTAAATGCTTCAAGTGCTTCTTCAAAATCTTGTTTAGTAATAATTTTTTTTTTAGAGTCTTCTTCTGAGAAAACACGCATACTATGTATAAATTTTACTTTGGTAAAGAGTAATTCCATATCTCCACCATTAAATTGAAAATTATCTCGATTTGCTTCAATTAATTTATCATTGATCACATTACTTTCAATTTTCCATTCATTTTCTTTTACAATCGAAATAAATATATCTTTCAAATGTTTGGCACTATAGTCTGGAATGGTAAATTTAAATGGAAAACGACGGGCAAGACCAGGATTTGTTTTAAAGAATCGTTTTTCTAGATCTGCTTTATAACCTGCAATGACACAAACCAAATCTTTTTTAGATTCACTTAAATATTGATTTAGTGTATCAATACATTCTCTTGAAAAACTGTCTCGTTGTTCAGTATCACCAAGAGAATAAGCTTCATCAATCACAAGGATACCACCAAGTGATTTTTCAATCAAATCACGTGTTTTAATAGCAGTTTGTCCTAAATATTGACCTATCAAGTCAGCTCGTTTCGCAAATGTAACTTTACGTTCAGGAAGAACTCCAAGATTAGCATATATTTCAGAAAGAATATGAATAAATTTGGTTTTACCCACACCTGGTCCTCCATAAACAACGGTATGAAGCATATCTTGATTTCCATCATCCAAATCTTGAAGATAAAATACAATCAATGAAAGAAGATTTTTTTTAAGATCTTCCAGTCCTACCATATTTTTAAGACGAACAATTGAATCTTTGAGTTTAGAAATTTTAAAGAATGGAATATTATGTTGTTTCTTTCTAGATAATTTACCTTCTTTATAAAAATCTGCTAGTAAAATTAAATCATCTAGGTGTTTAATTTGAAATTCCCAATGGTCATAAAATTCATTACTTTTAGACGGATCATAGTACAATATTTTTGTTGAATCAATATTTAGAGGGAATGAAACTTTTATGTTTGCTTTTTTTTCAGGAGATGAATCCATCTCTTCAAAGTCCAACCTTCGTTTAGTTGAAGATTTTTGAGAAAAATCTTTAATTCCTACAACCTCCATCATTATGATATATAACAAGAGAATTCTTTAAGCATTTGTAGAGTTAAAGAAAAAACAGTTTATTTAATATAAGATGACTTCTTCTACAGAAACAATAGATAAAGTTTTAAAAAAAGCAGGTACAGATGCTCTAGGTGGAGGAATTCCTGGTATGATAGCAATGGTGGCCCAAGTATCCACATTAATGTGGCTTCGTACAACAATTAATTATCAATATCGTTATGGTGTAACAACTACAAGTGCATTTAAAACACTTTATCGAGATGGAGGTATACCTAGATTTTATCGTGGTTATTCAGCGGCGATTGTTCAAGGTCCATTAAGTCGTTTTGGAGATACGGCGGCAAATACAGGTGTATTCAGTTTATTGAATCAATATCCTATGACAAAAGATATGCCGATTTTTATAAAAACAGGATTTGCATCTATTACTGCGAGTGGTTTTCGTATTTTATTAATGCCGATTGATACTATAAAAACAGTTATGCAAGTAGAAGGTTCAAAAGGTATTGCCACATTAAAAGATAAGATGCAAACAAGTGGATCAAAAGTATTATTTCATGGAGCCATGGCGGCTTCTGTTGCAACACTCGTAGGTCATTATCCATGGTTTGCAACTTACAATTATTTAAACCATCGTATTCAAGTTCCAAATGATCCAAAAGAAAAATTAATGCGAAATGCATTTATTGGATTTGTTTCTTCTATTGTTAGTGACACATGTTCTAATTCAGTTCGTATAGTTAAAACAACACGTCAAACGATTCATGAAGATACAAGTTATACAAAAATTATAAAAATGATATTAGAACGAGATGGATGGAGTGGATTATTTGGAAGAGGATTAAAAACAAAAATTATAACAAATGGAGTTCAAGGAATGTTATTTAGTGTCTATTGGAAAATGGGACAGGATTATTTGAAAAAATAAACCTCTTCTAAAAATGTTTGAATAATATCTTATCTTTATTAATAATAGATAATAATGGGTTTTATAAAAACAATCCTAGGTATATTTTTCCTTATCAATGCTATTTTTTGGGGACTTTTTCCTCATACCACTCATTGTGCATTTGTGGCGAAAATGGGTGTTTTAATTTGTCCTTCACATTGGGTTCATATTAGTTTAGGAATTATATGTTTCTTAGTAACTGTATTATTATTTCAATGGAATATGTTTTTTCCTATGAAGATGTAATATAAAAATAAGACGAGTGAATAAGATTACTTAAACAATCGTTCAAATAAAATATAAAACGATGGCATGTCCAATGAGAACATTTCCATTGTTTAATTATGTGACAGTTATCATTCATACAGTTCATGCTTTATTACCACATATTGAGAATACATTAGAGGAGTTAAAAAGAAAGTTTCAGTTTGACCGACAAAATCAAAGGGTTTTATGAATTTGAAGAATTTTAGCATATAGGAAAATACCAAAGAAGTTCTTTGCTATAATATCTAGGAAATTAAAGACAATATTTTTATAAATAACTGGTAATAAGAAAACAATACCATACATCGACCAAATAATTGTAAATATAATAAATAAGTAACGTTGTTCTTTCAAATATTTTGCAAAGTCTTGATAGAGAGTATAGAAGGAAATGGCTAGGAAAATGAAACCAAATAAAAAGGCTGTATAGCTATTTATAACTTGGGTTTCTCCTAGATAACCAAATAAAAGCATCATAAAATTGGCAAGTAGAATGATGCTTAAACTTTTTTGATGATCTTTGATAAATTTGCGAAGAGATATATTTTTTTCTTTATTTTGTTCTACAGTATATAAATAATAATAAACTAATGCAGTTGTAAATAACATAGTGGGTGTTGTAATAAACCAATCGTAATAACGAATGGTTGCCATATTACGAATATTAAAGTAAGTAATAAGACCAATATAAAAGACGAATTCAATGACTTGAACAATCATTTCAATACCGAGTGCTTTTGTTAAAATATTATGAGGAGGAGGAAGTTTATAAGTAAGTCCTGCTAAACCAAAAATACTCGTAATAAATTGGATTAAAATACTTAAATAAGTCGTAAATTTTACAAGTTCAACTGTCATTTTTCTTACTCTAAAAGGATATAAAAGATAGAAATAAAAAATGAATCAGTCATATCTTATGGCCCAACTGAATCATTCAATGGATCCAACTTGGGATATTATTGACCGTTATTTTTGTCAGGGTGGTGGTACGGAAAATGCGAATCCCTTGGTACAACATCAGATAGAAAGTTTTAATGAATTTATTGATAAAAAACTATGTCAAATTATTCAAGGATTTAATTCCATTCAGATATGTCATAATTATAAAGAAAGTGTGAAAGACTTTGCATATAAGATTTTCATCAATATTCAAAATCCTTCACTTTCAAAACCCATCTTTCAACAACAAGATGGTAGTCAAATCCTTATGACACCTCATATTGCGCGAATGAATGGTCTTACATATGGAGTAAATATCTATGCAGATGTCCATATTCTTACGGAAACAATTAATATGGATAATGTGGTTGAGAAGAACGAAGTGAAAGTTCCATCTGTGAATGTGGGTAAGATTCCTATTATGGTTCGTTCAAAGGTATGTATTCTAAATCAAGTACCGGGTATTGCAGAAAACAGCCAACGTGAAGAATGTCGATATGATCCAGGAGGTTATTTTATTGTCAATGGAAATGAAAAAGTTATTATTAGTCAAGATCGTATCAGTGAAAATAAGACACTTGTATTTTCAGCAAATGGGTGTCTTACAGATGGTCTAAATGCAGAGATTCGTTCAGCTCCGGATGGTATGTTTTTACCTCCAAAAACGACAAGTTTATCTTTGAGTGCGAAGCCAAATCATATGGGACGTACAATACGTCTAAATACGTCGTTTCTACGATCTGAAATTCCATTATTTGTTATGTTTCGTGTTCTAGGAGTTCAAACAGATTGTGAAATTTTACAACATATTCTATTTGATATGGAAGATGAGAAAAATCGCCGACTTCTTAATGAAATGGCTGCAACTGTGGATGATGCAATTGATATTTATACTCAAGAACAAGCGTTAAAATTTATAATGCGTTATGTTGGTATTACAGGAACACCTAAAGAATATCTTGAACAACCAGAACAAGCACGTAAAATTTTGCTTCAGGTAATTCGTAATGATTTTCTACCTCATGTTGGACCAAGTTTCCAGCGAAAAGCACTTTATCTAGGATATATGGTTCGTAAGCTCATGAAGATTTATCTAGGCTATCAACTTCCAGATAATCGTGATAGCTATCTTCATAAGAGAATTGATACACCTGGTGTATTAATAAGCAATCTATTTCGTCAATGTTGGGGAAAAATGTTGAAAGAGATGCGTAATTCTATTCAGCGAGAATTACAGTTATGGAGAGCAACACCTGTCATTCCAACTAATGTTTTCAATGCCTCTAATATTCATCGTTTTATCAAACAGTCCATTATTGATATGGGAATCCGTTATGCTCTATCAACAGGTAATTGGGGTGTTAAAACACTTGGTAGTTTTCAAAATATTCGTACAGGTGTAGCCCAAGTATTGAATCGTATGTCATATCTCTCAACACTATCTCATCTACGTCGTATTAATACACCGATGGAGAAGAATGGAAAACTCGTTCAACCTCGTAAACTAGAAAATAGTCAATATGGAGTTGTTTGTCCTGCAGAAACACCAGAAGGTAGTTCAGTTGGATTGGTAAAGAATATTGCGCTAAGCGCTCGAATCACAAGTTCTATGAGCAGTATTTATGTTCGAAAATGTATTAATGAAATGGGGGTGTATGTATATGATGATACAGTAAAAGAGCCGGCTGCCTTTTTAAAAGAAATGGGAGATGATATGTCAGTTCATATTATGATTAATGGTGATTTGATTGGTTACCATCGTGATCCAAAGATTTTCTATGATAAAATGAAAAATTTAAAACGCCGTGGAGAAATTCCACCGACTACAGGTATTTGTTGGGATGTTCCGCAAAATCTAATTATGATTAGCACGGAAGCAGGTCGTATGTGTCGACCTCTTTATATAGTAGATACAGAAGAAGAAGGAAAAGATATACGTATTCATAAATGGCTGCGTGAGAATCCTGAAAAAACAAAAGAACTTCTTACAAAAACCTTCTCTGATTTTATTACCATACTAGATGAGAATAAAGAAGGCTTTATTGAATATTTAGATGTTGATGAGATTGATAAATCTATGATTGCAATGTTTCCAAAAGATATTCATAAACAAGGGAAAATGACGTATGTTCCACCAAAATATACCCATTGTGAAATTCATCCAAGTTTGATGCTTGGTGTACTTGCTTGTAATATTCCTTTCTCTGATCATAATCAATCCCCGCGTAATTGCTACCAAAGTGCGATGGGGAAACAAGCAGTAGGAACTTATATGAGTAATTACAATCAAAGAATTGATACGATGGCACATGTTCTCAATTATCCACAGAAACCACTTGCACGTACACGACTATCGAAATATACAAACTCTGATAATCTACCCTCAGGTATGAATGCGGTGGTTGCAATTATGACGAAGTCAGGATTTAATCAAGAGGATAGTGTGATGGTAAATAAATCAGCTCTAGACAGAGGTTTGTTTGCCAGTACATATTATAAAGCTTATCGTGATCAATGTTCTAAAAATCATAGTACAGGCGAAGAAGAACAATTTACAAAGCCTCTACCAACAACGTCTCATATTAAACCTTACAATTATGATAAACTTGATGATAAAGGATTTATTCCAAAAAATACTTATGTGGATGATAATGATATCATTGTCGGTAAGGTAATGCCTCATAAAATCCAAGGTATAATCTTTCCACGAGATGCTAGTATGGTAATGAAGACGAATGATAGTGGTCACGTTGATATGTCGTTTCAAGGTGTGAATAGTGAAGGATATAAGTTTATTAAACTACGACTACGAAAGTATCGTAAGCCAACGATTGGTGATAAGCTTTCAAGTCGTCATGGACAAAAAGGTACAATTGGAATGATTTATAGTCAAGAGGATATGCCATTTAGCAAAGAAGGTATTACACCAGATATTATTATGAATCCCCATGCTATTCCATCTCGTATGACAGTAGGTCAGTTGATCGAGTGTATTATGGGTAAATCAGCGAGTCTACTCGGTACTCTTGGAGATGCAACACCTTTTACAGAATGTTCTGTAGAAAAAGTAGCGACAATTCTAGAGTCTTTTGGAATGGAACGTTATGGAAATGAAATTTTGTATAATGGACGAACTGGAGAAATGATTCATACTGAAATTTTCATAGGTCCAACCTTTTATCAGCGTCTAAAGCACATGGTTACTGATAAAATCCATAGTCGCGGTTCAAATGGTCCTGTGGTTATGTTGACGAGACAACCAGCAGAGGGACGTGCTCGTAATGGAGGCCTGCGTTTTGGTGAAATGGAACGTGATGCGATTATTGCACATGGCGCAAGTTGTTTCCTAAAAGAGCGTATGTTGGATGTTTCAGATAATTATAGGGTATTTATTTGTAAGAAATGTGGTTTGTTCTGTGTGGCAAATCCAGAGAGAAACATTTACAAATGTAGCTCGTGTAAAAATCAGATCGACATTTCACAATCACGCATACCTTACTCGATGAAACTGCTTATGCAAGAATTAATGACAATGGGAATTGCTCCACGTATTATTGTATAAAAACTTATTGTACAAATAAAGATACATCCTACATTTTACATAATAAAATATTTTACATTTTATTTTCCAAAGATTGACGAAACACATCCGTATTATAGAATGGATCAAAATATTCACAATCAAATACAAATTCATTACGACCATCATCTAGCATTTCAAGGGCGAAAACAATACCTATATTATTCATAAAAGGATAAGTTAAAATTTCCTGCAGTTCAAGTGTATAAAGAGAGCATTTTAAATCATTGATGTTCATCTTTTTAGAAATATGTAGTCGTTGCATTTTAAAAGTCTCCATTTCATAGTCATAAATATAAGATTTCGTATGAGCGCCAACAATTTTTTGTACTTTTTTGGCATGGGCAATAGACGGAAATCCAATAATATAATTTTTTTGATTATGGTTAAGACCCATGATATAAAATTTTGATCTAAGAATGGATATTTTTAGCGGTTGAGAAAGCATTTAAACTTTAAATAACTATTCTCTTTATGTAGATAAATAATCATGTATAAGAGTCGTATTAATAATGCAAAACGTCGTTCGAATCGTGAAGAAAAGAAACGAGATATAGTACATCCAGATGAAGGTCAAGAATATGGTATTGTCCAAGAAATGTTGGGAAATGGGAGAACACGTGTATTATGTCATGATAAATCTATAAAGATTGGCCGTATTTGTGGATCTATGAGAAAATTTAAATCAAAGGTACTCATTGAATCTGGAGATTTGGTAATTGTTTCTGCCCGGGAATTTGAAAAAGATAAGGTAGATATTATTCATAAATATGGATTTGATGAAGCACATGATATTGCATATAATGGTTATCTACCTGAATATCTGTATCGTGTATATACTAATCCAGAATGCTTTAATTATTCTATTACAGAAGACACAACTGGAGATTATGTTATGTTTTCTCATCAAACAAAAAATGAAGAAGATGAAGAATATATAGATATCAACGATATTTAAAGCATTGATTTTTAGACTATCTAAATGAAGGTGCTTCGTTTTGATGGTGCCTCTCGTGGAAATCCAGGAAGAGGTTCTTGTGCAGCAGTTTTGTTTGATAATGATAAAAATGAGGGGCAAGTATATAAAGTACTTCCTGGAATGGTGACAAATAACGAAGCAGAATATATGGGATTAATTGCAGGACTAAAATATCTTCAAAGTCTAAAGATTGATACAGTTCAAATTGAAGGTGATAGTAAATTAATTATTGAACAACTCTTTGGAAGTTGGCAATGTAAGCATCCACGTTTAAAACCTTATTATCAAACAGCAAAAGAGTTATTTAAAAGTTTTAAGTTTATCAATGGGCGATGGATACCACGAGAATTAAATGCAGTTGCTGATGCTTATTGCAATCGTGCATTAGATGCAAAAACATTTGAAGGAAAATTGGATTGGTTTATATTACCAATTCGAAAAAAAGATAAAACAGATTTGCGTAATTATTTTACATCCTCTTCGAGTTTTGATTTACAAAGCGGGCATACTTTATGACAACTTGTCCATTTTTGAAAACAATCTTTACAGAAATCGTGCCCACATTTTTTAGTTCGATAACCTTCTTTTTCTGTTTCATCTAGACAAATAGGACATCTTTCAGTAAGCGTACATTCATTTGCAACATTTTCAATATTAGATATACCTATAGTATGATAGCCAATTGCATTGCATAAATCTAATAAATATTCATAATTATCGTATTCTTCTTCTTCCTCATCCAGTTGTACCAAAACAAAACGGCGTAGCAATTGAGTGAATAAACTAGAATCCACATCCGGATAATAGGTCGCAAGAAGTGATAAGAAGATATCGTAATGTTCTTCTATAAGATGATTAAAATATTCAGTGATAGGATAAGACATTAAACATAAAGCACATGTATGTGAATCGGTTGGAGTATGAGAGGATTCTTCCATTAATTTATATTGTTTTTGTTTTTTAAGCAATAACAATATATATAAAATTAGGGTAATATACCTTTTGATTGTAATATTTGTACGAGATTATTATAATCTGTACGTAAAGTATTAATTTCGTTTTTTTGTCGTTTAATGATATTTAATAACAAAGGTATAAAACGATCGTAATAAATAGATTCTGGTTCATTATTTTTATTATATGCTACTAATCGTGGTTCAATTAATACGACTTCTTCTGCAATAAAACCAAACTGCGTCATATCATTTGGAGTTTCTCTTGTATCAATTAATTTATAACTTATAGGGCGACAATTGAGAATACGATCAGCAATGCTATCTTCTATAGTGACAATATCTTTTTTATAACGTAACGATGATGATACCCTTCCCAAATTATTAGCCGAATCTATATATACAGTAAAGAAACTGCCCTCCGCTAAGGTATTATTATAAATTGTGAGACTTTTAACATCATCAGTGGCTTCTATATATAAATCAGATCCATCTGTTGAAATTTCTCCACCTTCTGTTGCTCCATTATACATCTTTAAATTGCCATAAAGACGTAATGCCTGACTAGATGTAAAACGTGCACATTCGGTACCATCAGTAGAAAATGCTAATGTATTTGCAGCTTGTAGATACATACCAGTATTCGTGTCACTTCTAAATGTAAAACTGGGGTCTGTAGCAGAACCATCATCCGCTTGTATTTCATCTACATCTCCGGTGCCGCCAACATATAATGTGCTATCCACATAAGCACTACCATTTACATGAAGTTTATATAAAGGATTTGTCGTCCCAATGCCTACACTGCCAGAGGATGACACACGCACTCGTTCGTTACCATCAGTAGAAAATGCTAATGTATTTGCAGCTGCTATATACATACCAGTATTCGTGTCACTTCTAAATGTAAAACTGGGGTCTGTAGCAGAACCATCATCCGCTTGTATTTCATCTACATCTGCGACGCCGGCAACATATAATGTGCTATCCACATAAGCACTACCATTTACATGAAGTTTATATAAAGGATTTGTCGTCCCAATGCCTACACTGCCAGAGGATGACACACGCACTCGTTCGGTACCATCAGTAGAAAATGCTAATGTATTTGCAGCTTGTAGATACATACCAGTATTCGTGTCACTTAGAAATGTAAAACTGGGGTCTGTTGGACCACCATCTTCCGCTTGTATTTCATTTACATGTGCGGCGTTCTCAACATATAAAGTGCCATCCACATAAGCACTACCATTTACATGAAGTTTATATAAAGGATTTGTCGTCCCAATTCCCACGTTTCCAGTGCTTGTCACGCGCACTCGTTCGGTACCATTAGTAGAAAATGCTAATGTATCTGCAGCTGCTATATACATACCAGTATTCGTGTCACTTCTAAATGTAAAACTGGGGTCTGTAGCAGAACCATCATCCGCTTGTATTTCATCTACATCTGCGACGTTCTCAACATATAAAGTGCCATCCACATAAGCACTACCATTTACATGAAGTTTATATAAAGGATTTGTCGTCCCAATGCCAACATTGCCTACAAAATAACTTTGATTTTGTACATGAAGCGAATTTAAAGGATTTGTAGTTCCAATGCCAACATTTGCATTTATAATAGTCATTACATTGCATGTAGGTACATTTGCAAGTGAAGTAAGTGATAGATTGATATCAGTTGGAATTGTTTTAAATATATGTTTACCTGCTATATATTGAGTATTTGCATAAATAATAGGTACAGACATATGATTTTATAAACAATATAGATAATAAAATTCAAAAAAAATAAACGATATATTATAAAATTATGTTTTGTTATTGTTATCCCAATATCAATGCGTTCACATAAAAATCGCTAGCGATACACCGGGTGAATTAAACGCCAAATCGGCGGTAGACCCGCCGCCGGCCGCCGAAGAACCCAATCGGAAACAACCAAATATTATATTAGAGGTAGTTTTATTATCAATTCGGGCCTGTCCTGTGATCGCAGACGTCGTGGTTCCATCAAATGTTATAATTGACGCATAACTAGTAGATGGCATCGATGTCGTATAGTTTACTGTATAATTACCAGTACTATTACGTATTACAGATGTTACATTTCCTTTAGCAATAATTGGGAGGGAAAAAGGATTGGTCCCCGCACTTGTGCCATCAAAATTTACCCAAGCACGACAGGCAAACATTGGCATTGCACCAAGAGGACTTGATAATGTCGCCGTGCCTAATGTAATATTACTAGTCAGTATTGTATTAATAACGTGAAGCGGTTGTAAAGGATTAGTGGTACCAATCCCCACATTACCGCTAATAATACAACCACCTTGAATATGAAGCGGTTGTAAAGGAGTCGCTGTCCCAATACCTAAATTACCTGTATTCGGTTCAATATAAATCGTTTGAACCATTCTCAAACTTCTTAAGAAAACAAAAGAAATAAAAATCTTGGATAAAACCGCCTTTTTTCTATAGGAAGTTTGAATTTGAGTATTTGGATCTGTTTTTGTCAAAAAAGGGAATTTATATATAGCTATACAAAAATTATAGCTATTTAAAAAAATAACAAATACTTTATTTGAAGATGATCTACGACGACTATATAGAATATGCTAAGCAATATGTTGAAAAGTATGGAGATAAATGTGTTGTGTTTATGCAAGTAGGAGATTTCTTTGAACTCTATGCTATTCAAAATGACACTGAAGTGGTAGGTGCAGATATTTATAAAGTTTGTGATCTATGTAATATTCAAGTTAGTCGTAAAAATAAGTCTGTTTTAGAAAACTCTCGTCAAAATCCATTGATGGCAGGATTTCCTATTGCTGCTATTTCTAAGTTTGTACAAATTTTAGTTCAATATCAATATACGATTGTATTAATTCGCCAAGTAACACCGCCTCCCAATCCCAAACGAGAAGTTACAGAAATTATTAGTCCTTCTACCTATATGAATGTTTCTTCTCAAGAAGGAAATTATCTAATGACTATGGTTTGGGAACAGCATTCTACTCAATTATGGGATGTTGGTATTACGTGTCTCGACCTAACAACAGGAGCATCGTATGTTTATGAAACCTATTCAACGCTCCAAGATCCTAATTTTGCAATGGATGAAGCCATTCGTTTTATTCAATCTTATCAACCTAAAGAATTGCTTTTAATGGGACCACATTATCATAAAGAAATTGCGAGCTATTTTGAAAATGATCGTCAATTGTTAGTTCATCATCAATGGGGAGAAGCTTTTAATAAACTATATGCTCACCCTGCTTATCAAAATACCGTTCTACAAAAAGCGTTTCAAGTAAAAGGTCTATTAACACCAATTGAAATGATGGGTCTTGAGAAATATCCATTGGCAGCTTTGACTTATTGTGCGATGATTCAATTTGCCTATGAACATAATGAACAATTGATTCAAAAAATGGAATTGCCAACCATTTGGAAAAATCCTCATCATTTGATTCTAGAAGCTAATAGTATTCAACAACTTAATGTCATTTCACAAACAAATAATGAGATGCCTCTATTGACGCTTCTCAATCGTTGTGCGACAGCATTTGGTGCTCGTTTGTTTAAAGAACGCCTCTTGAATCCAATTGTAGATATAGCTACATTAAACCAGTATTATGATCAAATAGAGAGCTATCGCCAAGAAGAGTTATTCAAACATCTTCTATCCCATCTATCTTCTGTAATGGATTTAGAACGCATTCTACGTAGAATTGCTTTAGGAACCCTCCAGCCGTGTGAATGGGGAAATGTTGAAATATCTTTGGAAGCGTGTAAGCAAGTTTTTCAACTGATTGACAGTCCTTCACATCAAGAATCTTTAGAAGAGATGATGGACCATTATTGTAAAGTACTCAATTTAACAGAATGTAAAAAATATAATCTCGTAGATATCCATACATCTCTTTTCAATAAAGAACAGTACTGTAACATAGATGTTTTAGCAGAGCAGTTAGAAGAGGATTTTAGTTTTATGAAAGAATGGACTCATAAAATTTCAAGTATTGGGGAAAATGATTCTACCTTATGCCGAATGGATTATAATGATCGGGATGGTTATTTTCTATCGATTACAAAAAAACGATGGGATACAGTTGGAAAATATGGAATTCAAAAACTTAAAATTAGAGAAGTAGAAGTATCTCTAAAAGATTGTAAAACCAAACCTATTAGTGCTAGTAGTACCAATTTGCGTTTAACTCATTCTTTAATTGAACGTGTATCCGATCGCATTATTAGCACACAGCAAAAACTGTCGAATCTCAATATAAAATACTATAAAGAATTTCTATCACAGTTTGATCAAAAGTATCATACAATTTGGAGAGATTTGGTAAAAACAATTGCTGAAATTGATATTTTGGCAACAAATGCGAAGAACAGTTTGGAATATGGATACCATCGTCCAAAGCTGATTTCATCAAATACTTCCTATCTTCAAGCAAAAGGATTGCGTCATCCCATTATTGAACGTCTCAATCATCAATACAAATACATTCCTAATGATGTTGCCCTAGGAATTGATAAAAAAGGACTTCTCCTCTATGGAATCAATGCATCGGGTAAAAGTTCATTGATGAAAGCCATTGGTCTTAATATTATTATGGCTCAGTCAGGAATGTATGTGCCATCAGAAGAGATAGAATTGGCTCCTTATCATCATCTATTTACACGCATTACAAGTACAGATAATATTTATCGAGGTCATAGTACATTTACAGTTGAAATATTAGAACTAAAGAATATTATGAATCGTTGTGATTCCTATAGTTTAATTCTAGGGGATGAACTTTGTTCGGGAACAGAAGCGATTAGTGCAATGTCGATCGTTGCTGCTGGTATTGACTATTTATTGAAACAACAAGCATGTTTTGTATTTGCGACGCATTTGCATGAATTGATGAAATTAACAATGATTCAATCTTCGCCTGCTTTATGGATTGCACATATGCATATAGAGTTAGATGAAATAACTGGAAAGATTATTTATGATAGAAAATTAAAAGAAGGTCATGGAAGTTCGCTGTATGGTTTGGAAGTATGTCGTGCGCTAAAGCTTCCGGATATCTTTTTAAAAATGGCAAATCAAATACGTAAAGAGGTTCAAGGAATGCCTACAATGTATGTTGAATCGAAGGTATCTAAGTATAATAAAGATTTGATTGTAAGTACGTGTACATTATGTGGAAATGCTGCTCATGAAACACATCATATAAAACAACAAAAAGATGCCAATACCTATGGACGGATTGGTACCATTCATAAAAATGATTTAAATAATCTGGTTGTATTATGTGAAGCCTGTCATTTAAAACAACATCACGGAAAAGAAACCATTGAAGATTATGTTTATACAAGTGAAGGAGTTGAAATACAATTGAATTCACAGCCGTGTTCTAAATCTACGGAAGCGTTTCAAATGCAACATTATTTGAAATATACACAAAGAGGATGGATGTATCGTTTACAAAAGAATCATAAATGGAAAGCTATTATGTCAACAACCTATCCAGAAATTTATCTATATTTTAAAAATAAATCCCATATATTACCAGAATCTTATGAACATTTTCATGAAGTCATGGTGGAATATCAACCAGAGTTTTTATTGATTTAGAATGTATAAATAGTTGTTTGAAGACTTGGATGTAGGTAATACTTATAATAAATACGTTCTAGTTTATCATGAGTATGACGAAGTATTTTAGAGATTTCTTCAATTCCTTTTTGATAAGGAGATACGATTGAAGGCTCTGGTTTAGATTGTAAATAATATTGAATGACCTTTAAAATTTCCATAGTCCAAAAATGAAGTGTTTCAACGGTCATAATGAAAGAAGCGATCTATATAGAAATGGTGAATAAAAGTCTTTAAATAGTCATTGAACAAAAAGTGTTTGAAATAGATGAAGAACCCATTCCATATAATAATATTTTTTAACAGGGTCAGATTGAATGGAACGATGTTCAATCGATACACTTTCTAGAATCCATTGATGTTGATATTTTTCTGTATCGAGTAAATTAAGACAATCTTCAATAACTTCACTAACCGGAATTTGATATTGAAAAATTTTATAACAAAGTTGTCGGATTTCAAGAGGTGTCATCTTTTTTTTCTTTAATTCCGCAATATGTGGATAATGAAACGTTGAAAAATCTAAATTAGGTAAATGAAATAAAGATAGACATAGATTTCGAGTATTGGGCAAAGAAGATATGTTTGGACATAAATGAGAAATTATGTTCCATAATTCTTGTTTTTTTGGTAAAGGAACACGATGAATTGTCATTCGGCTAAGAAGAGGTGCTTCAATCATTTGAATATGATGGGTTGTATTAATGAATAATACGTTTTGACTGAATCGTTCTAATAAAACACGAAAGCAGAAGTTATTTTTACGATTAGCAATTTGATCCATATTTTTAAGAACAATAATATGTCGGGTAAGATGAATACATTTTGTTTGAACGATGTTTTTAATAAATTGAATCAAATCATCAATTTCTTTAGGAAATTCAGGATGCTCTGTATCAATACAGAAGTAATAATTTGTTTCAATATAGGGTAATAATTGATTCCATACAGGGTATCGTTTTTGAATAGGAAAGGTTGTATTAAAATAACAAGCAATACTATATTCAATTAAAATATCAGATGGAAATCCCTTAGGTCCATAGAGAAGACAATTAGGTAAATTATTTAAATCACCTGTTAATATACTTTCACATACATAACGATGGTATGGCATTTGTTCTAAATAAAATGGAAATTGTTGATAAAATTGTTCTAAATATTGAAATGTCATTAGTAATAGTATAAATTGTGTTCTTTATGTATAGGATATGGATTTAGACTATTATTATTTTGTATTTGAAATAGCCATTCTAGCTTTAGTTGCTTTTGGACTTGCTTATTTACTTGCATTAGCATTTATAGTCCGTGATTTTAAATTGATACGTTCAAAACCGCTTATCTTTATCGTCGAACTTATATTAATGGCTACTTTACCAGGTATTCCTATATTATTCTTTGTCATTTCAAGAGGCATATCATGGGATAAGGCTTGGATATGGTTTAGTTCGTTATCTGGTAAATTTGTAATCTTCCATATTATTTCTGAGATATCTGGTTTCTATAGTTGGTTATTCGCTTAAACGGATTATAACATAAAACAAGTATGGATCCTTATCATATTCTAGGTTTATCGTATCCAAGTACAAAAGAAGAGATACGATCGAGATATTTAGAATTAGCTAAAAAACATCATCCAGACAAGCTTGCTCATTTATCAGAAGAAGAACGAAAGGCGCATGAAGAAACGTTTAAAAAAATATCAGTGGCTTATGAATTATTAAACAAAAAAGAATTTAACAATACATCTCAATGCGAATGGACGGGAATATGGAGCTATATGGAAAATTTTATGAATGATCCAAATATGTTAAGAAATATGAGTGATTTATTAAAAAATGTTGTAGATATTGCTCGAGAATATAAAAAACAAAAAGGAAGTGAACACCATATCAAAATAGAAGTATCATTAGAAGAGGTTCATTTGCGAAAGGAAAAGAAATTACGATTATTTTTAAAGAATATTCAAGACCCAATTTTTATTACAGTAGATTGTGGATGTTATCCATCGTTTTTATATACGCATATTACACCCAATGAACAAACGTTATTTATTCATTTAGATTTTGTATTGAAGCAACATGATACGTATGTATTAGATGATTTATTTGAACCTTATGATTTAGTGACCGAAGTGAATGTAACCCTATATGAGTATTTTACAGGGGGTCAAAAATCGTTAATTTATTTAGATGGAAGTTTGATTAATTATACGCTTCTACCATATTCATTAAACCATATTTTAATTGAAAATAAAGGATTGTATGAAAAGGGAACATTAAGAATTTTAACTAAGATTTGTGTACCAACGAAAGAAGAAATTGCAAAAGTGGATTTAAAGACTCTTGAAAAAATAATCAATAATCTAAAGCTATTATATTCTCAAACCAGTATGATGTGAAAAGTACTTAAAGATAAGAAAACAAATTAATACATCACAAGTAAGATGCCTGTCAAGAAAGCTGCCACTCCTGTTCCTGTCTCTGCCACTCCTGTTCCAACCAAAGCCTCTGTTTCTCCTGTCCCCGCCAAAGCCCCTGTTTCTCCTGCTCCAGTTGTAGAAGCTGCTAAAGCCAAAGTAGAAGAGGTTCTAGTAGAATCACCTTTTGTTTCTCTAGAAGAGAAAATGGCACAACTTGTTAGTGTGCTCAAAGAAGCGCAAGCTCAACTCAAGGTAGTCAAGAAAGACTATGAACGCCTAAAGAAAACCGCCGATAAAGTGGAACGCAAACGTGCTAACGCTCGTTCAACTCCCAATGGTTTTGCCAAACCAACCAAGATTTCTGATGATTTGTGTGTATTTCTAGGTGTTGCCAAAGGCACTGAAAAATCACGTACTGAAGTGACTCGTGAAATCAACAAATATGTGAAGGCGAAAGACCTATCTGACCCTAAGAATAAACGCATTATTCGCCCAGATGCTACTCTAAAGAAATTACTCAACAGTACTGACAAAGACGAAGTCACTTACTTTAACCTACAAAAATTCCTAAAACATCATTTCATTAAGAGTGTTTAAATATAAAAACTTATTTTATTTATATCTTAAAAATAAGGTTTCTTAGCTCAATTGGGAGAGCGTAAGACTGAAGATCTTAAGGTACTGAGTTCGATCCTCAGAGGAGCCAAAATTAAATAATTACTTTTTCTTGATTAGGATTCTTCATCGGAGTCCATAATAAATTTATATTTTGTTTTTTCTTTTTTATACTCCGTTTTTATATAAAGTGTTTTGGTTTGTTTGACTTGATTATCAATGGATTGAACGGTTTGGAGACCTTTTTCACGAAGTTTCAAGACATCTTTCCAGAATTGATAAATTTGTGGGACACATTCGTTCCATACAATGGGATCAAACAAAACACGTTTAATAAAGATTTGACGTAGTTTCCAAGGGGTCATCTTTTCAAATCGAAGTTCTGGATGATTTTTCATTTCATCAAATCGTTGATGAGCCCAATCAATACATTCTTTAGGTTTAAGCTTAGGTGGGCTATATTCATATACATAATCTTTTTCTTTTACAAACTCAAGAATCATCCCATGGGATTCATCGGGTTGAACACAAAGTTCATATTCAGTTAGATTTTCAAAAGCAGTCATATAACATTCAACATAATCGCATTTTTTAAGCTTACATGTAGCAAGCTGTCCTTGAATTTGTAAATAATATTGTTCAGGTACTTGTCCATCAATTTTGCGTCGATAAGGACATTTCATCTCAACCATAATACCTATTTCTGTTATACCATCTGGAGAGGCACCAAAACATTCAATTTCTTCATTTGGAATTAAACCAAATTCGTAAATAAAAGTATTATCTTTTCGTTCTTGATAACATCGCATTCCCATATCTTCAAACATTGTTCCCCATTTCATAGGTGGAGCAGTTTCAAAAGGTTTTAAATCTGGAAATGCTTTTCGAATCAACAAATCTTGTCGTGTTCCAAATTTACCTTTACCTATCGCTTGAGCAAGATCGCTAGCAGTGAGTCGCTTTTCTCGCAATTGAAACCATTCTTTGGAACGTTGTTCAACCTTTGGTAAACTCAACAAGTAATTCAATGCTTTACGATCTTGGTGATACTCTTCAATATCATTTACAGTAATGTTTGTTTGTCCAAATAATTCATTTAGACATTGAATACTTTTAGAAGGTTCCCAATTTTCCATTTCTGGAAAAAAATGCAGAAGTTTTAGATAAGGTTGGAACATTGAACTTCTTATACTATGTCGCCTTGTTTTTTAAGTGCTTTTCTTTTTCGTAGATATTCTTCTTGTTGAATATATTGAATAGTCTTTGAAATTTCAAAGGGCAAACGGTCTTTAACACTTTCTTCTTCAACAGGATATGAATATGTTTCTACTTGTTTGGCGACGAGTTGTTTAGCTTCTTGTAGTTTAGTTTCTAGTAAACGAATCACTTTTTGATCAAAAGGATCCATAAAACAAACTCTATTAATATGTTTAATTTATTATTTCATTTTTTAATAGCTCGAATCACGCAAAAAGGTTGATGATTATTTTCTTCACAAGAAATGCCTCCATTTAAAATTTCAAGTATTTCTAAACCTTCATTTGAAAATGCACGTGATAGACCAATATCTGTTACCCATAATTTAAAATTATAAAATGGTGTAATATTTTTCATTGGATTATGACCAATCATCATTTGAGTAGAGTTTGTATTTTGTAAAACTTGATTTAAGACTTGCTCTGCCTCAGGTCCCATTTGTTCAAGATAAAAACGATTCCATAAAATAGACATTTCATTTATAAACAAAGAATTAAGTAATGCAAAATCATTATCATTATGAATTTCTTTTAACAAATATTTTTTCATTAATAAATTAATTGATTTAAGCTGTCCATTAATCAATTGTAAATGATGTGGAAGCAATCCAGCATGACAAAATAAAAGGCTTCCTATTTTTTGAACGACATTTCGTTTTGCGAGAATTTTTGCACATGAACCTCCTGGTTGAAAGCGTTCTCGACGACCTTGAACACCTCCTGCCTTATGCATGCTTAAAGGCGAAACATAGTCAAAATGACCAAGAACGTTCATAACTTCATGATTACCGAGCAGAGAAATGAAACGACCACCTTTTTTACGAGCAATTTCATCAAGACGTTCTGTGAATTGTAAAAGAGTTATATCATCTATTTTTTCCCAAGGTTGATTTGTATCTCTCGAAAGACTATCTACTTGATCTCCCATTTGAACGACTATTGTATCTGTGGGTTCTGCGATCCATTCAAATTTATTGTTGATAATATTTGCTAAATATAGACATGAACATAGAATAGCAATATCTCCATGAATATCTCCAATAACGATAATGCGTTTTGGGGCATCTAAATAAGTTGGTGTATCCATAGCTATATTACACAAAGAATCTTTAGGCACTTATTTTAATAATGAAGTTAATGATGAATTAAATAAATTGTCTTAAATAGTATTGAACAATAGCTAATACCAACTGTATAGTCAATCCAATATGCTAAATGAAATGCAATTGAAGGATCTACAAATAAATCGTTTTCATAAATAAGCGATTGATAATAAACCAATTGATGATGATGAGCGAACCGTTCTAGAGCTAAAAATAAAGGTTCGTAATGTTCTTTTTTCCATTCTTCAAAGTCTTTATGATGATTGCGACATAATTTGGAAACATTTACAAATAAGGAATCAGCAATAAATTCAAACTCATAACCATAAATAGGATCTTGAAGTACAATGATTGTAGAGTTCATCAATACTGATAAATAATAAAAATAATAAGAATGTGTTTAAACCAAACAAATAAGTCATAAAACTATATCTAAACAGTAAAAGTATCTGCTATATGATTGCAACCGTCGTCATGACCGTGACCGTGACCGTGACCGTGACCATTACCGTGACCGTGACCGTGACCATGACTATGTGCACCACCACGTGCAAACATACGGCCGGTACCACGACCTCTCATCCCACGACCTTGGTTGGCAATACGAGATTCCTGAGTGCGATAGGTATTATGGTAACGATTTTTACCCCAAACAGCTTCTACTACATGAAGACCATCACGAGGGCGCCATTTTACAATACGAATAGGCGATTCTTCTGAAGAAACTGTTTTTTCAATTTCATCAAGAAGCACTTGGAAATTATGATCACGCATTACTACATCATGAATACGATAATTTGGATATGAAACTTCATTTTCTATAAAACGAACAATTTCACCTTCTTCATTTACATAGAAACGTTCATTGTATTGATATTCTAGGATATTTGCAGTAGGACGACCTTGTTCTGCACGGGCTCTCATACGTTCTTTTGCTTGGTCTTGAATTTCTTTTTCAAAAAAGCGTGTAATATCTTTTGCACGACGTTCTAGATTTTCTTCTTTCTTTTCAAGAAGTTCTGCTTTTTTTGATTGATAAATATTTTTAAGCTCGTTGGCAAAAGACATGGTTAATTCTATGTGTCTAATATAATCTCATTAGTTATTCTTAAATAGATTTATAATTGTTTGCCAAATGGTATAAAAAATGATATAAACTAAATAATTAAAATAAATATTATGGAATATCCAATCGATTATGAAATTGGTGTAGATGAAGTAGGTAGAGGATGTTTTTACGGTCCAGTTGTGGCAGCAGCTGTCGTATTACCTCTTGAATTACCTGAAGAGGAATGGAAAATGATTAGGGATTCTAAAAAACTGAGTGAAAAAAAGAGAAATAGATTGGCTCAATTTATTAAAGAAAATGCTCTTTATTATGGAATTGCAGAAGCCTCAGTTGAAGAAATTGATATAATCAATATTCTAAAAGCAAGTCTTAAGGCAATGCATCGTGCAATTCATATAGCTTATAAAGAACATCAAGAATCATTTAAGCCTTGTTTTAAACATATTTATGTAGATGGAAATCATTTTATTCCTTATCAACCACCTGGAGAAGATATAGAATATATTCCTTATACATGTATTGAACAAGGCGATAATAAACGTCTCAGTATTGCTGCGGCGTCTATTTTAGCAAAGACTTATCGTGATCATATGATTCAAGAAATGTGTGAAAAGAATCCCAATCTTAAAGATTATGACCTCCATAATAATAAAGGATATGGTACAAAAAAACATATGGAAGCATTAAAAACAAAAGGACCGATTCAAGGTCATCGAATGACTTATAAACCGGTTAAAGAAGCTGCATCTAATTTGTAGTAGTTTCTGTCTTTGTTACAGATAAACATGATAAGAAAGACCATATTTTAAATACGATTTCTTTTAACTTTTTCAATATCCATTGACCTATTTCAGTAGATACAAAGAATACATATAAGATATAAATAAGTACAACAAATGCAATAATAATTGGAATAATTTTAATACTTAAAATCATTTTATCGGTAATATCACTATAAATAGGGGCTTTAGCATCTTTATAAATATCAACATACGACTTAGTAGGAGCAGATGTATTAGAAGATCCAATATTTACTTTTGTAACACCCGATTTATTATGACTTTCAACTAGGGCTTGTATTTGTTTATCATTTGCAATGTCTGGAAAACAAAATGTTTTATCAGGTTCAATAATAGTTTCTGTACCATCAACTCCAATATATACTGGATTAGATACAGATGATATAGGATTATCATTTAGATTACAGAATAAAGAATGACAGGCCTTTTTAAGTAATTTAACTTTTAGTTCTGCAGTTGGTATAGATACTCCATCTTCACGTAATTTTGTTAAATAATAATCTGAATTATCATTAATATTTTTACAAATACTATAAGCTTCTCCCACGCGTTGATCATTAATTAATGTACGACATGCAACAATATCATTTTGACTCAATGGATAAACATCTTCTAATGTAGAATGGATAGTATTAATTGTATCTTCAACTTCCTGTTTAACCACTTTATCAATTATATTTTTTTTAATATTTTCATCTATTATTTGATTAGTTTCAGTATATTTATTATTAATAGCATTTTCATAATCTTTTATTAAAGAATCACGAGTACTAGATAAACGTTTAATGACAGCAATAGGACAATAATTTTGAGGTGAATTATATTTACCACCGAGATATATATCTTTATTTGCGCACATTTCAGGACGATCGGTTATACCTAATCCAGGAGAATAACCATCAACTGGATCGGTTCCAAAGCTTGGTATAGAACCTGGGTTACAAGGTTTATAGCATTCATTTTCGAGTTTAACATATTTATTACCAAGGTGATAGTTTGGAATTGTAAACCAATCATACCACCTTTCTTCACAAAATTCGGTTTTAGATTTTTTACCAGGTATAGTATTTGGTTTGACACATCCTTTTTTATCGGATGTAAAACCAGGTGGACATTGAAAAGCAATGCATTTTGAAGCATCATTTGAATTTGTAGAAAATCCAAGTCCATATTCAAGTGCACATATAGGATAACTATTACTATTATTAGGATGTTTACGACATATAGATTCATAACGATCTGTATCTGATGTTTGATCGAAAACTGTATTATATGTTTTTGTATTTTCAAAACCAGGTTTAAAATAACTTTCAATATCATCTATTTGTAATTTTTTTGCATAAATCATAGTACATACTTCCATACTGGATACTTGCGTTGTAGGTAACGGGTTATTTGTAACTTTATCTAAACATGTTTCACGTATTAAACTCATATTATATCTTAATAAAAAGAAATGAAAAATAGTTTACAAAAAGGATTATTTTAGGTACAAATTTTATATCTATTTACAGAATTACTGAGTCGTTTTTTATCAGTAAATGAAGGGGGTGATTTTTCAATAAATTGACATAATGAATCTTTAATATTTTTTTGTTTAAATAAACTTGCTATATTTCCATTTTCATATTTCATATTAGAACAATCAACATAATAACGGTCTTTATCTAATTTATATGGAATACTAATAGAAGATTGCCCTTTTAATTGATTCTTTAATATTTCTTCTGGGATATCTCCAAGATCATTATATTGGTCTGAATTAAATTCCCAATTGATGCTTGGAGGACGTAAATGTTTTATGCAATTCTTTTCATAGTCAGGATCTGTAATCCAATTTAATCCATCACATCGTCCTCCAGATAATAGATTACGCTTATATCCATCTACTTTATTGGGTTCTCCAGAAACCGATTGTTGAACTGCTTTTTTTCGATAACCATCATTAGTAGGTTGCTCAGATAAAGCAGAACTTTTAGGTTTTTTTTTTTTAGAATTTTTATCTTCAACATTTGTATTTTGTACTAAAGTTGAAGATTGTCCTCCATTAAATCCTATTCCAAACCCAACTCCCATTATAATGGCGAGTATAATAAGTAGCCATACAACATAAGCGGCTGGACTACGTGTTAAAAATAGAAAACGGCCTAATATCCGGAAAATATAAGATAATTTATCCCAAAGCACTGCGATAACACGACATAATCCAGCATTCATTGTACGAAATGTTTGATAGGTAGTAGAAGTTGTACCGATTTTTAAGGCTGTATCCATTAAAATGAAATAAGGACTTCTAACATATAGTGCGGTAAAATAATAAAAAAGAATTGTGTTTTTGTATTAAGATGAACCTTTGGTTTGTAAGTGTTATTATAGTCTTATTATATATCTATATATCTTATTATTATCGTTATCCATCAAATGTAAGCATTATTCAATCTTCATTAAGTTACTTTGAGGTTGGTTTATTACATGAAAAGCAACCGATTGTATTAGAAGATAATATAGAAGACATTCAAATATTTAAAAAGTCTTGGTTCAAATGGAATTATACCAAATATTACCAATTGCCAGAACAAGTGCCTGAAAAATGGTATAAAAATCAATATAAATATTTAATGATACAACCACAAGAATCCATAGAGCTTTATTTATGTCCTGCACATGTTAAACTTGTCAATGATGTACCACCAGCAGAAGAAACTTTAATTATTATGAAATTAAAAGCTCATCAAATTGTCATCTTACCGTTCCATTGGAAATATATGATACAAACTTATAAACCGATTTATTATCTAGGTGTCCATGATATTATAACACCATTCTTGCCTTAATCTACTTCTTCTACTTTTGGACCTGAACCTGGTTCAGCACCCGTTGGCATTTGACCATCTCCTGGCATACCACTTGTATACATCTTTGATAGAATGGGTGTCAATAGACCTTCAATTTCTTTCATTTTAGCTTCATAAACTTCTTTTTTATCATCACGATGGTCATCTAGCCATTTGATGCATTGATCAATAACGGGTTCAGCTTGTTTCCAGGCATCTTTCGCAGCATCTGTTTCAGCATTCTTTAATGTATTACGAGCATTGTAGATATAGCTTTCAATATCATTACGTGCTTGAACTTGAGCACGCATTTCTTCATCTTGAGCTTTGAATTTTTCAGCGGTTTGTACCATTTTTTCAATATCTTCTTTACTGAGGCGACCTTTATCATTTGTAATAGTAATCTTATTAGTCTTACCAGTACCTTTTTCAACTGCATTTACATTTAGAATACCATTTGCATCAAGGTCAAAGCTGACTTCAATTTGTGGCATACCACGAGGAGCAGGTGGAATACCATTGAGATCGAATGTACCAAGTATATGATTGTCTTTTGTAAAACCACGTTCACCTTCAAAGATACGAATGGTAACAGCAGGTTGATTATCATCATAAGTACTAAAAATTTGTGATTTCTTTGTTGGAATGGTTGTATTACGTTCAATAATCTTGGTCATAACACCTCCAGCTGTTTCAATACCAAGGGATAGAGGTGTTACATCCAATAGAAGAAGTTCTTTTGTTTTATCATTACCTTGACCCGTGAGAATGGCGGCTTGAACGGCTGCACCATAAGCAATAGCTTCATCTGGATTAATAGATTTACAGAGTTCTTTACCATTAAAATAATCTTGAAGAAGTTGTTGAATTTTTGGAATGCGTGTACTGCCACCTACGAGAACAATATCATGAATTTCTGATTTGCTCATTTTTCCATCACGTAGAACCTTTTCTACTGGATCGAGTGCTCGTTTAAAAATATCACCACAAAGTTCTTCAAAACGAGCACGTGTAATAGAACTGTTAAAGTCAATTCCTTCTATAATGGAATCAAGTTCAACACTAGTTGTAGCACTTGACGATAGAGAACGTTTTGCACGTTCACATGCAGTGTTTAGACGTTTCATCGCACGTGGATTAGTTGTAAGATCTTTTTTATGTTTTCGTTTAAATTCTTGAACGAAGTGTTCTACCATACGGTTATCAATATCAGATCCTCCTAAATGAGTATCTCCCGCAGTCGCTTTTACTTCAAAAATACCACCATCAATGGTAAGGAGAGAAACATCGTGTGTGCCACCCCCGCAATCGAAAATAATGACATTGCGTTCCTTACCATCATTGGTTTTGTCTAGACCATAAGCAATTGCGGCGGCAGTTGGTTCGTTGATGATGCGTAGTACTTCCAGACCAGCAATAGCACCTGCATCTTTGGTCGCTTGACGTTGTGCATCATTAAAGTAAGCAGGAACAGTAATTACAGCTTTTTTAACAGAATGACCCAAATAGGTTTCGGCTGTTTCTTTCATTTTTGTAAGAACCATGGATGAAATTTCTTCGGGGTGGAAAGTTTCGTTTTTATTTTTAAATTGAACACGAATTTTAGGTTTTTGGTCTGTATCTGCTACTATTTCAAAAGGCCATAGTTTCATATCTGCTTGAACATGCTCATCATCAATACGACGACCAATGAGACGTTTGGCATCGTAAACTGTATTTGTTGGATTCATAGCGGCTTGATTTTTTGCAGCATCACCAATCAAACGTTCTGTATCATTGAATGCTACATAAGAGGGCGTCGTACGATTACCTTGGTCGTTTGCAATAATTTCTACACGATCTCCTTGCCAAACACCTACACATGAATAAGTGGTTCCTAGATCAATACCAATAGCAATATTATCGGCCATATTTTGGTCTATTAAGAATAATAACGGAAAACTTTAAATCATTTTAAAATTATACGAGAATGCTCTAGAACCTTCTGGAAAATAAATAAGTTATTCTAAAATCCATTGTTCAATCTTTTCTAGAAATAATGGATGAGATAAAATACCCACATGATCGGTCTTAGGAATGTTTAATATTTCATAATTGTGAAAAATCTTTGTACCATATGTTAAACTCTTTGATGGAATCAATCCATCTCCATTCATATCGTAATCAATTTTAAAGGGTGTTGAATGGACATTTTTACTATAAAAAGACTTTGGTGTTTGATTTTCAGTACTTAATACCAATTTACTTTTAACATTCAAAGGTTTTGCTATTTTATGTAAATGAGGCAAGTAAAGATCTTTCCATATTTCAAAAGGTAAATGATGATTATTATAAAAACTATGCATAGAAATGGAATCTTTCGAATCTTCTAAATGCAAGAATACGTCACTATCTTTATAACAAAGTGGATTTGGTAATGTCATAATAATACCACTTACTTTACTTGTAAATTCACTAAATACAGAATGCATAAATGGAATATAAAATTCACCAATAAGACTGGCTTTTACTGCAGAAGGTGTTCCTCCAAAAGGTGTATTCACCATTACAAAACAATCAATGTATTTATCAATAAAAGATTCATCTACATATTCACTCAAAAACCATTTGAAAAGAATTCCTCCTAAACTATGAGAAACTACAAATATCTTTGCTCCAAATTTTCGAACACGAGATTTAATGACGACTTTTAACTTTTTAAAATAGTTATTACGAACTCCAGGATCTAATATTGTACGAAAATCATAAGGCATTCCAACTAGATTTTCATAGGGTAAATAATCCATTTCCAATAGACGATTGTTTAAGTTATAAAAATATTGATAATGAAATGTATTTTCTAATAAATGTTGATAATTTTCACCGAGATGGTTAAATTCAGGAACTAAATTTTGAACACCTTGAATTCCATATAGATCATATGGTTGAATATCTTGATTTAACAGATCATATGATATAATACGATTAGTAAATATATCTCGTTTTAATTCCATATGCATATCATTTTTCCATCGTTCCATATACTTTGTAGAAAGTGGATACAAATTGATCCAACGATTATTTAATACTTTGTGATTAAAATAATTATTATAAGGATGTTTTTTACTAATCAACATTGAACCACCAAACCCTGGGATTAATAATACAGGTTTACTCATAAGGAAGATAAGTTACTTTATTATCTTTATTTTTCTTTTCTTTAAACTTACGTTTATTTAATAAAATAGTTTTACTTTCCATAGGAATAGATTCATAAACTTTAGAAATGCCTTCTATTTTTTGAGTTGTAGTTGGAAAGAAGTTCTCAAATGCAAAAGTCTGTCCCAAAGGTTCTTTACATATAGCTATAGGTTTTTCTACTTCAATTTCTAGATAAAGTTTATCACTCATAATTTTTACCTTATCAAGAATGGTAATCTCTTGGTCTGTCCAATCATTATTATATCCTGTTTGTAAATAGGTATGTGTTACAAGTAAGAACGGTAATGAAAATGTATAATGATATTTACGAGTATACTGAATTTTAAATAGCTGTGCTAGTGGTTTAAATATGGGTTCTAAGATACATACAACTTCCCATATTAAAACAGTAAAAGAGTAATGATTAGATCCCCATTTTAAATGAACATCAGTTGGGAGTTCAATTTCATAATGTTTACGGTCAATATATTCAAGCGTATTACGAAACTCAATAGATTGTTTTTGATTCCATAATTGAATTAAACCTGTAATGACTTTAATTATAAATTCTTTTTCTTGTTCATTAGATGTTAATAAATATTTAAAACTCACCAATCCTTTTTCAGATAATTTAAATTCATCTGAAAAGAAACCAATGACACGATTACGCAAGGTTGCTATTTGTAATTTTGGTAACATAATATATTGAGAACAATCTTTAAAAATCAAGCATAGTTGAAGGGTCAAATGAAAAGCTTCGGCAATATGAAAGGCGTCGGCTTCAAAAATAGTAAGTAAATTAACTACAATTGAATGAAATTTTTTAAAACTTAATTGACTAAAATTAGCAATATGAGATAACGTAAAAAGCCATGTCTTTTCAAGCAGTTCAATCTGTTGAAGTTTAATGAGTTCACCTGTATAATAAAGCGCTTTTTGTGGAAGATTTTTTTGGATAGTTACAAATAATTCATCATGATGTTCCATAACGGCAACACTTCTATGGAGTATAAATAAAGTTATTTATTTAAACCAGACTTACATATTTTTATCAATGAATGTGGATATTGTAGGATATGTCGGTGGAAGTATTGCTTCTTTATCTATGATAATTCAAGTAGTAAAAAGTTATAAGCAACACTCTGTTAGTGATTTTAGTTGGATAATGTTATTATTAAATACGTCTGGAAATATATTAATTATTGTTTATGCTTTTTTGATTCAAAAACCTGCCATTTATTGTACTGTGCTTGTATCTTTATCCTGTCTTTTGATGATTCTTGGAATGAAAATTTATTTTGAACATTATAAAAAATTGAATATCACATCACAACTCATACAACCTTCTTTAAATAGATTTCTTGTTTAAGTATTTGTGAGTACTTAAATTGGAAAATATTTTATAAAGTAGTAGATAGGCAAAAGATGTCTTTTCTTGAAGCCGAGAAACAAGAACCTTTACTAACAGAGACGAGTGACCGTTTTGTAATGTTTCCAATTGAAGAAAACTATATGGATGTATGGGAGATGTATAAACGAGCGGCTTCAAGTTTTTGGGTAGCGGAAGAGATATCATTTCAACAAGATATTCCTGACCTAGAGCGTTTAACAAAAGATGAAAAAGAATTTATTATGCATATACTTGCTTTCTTTGCAGCATCGGACGGTATTGTATCTGAAAATCTAGCGCTTCGTTTTTACAAAGAAATTCCTCAAGCGCCTGTACGTGCTTTCTATGGATTTCAGCTTGCTATGGAACAAATTCATAGTGAAACCTATTCTCTTTTGATTGATACTTATGTTAAAGATGCCAAAGAAAAGGATCGTCTATTTAACGCAGTTCAACATTTTCCAGCTATTAAAGAAAAAGCAGATTGGGCCATCAAATGGATGGAAAATTTGTCACTTCCCTTTGCTCAAAGACTGCTTGGATTTGCGATTGTAGAAGGTATTTTTTTCTCAGCCTCTTTCTGTGCGATTTTCTGGCTTCGTGCACGTGGATTGCTACCAGCCCTATCATTTGCGAATCAATTGATTTCACGTGATGAGGGACTTCACACTCAATTTGCATGTTCTCTTTATAAGAAACTTCACCACCGCCTTACTGATGAAGTAGTTCATGGTATGATAAAAGAAGCTGTTAATATTGAAATGAGGTTTATTACAGAGTCGATTCCTTGTGCGATGATTGGAATGAATCAAGAGATGATGAAAGAATATATTAAATATGTGGCGGATCGTATACTTTGTATGGTAGAACATGAACCTATTTATCGAGTGAATAATCCCTTTGAATTTATGGAATTTGCAGCATTGGAAGGGAAAACAAATTTCTTTGAGAAACGTGTTTCAGAATATTCTAAAGCGGGTGTATCATTGAATGCAACTCAAGCAAATCTTACAGCTCATTTGGAAATCAATCTTGAAGATGATTTTTAAAAATGCAATATTTTTACAATAAAAATCGTTTATTTATGAAAAAATGAAAATTTTATTTTTAAGAAGTACCCACAACAAGTTACAAGCTAAAATCGTAATAATAATGAAGTCTTACAAGTTCTCCAACGGTGATTCTCTGGCTTGGACGATGTATGATGGCGAGTCGCTGAATATAATTGCTTATCGTCAGCCTGTACTATACGATGATATTACGTTTGAGGATTTCCTAACTGTTGAAGGAATGCTGAAACTTGACCATCCTAAGTATAAGCCTAAGAAGTGTGAGAACGAGGACTTGATGGACGTGTTGATGTATGATTATGCAGTAATTACATGGAATAATCATCCTGAGTTTGATGAATGTATGGCGCTGAAGATTGATAAGATTACAGTGAGTGATGTAATTCAGGCAGTTGTGAAACGACATAAGATTCTACGCCGTAATCCGATATATGTATGTTGTTTGGATGCACTCTATTACGATGAGGTTCAACATCGCATACAACTTGTGTTTGGTAGTTAAAAAACAATGCATCAAAAGATGAGAAAATATAAAAATAAAACATTTTAGTATTTCTAAAAAAGGTATATAATAATTAGATAGCACTAATTTGAGATGTATTATAGGCTAATTGTTTTGTTCGATTATATACCTGATGGAATAAAATTAACAACACAAAATTTGTAAATCCATTAATAATTGTCGCAATTACGAGATATGTAAGTGTATCCATTTTAACTATTTACACCCTTGAACATTTAAAACGCCGACTTATCGGCGCAAATCGTTCAAGAGACTGTGGCTTTACCCACGGTAAAATCAACTGATTGACCAACTTTCTCCCTCGAAAGGGTGAAGGTCAGCCCCTCCGTGCGGTGAAACACGGAAGGGCGTTTTCTCTCATTCAACCAGTCTAACGCTAACTGGCGAATGTTTTGAGCGGAGTTCAGGTCTCGTGTAACGAACACGGGTTGTTTGCTTTCGGAGCTTGCGCATCCGTTACACACCAGACACCTGAACACCTTTTTGTTTATGTTATCCTCCTTCACCCGAAGGTGGCAAAGCTCATCATGACAGCGACAGCAGAGTTTGGATGTCCTAAACTCATTCACGCTGACCGTTTGGAAGCGCTTGGCAACCAGCTTACGAAGTCCTACACCCTTGGTGGGCATAAAGTGCTTCATTTGGGTTGTCCTGCTCCAGTCACCATACGCAATGACAGCATCCTCTCCGTACGCTTCTTCCATCTTGTTTAAGAACCTGTCCTCGCTCTTTTGCGTATAGACAAACTGTCGCCACTTCATCTTGCGATATAGCTCTTGCTCATAGAAAGAGCGGAGCTCTTGGTTGAGTTTGTTCTTTGCAATGAGATAGGTCTTGAACTTATCATAATCGACTGTCTTGCTGTTTTGCTCACTCAATTCAGTCTCTTTCTCTGTGACCCCGTGCCTCGCCTTTTCGTTCAACAAAATGCGATGGTTTCGCTTTGACAAGCTTTCTGTTCGTCGTTGGAAAGCGGTATAGCGCAATTTCTTACCTTTGCCGTCTGCCAAGTAGAGTAGATTGAACTTGCCAGGGTCTGCCCCCACTATGTTGCGCCCTTTGAGGCTCTCCAACTGCTCGTCATACAAGTCTTCTACATAGTGGAATGGATAGCTATCATCCGTTGCACAGCATGGGCATGATTTACGCCCATTGTAATCCCGATGAACAAATAGGAGGGAAACACCCACCCCGTCGGTTTGTAGGGTGAAGTTGAAATGGTAGTTCTTTTGACGGAAGATACGCTTATCCAGATTGAATAGCCTGTTCCACACCTCCTCTTGGTTGGCTTTCACCTGTTTCAACATCGCCCCCTTGCTTCCTTTGTCCGCAAACAGGTTGATGAGGCTTGCGGTGTCGAATGTTATGTAGTGGGGGACAATGTTGCTCCGCATGCTCATCGGTTGGAAGAGCTTGAACCCTTGAGCCTCCAATACCGAGTTCATATAGAAAGAGTGAGTCAGGTACTTCACAGGAAACACCTTCACATCGTAGGGAAGGCTGACATCCCACGAGGACGGCAACATGGCGTTACGATGTTGTTCTGCCCATTCCATATAGCGTTGAGGCACTGGTTCGTTTGCAAAAAGTGCATCTTTCAACGCCCGTCTTTCCTTCTTCACCTCCTCTGTTGTCAGACCCTCCTCATACGTGGCAGTCGTTTTGTTAATAAAGCGGAGCAAGCGTGTAATAAAGTGTTCCTTTAGGTTGTTGTGAAGACCTGTGTGCATTTGTGTTGCAAGATAAGGGAGCAGATAGGTGAAGTTGCGAAGGTCGTGCTTCTCTGCATGTGCAAGGAGGGGCTGGAACTCTTTCTGGTAGAAGTCTTCTAACTCGGTTTGTAGCACCTCGTTTTCCGCCTTACGCCCACGGTTGTCTCGTGTCCCTGTAGCTTTGATGCAGTAGAGAATGAACTTTTCGTCAAGAGAAGGCATCGGCTCATGTTGTCTGTACCTGTTTAGGCAATACAAGCGAATGAACTGATATGCTTCTGTGACGATAGCATTGCAACGAAGCACCACATCGTTCATCAATGGCTGATAGGTGGAGAAGTCCCGTAGGATGGACTTGAGGGAGGTTTTTACCGTCCTGTAGGACGATGGTTTTCGGTTCAAATCGGGCGGTTCTTTGTCCGCCTTCTTCCGCTTCATAGTAGTTGGCTTACTACTATATGAGAAAATAATTCTTAAGTAGTTTTCGATTTATTGTCCTTCCCCTATTTCTTGGACATTTTGCACTTCCTTCTCTTTTGCCTTCTTTCTTGCATACAAAGCACGACGTTGGGCGTTGTACTCGTCCCTGCGTTCTGCTCTAAACTTCTTCATATATTCCGCACTATATGCGCGCCGTTTCAAGAGTTGTTCGTATGCTTTCTGCATATCTTCATTTGGTAAAGCTGAAGTATCCTCCATTTCGTAGTTGTCTTACTATTACAATTTATCTTTAAGTTTTTGTCACTGATTAAAGCAGAGTATGCCTATTCATAAGGGAAATGACTATAAGGAAACCGCAGTCAGACATTACTTGAAGACTGCAAACCAACTTGAGACTTGTCGCACCTTTGAATGTACGCCCCGGTCTCTTATGCGATGGGTGGAACGGTACAAGAAAACGGGCACTACAACAAGAAAAATAAGACCAGCAATCTCTTACAAAGTAGAAAGCCGTTATGTCCATTTCATGATGATGGAAATCAGGAAGAACCCAACCATTACTATGTTCGAGCTCCAGACAATGTTGAAAAAGGAGTTTCCTACTCTTGACATTTCAAGGGTACATATTGGGCGCATTGTAAGGGACAACAACCAAACGCTGAAGAGAACACGAGTGCGTCATGAACCAACACACCGTTACGGTAAGGAAATAGATATTCATCAACAACTAAAGGAATTCTATCGTACTGTTCAAAAGTACAACATAGAGGACATGATAAGTATCGATGAGACTTCACTCGGTTCATTTATGGTTAGGAAGTATTGTAGGAACAAAATAGGTAAACGGTGTGTACTGAAAACACATTCTCAAGAAGTGTTCAAGAAATTTACTGGTATTTTTGCCATTTCACCTATGGGTTGTGTTGGTTACGATGTCTATGAGAGCGGAGGAATTGATGGTGTACGGTTGATTGAGTTCTTGGAAAACCATGTATTGGCGGGACAAACTGGGAAGGTAATTATTCTTGACAACGCAAGTAGTCATCGCAACCCGCATGTCAAGAAGCTCATTCTCAAGAACAACAACCTTCTGTACAGCGTCCCTTACCAACACTACACGAACCCAATTGAAAATTTCTTTAGTGTGTTGAAGTCTCACATGCAAAAAGAACGCACCGTTGGCAGAGAAGCAATAGTCAATGCAGTTAATTCTGCCCTGAAGAAGATACCAAAAGCACACTACCGAAGTTTCTTCCAAAATGCATATACACGAGGAGATGCCCCAGTAAAGAAACCATCTACCCGAGAGCGAGAACCCAAAAATATAAAAAGTCGGCGTTTTAAATGTTCAAGGGTGTAAAATGATTTAAACATAAACGTTTTTAAAAGACATAAGCAGACGTGGCGGAGTGGTCAACGCGGCGCCCTGCTAAGGCGTTTCCTACGGGAGCGCAGGTTCGAATCCTGTCGTCTGCGATTTGGTTCTGTGGTGTAGTGGTTAGCACTCTGGACTTTGAATCCAGCAACACGAGTTCAAATCTCGTCAGAACCTTCCGCTATAGTGTAGTCGGTTGATCATACGAGGCTTTCACCCTTGAGACCCGGGTTCGATTCCCGGTAGCGGAAAGCAGCCGTGGCTGAGCGGTCTAAAGCGCTTGACTAGAAATCAAGTTCCCTTGGGAGCATAGGTTCGAATCCTATCGACTGCGTTTCATTGAAACTACGTGTAATTAATATATAGCTATATATTGTACAATCTTTAATAGACATCAGCAAAGTAATGAGGGGTATCTGTACGATAAACTGTAGCGGTAAACGTACGCCCACTATAAATATTAATGGTTAATGTATCTCCATTGCTAATTTCATTGCAACCTACATCATCTTCACATGGACGATTTCCAAAGGATAGAGGAATACGCATCATATTATTTTTATCTGTGGCTGTATAATATTGCCATCGATCACTACGATTATAAAGCTTACGACCATAGAGAGGAAGCACAATAGGTTCTTTATCAGTTTCATTAGAAGTTAAGATACCAATTTGTTGATAATCAAGTGGCCGATTTGGGCTGGAATATTGAGGTAAATTTTTAGGATAAATAGGTAAGCGTTCTTCTTTAGACGCATCAATAACAACGACTTGAGGAGAATGTTGTTTTATAGGCATATCACCCATATCACGGGGTGTTCTTTTTTGTTGGGTCAGTATCAATGTGAACATTAATAAAACAATAATGAACGCAAGAACTCCAATGAGAATAAAACTTTGTTTTTGAGCTTTGACTGACATCGTCTTCTTAATGTAAGTTCATAAAAAAATGAATAAAATATTGTAAAACAATTAAAATGGAGCTTTTAATTGAACAGTGCGCTAATCTTACAATAGAAAATGATCGTAAACACATTAACTGGTATAATAATACGATATGGGAGCTAAATGCTATAACTACAATTGATGGAGAAGATCACGTTTATACAAATAGTTTTATTCGTAATGGAAATTATATTGGTGCATTGGAAGGGAAACGAAAGTATACATGGAAAGTATTGCCAGCACAGTATATTATATGGGTTACAGATGAATGGGTTATCGACTGTACTGAAAAACCAAGATGTATTCTTGCAATGGTAAGAGAAAGTCATTACGAAGGTCTTGAAACAAACTGTGAATGGTATAAATATGTTCTAGATGGAGAACTTAAATTTGGGTTATTTGCAAAAAGAGACATTAAACTTCATGAAGAATTGATTGGTCGATATCAAGATAGCTATTACTAATAAGATATCTTATACATCATAATCACGGCATTCAAGTGCATCAATTTCTATATTGCAATAAGCTTCAAGTGTATCTATTTTTTCATAAATATTTTTACGATTTTCTTGATGAATGTATTGAGTCCAAAGTTCATCTACGATATCCCATTTTACAGCCGTTAGTTTCATATCGCTATGTTTAACACTATCTTCCGCATCTTTAATTGCAAGCGTAATATCTAGAGGAACCACATAATTTTGTACAGTATTATGAGGCGTATGAGACTTAGGAGATATACAATAGGTTCGCATCATAGAACGATTTGACATGATACGAGTTGATTTAGATAGAGATTGTATTCCAGTCATATGACTCTATATATTAAGGATAATAAAAATATAATCTTTATATGAGTTTGGATTTACCAAAAGTAGTTGTGATTACAGCGACTGTGGGAACAGACTATTTAAGACAATGTATTGAAAGTGTTCAATCACAAACCTATTCAAACATCGAACATATTATCGTATGTGACGGCTCGGACTATTGGAAGAAAACACTGTCTATTTTAGAAACAATTTTAATAACTAAAAAAATCATTCCAATGATGATTCCTTGGAATTCAGGAGCAAATCGCTATATTTGTCATAAGATTTACGCAAGTATTCCACATCTTCTTCACGAGCCTTGTTACGTAAGTTTTTTAGATGAAGATAATTATTATGATTCAAATCATATTGAAGGAATGATGCATACTCTTCAAGAAAAAAAATGTGAATGGACATATTCTTTACGTAAGATTCTTTCAAAAGAAGGTACATATATATGTCGAGATATGTGTGAATCTTTAGGAAAACTGTCTCCTACATGGATTAGTTCGTCTGTGCAACCGGATTTCTTAATAGACACATCTTGTTATCTTATTCCAGTACAAATTTTAAGAAAGTTTTCAGAATGTTGGCAACGACCAGCACGAGCGAATCCAGAAGGAGACCGATACTTTTATCAGTTTATATCTCAAGTATTTCCAAAGTTTGAATGCACGCTTCAATATACTGTGAATTATCGTGTGGATGGACGTGAAGATTCTGTTAAACAAGATTTTTTCTTAAAAGGGAATGAAATTATGAAACAACATTATTCTAATCATTCAATACCTTGGAATGTTTAAAAAATGATAAAATAGAAAAGATATTGTAAAGATAGAATGGAATCAAATCAATGTTTTATATGTCAAAAAAAACTTAAATTGATTGAAATAACTACACACAAATGCAAATGTGGACATGTATTTTGTAAAAAACATAAAGAATATAATGACCATCAATGTAGTTATAATTATTTTCAAATGAATTCAAACATGCTTCAAAAAGAATTGATTCCTATTATTACAAATAAAGTAAATTATCTATAATTTATAAGGAATTTTATTCAAGATAACACTATTTGGAGGTAAAGTATTTACTTTTTTATTTTTATAATAAATATGATGAAAGAGTTTTAAATTATCAAAGACTTCAATAAATGTTTTAATAAAAGAACTTTTAACTAAATCATTTGAGATCATTGTATAAAGAATTTTATCAAAAGGACGTAATGCTTCAATATCAATTCCAATCATATTTTTATCTTGATAATATTTGGATGTTGAAATACTCATTAGAAGACGAATAGTACGATAAAAATCAATATTTGGATATAAATCAGGAAGTCTTTTTTGTTTAGCAAATCCAGGATCCCATAAAACCATTAAATAACCTGTATTTGGAACGTATATTATGGTATTATTATATTGATATTGCCAAAAACCACCTGGTGAGATTTTATGCCATAAGAAATTTCCAAGATGGGCATCATTATGAACATATCCTAAATTATGAAAAGCTTGAAGAGCAAAAAGCATCTGTGTAATGACACTTTCATATTCACGATTAGTATAAGTAAATTTAAAGAAATCATGTGTATCTCCATTGGCGAGTTCATTCAAAACGACATAATAGCCGCCTGTTTTCATTAATTTAATCGCAGATGGATTTTTTAATAATGTCATATCTTTTGGAGTAATACATTTCTTTACAGCATAGGTAATCGGCATATTTGGAGAAGTACCTTTTTCAGCTAATTGAGACATTTTCTTTAATAAATCAACTTCACTAGTAAAACGATCACTCATAATTTTAATAGAAAATTTCAATACACGTGCAAGACCTTTACCAGTATTTAAATAAGCGGTTCCATAAACAGATTCACTTCCAATGCGACGATCAAAATAAATCATTTCTTTCAAATGTCCTTCTTTTTCTTCAAAGAGAGCAACTTTTAAAGGATTTTGCTTACTTGAATGTATACATGATTGAACATGATTAAGATAAGTACGGACAACTTTCGCATAATGTATACGATTTTCAAGCGTATCTCTATGATTTAAAATTGGACGTAATGCTTTACGTAAAGCATTTCTTAAACGCAAACGTAAAACTTTCTTATGTGTATCTTCGTATATATCTAATTCAGGTTTATAAGGAGCATCTTTTGGTTTTGCGAGCTGATCCAGTTCTTTTTGAATATCTTTACACTCATTCACCATTTTACGATAAAGACCATTGGGTGCATTTGGGTCTAATTTACGACCAGTGATTGGGTTTTTATATGAATTTTCTACTAAAAGATGACATTGTTTTTTAGTAGGAATAGGAACATCTTTTGTAATTTGTATTTTTTCAATTTCTTCACAAAGAGTTGTTTCCATTATATCTTATACTTTAAATAGATTTAAAGTAATCTTATAGATGAATAAATAACGATGGGAAATCAGCCTTCACGAACATACGTATATCAACAATATTATGATGCATTACAACATAATCAAATGACACATATCCCAAATGATTTAGATCCTTATGAGATTTTAGGTATTTCTAAAAATTATAGTTGGGAAGAACTGAAAGAATCCTATAAACGACAAGCAAGATTGGTTCATCCGGATAAAGGTGGAAATGAAAGATTATTTAATATTGTAACAGAAGCCTTTAAAAAATTAGCATATCAGTATAAATTAAAACAACAAGATAAACAACACTATGAATTAAAAAAAAATTATATGGAAGACGTTCCCAATCATTTTGAGCCACTACATACATCACCAATGTCAACAGATGGAAATTTTCAAGATAAATTTAATCGATTATTTGATGATAATAAATTTAAAGATGATGAAGATGATGAACAACGTGGTTATGGTCATATCATGGAAAAATCTTCAAAAGAACGAGGGGATATTGAAATTCCTAAGGTAATGGAAAAATTTAGTAAAACAAAATTTAATGACATATTTGAAAAACAAGCACCTGTCAGTAAAGATGTAATCATTTATAAAGAACCTGAACCATTGGTATTATCAAAATTATCCTATACAGAAATAGGACAAAAAACGGAAGATTTTACTATCGATAGCACACGTACAAATGGATTGCTTTATACAGATTATATGAAAGCACATACAACATCACGTTTAGTTGACCCTCGCAGCGTTCAAGAAAGGAAACAATATCGTAATGTAGAAGCGTACGAAGCAGATCGCGCCCGTGTTACAGAGCGAGCTTTAACACCTGAAGAGATTGCTTATCAAGCAAAACAAAAACAAAAACAAGAAAAAGAAGAAGAGATAAGATTAAGCCGTTTACAACAAAAAGACAACCGTTTGCAACAACATTATGATAAAGTAAGTCAATTATTCTTGCGTTAAAGAGTTATCTATTGGTTTCATATCAATTACAAAGTCATCTTCCATATTTAAGAAGATATGAAGCATTCCTAGGGGATGTTGTGTTAAACGATATTTTGATTTTTCGATGTCTTGTTCTTCTGGAAATAAGGTATATAGAGCATCTGCATCACATATACAATTTCCTTGTAAAAATTTTTTTTTATCGTCCCATAATTGTTTACTTTCTTTAGATTCAAAATTAAATTCACCAATGAATACATACGTTGTATAAGAAATGGTAACACGTTTAAGGAAACGATTAAATTCAATAATGGAATCTTTTGCAAAAGGTATTGTTATTTTATGAATACGTGAGCGAAGTTTAAATTCAACAAGAATATTCTTTGCTATTTTATAAATCGCATCATCTGTTGTAATTAGTAAAGGAAGTTGATTTCGCTTAATTAATTCATAGATAATTTCTTCAAGTATACTACGATTGATTTTACTATTATTTCCAATAACCAAAGCAATATCTGTATCATATTCATCTTCTACATTTTGATGCATTCCTTGAAGTGGTTTCATCAACTTATTAAGCATTTTTTTTAGATAAATTTTTGCATTGATAAAATCGTCAATATAACATCTTCCGTGAGTACAATGAAGCTCATTATTTTTAATAATTTGCATATATTCTTTTTCTACAAATGGATTGTCAAAAAGTACAATATCTATATCATCACTTGATAAATGGTATAAGAATTCTTCCATATCATTTACTATCAATGTATATAGTTTATCTTTTTTCATATATTTTTGAAATGATTCATTATAAAAGACAGATAAACTCTTAATAGATTGAATTTCATATTGATAAAAGTTTTCATATACTAAATAGTCTTTTTCATCTTCAATAGATGGAAATAAAGCAATGATATATTTAGGTTTTTCTTTAAAAATGCTATGAAGCGTTTTTTGAAATTCACGTAAAAGATAAGAAGGTAAGTTTGCAGATGAATAACCTTTTATATTTGGCATTAATATCAAAATACGGTCATCTTTTTTTACGACATTCCATATATTTTTAATTGTAAACATAAACTTTATATAAATTATCACGACATTTATTTAAGCAAATATTTTTATAAATCCTATATGGGTCATAAATATTACGATATTTTAAACGTTTCTCAAACTTGTTCGAAAGAAGAGTTAAAAAAGTCTTATAAAAAATTAGCATTTGAACATCATCCAGATAAGGGTGGTGATCCTGAAAAATTCAAAGAAATATCACATGCATATGAAGTATTAAGTGATGATGATAAACGGCGTCAATATGATCAGCTAGGTGACGAAGGTTTTCAAAATGGAGGAGGAATGCCACCTCATATGGATCCAAATAGCATTTTTGAACAATTCTTTGGTGGAATGGGTGGTGCAGGTTTCCATCCTTTCTTTGGAGAATCCATGTTTAATGGACAAAGCCAAAGACGATCACGACGTAAATGTCGTACTGTTCAACACGTCATTCAAATATCGAATCGAGATGCTTTCTTTGGAGGTCAGCGTACATTAAAAATATCTATCCAAAAAAGATGCTTTCGCTGTATGACGGATTGTAAAAATTGTCAAGGTAAAGGCAATATTCACGGAATGCAAAGAGTGGGTCCTTTTACAACAATGACAACACAACCATGTCATGTATGTCAAGGTTCTGGTCAAGTAGTATCAGGACAATCAAATTGTACTGAATGTAAAGGCCGAGGAGAATACATAGAAGAAAAAATAATTGATTTACAAATACCGAAAGGTGTTGCAATAGGACATCAAATAAAATTCGAAGGATTGGGAGAGCAACCCCATTTAGAAAATGACATTGCAGGTGATCTTATAGTTGAACTATTTGTTCAACCCGACCCAATATTTGAACGAGATGGTTTAGATTTGATTTATAAACAAAAAATTAGTTTTAAGGAATCTATTATTGGAAAAAATATTCAAGTTCCTCATTATGAAGAAATGATTACAGTAGATGTGTCTGAATTTGGAATTATTCAACCGAACAAAAAATATTTAATTATAAATAAAGGAATGGAGTCTAATGGTAAACGAGGTCATTTGATATTAAAATTTTCAATTGATTATCCCATAAAACCATTATCAGATGAAATGAAAAAAAAATTAGAGAATTTATTGAATCAACTTTAAATTGATTGATGACGAATAAAGAAGTCAGGACTTTGATACATCATATATCGTACCAGTTCAGGGTCGCCTTTAAAATATATAGGTTTGGTTTTTAGATTATAGAATTTATCACATTGAAGTATTCTTTCTCCAAGAATGGTATTGTTAGTTGTAAAATCATAAATAGGAACATCAATTTTGTTAACTGCAGTACCATCTGGACATTTTTGGATAAATGTTGATTCACGTGAATCAAAATCATAAATAATATCGTAAACAGGGATACCATCATTAGTAACTGCAGATACGGTAAATACTTTTCCACCACTGACAGTAGCTTCTCTTTCACGATAACATCTTGATTCATTTTTAAATTTACGACTAATTTCAGTTCCATGAAATAACATAACAATAATAATAATCATTGTTATCGAGATTGTAAAAAGTATAATTTCAGTTAAATCAACAGGTATCCAATCAACAATAAAATTTTTAATATTAGAAATGAATAAATTGACCGGATTAATATCCATACTCTACTATGTACGCATAGAATATTTGGCTAGTATTAATCTTTAATTTTAGCTTCTATTTCCTCACCTATCTGATTACTGATTAAACTAATCTTATCTTTATCACAATACATTTTTGCTTTTGTATTATTAATTTGTAATTTTACACGTTCAATACCACTAACAGTTGATGATATTGGTTTTATATTAGATATACAATTATTATATGAAGTTGTAATATAAAGTTTAGCATTATTATCTTCAATACTACTTAATTCACTTGCAAATACTGTCATTTGACCTGTATTATTATCTTCAGTCGATTCTGTTTCTTTTGGATTAGTAATATTTTGTGTTTTTTCTTCAAACTTTTGTTTTGCTTTTTGTTCTACATCACCAAACAATTCATTTTTAGCTGTTGTACCACTCGATAATAAGAAATTAATTACAGCATCAAAAAATCTTCGAAATATATTATCACCAGATAAATCAAAAATAGTATCAAAGAAATTTACTACACCAGTTTCTCTAACTTCTTTAAATGGTGTAATATCAAGTAAAATAGCAGCAATAATTTGTCCAAAAATAGGAATATTTATAATAAACAAAGGGTCTATAAGTTTATATAAGATATAGAGAAGCAATAAAATCCATGTACCTATACAAATAATTGCAACATACGCAATTAATAAAATAGCAGCCATTGAATCACCAAAACCACCAAAAATTCCTCTAAGAAAACCTTCATTAAGAACAAATCCAAGAGGATACCATATAAGTACAGCAAATATAGATATTGCAATAAGTAATATAATTAATAAAATAATTGTGCGAGGTGTAAAATTCATAGAGAATGTTTACTTTAATTATTAGCTAGAAATTAATGTCCTTTGATGAAGATAAGCACTAACCCAGTGAATACTAAAATCATACCAATTAAATCATATATATTCAGTTGTTCATGGAAGAAAACAGTACCTATAATCATAATAGTAATAATACTCATACATGACCATAATAAATTGACAGAACCCATCTGACGAAAATCATACATAATATATAAGCCAAGGCACACAAATGCATAAAAGAAAACACCAAGTATAAATAAATGCATTTTTTGTTCTTCTTTGCAACGACGGATACAGTATTGTGCGACGGCTTCAGTTAAAACAATAAATACTAAAAGTGCACCTATTAATAAGAAACTAGATTGATGTTGAGTATTCATCTATTTTTTATAAAGATTTTTCAATTGTACTAAATAAAGGAATTGGTGTCATTTGCTGAATAAGATCTGCATATATATTTTTATTTTTTTTACAAATTAACGAAATAATTTTTTCATAACTTTCATCAAGTAATTTAACATTTTCTTTTGTTTTTGAAAGAGCATTCTTGAGATCATCGAATATATATTTAATTTCTTCTATGATATCCATTTCGTTTTATGATTAAAATAATCATATTTCGTATCAATTTTTACATAATAATGTATATTTTTATAAAATAAATTGATACGTATATCCTACTAATTTATTCGATAGAAAATTACAAAAAAAATACAAAAAAATACCCGATCGAAAAAAAATTGAAATTTTCTTTTTAAAAAGATTAATTAACAATCGATAAACAGTAAACGAGTAATATCGGCCTACCCGTATCCAACTCAATTCTAACCAAAACAGTCATGGCTCCCCAGAAGATGTCCTGCAAGAACGACCCCAAGTACATGTACACGGGCAAGGAGATGAGCCCGATGGGTCTTGGCTACTGTGCGGATGGAGAGATGGTTGGTAAGAAAATGATGGGTCGCGATAACAAGGATTGGATTGTCGGTACGAAGAATGGTATTAAGATTTGGCAGCGTGCTCCTGATGCCCCACTTGTTTGCGAGGAGCCAGTGTTGAAGAATGAGGAGATTATCAGCGGTAACGATGATGTGAATAGTGACATTGACAGCGAGGAGGAGGAAGTTAAGGTTCAGCCTGAGGAGTCTGCAAAGGAACAGACCCCCGAGGTAATGGCCAAGATTGAGATGCCCCCTCAAGCGCCCAAGAAGCGTGGTCGTCCGGCTAAGGTGAAGGAGGCTAAGCCCGAGAATAAGGAGGCCGAGCCCGGCGCCAAGGAGGAGGCCAAGCCCAAGCGCAAGTATACGCGTAAGCCGAAGAACACAGAGGATGTGGTTGAGGAGAAGAAGGAGCGCAAGCCACGTGCCAAGACAGAGTACAACATGTACATCAGCGAGAAGCTTAAGGAGCTGCGTGAGAAGCACAAGGAACTGAAGACGACGGAGTACTTCAAGATGGCGATTGCAGAGTGGAAGGTTTACAAGGAGACTAAGAATACGGTCGCCTAAAAAACAGAAAAATTAACTAACAGGGTAAAAAATGGAAAAATACAAAAACTTTTACTGTTTTTGCTAGCAGATCAAAAAAATTGAAATTGATTTTTAAGTCAGTGGATAAATAAACAACCTATAAAGTGGTAATCATGATCGCTACAACTGAAAATGAAACAATGTGCCTACAAGAGGCACTTAAGAATCTTGAACAAGCCAGCAAGAAACTTATTAAAGAACACAAACACAAGAAACTTGTTTCTAAATTAAACAATTATGTCGAACGAATCAATGACATTACAAAAAACATAATTGACGATACCAATGATATAAATTGTTACTTCAAAAATATGAGCGGCACATCCGAACAACGTGGTCACGAATGGCTAAAGGATATGCTTAATAAGAACTTTCACCATTACAATGGCATCAACCACACAAACTTCACAAACGTTGATAAGTTCATTCGTGTATATGGTGAAGATGGCCCATGGTCAGATGCAATTACACATCCCTATTTCACCTATGAAAAAATAGCAGAAAACGCAAAGAAAGAATGGGACGCCGTGGTAGAAGAATTTGGTTCTGCTTCTTTATCTGCCGAAGATCAAGCAAAATACAAGACAATGTTGCTAATGTATACGTTTAAAGAGACAAGCTACGAACCATACCACGATAGAGTATCGTCTGCTACAATAGACCACGTTAACCAACTTGTAAATATTATTCAAAATTAAGATTCCGGCCTTGCACATTAAAATACAAAAACATGAAAAGCAACTAACAGGGTAAAAAATGGAAAAACACAAAAACTTTTACTGTTTTATTTTTAGAGGACCCTTTCTATGGTAAATCACTTTATTGAATATCGTTTAGATATTTCAAAGATTCCAAATGATGGAGCCGTAATTGATATCTTTTATAACCAAGATGAAACCGTATCCCCAATCAGTTCTTTGGTACCTGTCAATCGTTATGACTTTGTATCCGTTAAAGATGAGACCATGTATTTAGACATAAAAAAAATGATGATACGAATGCAAGCAACCGATTTATTATGGGATTCATTTAATGTTTTTAAAATTTATGTTTATTTACCGGACTCTGTACTTCAATCAAAATCAGGATTGCTTGAATTTATAATGAGTTCATGTATTCAAGCTTTTTTATCCAATATATATAAAACACAAAATACGATTATTATTACACATTCAGGTAAAGTAAATGACCGAGTTAAAAATTGTATTTCGATGATTGAAAAAATTCAAATTGCTAGATTGTTTTCGATGCTACCTGCAAATATTGCAACGCCTGAAAAAATAGCAAAACGTATTCAAACTATTTTTGACAAAGTTCCGCGTGTATCTACACGACTATTAACAGAAACATACTTACAAAGTCATCATTTTAATCTCCTTTTATCTGTCAATCAAGGTTCCAATAATAAAGCGTGTATGTTGGTTATTGAACGTAAAACCAATTCTAAACAACCTACTGTATGTATTATTGGAAAAGGAATAACATTTGATAGTGGTGGTTTAGCTATAAAACCATTACGCTATATGAAAGATATGAAATATGATAAAATTGGTGCAGTAAGTGGAGCAATGGCGTTACTTCATTTAATGGAATTAAAATCAACCCGTCATTTAAACCTCATTGGTATTTTTCCATTTGCTGAAAATCTCATTTCATCCAAAGCCATTCGTCCAGGAGATGTGATTAAGAGCCATCTTGGAAAAACTGTTGAAATAAGCAATCCAGATGCAGAAGGTCGTTTGATTTTAGCGGATGCATTTTCTTACGCTCATAAATATAAACCTGATTTATTGATAGATATTGCAACATTAACAGGTCATGCAGAATCTATTAGTTGTTGGCATAAAGGATATTATTTTGCGATTCCAGAAAGTTTAAAACACAATACTGAAATACTGACAAATGATATTGGAGAACGTATGATACCAATGCCAACTTGGGATGAATACCGTGAAGTTTTAAAAAGTCCTGTTGCAGATTTAATTAATGATTCAGATATTTGTGATGATTCTACAAGTGCTGCATTATTCTTAAAAGAGTTTATTCCAAAAGATAGTGATTGGCTTCATATTGATTTAGCGCATGAACAAGATGACCATATTCCAAATGGAGCAGGTATTCGTAGTATTATTGAAATTGTAGAACAAACTTATCGCAAAAAAAAATGATTTATTCTTTTATTTTTATTTTACAAATGACCCTTATTCGTATTAATAAACTTCTACCGGTTGTATTGTTTGACACAAGTTACTTTATATTTTATCGCTATTTTAGTACGCTAAAATGGTATCAATTTCGCAATAAAAACATTGTTTATACGGAATTGGATACTAATGAAGAATTTGTGAAATCTTTTGAGAAGCATGTTTATCAGGATTTTAAGAAGATTTGTAAGCAATGGAGAACGGATATATCTAATATGATTTTCTGTTGCGATTGTTCTCGTGATATGATTTGGAGAAATGAACATCAAGAATACTATAAGGGACATCGTGTACAGAATCCAACCTTTAATCCAAACATCTTTGTTAAATTTTATGAATACCTTGAACGTAATCAAAATAAATGGGGTATTCATAAACTATGTATCGAACATCTAGAAGCAGATGATATTGCGTATCTAACAAAGAAGAAACTGCTTGAAAAAGGTTGGACACAACCAATTGTTATGATTACCAATGATAATGATTATCTTCAAATGCTGGATGAACAAACTCATATCTTTAATATGAATGGTAAAGGAGGTGATCTTTCTAAGCGTAGTTGTGGAGAACCAAAGAAAGATCTTAAAATCAAAATCATTATGGGTGATGTGAGTGATAATATTCCATCTATTCATCCAGGGATTGGACCAAAAACAGCGATGAAACTGGCATCCCTTTCAGAAGAAGAATTTACAGACTATCTAAATAAAAATAATTGTTGCGATTTTTATGATAAAAATAAAAAGCTTATTGATTTTACTGAAATTCCTATGAATCTAAAAGAAGGATTCCAGTCTGCATATCAGTTTGAGTTGGTTTAACCTTCAATGGTACATACAAACGTATAAATCCATCTTTGATTAAAATTTGAACATTTTTAATTGTATAAAATTTAGGTATAAAAAGAGAACGATGAAAATGATTTTTATAAAGAACTGTATCAATATGTCCTTCAATATGAATTAGATTGGGGGCACTATCATAAATTCTAATTGTTTTTGGTGTATGTCCTCCTACAGGAAACGCATAATAATATCCATTTTTTAATTCTTTAAAGCTATAAATAGGTGCTAGATACTTTGATAAATAGTATCTTATCATTACGGAGTAAAAATTGAGATTGCTTTTAAATGCTTTATATTACTTAAAGCAATAAGCCTTAAATACATTATGTAAATGGATTATGAAGCCGAAGAAGACTTTTGTTGGAAACTACTTCATGATTTAAAACCTGCTTCTGAGAAACAAGTTCCTGTCGAAGCTTATTCAGAAGACAACGATCAAAAATGTGAACACTGTCATAGTATTGAATTGATTATTAAAGAAGGACAGTATGTATGCAGACATTGTAATGTCATTGAATCACGTGTCATTGATGATGGTGCAGAGTGGCGTTTCTATGGAGCAGAGGATAATCGTAGTGATGATCCAACACGATGTGGAATGCCAACCAATAACCTTCTTCCAAAATCATCCATGGGATCTATGATTGGCTATTATAAATATAATAAAGACAATCGTGATATTGGAAGAATTCGTCGTTATCTCATATGGAATTCAATGCCTCATTGGGAAAGAACTTTATATCAAATATTTGAACAATTAAATAATACTGGTAACACAAATGGAATTCCTGTGAAAGTTATAGATGATTCTAAAGTTTTTTTTAAGAGGGCAAGCGAAATGAAAATTTCACGTGGAGATAATAAAGATGGTTTAATTGCATCATGTTTGTATTATGCTTGTCTAATCAATAAGGTACCTCGTTCAACAAAAGAGATATCTCGTATGTTTAAAATTGATCATGATGTTTTAACAAAAGGCAATGCTCGATTTCAAGAATTGCTAAAAATCAATGTAGAAGCATCCAATGCAGATGATTTTATATCTCGCTTTGGCTCTAATCTCAATATGAATTGGGCAGACATTGATCAATGTCGTGAACTAACCAAAAAAATAGAAGATATGGAAATTGTATCTGAAAATGCACCTACAAGTGTCGCCGCCAGTGCTATTTACTTCTACTCTTTTTACAAAGACCTAGAGATTAATAAAAAATATATATCAGAAACATGTGATGTATCTGAAGTAACCATTACAAAATGCTTTAAAAAACTTCAAAAATATAAAAACATTCTATTAGTAAGTGCCTAAATATTATTTTTATCTAAAAGTTAAAGTATTCTCTTATAATAGAATCGCAGGAGTTTTTTATTTTACAATGATTGCAATTGAACAAAGAGTTCATGGAGCTAATTTATTTAAAAAATTTTCTTCTCGAACATCCATTATAACACGAAGTCAACCAATTTTAATTAATCAAGGTGGTTTTGGTAAAATTTATATTGTAAAACCAGAATTAAGTACAGAAAATCAAATTATGAAAGTAGTACCAAGTATTTATCCGTCAGAAGTGCTTCATCTTCAACGGCTTCAAGCAAGTAAAAATGTTATTAAATTGTATAATTATCACATTACTGATACAGAAACAAAATTATGGATGGAATATTGTCCTAAAGGATCTATGGAAGATGCATTAAAAGATACAAATGGACTTGCAGAAGAACGTGTAAAAACAATTATGAAAGCAGTATTTCAAACACTTGCCCAATGTCACGATCAAGATTTAATTCATGGCGATGTTAAAGCAGGCAATTTTTTAGAAAATCAACAATCATCTATTGTAGCAATTGATTTTGGAAATGCAAGTTGTCAAGAACATTTTAATCATTCTCATGGAACACCTCATTATATGTCACCAGAACAATTAAATCAATCAACTACTTATAAGAGTGATATATGGGCGGCTGGTATTATGATGTATCGTCTATTATCGAATTGTTATCCATTTGATGATCGCAACAATCCTTATCAACCTTCTCTTACACAAATATGGAAGGAAATTTTCATTAAAGATATTACATTTAGTGCAAAAATATGGCAAACCATTTCAGAATCTGCAAAACAATTTATACAAAAATTATTACAAAAAAATCCAGATCAACGCTTAAATGCTTTAGAAGCACTTCAAAATGATTGGTTTCATTCACAACATTCAAATTTATCTCAAGATCAAATTATTGAAAAAAGAAAGATACGTTATGAGTTGATGCCTTCATTAAAACGAGATTTATTAACCTATGTTGGAAAAGAATTACATCTATCCCCAGAGGAATTATCTTCGAGTCCTCATACAACAACAAGAGCCTCTCAAAAAGTTAAAGTAATTATAGAAACTTTTTATAATACCTCTTTGGATATAGCTACATACAAAGAACCAAATTTTGACTTTTTAAAATTAAAGGGTAATCTTAAAACTTCAGTCGATTTTTCATTAGAAATGCTCTATGACATATGGAATAAGGAACTATTACCTTTGTATGCAATTGCATCATCTTAAATCAATATAAACATACCATTTGAATATAGAATAATGACGAATCTAACTGAACAAGAAATTATTCAACCTATTCAGGATAATTTTGAGTATATACAAGAGACATTTTACTTTATTAAAAATCGTTATAAATATAATACAGTATTAGATGAACAAGTTGTGGAAGCAAAGAAAAGGCTTAAAAATTATCATTCTTTTTTAGAGAAAGATATACAAACATTAGAAACCTATGGGATAAAATATAAGAATATGATTCATATTTTAAAAGTATATCATCATAAAATACCGTTATGGATTTAATATTTTATTTTACAAAATGATCTAAAAATAAAATCGCCTAATTGAGTTAAGAATGGAAGATATAGATTCGGTATATTCTTTAGAGCTAAAAGAAGGAAATGAATATATTGCATTTGTTTATCATCGTTATAAATTGCATCAATATTTGTGGGGTAAGAAACCCATCATAATTAAAATCATAAAATGTTTACCAATGAAACAAGGATTTAAAAATCGTCGATGGCAAGTAAAAGTACATGGTATCAAGATGATGATGCTAAAACATTGTAATGATGAAAAAGCCAGTTTTACCTTTTATCGCAAAGATAAAAAAGGTGAAATAACTTATTGGAAATCTGCCGATCATTTATATACAGATACAGATCAGACAGATGAAGAATATTTCAATGACTTATATCAAGAATGTATCGTATATATTGAATTGTGTGAAGAAAGTACGAAATGTGATACAGAATCCAATATGAAAAGTATTTGTTCTTATCCAATTAGTAAAAATAGTGAATCCAGTTTATCGGTATAAAAATATCCCAAAGTAAATAAATGTATCATAATATTATCATATGCGAGCCGAATAAAAAAAGTATTGAAACTGCAAACACTCACTTGAAAGAATATTTATTTCGAGATGATGTAAATTATATAAGAGCAAAACAGCAACATGATCATTTAGTAGATACATTAAAAATGTTTGAAATCCATGTAATTTCATTGAATGAACTTTTACCAAAAGATCTATCTACTCAAGAAATGGCCAATCTTTTATTTACACGAGATACTTTTATTCATACTCCAAAAGGAATTGTGATTGGTCGTATGAAAGAGAAAGTGCGTCAAATTGAATGTGAAGTAATGGAACATATTTTTAGAAGACTCAATCAACAAATTTTATACAAGATGGAAGCACCTGAAACCCTTGAAGGAGGAGATTATGTTTATAAAAATGGGATTACATTTATAGCTATAGGAACACGTACCAATTTAATGGGAGCTTATAAATTGATGCATTATGATATATTAGGAAGTTATAAAGTTGCGTTGGTTGAATGCGAACAACCGGATACTGATATGCATCGAATACATTTAGATTGTTACTGTGCTCCATTTGGAGATAACTATTGTTTATTATGGAAAGAATTATTAAACATTAATACAGCTTATCAGCGTATTGTTAAAGAATATATTTTACAAGAAGATGGAACATATGCTCCAAGTGGAATTAAAGAATCTCTTTTTAGTTATTTAATTAAAAATAATTTCAATGTTATTCCAATATCAACCAGATCACATTACAATTATGGATGTAATATTTTAGAACTTCATAACGGGGTTGTACTTGTTCAAGATGAAGAATCACATAAAAAAATTAAAAATTCCATTATGATTCCATTTGATGAAATTCATCATATGTATGGAGGCATTCATTGTGCTACTAATACGTTATAATTTTATAAATACATGGCTTCTATATCACAATGTATCAATAACGATATAAAGCAAATAGAATGTCATAAACTATGGAACCCTCGTATCAACCTCCTTGCGTTTTAATTGCGACACCTATGTATGGAGGAGTAGGGCATATTGGTTATATAACAAGTCTTCTAAAACTGGTTCATATCTTTACAAAACAGAATATCATTTTTAAAATTCGTATGTTACCATCAGAGAGTTTAATTACACGAGGACGTAATAAGCTATGTCATATGTTTTTAGAAGAACAAGATGCAACTCATCTTTTATTTATTGATGCGGATATTGCTTTTCAACCAGAAGATATATTACATATTTTGAATTTAAATAAAGATATTATTGGTTTACCATATGCGATTAAAGATATTAGATGGGATCAAATTGGACAAATGATTCAACAAGGAAAGATAAATCCAGAAGAATTAAAAAAAGCGAGTCAGCATATTGTATTTAATGTTGAAAAAGAAGAGGATTTAATAAATGTTAAGGATGGAATGATTGAAGTCAAAGAAATGGGAACAGGGATTATGATGATTAAACGAGAAGTGATTTATCAAATGATAGAAGCTTATCCGGATTTATATTCAATTGATTATAGTTTATCTACCAAGCCAAAAATTTATCATTTATTTGATACGATTATTGATAAAGATCGCCGCTTTTTATCTGAAGATTATGCCTTTTGTAAATTATGGCGACGATTAGGAGGAAAAGTATTCTTATATCTTCCTGTAAAGACAATTCATTTTGGTAATCATGGATTTGAATATAATTATTCAGAATCTTTATTTGAAAGATAAGTGATATAAAGAATTTGTTTAATAATATATTGGGTACAAAAACCCAATGCTCTTATAGCTTAGTGGTAGAGCGTTGTCTTAGTAAGGCAAAGGTCGTAGGTTCAATCCCTACTGAGAGCAAAAAATTATTTTTATTGTTTATCAACATCCATTGAATATACATGTTAAAAGTGCTTGTAAAATAGCAAAGATGATCATAATGGTAATAATACGTTTCCAATCTACTTTTGTGGGATTTTTTAGAATTATTTTTTCAGCATTGCTTTCACGACCAATACTGTAATGAAGAATGTTTTCAATGGTATTTAATATGATAAATACTAAGAAGGATATCACAAATAATGGTTTAGGTAAGATAGCATAATATAGTTTATAAAAATGGAACATTTCAAATCTCTATATTTAGTACATATTAATTTATTCAAATATGGATGGTGGTATCATACACTTCATGAATCTTTGCTTCCCAATAAGAGAAAAATAATTTATCATAATTAAAATTTCTTTTTTGAAATTCATCATAGACTTGATGAAGATAAGCTTCAGTTAGATTTCCATAATCCTTATAGCTATTAATAAATAAGATGGGTAGGTCATTCATTTGATTGTTTCCATCATATCTTTCTACAATTGGAATACAACCAAGTAAGATACAATCCCATAAACGATATGAATCAATTCCACATCCTCTTGGACAAATTGCAAATTTACTACGAGCGATTTTATCATAATAATAATCATGATGTTGATGACGTCCATTTGCTCCAATATTCTCACATAGAACAAAGTGCAATTTTTGAATGTCTTTATATACGATATTACGAGGATTTCCAAACCACCTATCACAAGTAAGACCAAAGTTCGCATAACATAAAATTGTTTTTGGGTAGGTTTTCATATGAAAATGGCGAAACTGATGAAAACACGAAAGAGGAATATTTGTAATATATGGATGATTGATAGATAAGGCGTGACAAAAGACTCTTAAATTGTTTTTTTTAATAATATCCAATAGTTCGTTATCAATCTTATCATAATAATCAATATCTAAATAATTTATAGGTAAGGTATTTTTATTAAAGTACTTATCATATGTATAAGGTTTTTTAGGAGGTGGGAAATCAATATCAGCATTACTTATGAATAATACACAATTTTTATATTGACGAAAGGTTTCATGAATATCTTGATGCTCTATCATATCTTGTGTTAATGGAATTACAGTCCCGAGATCACACGACTGAATAAATTGTTCATATTTGGTAAGCGTCAATACATTTGAGCGATCAATAAAATTAGGCGATTGTATAAATTCTATTAGTTTCATAGAAGTATTAAAAAGAAAGATATAGAAATGTTTAAACAGATTTTTGTAGAACAGCCATATAGACACCATTCCACCACGTTTTATGAGCGATTTCAGGAGGGGTATGCTGATTGTTATAAGTTAAACGTAGTTCTTTTTCATAAAGAATTTTGAAATTGAGTGCTTTAAAAGCAGCATGAGTACCATCTCGAATGCATTGAGTATTCCAATCGTCTACAATATAAATAAATGTATTGTCTAAGCATTCATAGTAATAAGATAAAGCACGATAGTGGCTATCGTATTCATGGTTACCGTCGTACATATAAATATTGAATTTAAAAGGAAATTTTGAAATATCTACGGTAAAGCTATCTTGTTCAATAAAAGTTGCATCATTTTGTCCTTTGAATTTATCAAAATTTTGATAGAAAGCTTCACGAACCCCACGTTGTTCTCCTTCACCAAAATGGTCAATACAAATAACCTTTGCATTATTTCCATACATAGCAGAGCATACTGAAGACCCTTTCCATGTTCCAATTTCTAGATATCTGGCATCTTCAAAATTGAGAAGATTATTATAAAAATGTCGTGTATAAACTCCAGTCATACCTTCTAAATTTAGAATGTCTTGATTGATTTTAGAGATACATTGCTCTGCATTTTCAAATGATTGCTTTAGATGATCAATATAGAATTGCTCCATATACGTGTATAAAAATTACTGTTTAAATAAATGCAATTAAAGATTTTAGAAAGATAATAATATATGTCAAGTATTATTGATAAAGATATTGATTATACATGTTTAATGGACGATACGACGGACCCGTTTTTAATCAATCTTGGATATCCTGGTTTACCCATTCAATGTATTAAAGATGAATCGTATCACAATATAGTACCAATTGGTAAACGCCTTCATTTTATTTGGGTAGGAAGACTGATTCCAGATAAATATAAACAGACGGTTATTCAAAGTAAAAAAATAAATGAAACATATGAAGTCTTATTATGGGTAGATGATACAAGTATGTCAAATAAAATCCAATTAGAACTTGAACAAAATGGTATTATTGTTAAAAATATATACAGAGATGAATTACGAATGGAAACAACAGAGTTAAAAGAAGAGATGCTTCATTTATTGAATAAAAACTCAAATGGTGGTTATCAAGCAGATATTATTAGACTATATGTGGTATATATGTATGGTGGTATTTATTCAGATATAGATTCTATATGGTTAAAGCCACTGGATGATGCTTTTATATATGAATTTGTAACATATCGCATTGATAAACAGTGTTCAAATTTTACAAATTCGTTCTTTGGCTTTGCAAAAGGATCGTATATTTTAAAAAATTTATTGAATAATTTAAAACATACAATAGGATTCTTTGAACGATTTAATAATAGAGCTTTATTTGTAAAATACATACCAGGTATAACAGGACCATCTTACTTGACGTGGTTAATTAAAATAATAAAACCAGAATATTTAAACTATATACATCAGGCTTATTGTGTTATTGGAGGACCTCATGAAGAACTTTATTCAAATTATTCAAAAGAAAATAAGAGTTATTGTTATCAAACATTTGACAGAAATTGGTGTTCCTAATCAAATTTGTTTAAACAACTCCTATCTATAGCTACATATGGATCTAAATGCTGTACAAAATTTAAAAGATGTATTGGATGAGTTCTTAGATCATCAAAAAGATAAAGAATTACAAGAAGAATATATGGAAATGCTTAAACAGCGTTCAGTGTATTCATTTCTATCTATATTACATCGTATAGAGTATGACCGAATACATCAATTATTAAATGTAACGAAGGATATGATTGCTGTTCATGTAAATCAGTCACGTATTCAAAAACAAAAATCAACCACGGATGAAGCAGAATCCGTCTATTCAACGTCTGATTATGATAGTTCTACAACAGAAGATGAAGAAGATGACCATAAAGGGTATACGGGTTCAATGTTTGACATACTCATGAATGAAGAATAAAAAACTTTGGGAAACTTTTCATTATTTTTCTATGGGACGAAGGAAAATTTTTTAGAGATTTAATTGAATGAAAAAAATGCCCCCGCCCCGAATTTGCCGGGCTCATTGGCTCTTTTCTATAATAACAAATTCGTTATTTAAAGATTTATTTTCTACACTTATATTATAATGGAAAAAGAAGAGGCTCCTAAAGCTCGTGGAATAAGTTGCCCTATATGTTCTCTAGATTTTTACAAGCCTTACAATATGCGACGCCATTTACTTGCTATACATGGATATACATATGATGAGTATATACAAAATAATAGTAACTATAAACAAACATTTAGTAATGATATACAAATAAATAGTAATGATATACAAAGTAGTAGTAATGATATACAAACTAATAGTAATGATAAAATACAGCATAATAATATACCATATAAATGTTTAAAATGCAGTAAAGGATTTTGTGCAAAATGGTATCTAACGAAACATATGGAAAAATGCAAAGGTATTAAAGACCGATTTTCGTGTGAATATTGCAATAGCTTATTTTCTCATGAGAAATCTCGGTTTGGACATTATAAAATATGTAAAGCAAAAAATAAAAAAGAAGAAAATATAAATACTAATGAAATAATAGAAGAAATAAATGTCATAGAAGAAATACCCAATACAACTATCGGTTCTATTAAAAAGAAAAAACAAGCAATATCTGCAACGATTAAACGATTAGTATGGAATACCCATATTGGAGAAGAAATTGGTAAAACCAAATGTTTATGTTGTAAAATAACTGATATTACTCAATTGTCTTTTAATTGTGGTTATATTATTGCAGAAGCAAATAATGGAAATATTATTGTATCTAATTTAAAACCTATTTGTCAAAATTGCAACTCGAGTATGGGAACAAAAAATATGGATGAATTTATGAAAACATTAATTTAAGAACCCATTTCAGGATAATTATTTATCTTTTTTTCTATAGGATGAAGAAGAATTTTTCAGAACTTTATTGTATGTGAAAAAATCCCCCCCCGATTTTCCCGGTGCCGGTGTAAAAACACCTATGTCTATAAATATTGATATAAAGAATCTTTTTCTAAACTTATATTATAATGGAAAATACACAAGCACCAGAAGCACCAGAAATTAGATGCCCTATTTGTCACGACTCTTTTAGCAGAAACTTTACTTTAAAGAGGCATATGGTAAGGATACATGGTTGTACATATGAAGAATATATTCATAATAATAGTAGTATAAATGATAATAATAGTAGTATAAATGATAATAATAGTAGTATAAATGATAATAATAGTAGTATAAATGATAATAATAGTAGTAATAATCATATATTAATAGATAAAACAAATAAAGAATATAAATGTACCAAATGTCACAAATGTCTATATACAAACTGGTATCTGAAAAAACATATGGAAAAATGTCAAGGTATTAAAGATGGATTATCTTGTGAATATTGTTATAAGTTATTTTCCCATGAGAAATCGCGTTATAAACATTATAAAATATGTAAAGCAAAGAAAGAAATTGATTCTAAAGCGTTAGTACCTATCTTAACAGATAATATCCCTACAGGATCAACTATAAATAATAGTCAAATAGCAACAAATATTAATAATACCAATATCGAAAATCAAAATAATAATACACAAAACAATATCATTGTGGTATATAATTCATCAGGAACCGACTTTAATAGAGAACATATCAATCAAGAGGCATTTATGAAGAAAATTCTTGAGATGGTTCAACCTCATATAGATCGTAGTTTTGTATTGGATTATGGCCGAGAATTATTCAATAATCCACAAAACAAATGCATAAAGAAAGATAGTTTAAAATCCGGTCATACGGAAGTCCATGTAGGAGACAATAAATGGGAACATAAACTAGACCGTGCTTTATATCCTAAACTTGTCAATGATTTAGCAAACAATTTATCAGAATTAATATATACAAATCGAAATAATATACCTAAGAAATGGTTTGAACAAATCATAGCCTTTTTAGATTATATGGCAGACGATGGATATGTTAATACAGATGATAAAGAGAAAACAAAACGTATAGGACAAGACTTTAAAATGCTAGCAAAAGAACTTAAATTAGTGATTTATGAAGTGACTAAAAAATGAGAGAATTATTAACTAATTAGTGATTATTAGTTAAAATATATAAAGATTGTATAAGTTTATTATAGAAGATGGTTCAGTATATATGTGAAATATGTCAAAGAATTTTTAAACAGAAAGGGCATTTAAAATTTCACATGAATCGTAAACGTCCTTGTAAAAAAGATAATATAATTGAAGCACTTGTCGAAAAAAAAGTGCAAGAAGTTTTATCAAAAACAAATGAAGGAATTCTAACAGTTGATTCTAAAGCAACGAATATTATACAAAAAAATCAAATAGAATATTTAACAAAAACTCGTGAGGAACTAATTGCTTTATGTAAAGATAAAGCAATCAAAGGATATAGTGGTAAGAAGAAGGCCAATATTATTAAATTACTAACAGATTATCAACTAAAAAACGAAATTATTCCAAATGTTATACCAAACATTCAACAAAGATATAAACTGATATCTTTATTTTCAGGTATGGGAGGAATGGATGTGGGATTTGCTGAACAAGTTATAGTTCATAAGAATAGTATAAAAGAAAATTATATAGAAAGTAGTTTCGAAATACCAGATTTTGTAAATCTTAAACGACTACCATTTGATGTAGTATTTCAAAATGATATTCTTCCAGAAGCAAAAAAAATAGCAGATCTAAATAATTGGAGTCATAACTACCATTTGAAAGATATTCGTGATATGCTGAATGAAAATTATAATTTTCCATATGGAGATGTTATTACTGGAGGATTTCCTTGTCAGGATTTTAGTCACGCAGGAAAAAGGAAAGGATTTGATTCAAGTCGTGGAACATTATATCAATCTTATGTAGAAGTTGTAAAAAGAGTGAAGCCATATGTATTTGTTGCAGAAAATGTAAATGGTTTATTGACAATGCCAGGAGAACCTATTAATAAAATTATTGAAGACTTTTCTAAAGTTGGTTATGAAGTTAGATATCAACTTATAAAGTGTGAAGAATTTGGGATTCCTCAAACTAGATGGCGAGTTATTATTATGGGTGTTCGCTTAGATAAGCGTTTCAAACTACAAGACAATTGGAATATTATAGATGAAAATAAGATTAGATGTACAATTGGATGTTATTTTAAACATCTTCAAGAACCCAATATATCAAGTGATCCTGCTCAACAAATGTATTCTAAAGCAGCAAGACTTGAAAAGGGACAAGGGCAAAAGGAAATTGGATTGGAAGAATTCGCACCAACTATTCGAGCAGAACATCATGGTAATATTGAATTTCGTAGAGTTATAAATGGAAAAAATAAAGAAATTACATTGCCTCAACGTAGATTATCAGTTCGTGAAGCGGCTCTTATTCAGACATTTCCACCAAACTGTATCCTCACAGAACCAAATAAACTAAATAGTAAAGCATATAAACCGATAGGAAATGCAGTTCCTCCTTTACTTGGCTATTTAATTGGAAAAAAGATTGATAGTATTCTATCTAGTATGTAGTATTAAGTATTGATACCTATACTCTTCAATAGATTAATTCTTCGTTGGATAGGATTTAAACCTCCTTTAAGATCTGCATTTTCAATTTCTATTGTAAAAACTCGATTTTTTAGGAGTTCAACCATTGCTTTTTTTGAATACTCGATTCCTCTGTTATTTCCTTTGGGAATTTTAAATGCTTCATTTTTTAGTTCTTTAATAACATCTTTATTTCTTTGAGATGAAATACATATAATAGTAATCTTATTATTTTTCTTGTCAATATAGGTGATAAGAAGATGTGGATAATATGATTCAGGGGCATTGATAAGTGCTTCGATAGTTTCTTTTACTGAAATATCAGCAGATGTCCATTTTGCTTTTACTGACGAGCCAATATTACAACTACAGTGTTTTGATGATATCTTTGCTTTTCCAATAATAAAGTCCTCTGGTAAAGAATTATCGATATCAAGATTTATTTTTTCACCAATAAACAGTTTTAGAACAGCTCCTTGATCTTTTTCTCTTGCCATACCAACTTCCATACCACAAGCACCATTTCGAGTGCATTCAACTTGACTTAGAGTATATAAAGTAATAAGTCCACGCTGTGCCTCTTTATTTTGTAGAACTTTCATTAGAAGTTCCAAATCTTCATCATTTATAGAAGTGTCTATTTTTACATCTGGATTAATCGTTACATCCATTTCATATTCCGTACATATTGATTTGACTTCAGGGCTCGTCATATTATAATAGTATATTATGAATATTTTCTACTTTATGAGATTCTTTATTCTCAGGATTCAATTTTTATTAAAATAAATATAAAAAACGTATAAAAACTCCTAAAAAGAATCGTTATTAAGGCATCTCTCAAAAATCCGGCATTAAATTATCGTATCTTTTTAGCAATTTAGAATATTTAAATTATTTTTAGTGATTTAGAAAGATGTCCAATAACAACGTTGTTATTGGACATAAATAAAAAGTGTTGTTTAGAAACTAAAAATTCTTTTTTGTTGTTTAGAAACGATTATTTTGAAGCCGAATCCTTGAGAGTTGTCCCTTTTTCAGCTATTTTCGATTCTTTTTCATGAATTATATACTTTTTTATAGAATTCTTTTACTTCTGAATGAGTTCTAAACGATTTTTTATTTACATCCATAATATGTACGCTATTCAAATCTTTTACTCTTGAAAGTGCTGTATATGCCTGTCCTGTTTGGAAAATGCTTTTACCTAGATCTATTTCAGCACAATCCAATGTTAAACCTTGACTTTTATGAATCGTTATTGCCCACGCCAGTTTAAGTGGAATATATTCGATTTCAATATTTGGTTCATCAAAAGATATTACTTTCACTTCGTTTACTATATATTCTTTTTTATTTACAAGTTGTATTTTCACACATGCTTCTTCGAGTGATATAACTACTCCACGTGTTCCATTAATAATATTATTATCTGGATCAATATTTTTAGTTATCATTACTTGACTACCTAAGCGCAATTTTAATAGTTCAGGTATTTTCATTCTAGTTGCATAATTTTTTGATTTAATATTCTTATATTGTGTTTCATATGTTTTTTCAACTGTTTCTAATTCATTATAGTATCTTTCATTAATACGTGACACATCTACATTAAGTGAATATATACGAGTTGGTATAATATTTTCTGGAAAAGACTTACCATCGCATTTTTTCAGAATCGCTATATCTTCATTTGTAATGTTACCATCTCTCGCTTTAGTGAGTATTTCTAGAAAAAGTGGATCTCTTTGACGATATATTTTTGTTAATACATGAATACTGAAATTCATTTTGTCCCATATATCTGATTTAAAACAAAAGTTATCAGAAATAGGTGGTAGTTGATAGAAATCTCCTACCATTATAACTTGAACACCACCAAATGGCATTGGATTGTTTCTTATAATCGACAATACTTCTGAAACTTTTGATAAAAGTACATCATTCATCATCGAAATTTCATCAATAATAAGTATTTGTAGTTTGATAAGTTTTATTGGTATATATACATTATTCATTATTCTGTTTGCTAATTTAATAGGAGTATCTTCTGCTGTTCCAATTCCCAAAAATGAATGTAATGTATTACCACCAATTAATATAGCCGCACAACCTGTCGTTGCTGTAATGCCAATATGTTTTTTATATTTTTTAGAACGTTTCACAATTTCTCTTATAATCGTCGATTTACCTGTTCCAGCTGAACCAAGAAGAACTATATTTCTATTTGATTGAAATACTTCATCTAAAATCTTCTTTTGTGATTCATCAAGACCATTATTTTGATTTTCCATCATTAATAATTATAGTCTTTCTTTAAAGTTAAACTCGATTACTATGGTTTATTCATTTTTTATATTTTCTTATAGTATGGATATTCAATCAAAAAAAATAGTTATTTTAGGAATAGGGGCTGTTGGTAAATGTGTTTCTCATTATTTACCAGAATGGTTTAATTTTGACTACAAAAATTTAACTCTTATTGATAAAGATGCATCTACAGCTGATTTTCCTTCAGTTGTCAATTTATTGAAACAGGGTGCAACATTTAAAAAATATACAATTTTATCTACTAACGTTCAAAATTTATTTGAAAAAATTCTTAAATTATCTAAAGGTGATATCGTAATTGATGTTACCACTCGCACAGATACCACTAAAATTATTACATTATGTCGTAAAAATCAACTCATCTATTTGAATACAGATTTTTACGATGAAGTACCAGCTAGTATTAAACCTATTATGTGCCCAACTGAATTTGCTATCGCAACAACTCATTATAATATTGAAAACTTAATCCAAAAAACACAACATCATGGCAATATCACAAATATACTCGAATGTGGTATGAATCCTGGCCTTATTTCTATATTTGTAAAACAAGGTCTTCGTGATCTAGCAAAATATGTACTTCAACATAAACAAAACAAATCTCTTAAGAGTTGTCTAGCAAACAAAGATTATTATAATATTGCTAAAATATTGAAAGTTCGTGTGATTCATTGCTCTGAAATTGATACCCAAGTTCCAGAAGTAAAACAAAACAAAGATTTACTCGTCAATACTTGGAGTTGTGTTGGTTTAGTCGATGAAGGTTGTGAACCATGTGAAATCTCTATGGGTACTCACGAAAAAATCATACCTGTTCATCCCAGATTTGTTGATGATAGTATTCCACAAGTAGCTATCATTAATAAAGATGGTATTACAATGCGATTTAAATCTTATGTTCCTGTATTTAAGAATGAAGTAGAAAAAATAGTTGAATTCAAAGAAATTAAAGGTGTAAGTGTGCATCATGGCGAAGGTATTAGTTTGAATATGTTTATTTCTAAAGATGAATATGCACCTACAATGCAATATGTTTATCGTTTAAGTCCTCTTACAGACAAGATTGTTAAAACAAAGTCTCGGGCAGAACTTGTTAATTATACCTTACAGGATAAATGGAGAGTTATGAATATGTATGAAGATAAACTAAATGGAACTGATAACGTAGGAGCCTGTTTCATTTTAGAAACAAATCCAATCAATGCTGACGATAAAAAACCGTGGGGATGGTGGACTGGAACCATGTTAAATACCAACTATACTAAAAATGTATTAAAAGATAACTATTTTGGACCTACTGTTATACAAGTCATGGCTGGTCTCTTATCCGGATTGTCTTGGATTATTGATAATCCTGAATTAGGTGTTCTATTTGCAGAAGAAATTGATGAAGGTTATATCATCGCAAAAGCCAAAAAATATTTGGGTCATATTTATTCTGGACCAATTACAGGTGTTAAAATTGCTGGCTATACTGTAAATAATTTAATGGTAACAAACAGAGACCGCAAACATACTAAGTATGAAGGTATATAGAACAATGAAGTCCACATGTCTAACAAAGAAAGCGTTCGATCCAAACAAGTTCTTTTTCAATCCCATCATCCACGTGTAAATTATAATCGACAGTCTTATTTTCAAATAAATTTGTACCAATATCCAAATTCCTCACACCTTGTGTAAAATCAAGGCGGGCCAAGTGAGGACCATAAAGTATGCCATTACAAACCTCAGAACCTAGCAAAATCAAGAACTTCACTATCTTTAATATAACGTCAGGAACTGTATCAGTTCGCCATGTTCCCCGCATATATCCTGCCTCGTCTAGCGTTGTCAACCTGTAGATTAGTGCTTTCTCATTATGCTCATCAGCAAGCACCTCTATGTAAAATACATCACTGAACGCTGTGTATGCGCCTACCGCAGACAAGCGCTTAGCGGTGCCATGATATTCTATCATTATATTATCATTTATGTCCATTCTATCGTGACCCATCTAAATCAATTTTTATACATATCTGAAGTATTACACCCAATGTTTAAGTCACTATAAAGCGTAGTCATAAGACGAAACTTCCAAGCATCTTTTCGTAAGTATTCAATAGATTTTGTAATATTTAGGTCATATTAGCAATCTTCAATGAGATCATAATAATCTAGAATACTATGGTAAAAGTGACAATCTTCGTCAGTCTTTGAATTGGTAAGAAAATATAGCAGTTTATTACGAATCACTATTTTTTCAAAACTTTCTAGTGGAGGTACATAATGACGATATAACGTAAATAGTAGCTCTAGTTCTGGATTTTTTAGATATGCTATTTTACTTGTATATCTCTTCATAGGCTTCCATTGAGATAGTGTACTTTTTACATAATTTTTATAATCTTCATCTTCTTTGTTATTTAGTGTCTCATAAAGAGTTTTAATATTGTTATCTTTTGATATACTGTATACATTCGGAAAAGGTTTACGATATACAGGCCGACGAAGAATTGGTAGTATTAGCTTAGTAGAAGGAGGAGCAATGAAATATTTAGACTGCATTTTTGTTAAAAACAAATGCTAATTTCATTTTTTCTTTGGGTCCGATTTACCATCTATTATCTTCTTTCGTTGTGTTTCACTAATGGCAATTGCTGCACGTTGTTTAATAGCAGTTTCTTTACTCAATGGCTGTTTGCTAAAACATTTGCTTGGATTGTCTGCTTTACATACTTTGTATCCCTTTTTTCCTTCTTGTGTCTTTGCTAAAATGACGTATGGCATGGTTTCTATCTTTATTTTGGATTTTTAATTTGGTTTAAAGTAATATTTCAAAGATGTATATAGATGAATTCGATTGATTTTATTAATCCTTATCAACTATTTGGTGTGACTGAAGATAGTGCTATTGAAGAAGTTCGCAAAGCTTATTATTCAATTGCTTTACTTTGTCATCCAGACAAAGGAGGACATACAGATTATATGAAAACATTAACACTTGCTTATAAATGGATCTGTGACCAAATATCATGTGAAGTTGAACATCGTAAAACATTTGAAGAATATTTTGGAACAGAAATCCAAACTGCATACATTCCAAACTTTACAGATATTATGGTTGAATCAACAGGTTATACAAAAGACTTTTTTAAAGGACTTTGTCATGAAGTATCTATCACCGACCCTAAGATAATTGAACAACTCTATATACCCAATTTTAATTCAGTAATGTCTCTCTATCGTCATATTGAAGGTACTGAACCTGTTTTACCATCAATTGAAGAATTAACTCGATATACACTTCATTTCTTACGTCACTATTTACACGCTCCTGAAGATATGTTTTTAGCAGAAGTATATGTTCCAATGAGCATTCCACATGGATATAATATGGAATCGCAACAAGAAACTTATGATAATGGACTTTATTCAAAAACAATGACCATTTATAAAGATCCGCTTGTAACTCCAAGAAAAACAGAAGCTATACTAGAGACAAAAGAAAAATTAGAAGATTATTCAATTGATGCACCCATTGCCATGAATGACTATCAAGAAGCATTTACATCTTATACAGAAGACTTAAAAAAACTTGAAACATTAATTTCAACTGTACCTTTTGAAGAAGCTCTTCAAACCTATCGTACAGAACGCTCTTTGCAAAATTGTGTACTTTAATCGTATTTTAGATTAATTGTATATTTAATGTATAGAGATGAATCCATGGGTATTATGGGTTGTTTTAGCGATCATTGCTTTCATTGGAATCGCATATTCAATGCGTTCTTATTCCTCTAAAAAATCTTATCAAGTAATGAGTAATGTAACTCCTAAACTTTTCTTACAAAGTCCCGAGTATCGTTGCTCGACAAAATGCTTTGATTGTGTAAAAGAACAATCTCATATGTATTTACAAAAATCACATGGACGACCTGTCATGCACGTAGGATTGTAATATTATTTTTATGCATTAATACATTCTTTCACTAATTCCCAAATTTTTTCTTTTTTAGATTGCTCAAATGTATCATCATACGCAAAAAAGGTATTATAAATAAGATACCCTGTTAATTGCTTTAATTGTTTTTTATCTTCTTGGTCATTAAGAATCCCTTTATCATACAATATATCCCAAAAAAGATTTTCAGTAGATTGTCTTATCATTGGATCAATATGTGTATTATATAATATGATTGCGTCTAATCCAATAATCGATTGGTATATTTTTCCATAATCATACCATTTATGTCCCTTTATAGTAAGTTTTTGATGAATCTTACCACGCATATCATAAAAATAGAAGTTTTGTTTATAGTACATCATGTTCGAAAACCATAAATCTCCATGAATGATTGAATGAATTGGAATATTTCTTTTTAAAAACGTCTGTAAATTGTGTTTTACTTTTTGATAAACCTCTTTAAAATCATCAAATGGATAATCTTTTTCATTTTTAGATCTTTCTTCAAATTTATGAATATAATGTTGTTGTATTTCTTCTTCTGTTAATTCAATATTATCTGTTATTGTGATATTATGAAATTCGTATACTGTATCTAATAATTTTTTAAGTAATTCGGGTGAAAATAATCCCTCGTAATAAATTTTTGATATGGATGTTCCATTTATATATTCAATTACAATACTATTATTATCATCATAAGTATAAAATTTAGGAAAATATTTTTGAAGAATTGTATGATGATTAATAAATGTATAAAAGTAAATCTCTCCTGATAAATCAATTCCTGTTTTCCTTATTTGATAATTATTTAATCGAATAATATTGTTGTATTTATTTGTTTTATATTGTGACTGTGTAACTGTATAATCAAAATCATAAAATCCTATTTTTTCCATTAAATTTATATCATATGAATTAAATCCTTTATCATCAATATAAATATCTCCATAGGGTTTTCCAAAGTGAATCTCATCATATTCAATCCCTAGTTCTTTTAATTTTTCTAAGGTTGATAATCCTATATTTTTCAATGCCTTTCCTATATTATGATTTGTAGTTATCATATTCCGTGCTGTATAAATAATTACCTCATGTCCTTGTTCTTTCAAATAATTTATAAATTCCTTTGTTGATTTAATATAAGATACGCTATTATAGTCTTTATATTTTATTGGATAAGTTACAATTGTATTATCTAAATCAAATACAACTCGTAATTTATGTTTTTCAATCTTGTCTCTATTCAATAATATATCCTTTGGTGTTCCTATAGAATATACATTTGAACAATATACTGCATGTATCGTCTCTTTTTCATCAAGAATACTTTTCATAACTTTAGATAAATAGGGTTCATCTTCATGAGTATTTAAAATAACCTTCCTACAATATTCCAAACAGCTTTCTACTGTTGCAAATCCATATCCACCTACACATATATTATCTGTTATAGGTTTCCTTTCTTGAATATCTAATAAATATTTACCATTGACTTGTACAAACGAATAATGATGTAAGCCTGTTGGATTTTTGTTATACATTAAAAAATTTCCATTTGGTAATGTATCAAAACATACATCTTGATAAATATTATCATTATCCAATACAACAATTTGTTCTTTTCTTCGTTTTATATCAATTTTATTAAGACCTACATAAAGTGTTTCTGCAGCTCCTCTCGTTTGATAATCTATAGGAATGAATTCAAAATCTATATTGTTAAATTGATTTGTTAAATATTCTATAAATCCATATCCATCTAAAATTGTACTATATATAATAGTAAGTTTTTTTACATTTTTTAATTTTGAAATTACATGAAATATCATAGGTACTCCTTGTACTAAATTTAAAGGCTTTGGAAACATACTATTAAATCGTGTTCCTGCACCTCCACATAATAATACAACATTCATTCTAAAGTATTTTAAGTTAATATAGCTTTATATGACAATACAATAAAATATTAAATATATAATAAGTATATAATATGTCTCAATATCCTATGGCTGAAGCAGAAAAAAAGTTGTTAAAAAAGGCATACAATATATCGTATCAAAAAATCCTTCAAAAAAATTACCATTGAATCTCTATTTTTTATTTGCTGGAGATGCTGAACTTGAATTAAGAATTTTATAAGGTATTTTAAATAAAGGTTATACTGTTTCTCGTGTTTGGTTTGTAGATACTCTTTATAAACATACCGATAGTCAAACTGCTATTATAAATAAATTGAAAAATATACCTTATTATATAAATAATTTAACTCATTTGGATGATGTTATACTTATTTCAATTCGTCATACTACAAATCTAAAGTATCCTAATAGAATTACCTCTGCCAATATGTTTAAAATAGATAATAAAATCTCAAATATTATATTTCTTAGAGATTTTAGTCAATTAACAGCCCTTATGGAGAACTATATCGATACAAATGAAAAACATATTGCTTTTGCTATTCATCATCAAGCTATTGGAGAAGGAGCTGCTGAAAAAATAGGAACCTTTTATAAAATGTATTTCACTAAATTTAATAAACCCATTGTATTCATGTGGAGACAATATCCCTATATTGCTGTTGTTGAACCACATCCAGAATCAAAAAATTTATCTTCAAAAGATGTTCTCAATTATGCAAACACTAAACAACGTGAATTGATGTATGGAAATGAAGATAATATAGAACGTTATACATACAAAGGTCTTTCTTATCCCGTAAGAATTGGAAAAAGAGGTGGCAGATATATTTTGGTAAATGATAAAAAAATATATTTATGAATGACGTCTTATCATACGAATCACAAATAAAGTGCATCCAATGTATTTTATCCATTTAATAATTGGTGATTTTAATAGATGATTTACTATTGATGGTGAATCTGGTTTAATATTTAAAATTCCATCTTTAGGTATTGTAATTGTATCAAATGATTTATTTTTAATAAATGATTCTTCAAAATCACTTTCAGCTACAATTTCTGAAATTTTAGGAGGCGATGATTGTATAATATCTGTTATGGACATATTCGTTTCATTTTGTGTAGATGATGATATTCGTTCTTCTTTTTGACACACTTTATTTTGTTCATGCTTTTTACAACTTATAGATGAAGCAAAGGATTTATGACAATGATTGCATTCATATATTGGCTTATCAATAGGTATTTCTGGATGTTTCTTTTTCATATGGCGTGTTAATATTTGTTTATATGGAGTTTCATAAGAACAGTGCTTACAGGTAAGCATTTATCTATTAATTATTATTTGATATTTTATTATTGTATAAATAAACTTGATTAAAATATATATAGTTAATAGAATATAATAAATGGAGTCTTCTTTATCAAAAGATTCATCTAATATTCTTATAGAATTTACAAGTCTTATTTTACGAAATGGAAATGAAAGTGGTTCCAAATCCGTTGGATTAATTTATGATTCGTTAAATCAATGGGCTAATACGATACGTAAAGATAAGAAAGTTTTTTTTAATATTATTCATCGTGCTTTAAATCATATGTTACCGATGATTACAAAAGAGTCTTTATTTATTCGTTATTGTATGGCATTAGAATGGATTCAAAAATATTTTATGATTAATGTAAGTACATTTGTTGAATCCGTTCCTTATTTAAAAAAACCATTTGTAGAATATTTTGATAATTATGTACTTCGTATTCAACGTGTTGTTCAAAAATTAAGTTCATATATTACGCTACAAGATATTATAGAATCCATTCATAATGCTTATATCTATAATTTAACTTCGGTTTATTTACCCACGAAGTATTTCCCTGAATTAACAAAAGGAGAACGTGAATATATCCCTTATGCAGTATCTGCTATTTTAGATGATCCTTATCCTCGTAGTGTAAGTGAATGGAAAGAACGTATTGCTTCTATAAATACTCTATTTGATATGAATGCTCCTGAAAATGAAGACTTATTGGAAATGGAAATTCCAAATGTTGATATGATTATTCGTCGTAATAAATCTCCTAATGTAGCATCATCTTTACCTTTTACTTCACAGTTATTGAGTGAAGATGCAATGATGGCTATGGTAAAAAAATGGGATGTAAGAGAAAAATTTTATATCCGTATTGGTACATTTTTAAGAGGAATTACAAATGAAGAACCACTTACACTTTTAGATAGTATATTTATTGCATTTTTTCATGGTTTAATGCAATATTTTGCTACCAAAGGACAAATTACACCTTTAATAGATGAACGTTATAAAAAACTCTATCGCGGGCTTCGTCCAACAAAAACTCAAGATATGATTGATCAATTATTTCCACTAGACGAGCTTGGAACTCGTAAATCGTATAAAGAAAAAGGTATTATTGCAACATCTTTTACACGAAGCATTTCTGAAGAACATTATACCAAAACCGAATTTACATTTTCAGTTTCTGAAATCAAACGTGGATTATTAATGATTATTGATATAGAAGGTAGTAAAGCTCCTTTTCCTATTGCACCAATTATACACACTACTTATCAAGATGAAGTTTTATTATTACCAGGTACACTCACATTTGTAAATCATGTAGAAGTTAAACCTGATTATGATATTGTTCTTGTAAAATATACTCCTGATTTAACAATGATGAAACTCTTCTCAGGTGTTTATGAACTATATCAACAACGTTTAAATTCAATGTCAATAACGACTATGAAGGGTTCTGGATCTCGTGTTCGTAAATCTAAGAAAAATAAATGAATGACTCGTTTTTATTTTTAAATATATTTATATCATTATGATTTAAAAAATTCATACAATATTAAAAGTATATCAAAATGGAAATATCAATCATATTTCCAATTGCAGGATTAGGGTCTCGTTTTGGTTATACATTTAAACCTTTTTTAAAAGCTACTGATGATACATTTATTGAACTTGCAAAAAAACCATTTGACCGTTTGAAATCATTTGGATATAAACCTATTTATTATTTCATTTATCGTAAAAGCCAAGAACTTGATTATTCAGTTACAAGTGAGTTAAATAAATTATTTCCAAATGATACTATACATGGACTTATTATTGATGATACTGATGGACCATTACAAACCTTACAACAAGCAACACGTAAATATAATTTAAAAGGACCTGCATTTGTATGTGACTGTGATCATGCAATTCAAATTGATCCAATGATTGAAAGTATTGATTTATTAGAAAAAATGGACGTCTTTATTCCAACGTGGAATATTGAAGAAAAAGATTATATTCACTGGGGAAAAATTAAATTAAATAAGGATTATCATATTATTGACTTTTGTGAAAAAGAATATATGAAGGCTGATGATGGATGTTATGTAAAAGGATTGATTGGATGTTATTTATTTAAACATATTGAATCCGTCTTACAATATCCCGCATTTGAAAATATTTCATCTATGCTAAAGAAAATGCATCAGGAAGGTACGCCAATGATTACAATTCCTATACTAGAAGCTGACTTTTTTGGAACTCCAAAATCACTGCAAGATTTTCGCTTTAAGAGAGCTCAACCCTATTCTATCTTTATTGATATTGATGGTACACTCATTCACCAAACTACACGTAAACTGCTACCAGGTACATTAGATAAATTAAATTATTGGAAATCACAAGGCCATCGTATTATTTTTACTACAGCAATTAATAAACATCGTATCATAAATATACTTTATTTATTAAAAGAATACCAGATTCCATATGATGATATTATTACAGGATTACCACCTGGTCCAAGATTCTTAATTAATGATCGCAAACCCTATATTCCATATTATTGTATGGCTTCTGGCTATGTTGTTGATCGAGATTATGGAATTGGAGAAATTGAATTACCTATACAACCACCTACTATCATTAAACTATTAAAAGGTGCTTCGTTTGCACAAGTTTATTTAGTTGAAGATACAAAACGTCAAAATCATTTTGTTAGAAAATACATATCTAAAAATGGTGATTTGGCTATTCATGCAGATATTTTAAAAAGACAATGTGAAGACTTAAAACGTCTCTTTTTTTATAAAAAGAATATCTGTCCAAAAATATTAAATGAATATGATTCTCCATCTGAATATTACTATGATATGGAATATTTAGAAGGATATGAAACTCTCTCCTCTTTTAATGATGAAACAATCTATTCAGTTTTACCCAAAGTATTAGCGGATATGAATCATTCTATTTATAGCTATAAAAAACAGATTCCAAAAGAAGAACAAATTAAATGGTTACAAGATTACTTAGATGAAAAAGTATTTCCCAAATTTAAAATTATAGAAGACTTACATCCTGAATTACATAAACTAATTCATTTAGAAAATATAATAATTAATAATAAAAAATATCAATCGATACAATATTATTTAGAACATATTCCACTTTCAAATTATACTCCTGAATTTATATGTCCTATTCATGGAGATTTAACATTAGAAAATATTTTATATCATCCTAAAACACATGACTATAAATTAATTGATCCATCTGGAGCTCGCTATATGGATGCTGTTGAAATGGATATTGCAAAATTATTCCAATCTATTGTATGTAATTATGCTTCTTGGACTGACTGTACTGATTTAGTTAAATATACACAAGATAGTTATATTATAAATAAAAATTATATGAATGACTATTCTAAAATTAGTGGTCTATATGATTTTATTAATTATAAAAAAGGTATATTTTATATGAGTACTTATTTTGTAAGAATGGTACCTTTTATGCTTCATAAATCACTAGAACATGCTATACATATTCTATTATTAGCAATTTATTATTTAGATTCTATTACAACAAATTGATTTAAATGAATAGAATAATATATTAAGATAATAATATGAAAATTGCACTTTGTTTTTTTGGATTACCACGTTATTCTGATTATATTATTTCAACTTTAAAACAACATCTTTTAAATTTATATAATGTAGATATTTATGCACATTTTTGGTGGTCTGATGATATGATTGGGAAATTTAAACATCGCGCTTGTACTGATGTATGGGAAGCAAATACAATCGAACATTTAAAAAATTTAATACCTTTTAAAAAAATCGTTCTTGAATCACAAATCCATTTTGATATATCTCATTTTAAACCTATTTCAAATGAACCTGATCTAAAACATCTTACTGTTGAAGTATGTAAAGATACTCTATTTGGATTAAAAAGTAAATGGTATAGTACAAATCAATCATTTCAGTTAATAGATAAACCAGAAGAATATGATTATATAATTATATCTCGTTTAGATTGTGATTATTCAAAACCAATAGATTTATCTATATTAAATCCAAATATATTATATATTCAAGATGGATTCCGCTCGGGTTGGGATCGTGGATATAATGATATTTTTACAATTGGTCATGTAGATACAATAAAATATTATGCAGATATTTATAAATATATAGATAAATACCATATAGATGGAATTCCACATATGCATACATTTTTTGAAAAACTTTTAAAAACAGATATTCCTGTACCACACCAACTATATTCTTTTGGTGTATGGATGTTACACGAATCAATGTTTAAACATTATAGAAAAGGAGCTCCTTATTTAACAAATCAGATAAAATTTATACACTAAAAACATATAAAGGTAAGTTATGATTTATTTTTATCATGCAATCTTTAGCTGAAAAGATTCATATTTTCTATGATGGTACAAATATAAATAAATATGCATCTCTTCCATATGTATCTGGTTTTACTACAAATACATCTTTTATGGCGCTTGCGAATGAAACAAATTATTCAGAATTCTATCAAAAACATCATGAAAGCGTTCGAGAAAGATCTCTATCTCTTCAGATATTTAGTGATTTGGATGATGATATCTTTAAAGATGCAATGAAAGTTGCATCCTATGGAGATAATATTTATGTTAAAATCCCTATTCAAAAATCTACAGGAGAATCAAATCTTTCTGTTATTCAACAATTATTACAAGCAAATATTAAAATTAATATTACAGCTATTTTTACATATCAACAAATTATTTCTCTATATTCGATTCTTCAAAGTAATAATACTCCTGTCATTGTATCTATTTTTGCAGGTCGTATATCAGATACAGGGATTAACCCTTTTGAAATTATAAAGTTTGCATGCACATTATTCAAACAAGTCTCATCCGTACAAATACTATGGGCGGGTTGCAAAGAAGTTTTATCAATTCAACATGCAATTGATGCTGGATGCCATATTATTACTATCCCTGATAGTATTATGGACCGTCTTAATCGTTTATATAAAAATTTGTCTGAATTTTCTTTGGAAACCATACAGAGCTTTAAAAAAGATGCTCTTCAAACTCATATTTTAATTTAAACATATCTATTTTATTTTTTTTATGAATATTTACACAGAAAGACGTAAATGTATGTTTTGTTACCACGAAAAATTAACACCCTTATGGGAAAAGAATTTTGAAATTCCTTTAGGATGTTATGTTATTCCAACTCCTGAAACAGTATGTTATTCTATGCCATTTAATATTTTAAAATGCGAAGGATGTAAATCATACCAAACACAATATTTAGGAAACGTTGATATTATTTATAATTATCATGCAAATTCCCATGGAACCATCCGTAGTACGATGGATGAATTATTTGCTGCTTTTATAACATCCAACACAAATATATCAAATATTATGGAAATTGGAGGTGGTAATGGTGGTTTATCTGATATTATTCTTGAAAAACAACCTAAATTAAATTATACTATTGTTGATCCTACCTACTCTGGTCATATGAATGGTAAAACAATCCTTCGTAATTATTTTGAAAATATTTCAACGGATGATATTCAAGTAGATACAATTGTTATGTCTCATGTATTTGAACACTTCTACGAACCTTCCAAAATTTTAGAAAAATTTAATCAGTGCTCTTCTATACGCTCTATCTTTCTCAATTTACCAGATTTAGAAAGCTATATTCAACAAGATAATTATCACGTATTAAATCCTGAACATATCTTCTATGTGGAAAATCAATTTATCATCAAACTCTTTAAAAAATATGGTTTTACTATAAAAAATATTTATTATCATCAAAAACATAGTGTTTTTTTTGAATTTGAACGTTATTTAGATAATATATGCAATGATACATTAATCAACTATAAAAGCGAGACTGATGTTCCACAATTTTTTGAAAGAATCTTTGATAAAATACATAATATATATGAGATTATTGAACAAAATTCTGATAAAAAAGTGTATATATGGCCTTGTTCAATGCATACCATTTATTTATTATCTCTTGGTTTAAATCCTGATAAAATTACAGCTGTTCTTGATAATGCTCCACATAAAATTGGTCAATATTTATATGGTTTTAAAAAAATTTGTATACCTTTTAATACAATACTAACTTCTATAGAACCGTGTATTGTTATTTTAAACGGTGGTTGTTATAACCAAGAAATTATAGATAAAGGTTCTGATAAAATCTTATTTATTAAAGGATAATTTTTGATTTATGAGAATAAATAACTATTTACTTATTCATTTATGGATTTTATTCGACGTAAATATCAACTTCTTAGCCAAACACCCAGTGATATCTTTGAACATTTACCAACACTTTGTAAATATGCAAGTGATTGTGAAAGTGTTCTAGAACTTGGTGTACGTGGTTGTGTCTCCAGTTGGGCCTTTATATATGGTCTATTACTTAATCAAAAACCTAAAAAAATATTATTAATGAACGACTTACTTCCGTGTAATATTCAAGAATTATTGATTGTATCCAAACAAACAGATGTTATGGTTGAATATTGTTGGGTAAATGATCTTCAACTTGTCATTGATTCAGAAGTAGATTTAACATTTATTGATACCTGGCACGTTTATGGACAGCTCAAAAGGGAATTAGAAAAGTTTTCTCCTATCACAAAAAAATATATTATTATGCATGATACAACTGTTGATGAAATTCATGGTGAAAGCACAAGACTTGGATTAAATATTCATGAACAATGCATTGAAACTGGTTGGGAATGTCAAGAAATTGAAGAGGGTTTATGGAAAGCAATTGACGAATTTTTAGAAACCCATCCAGAATGGTCTTTGCATCAACGATTTGTTAATAATAATGGTTTAACAATCTTAAAAAGAAAGGATTGGATACAAATGAAATTAGATTTATAATTACTTTATATATAGCTATATAAACAAGTACATGGCTCCTAAACAGACCCTTAAAATTAATCTTCAACATATTTGTCAAATAAATACCCTTTTACAAGATCTTAATTTACCTCATGAAAAACATAGTCTTTTTACAAAAGAAGAAACCTTATTCTTACGATTGTATGATATTCAACGATTTGGATATTCTACAAATAAACAAATTCATAAGCTATGGATACAAAAAGAATCTATTCGAAATCTTACAGAAACTGATATCTCATATGGTATAAAATAAAAATTGAATATATCATTTAGTCGTAAAATAATAATTCGGTTCTAAAAATGATTACTACCACTCATCAAGTGTTTAATGGATTTGATCCAAATAATGAAAATCATATCTTTATTATTATAGTTCTTCGAAAAATATTAATTGATTTAATTCGTTTACGTTCTTATCATAATCATATACCAAACATCATATCATTTGTTAATGCAATTATTTCTAATAATATCAATATGATTTATGAAGAAACGCTTCAATTTGAACAAATTTATCTTAATAATAATGATGTATTTAAAGTTCATCCAATTGAACTTATTAAATTAATACTTGATAAAGGTGATACAACACTAGATCTATTCCGTAGCTTTCTCTATGAAACTCAAGAAGGAAATTTAGGAGATATTGGTTGTCTAAATTCTATAAACTCTTGGCTTCTTACCACAAATCTAAATTTATATAAGCGTATAATTCAACTCATTTATTCTTAATAACATAATGAATCTATTTATTCAATAAATAGTTTCCATAAGAAAACATTTGTCGTAAGCCGATTTGTTGAATTTCATCAAATAACATAGTAAAAATTCCTTTTAACCATTCTGCAATACTATGTTTCTTTTTCAAACATGCATGTAAATAGATTTGTTGATATAAATATTCAATAGGAAGGCGATAATCTTTGATAGTATCTTTGAAATGAATCAAATTATAAATATAAGATTTAAGTTCGTCCAATTGATCGGTTTCAATATAATCTTTACAGTTTTCTAAAATTTGCCGATCCATAAATAGTATTTAAAATTTTATTTATTTAATATAATAATATAAAAACGGATCTCGTTACTTATAATCCTCTATATCAAAATCAAAAGAATGTAACGTCCGATATTGCAATCAATATATCTGATTTAGAACACATACTTGAATTTATAAAAGTTATTGAAATAAATACACGAAAACCCAAAAATAGTCGCTTTACCTATTGTATAAGTAGTTCTTATCATGTAATGGCTCTTTTTGGTATATGTGTAGCTTTAATTCTTAGTTGTACAATGTTATATATTTCATGGATTGGGTTTTATGTACCTGGGGAAAAACATGGGATTTTCTTTATTGATCGTTTAAATGATTTAAAAAATATAATTGATGGATTTCGTTCAGGGTCTATACAAGATAATTTTGCGGAAAGTTTAGTTATTGCTTTTAATAAAGTCATCCTTCTTCCAAACCAAAATAAACTTCCTCCTCTTCCAGAGTAATTTTATAATCTATTAAAATATAAATAATGTATTTGACTTTTTATGTACTTGCTTTTATCTTATTTACTTTAATTGCTTATTACTATTTCTATCAAACGATGGAATGTTTCTTTGATTTTGGATCTCGTATAGATTGCCCCACTCGTAACCAAAGCTATGATCTTCGTGGAGATGAATATGTTATTCCTCATAGAAACGATTTTGTTTGGTTAAATAGTGAATTTGGATCCATTAACCCTCAGCAATGTCCTCGACGTCGCTTAATGGAAATAGAAACTATGATTTAAAGACGTTATCACTATTTTTTTTATTCGTCATGGGTATTATAACTATAAATGCTTCTGAAATATTATCAATTGTGTCTCCAAAATCGTTAGAATCTTATGATTTAAATGAAATTACCCTTTATGAGAATGACTTAGAACTAATATTAGATGCTTGTAACTATATTCGGTCTTGGCCTCAAAAAGTTTTAGCGTGTCGCATGTTAAATAAAATTATTATAGATAATCCTTCTTTTATTTCAAATAAATTACATATAATTATTCCAGTGATCACTCCATTGGTGTATGATAGTAAATTAAACGTTCATTCTCAAGCTTTACAAACTTTAAAAGAGCTATATTCGACAATTTATAATAAAGATATTCATCCTTTTATTCCTTATCTATTAGCTGCTTTGGAAGACCCAAATAAAGTGCCTGATACTATTCATCATCTATCTGCAATTGTTTTTGTTCAAGAAGTTCGAACACCTGCGCTAAGTATACTTGTTCCTTTGTTGCTTCGTGGTTTATTTGAAAAACAAACTGCTATCAAGCGCAAATGTTGCATTATTTGTGAAAATATGTGCAAATTAGTCGATGACCCTGCTGATGTACGTGTCTTTTTACCTCAACTCACTCCTCTTATTTTACATATTATGGAGGAAGTTGCAGATCCAGAATGTCGCCAAGTTGCGACACGTGCTTATCATGTTTTACAAAAAATGATTGATGCTGAAAAAAATCGTCAAATATATACCACTATTAAAGAAGATGGCGAAATACTATGCGAGTGCCAATTTAGTTTAGCTTATGGCGCTAAAATTTTACTTAATCGTACACAACTGAAACTTATGAAAGGAGGTCGTTATGGTATATGTGGTTCTAATGGATGTGGTAAAAGTACATTAATGAAAGCAATCGTCAACGATCAAGTAGATGGTTTCCCTCCTTCAGATGTTCTTAAACGTATTTATGTGGAACATGATATTGATGGAAATATTGCAGATATTCCTGTACGTGAATTTATTGGAAATACAGAAATTGCTCTTAAAGCACTTCGTGAAGTCGGTTTCGATGAAGATCGTCTAAATAAGGCAATCGGTTCTCTATCTGGCGGTTGGAAGATGAAATTAGCTTTGGCTAGAGCCATGATGCAAAATCCAGATATTCTATTACTTGACGAACCTACCAATCATTTAGATGTTTCAAACGTTGAATGGTTACAAAATTATCTTGTTGAAATTGCAGGTCAAACAGGTGTGACATGTTTAATTGTATCTCATGATTCTGGTTTCTTAGATACGGTATGTACACATATTATACATTATGAAGGTCTAAAATTATGTACCTATCGTGGAAATCTTGCTAAATTTGTAGAACAACACCCAGAAGCGCTCTCTTATTATGAATTAAGTGCAACTCCAATAAAATTTAAACTTACAGAGCCTGGCTTCTTAGAAGGAGTTAAAACAAAAGATAAAGCCATACTAAAAATGCATCAAGCAAGCTTTTCTTATAATGGGAAAGCTCCATATATTATCAACAATGCAAGTGTCTATATATCTTTAAGTTCTCGTGTAGGCTGCATAGGTCCCAATGGTGCTGGTAAAAGTACATTGATTAAAATGCTTACTGGAGAAAGTGAACCCACTATTGGAAAAATTTGGAGACATCCTAATTTACGCATTGCTTACGTCGCTCAACATGCATTTCACCATATTGAACAACATCTAGATAAGACCGCCAATGAATATATTCGCTGGCGTTATGCAACAGGAGAAGACCGTGAAGCTGAAGATAAAGTATATCGTAAAATTACCGACGACGAACGTGAAAAATTAGAAGCTAAATTAACGATACGTGGTGTCAAACGACAATTTGAAAAAATTGTTAGTCGTAAAAAACTCCGTAAATCTTATGAATATGAAATCAAATGGATCGGTATTGAAGACACTAGTTATCTTGAACGGGATGAACTAATTGACTTAGGCTTTGAAAAATATGTGAATGAATGTGATATGCGTGAGGCATCCGCTCTTGGTCTTATGCTTAAACCATTAACCCAAGTAAATGTTGAAAAACACTTAGCAGACTTAGGTATGGATTCAGAAATAGCTACTCATAATCGTATTAGTGGTTATTCAGGTGGTCAAAAAGTACGCCTTGTCATTGGTGCAGCTACTTGGATGAACCCACATATCATTATTCTCGATGAACCAAGTAATTACCTTGATCGTGATAGCTTAGGCGCTTTTTCAGCAGCTCTAAAAGAATATGGAGGTGGTATTGTAATAATTAGTCATAATCGTGAATTTATCCAAAGTATTTGCTCTGAAATTTGGACGGTTGGAGATGGAAATATTGTTATCGAAGGAAATAATAATGTTATGAATAAAGAAAAAGTTGAATTTATTATTCAAGAAGATACTACAATTGATGCCTTTGGAAATACCATTAAAGTCATTGGTACACAAAAAACAAAACTCAGTAATAAAGAGAAAAAAAATCGAGATCGTGTTCGTAAAGCACGTCGTGATCGTGGAGAAGAAGTGACAGATAGTGAAGATGATTAAATAAGTTATTCTATACAGTGTGAAAATTATATAGGGAGAGATGTTTTCGGCCGACCACGTCCTCTATTTAGCACTTTTCCTTGTGGAGTCATAGTAGTTTCTACAATTGGATAGGGATTTCCATAACGAATATACGAAAATGGATCTTGACGTTCTATTTGAATCATCTTATGGCTACAATCACGTACAGAATCTAAATGAGACATTAGAATAATACTATGATATTTTCCATATTCCATTATACTCTTTAGAAGAATGGGTACTTTTTCAATATTAATATTATCACATGCTGTAAATCCTTCATCTATCATTAAATGTTTAAACTGTTGTCCTATCGCTCCAATTCTTGAAAAGGTAATACGGAAAGCAATACCAATAATAAAATTTTGATAACCACTTGCTTTATCTAAAGTTGGTTGATTTCCACGATCTTCTAACATATAGATAAATTGCTTCTTATCATATATCATTTTGAAACGGAAATCTTCAAATAAACTCAGAAAGTGATTCATTTCTTGATTGACAAGTGGAATAACCTTATTTTTATAAATCCATTCTTTATAACCATCCGTAGAGTTTTTATCTCCTATAAAATGAATCTCTAATTCTTTAATCGCATTATAGCGTTGATCTAGTTGATTAGAAATATCAAGATATTGTTTTAATTTTATTTGATATTCTTTTTGTAAATCATAAGTCTGTTTAGTTTCAATATAAATTTGATATGTTCTTTCTAGATTTTCTTTTGCTTCTTTACATGAATTTTCTTGTAGCTGTAATTTATAACTTGCATATAAACTTTCAATAAATTGGAAGTTATTTTTAAGTTCTGTTAATCGTTTTAATTCTTTAAGTTTCTCTTTTACAGATTGATACTCACATTCATATTGGTCATTGGCTTGCATAAGTTTTTGTTTTTTAATAGATTGTTGATATTGATGCAATTTATTTTCAATTACTTTCTCTTCTTCAAACCATTGCTGTAAAAGATGATTTTGATCTTCTTGTTTAACAAGATTTATTAGAATCTCTTGCCATTTATGGTATTCTTTTAGAAGCTCTTGGTTTTGTTGTTTCTCTTCACGAATATCGTTTTGTTTTTGTTGTGCTTGTGTAAGCTGAGTTTTCCATTTATCATATTGATTCCAATCATGGTGAAGCTTTAATTCATCATAATATTGTTTATCTTTCATTAGTTTATTATATTCTACTTTCCATTCATCGTATGTATCCAATGCCTCCTTTATATTTGTCCATTTTTGATATTCCATCTTATAATAATTTTTTTCCAATTTATACTGTTTATACGCTTCCAATTGCTTTTCATAATCTTCTTTTTGATACTCCAAATCATCAAAAGACTTCTTTTCCATTAATTTTGAAAGATAAACTTGTATCTTTTTACAATAACTTACAAGCTCTTTTTGATTATGCTCTAAATCTTGTTTTTTAAGATGGAAAGGATTTTTTTTACAAGCTGAACAGTTTGGATTAAATTCTAGGTCTTTGTAAAAATCCAAATCTTTTTCAATTCCTTGAACCTCTTTTTGTGTATCTTGAAGCTCTTGTTGGCGTGCATTCCATTGTTGAATCTTATCTAATGTTGTATGTAATCTCTTCTGTAAATTAGTGTCATCTTTCCATGCCATAAATTCTTTATTCTTTTCATACCATTCTTCATACTTCTCCATCCATTTTTCATATTCTATAAGGGTATTTGATGGTTTATTCTCATTTTCTAATATTTCTTGAAACTTTTGCATACATTTATAATATGCCTCTTCTGAAAAAGATATTTTTAACTGTTTTACAGGACGTACAAAATGTGGTTTCATAATCATATGATCATAGAGTGTCTTCAAATAAACTTCATTTTGCTTTTCTTCTTCAATAACAGTGTTCAATAGTTCTTGTAAAGAAATGGGATCTATATCTCCATGAGATTGTTTCCATTGATCATACTTTTCTCGTGTTCCAGTAATCCATTCAAGAGACACATCACTTTTTGGTTTTTGTTCCAAAAATTGTTGCTTCTTTTTTTCCCATCGTGTAAGATGTCTCTCGCTATCTTTATATAATACTGTATCTTCATACGGTTTTAGCGCTTCTTGTGTTGCTTTTAATTTTTCTTCCAACCTAATACTTGTTTCTAAACGAGATGTAAGTGTTTGATATACTTCTTCATTAAATTCAAAATCATATTGATCTTTTGCTTGACGATACTGTTGCTCTATATCTTCTGGGATCGAAGCATTTTGCCAATTTTTGGTTTTTACTTTTGTTAGCCAATATTCTTTTACTTCATGATGTTTTTCATATCGTTTTTTCGCTTCTTTATAAGCTTGTTGAATTTTAAGCATATCTTCTTCCTTCATTGCAGTAGCCATTGATGTTACTGTATCCATCGCCGTTTTTATTTGATTCATTAAATCTTGATGAGCAAGTAATGATTCTCGTAGAATTTTTCCATAAAGAGCTACATTCTCTAAATGTAACGCCGTATCCAAAATAGTCTTTTGATCTTCCTGTTTCATATGGAAAAAATTATTAAGATCCATTTGACAAATCATTGTACTCATTAACACAGAATCCATACTTCCAATATGTTTCTCAATCCAAGCTTCTACTGTTGTATTTCCCTCACATATGACTTCTTTAGATGTTAAATTTGAATGTATCTTTGATATCGATATCTCTTTTTGCATAATCATATGTTCTTTATCTTTTCCACTTTGACTACCAAATACACGATGAATCTCATAACATATATCTTTGATTTTTAATAGAATCGTAACTGATGGTGCTACTTTATGTGAAGGACGATGATCATGAATTATTTTATCTGTATATTTCTTTGCTGTTACCATACTGCGCATTTTTGTAGGTGTTCCATAAAGTCCAATACATAAAATATCTAAAAAAGATGATTTACCCATTGCATTCTTACCATTGAGTAGAGCAATTTGATCTTTAATCTTTGTAAAATCAAAATAATTGTTTTCTCCATAACACATAAGATAATGCCATGACATATTGACTAATTCTACACGATCGGCGTAATGTACTGGTCCAATTTGATGAGCCATATATTCATCAATCACTTTTTGAACTTTCTCATTACGTTCATGATATTTTTTTAAAAAATCACATACTTGTGGAAGTTTTAAGTTTTCAGGTTGACGAATATAGAGTGAATAGTCTTTTTGTGTAAGATGATTCAAATAATCCATCCACTTATCAGGGGTATTCAGTTCCTCCAAATATGTAGCAACGGTTTCTTGAGAAGACAATGTTTCATCTTCTTTAAAATTATCTACCTCCATCATCCATCTTTGAATACGTTGAGGTTGAATGCCATAGCGTGTTAACACTTCTTTGCATTCTTGTTCATCATGATTTAATATACGTACCATCGGTGTCTTTGGAAACATCTCATTTTTAGATATTGTATCTAACTCATACCATTCTTTTTGATGAGAATGAACATACCATTCTCCCATATGCTTTTTAATTGTACAAAATCCATATGGATTATAAACACGATGAAAATCTACTTTTTGATTTTTTAGATCCCATTCCAAATAACCATGATCTAAAGGACGTTCACCAAAATCTTGTTGAATCAAAGATCCAGGATATGCCCAATGACCATAAGGCGTATTGTGAATTTGTTGTCGATGAATATCTCCCAAAAGAATGTAAGGATATTCATTTCCAAACCATTCAAGTTGATAAATATTCATATTCTTATATCTTTCACATAGGTCTTTTGGAGCAACATATCCATGAAACATTGCTATTTTATATTCTGCTTCAATATTTTCACATGAAGGAAATGATATAAGTTCCTCATTACGACCAAATGTATTATATGACTTTAAAGCATCACGAATATCAACTACACTAAACGATAGATTGTTATATAAATAAATTCCTGTTTTATTTAAATAGTAAAGTGGGTATTTTTGAGAAGAAAGCTTCTTATGATGCAGTTCTAAAAGAGCTTCTATCATATCTGGAATATCTGGATCATCTTGACGATAATCATGATTTCCACAAATGACAAATGTAGGTGCCAAATTCAAAAGATGTTGAAACAGTTGATTTGCTAATTTAATACCAGATGTCTCAATCTTACCCTTATGATGAAAGAGATCTCCTGTAATCACAATCAATGTAGAAGAGAGATCTTTATTTGAAAGAATATTTATTAAATTTTGAAACACCGCAGAATACTCACGATATCGTGCTTTCTCTGGATCTCCCGTACGAATATGAATATCTGAAAAATGAATAATTTTATTGTAATGATTTCCATTTTGTTCCAATATATGGATAGGATGCATTTAGAAATCAAACTTATACTGTATATGGTGTCATTGTCTTAAGTAAGTTTATTGGTAAGGTGATATGTGATTTGTACTAAAACGATGGTGATGATGATAAATTGCTGCATTTTCATTAAAATAATGTACATTTAAATCACAATATTCTGGATTTTGAACGATTTTTCCTCCATAACGTAAACACAAAAATGATACACAACAGTCGTTATGATACCAACTTTGCTCTGTTTTAGAGAAGCGTTTAGAGAGTTCCGCATACTTATATATCTCTTTCTTCCAATCTTCTTGAGCTATATTCTTAAAGAAATCTGTACGAAAAATACATCCACCTGTCGCACTATAAATAGCTCGCATATCTTGAATATCTGAATGAAATTGTTTTAAATAAGATGTTACCTTTTCTGGAAGACGAGCATTTTCATTTAATCCAATAATTTCTCCTTCCAAATGAGTAAAAGTTAATGGACGTGTAATCAAAATATCGTCTTCTAAATTTATAAAATAGGGTTCTTTCACATGTTCAATCGCTTTAAAATAACGTTCAATCCATTCAATCATTACTTCAATGTCATCCAAATGATTTCCCACACCTAAATTTCGAGATTCTATATATTCAGCTTGAAATATATTTGCAATTTCTTTTAAATGTACTGAACCTCCATCATTAATAATAATAGAAGTTGAATTTGGATAGAAATTCTTAAAATTTTTTAATACCCCATAAGTTGAATGTGGTTTATCATAATGATATCCAATCGAAGCCAACATAAATTTATATCTTATATATAATTACGATTACTTGCTTTAAACCATTGAAACTTTAATCATTACCATATATCCAATGTGGGCCACTTGATGAAGCTGAATCTTCTGTTGCTTGAATTCTATATCTATTATTGGTATCCGTTTCTTCTTGATCTGGTGTAGGTGGATAAAATCCTAGGGGAAATGAATCTGAATGAATATCTTCTTCCTCATTAAATTCAATATCTAGTTGAATATCTTCTCCATTCGTATTGGTCACAAAAATACAGCGCATTAGGTCCAATTCATTTCGTGTCGGTTCTGGTATACGTTGGCGACACATAATACAGTTATGTGTACGCATAAGCGCTGTTTTTCCTTTAAATGCTATTAGTATAAGACATTTCTCATGGTATCGTGCTTCACAACACGATAATTTATAATGTTTTGTATTTTTAAAATCTTCATGACATAGTATACAACAATTCAATTGTTCTTTAGGTTTGGATATTTTTTCATCATTTATAGTTATAATATCTTGCATATGAATGGTATATCTTTTTAAAATCATTTTTGATGTTCTATATGCCATCTGTGTAGTAAGTTTTTGTGAAATTGGAACAGCACGTTTATGAAGGATATCTTTCTTAATTTTAGCAAGTTTATCATCTAGTTCAAGAGGAAATATGCGACTCTTATAGCGATCATGAAGACAACGAGACAAACGAATACCATCTTTACTTAGAATAAGTCCATTGCATTCAAAGTCTAGATTTCCAAAAGGAGGGTCCATTTCATTATCGGTTTTATTTACCATAAGATCTACAATTACCGTACCTACGTCTTTTTTAACTTGAGTCATTTTAACCATTAGTGCTTCAAACTCATTATTTAATAGATCACTAACAAATGATGGTTTATCTAGCTTTACAAATATATTTAGCCGCAACTCCAATCGCCAATGTATAATTTCATTTTGTTCGACATTTATATTTGGTAAATAACTCTTGGCATCACGTGTAAAAAGTGTCCGTACCTGAATATTTTTTTCTTTTAGGATTTGAAAAAATGAAGCGAGTTTTGTGTGATGAATAGAAGCATCCAGGTCCTTTGGAATTATCATACGATCTTTATATTTTTTACGATATTCATCATCAAGATAAAACTCCGTCGCACGGCTATATCCTACTGTTTCATAAAATTGCCTAGCATTATAATCACGTGCATAGATATCCCGAACAGCCCCTCCAAATATAAGACCTCCTATGTCTAATACACACTGTACGACTTTTGTAAAAAATCGCCATTGAGCCTTATTGATATCCTGTTTATGTTCACGTTCCTTGAAAATAATCGAAGCCATCTTTGAACATATCTTTAATAGCCTTACGATATTAATTTCATTTTTTATAAACTAGACATATCGTATTAAATAAAAAATGATATAAAACACGACTGAATCGCTATATTTATAATGGAGTTCTATAAAGATTGGTTCGATCATCCTGAATATTGGTTTCAGGCATCTGATAAAACAGATGCCTATTTGACAAAAAAATATATCAATTTAGTAAATGAATTTTGGGATCCTTCTATAAAAGATATTCGTTATCATATTCAACATCTAATAATTAATGATCAACTGATTCGTCATATTTATCGTCATACATTATGCCAACATATCATCGAATATCATCTACTGAAAGCTGTTGAAATTCATCATCATATCAAAAAGAATTTTTCAGTAATATTTGATCTAAATGATCAAGAATGGTGTTTTTGGGGACTACCTATCCGCCATTCGAAAAAGGTACCAGCGATTCACCAATTGATTAAAGACACATGGCACAAAATACAATGGGAACAATCGCATAACCGTTCTATTCTATATCTTAAGAGATTTATACAAGCATCTTACCAACGTATGCCCATGGATGACCAACAACAGCAATGGATTGACTTTTTTCAAAATATAGATTCTATATCTTTTGATACTTTCTTTCAATATATTCCTATCCTTGACTATTGTCCAATACAATCCATTATGGAACCTTATTATACTTCATATCTCATTCAACCCATTCGTAAGTTTATTCAAAAACATAACCTATCTCATTTGATTGTGTCTCTTTCTGGAGGTGTAGACTCCATGGTATGCAGCTATCTTCTTAAACAACTTAGTCAAACAATTAATCTAAAAGTCTATGCTTTTAGCATCCATTATTGTAATCGTACTGATATGGAAGCTAAATTCGTTCAAGATTGGTGTCAATATATTCAATTACCTTTGTATATGCGTTCATTTAATGAAATTACACGAGTGCCTTGTATGAATCTAGAAATGCGTGATACCTATGAATCTTATACAAGAGATGTTCGTTACCAATGTTATAAAACAGTTTGGAAGGATATTGGACAAATAGGAACGCCTTATGTTTTAATGGGTCACAATCAAGATGATTGTCTTGAAAATATTCTTACCAACCTATGCCATCAACATAAATATGAAAATCTACGTGGAATGAAAAGTTATCAAATTGTAAATGAAATTGGTTTCTGTCGTCCCCTTCTAAAAATACAAAAACAATGGATTTATCAAGAGGCGCATAAATTGGGGATTCCTTACCTCAAAGATAGTACACCCTCTTGGAGTCAGCGTGGACAAATTAGAGATACCATACGACCCACACTTGAAAAATGGGATAAACAAATGATTCCATCACTCTTTCAATTGTCAAAAGTGATGAAAGAAGCAGAAGTGTTGAAACAAAAAATTTTGATCGAATGGAAACAAAAAACTATTACAATTGATACATGCCATCAAATTAAAATCGATACAGAAGAAGTAAGTTGTCTATCCTGTCAAAGTCTTTGGTTTGCTTACTTTGTTTCTTACAACATCTATCTAAAAAAGAAATCCATTCAACATTTTGTAAAAGCTTTGAAAGGTGTCGTTGAAAAGAAGACATTTGGACGATTCATTATGTCCAAAGAAATCTCCGCAACTTATCACCCTACTTCAGGGATGCTTCAATGGGAAGGTCCTGTTTGTTCACGGTCTGGGCGATCATAAGCTGCTAACAAAATCACTTCCATGATACGTTTCGCCTTTTGAACATATTCTCTTTCCAAATCCGCCATATTGTCCGTCGCCGCAAATTCCAAAGCTTCTGTTGCTTCTTGATAATATTTTTTCAATTGATTTAGATTTTTACCATCCAAATAAACCTGAATGCAACGAGAAATGTGAAAACTAATCATCCCGTAGATTTCTTTGTCTTTACGCATCTCCCAACGATCTTCCCCAAGATGAACATAGGAATAATTGGATTTTATACTTTTCTTTTTCACAGGCAAATTATCACGATTTTCTAAAACCATTCGTAAAGATGTTCCAACAGCTTCATAGATACTTTGATGTTTAATGTTTTTCTTTAAAGTTGCTTCGTCAATATGGGATGTATCTATACTATAATCTGTATGAAGGGATGTTGGAAATACGTTGATGGTTATGTTTTGATTGTTTTGTTGTTCGATGTTTTGTTGATTTTGAATGATGTTATTATTTAATGTATCAATGGTATGGGCATGAATGTTATTGTTATTTGGAACTGTTCCTGAAGGGGTTGTAATTAAAGCTGTGCTTGTACAGCCTTTGCGATGAACACACAATGATGATGAACACGCAAATTGTTTATGACAATTCATACATTCATAGGGATGTTGAATCTTCTTACAAATCGCTGTATGTCTTTTTAATGTTTTAAGATAACTAAAATATTTATAGCACATATCACACTTATATTCTTTATTTCCTTTTGTTTCCGTACCATCGTCGCTTATTTCTTCTACGGATTTTTCAATGTTAATATTTTGTTCCTCCATGTTAATATTTTGTTCCTCCATGTTAATATTTTGTTCCTCCATGTTAATATTTTGTTCTCCTATGTTAGTATTTTGTTCCTCAATGTTAATATTTTGATTATAATTTATAGTATTAATATCGTTACTATCATTATGTAATGGTACAATAGATACACTAGAATGCTTTGAAGATATATGACGGTTAAGATTATATGTTCTAGAAGTTATATAAGAACAATGAGCACAAGTGAGCATTTACTGTTATAGGTAAAGAAATTAGTTATGTTTAAGTGAGCACAAGACGAGAAAATTAAGGTTGCTCACGAGCAAAGGCATTTCATTTTTAGGTGGGGGGGGAAATTTTTTTTCGGTCCTAAACTCTAAAAATTTTTTCAGTTTGGTCTAGCAAATGAAAAAAACGGGCCTTTTCCCCAAAGTTCCTTAGCAAGACATAAAAATCTTTGTTTTTAATAATATGAACCCATTCCAGATTCATGGTATAATTCAATTGTTAGTTTTCTTAATTCTTTTCCCAACTGGTGCAACTATAGCTCTTTTAAGAAATAAAATTGGTCCTTCATGGAGACCCATTCATGTTGGTATTCAACTCACTGCAGTTGTACTTTATCTTATTGCTGTCTCTATTGCATTCTATGCCAATCAACAACGAAATGTAGATAAACCCAGACCTTTCATCAATCATTTGCATCGTTGGGTAGGCCGTACAGTAGGTACGCTTATTTTACTTCAAGTCATTTGGGCATTCTTTGGTCGTCAATGGGTTATGTGGGATACTTGGTATATTATTCATATGGCACTTTCTGCTACAATTATCTTAGGTGGTCTCACAAATATTATGATTGCTTTCATTATGATGAAAAAATAAAAGGGGGTAAATGAGGATTAAATAAAAGCACTATTTGAGCGTTTTAATCCATTTGGATTTTCTTTAGAACGATAGGCCAATGGTATGGGATAATGTTCAATTGTTAAACCACATCTTACAATATGTTGTGAAATAAAGAACTCATTACGCATGAATTCTAAATATAAGTTAAATTCTTTATACAATTGAGGAGCATGATCATAAAAAAGGGATACTAAATCCATTTGCTTCGATGGTCCAAAGATCACTTGTTCATAAATTTGTGCAACGCTATTGGGTACATCTTGGTCTTCTATTATTCCTAGGATGCGTGCTTGAATCGTAGAAGGTTTTATGGTAATTGTTATCGGTTCTAATATAGCTATATCTAATCGTGTAAGAATAACAACATCATATTTAAAATTATTCTCTTGTTCATATTGGCATTTTAATCGATTTACTTTTTTTCTAGATTCAGCTTGGCTTCGTATCATATGGTATAGAAATTTAACTTCATCAACGGTACGATGTTTATATTGTGCCATCATTTCTGTAACATCTTCTTTACTATAATCAGGTCGAGTTTCAATCAATATCTTTTTGGGATGAAAAATATCAAACAGTTCTTTGGGTGGATATAAATGAACTCCTTTCTTATCATCTTGATAGTATTCTTTTAAAATTTGTTGTTGGGATTCTGGAATGCTTTCTATAAATTGATTTCCATAATAAACATGGTGCATAAATACATCTGCTTGATTTGGTTGAACAAGATAGTTATTTATTTTTTCCCAAATATCTGGTGTTCCACGAACTTCTCCAAAAAATAAAATGGCGACTTTCATTACTTTTTAAAGTTTCAATGGTTTAAATAAACTTAACCATATATCCATATTCTCCTTCAAAATATCCTAGTTTTTCATAATAACGTTTGGTTCCCTCCCCTGCAATTACTTTTATTTGTTTTCTCTTATCAAGTTTGGCAATTTGTTCTGACAAAGACATAAGTTTTTTTCCAATTCCACGATGTTGAGATGCCTCTTTGTCTTTATGAAGAGCAGTTGTTTTTTGTAGCTTACCATAAACATGTAGTTCACGAATCCAAGCAATCGGTTTAACTTCTTCATTGTGAGGAAGACGCAGTCGTACAAATCCACACAACACTTTTTCACTTGGATCCTCTGCAGATATGAAATATTCTGTACCATTAGAAGCATTATATTCTCTCACACGATACATAAGTTTATCAGGAAACTTATTCAATTTAACTTCACGACAACGAATGCAAGCACATACATGACCACGTTTCTTGAGTTCTACTTGAAGATTTTGACGCATATTCGGCTGATCTCCTGATGCTATAATGTAATCCATTGGAATGTCACGAATAATTCGATTTAGACGAATCCATGGAAGCATTTTTTGTTTCGTTTCAAGCAAGATTTCAGTAAGTTCTTTTTCTTCATAGGGTTTATATTCACCTTTACGATACCATTCCTCAATGACTGTAAAAGGCACTACTTCACATGGATATATTTTCCATTGGTCAAGTTGTACCTCTGGACATGCCATTGTATAGATTTGCCAATCTTCAATTTCAGGAATAATTGAAATCATCTTATGAATAGGGATCGATTGTTTTAGAAGACGTTGAATAAACATATCATGGTCTTTCGCTGGTGTAGAACCTGGTAGATTTGGCATCCAGTGTCCATCCACTTTATATCCCCAGTCTTTTAAAAGTTCAATCGCTTTTAGAGTCTTGTCAGTCGTACATTTACGATTGATTTTCTTCAGGACATCATCATCCAGATGCTGAATACCAATTTGAAAGCGTGTACAGCCAAGACGCCGCGCACGAATGATTTGGGCTTCATTAATTGTATCTGGACGTGTTTCAAGTGTCAGCCCAATAATTTTACATGAAGCATCACGATTTAGATCTCGTTCATATTCCAATGAATAACGTTCTCTTTTTTCAATATCGAAATCCCAGAATGTATTCGCAGCATAATACATATCACGAATAAACTGATCTTGATATAGTTCTGGATAGGATTCCCATGTACCACCTAGAACCAATACTTCTAGTTTATCAACTGGATGACCATTATCATATAATGTTGTCATACGACTTCGCATTTGACGATAGCAATCAAACTCATTTGCATTTGCTCGTAGAACTCCTGGTTCACCCTTAAGATAGCTACGAGGTTGACCTGGTTCATTGGGGCAATAATAACAATTCCATTTACAAGAAAAGCGTTGAGTTACAGTTTCACCTAATTCATTAAGGTATGTTGGATTTCCGCTTGTAAAAATAGTAACAACTAATACACCAGAATGGCTTTTTCCTTTTTTAAGACAAAGACGCTCTTGGCATATTTGAATTTCATCTGAAGTAAGTCGACCATCTTTTTTCAGTTGCCGAGCAAAATAAAGAATGGCTGAATTTTTTTTAGAAATTGTATATTCATGTTTCATAGAAATAAGATTTGGATTTTCTTTTTTGATCAAATCTCGTAAAAACGTTTCATAATGCGTTGCTTCAAGCTCAGTTACCTTCTCTCCAAAAACTTCATTGGATTGAATTATCCGATCAAACTTTTCATTGATTGCATCGATTTCCTGAATACAATACTGCATTTTAGAAAGATATATATGTTTGATTGATTAAGGATTCATTTTTTATTCTTTCTATAAATAAAATGGACAACTCTGTAGCCATATTGGAAAATATGATAAAATCTAAAGAATATAAAAATTTAAGTAAATGTGCTAAACAATGTGATAACTTTTCAAAAATTTTAGATAAAGAAATAGCTATTATAAAAAAAATAAAAGAATTGAGTGAGACGAAAAATAATGAAAAAGCATTAGATAGTATTATTATAAAAGCAGGTGAAATAACAAAACTTACCAAAGAAATGGCACAGGTGTATACAAAGAAAGATGCTTTATTATGTGCCATGAATAAATGTGCCAATGATATGGTGGATGTGCAAATAAAGAAGAATCATTTAGCCATTGAAAGTCTTGAAAAAACCGAAAAACTGTTTGATAATGCACGTAAAAAAATGGCTAAGAAAAATAAAATTGCTCAATAATTTATTTTTATTCTATTTCAGTTAAACAACAACGAACTCCTCCTCCTCCATAGGTTTCAATAGTATCAAATGGTACAGATATAATATTTCCCAATGAAATTAATTGACATGGTAAAAATGCTTTCTTTGCTTTATCAGACATTACTGTATATGGAACTTTGTCACGATTATAAACTTCAAGTACATTTCCACAAAATGCTTCCATTTGATTTGTGCTAATCTCAATCATTTGCTTACCAGATTCTAATATTGATTGAACAACTTCTCTTACATCATCATGATCAATAACTTGAGTACATACCACTGCCCAAGTTTTTCCAATGGCCATCATCACATTTGTATGATAAACGGGTTCATTCTTATATTCAGTATAAAATGAAATCACATGATAATTCAATAATTCTCCAACTTGACGAAGTAATAATTCATTTGTACGCTTTGAAACAGCTGCATAAATAATACGATTTTCATGGTCAAAAACCATTGATCCAGTACCTTCTAATGCATTGTGAAAAGAATGACTTCGTAAATCATAAATTTTCAAATTAGGATACATTTTATAAAGATCCTCAATAATGTCCCAACGAACTTCTAAACGCCTGTTTTCTAAATACATTGGATATATCATCATTTTGTTTTGAGACAAATGAACAGTAATCCAATTGTTCGCAAAAAGAGCATCGAGTGTTTGTGGATTTAAATTTTCATAAAAAATAAAATCAATATGATGATTAAATAATTCTTGAATAAGTCCATTATGTTCTGCAATCGCTTTTTCTTCAATTGCTTCTTTTGATGAATTCATAAATGCATTCGTAGAGAGAGCCTGTTGATTCGTCGCAAAATAATTTGGACGAATCAACAATAACATTTCTATTATTAGAAGAAAACTTCTTTAAGTAGGAGCACGATAATAAATGGCATCTAAAAGTTGCTGATCAGAAGTAGGAATCGATGCTTTGCATTTAGAAACTACACGGCGGGTCGCTTCATCTTGTATAGCTGTTATTTTTTGTTCAAATAATAAAAAATCTTTACCTGTTATCTGTTTAAATTCATCTGTTGCAACGATGTCTTTAATCGCCCATAAATAACCAGCTGCATAATTTGCGTGAAGAAGACGAATTATATCATTATCATCTTGATCACTCGCAACAGCCCATCTAGCAGATTGGCGATATAATGTCTCAATACTTTTTGTATAGCTATTTACAGAAGATCTTTTTATCCAAATTGGAAGAACAACAAGAGATATGAATACAACTATTAAAAAGAAGCCTGTAAGTTTCATTCTTATTTTACACCTAGAAAAAGGATAATAATCTTTGCCTAAAATAATATGGAACTCTATACTTTTTCACCCGAAGTTCTCTTTTATTGGTTGGTGGCATTTAGTGTATATGAATGGGTGTCTATTTCAGTTATCTTGGCTTTTTCTCGAAATCGTTTAGTAACACCTGAAGAATATTATCGCAAATTACCAAGTTGGGTAGCTGTATCAGGAGATTTTATTTATACCACTGCGATTTTCTTAACCGCTCAACTCTTATTCAAATGGGTTGGACCAATTGCCATTCGTTATACGGTACCTAAATTAGTCGCATTTATTCTATTAGTTATAGCAGTTCAATGGATATATGACTTGACCTTTGCACAAACAATACTTGCTTTACCTTCTAACTTTAGTCAATATGTCTCTTATTTCCAAAGATACATTAAGGAAGTCAATATTGGAGCCGCTATTTCAGATTCTATTTGGATGGTAGGATGGTTACTTGTTACTATTTTCATGATGAAATATGTACCTTTACATATAGCTACATTGATTTTAGTACTTTCTCTATTTAGTTGGTTGGTTGTAAAATGGTAAAATGAAATTTTTTTACATTTATTTTTTTCCTTTTTCCTTGATTTTACCTTTTTTAATTTTTTAGTAAATCTCCAGTCGCTTTGTAACATACTCAGTCTCATAAGAGTTTATAACCGCAGGCGACCGCGGCCCTTGTTTCGGCGGCGGGGGCCGAGAGGGCGGGCTAACCATACGCTCTTCAATTATGACTTTGATAATTTCCTTGGAAGACGTAAGCATTTCCGCCGTACGAATACAATAGTGCAGCAACTTTTTGCGGTATTCGTCATACTGATACTTATCCATAATAGTTTCCAGTTGTTCATAAGAAGTAAGTTGATAGGTAATCAACACTGTGTTGTCGTAGACAGTCTCATTTATATCATAAAATGCAATGATATTCCTCATATCATACTTCTCCATCATGGCGTCCAGGTTCGCCATCAGCCGCTCATAGAAGAACATTCTTAGAGAGCTTGATGAAATTGAGTTGTTTGTTTCTGGTTAGATGTACTTTAATTGTAAAAATCAAATCAATTTTTTCGAAAAAAGTTGATATTTTGTAAGAAAAATGAAACTAAGATTTAGACTTGATCTTCACGACGCCCTCTAAAATAATCATCGATTGGCTCTTGGAATCGTTTTCCTTTTTCAGTAAGATATAATAAACCATTTTCTTTGTAAGCAATATCTTTTATAGGACTATATTGATTCTTTGTTAATATTTGCCATCGTTCTTGATAACGACGATCTGCAATGCTTCCATGGTAATGATGTAAAATAGTACCTGGAATATATCCTAATTTAATATTTTTACAACGGTCTTGAAAATCTTTAAGAGCAATCATATAATCAAGATGAATGTTTCCAGGATGACTGCATTCTACTTTTCCAATCCAAGCAAGTGCCATATGATGATCTCCCGAACCTAAAATACCAAAATCAATTAATTTACCCATTTTTTCATAAGCAAAACGATTACATGCCCACGCATAACCTGGATGCCAAAATCCATATTTATAAGTCTTTATATATTCGTGTCCACTCTTAAGATATTGATAAACAAATCCTTTATCTATTTTTAGAGTTTCTCCATTTGGACCAAGATTCATTGCACTATCAAATAGCTGAACAATATCGTCTTGTTTGAGTTGTTTAATAGTTTCATCTATCCAATGCTCATTTAAGAAAGTTAAATCGGCATCAATCCAAGCAACATAATACCATTCTTTTGGTAAATTTTTAATGGCAAGATTTATGAGGTTTTCTTTAATCCATATGCGATCTGATAATTCAACTTTAATATGTAAAAAAATCTTATCACTAAAGGTTGGAAGATCAAAAGGCATACCTTTGGGTGTACCTTCAACAATAATAATACGAATTGTACGATTGCTTTGAATTCGCTTAATAAATTCTAAAAAGAGTTTAGTACGTGATTTATATTTACAGTAATTAAAATATGGCAAAACGACATATAGATAAGAGGTTTGAAAACTTTCGCGAGATGGATGTGAAGAAATATATGATCTAACGGGATGATTTTTATTAGATGCTTTTGGATCATCACAGAAAAATCTTTTTAATTTTTTTATAAAACCTACCATATACTTTACTATATTTGAGATTTGTTTTATAGCTTTAAGTATATAAAAATTAAATAACTCTATCTTTATAGACTTTGGAATAAAGCACCCCCATTTTTTATTTCATGTTTAGACTCTGATGTTTATAAAGAATTATACAAAATATAGGTGTTTTAATATAGCTACAAAATACTTAATAAGCTAAATATCTTTAAAAAATGAAAAATTCTATAAAATAAATCATCTAAACATATACCATAACACAAAGTATATATTCTAAATGGATATTTCTAACTTTTTCTGGGATTTTATGGATTATGAACTAAACCTTAAAAAAACGGTTACTGTTGATGAACAAAAAATATTTAATAAGATTCGTAAAGGAGATTTAATTATGAATACATTTTATCTAAATGAATCAGAATCAGATGAATATCTTTATTATGATACAATATATGAAGTCATATCAATGGCTTTGCGAGTTTGTACAGAAGAAAAACTAAATAAGATTGAAAAATATACCCATCTCTATTTCGAAGATCAAGAACTAGTAAAAAGCTTTGATATAAATCTATAAAGATTGTTATTCCATGCGTAATCGGAAGGTTTTTATTGCTTGAAGTTTTCTTGGAGGAAGATAGAATCCTTTTAATGTTCGTTTATGAACATAATAGAGCCATCGGTTTGCATATTTTTTAGCTAATAATTGAGATTTATTTTTATCTATGAATTGATTCAAATAAAATTTTTGAATGATAACATCGTGAATAGCTCCCATAATAACAATAAGGATTGCCATTTGACTTAATACTTGAATAGTAATAGATGATATTTGAAGATAAAATAATCCTTTTTCTATAAGTTGAGAAGATATTTGAAGGGTTCTATTATGAATCATTAAAAGTAATATACCACATATATATGTACCTAATTCACATAAACTTGTAAACACCTCTGTCATCTGTTCTTTATGAGAATTAAAAGGAGCAATCATAAAGAGAACGGTTAAATGGATGAAATAGAAGATATTTAAGAAGATGATTTGGATGTAATTCCCATTTTGATTAAATTGAAAGCCTTGTAGAAAGATAATCACCAATAAATTTTTACTCAATAAATAAGGTTTATAATATGTTCTTAAATAACGAAATCTTTCATAAAATATTTTCCATTTACCATAACGATATCGTTTATGAATTTCATCCCACACAACAATATGTTTACGATCTACAGGAACATAAAGAGGGCCGCGGATATTTTGAAAAAACATTCCATGAGTTTCTAGTAAATTATTTTTATCTTTCCAATGACCTATATTAGTCGATAAAATACCTCGTTTAATAAAATTAAGAGGATTTTGTTGAATTGTTTGAATTTCGTCAAATAAAATAAACTTTGCATAACGCTGTTTTACAATATATTTATGAATAATATAATATGTATAAACAATCATTGGAATCGGTACGCTGCATAGAAGTGTAATTCCTAATAAAATTGATGAATATGTCCCAAGTGAAAAGAGTGCGGCGGCATTTTTTGTAATTGGATTAATCAATACAAGTAATAATGTAAATTCAAGTTGAGGAAAACCGATTAATCCTTTTAAAGGTTTTTGTTTCTCTTTTTTATTTTTATCAACCCAATAATGAATACAAGATAAAGGAGTAAATACGGCTCCAAATAATAACAATATTGTAAGTGCTTTTTTCCAAATCATAGGAGTATCTGGAATTCCTAATAAACGTCGTGTAATTGATGGATTCGGAATAATATCTATATCAAAATTGACCCAAGAAATACTTCCTGCAACTCCTTCAAATGTTTCTGGCATTTTACCAATTTGCATATTGGTTTTCATATTGACCGTTTGAAGAACCGAAATCATGGAGATAATCCCAGTTGGATTTGCAGATGGCATAGTCGTTGAACCAGCGATTGAAGAAGATATACTAGATGCCATAACAGTTGCAACACTTGTCGCAACCGTCGTCGTTAAAGCCGTTCCTATTGTTTGAGTGATGGCTTTAAGAGTTGTAGCTTCAATACTTTGTATAGGCAACGGCACCGCCGGCGGTGGAGGTGGAGGCGGCGGTGGAGGTGGAGGCGACGGATAGGGAGGTGGAGGTGGAGGCGACGGATAGGGAGGTGGAGGTGGAGGCGGCGGCGGATGGGGAGGTGGTAATAAAGAATTGCTTGTT